ATGAAGAATTATAATAAAATATTAGAAGCTGTTAATAGAGGCATTTAGTTAGCACTTGATGATTTCGAAGATAATGAGCTAAATAGTTCATTATCTTAGCACAATGATATCATAGATAGTGAAGATATTATTAAAAAATATATTGAAGTTAATAAAGAAATTGAATTATTAAATAAAAGAACTGTTGATTTAGGTCTTCCATCAGGAACGCTTTGGTGCAAATATAATTTAGGCGTAAATCCAAATTAGTTATTAACATCTAATGATTGGAATGGCAAATATTATGCATGGGGAGAATTAAAGCCTAAAAATGAATTTACTGATAAAAATTATAAATTTTTTAAATATAGTTTTTTCTTTAATACACAAGGATTAACTAAATATGTTTATAATAATGAAAAACACTTTGGATATAAAGGCTTTACTGATGATTTACATGAATTGCAACAAGATGATGATGCTGCATCTAAACATTTTTTAAATGATAAGTATCATATTCCATCTGAAGCCCAATGGAAGGAGTTATAGGAAAATACAATACAACAAATGATTCATGATTATAATGGTATTAAAAATTTAGATGGAATTTTACTTACTAGCGAAATAAATCGTAATACTATATTCATACCATTAGCATGCTGTTATGATTCAAACTATAAAAATGGAAAAGAAATAAATCCAGAATTTCATGATAGCCCTGCTGGAACAAATCTTAAATATGGAATATATTGGACATCTAATTTAGAAGATTCAAAGTATGGTCATCACAATTCAGAGGTTGCAAAATGTATGGAATTTGGTCCAGGCGGACTGACATAGGTTTCGCGTGTATTATTTAATATTACTCCTAAATATGATTGTATGCAAATTTGGTCAAAAAGTAGAATCTGTGGGTGTTCAATTAGACCAGTATATTCTGAAACTAAAAATAAATGAGCAAATAAACAATTGCTCATTTTTCATTTACAATTATAAATAATAAAATATTTTGAAATAAAATGAAAAAATCTAAAACAGGTTTAGATTCTATTATTCTTGGTACTGTAGAATCAATAGATGATCCTACATATTCAGGACGTATTAAAGTTCGTGTACCTGGATTGCATGATAATATTACAACTGAAGAACTTCCATGGTGTTCATATGGAGGATCACCAGTTTTTTCTGGTAATGGTGGTGGCTCATTATCTGTTGCACGAGTTGGCCAACAAGTTCGTGTCCAATTCAAATCAGGAGAAAAAACATCAATGGAATGGATTGCAAATAATCAACTTGATCCAGACTTAATTAATGAGATTAAAGATGATTATGAAAATGCGCAAGTTCTTTTATATGATTCAGCTGTTGATCTTTCAATTAAATTCCAAACAGGAACTGGATTAACATTATATTATCAAGGAAGTTTTATTCAAATTATGCCTGATAATACTATTACAATTCATTATGGTTTAGGCGCAACAGGAACACAAATTCAATTATCAAAAGATCGTGTAGATATCCAAGCAAATAATCAAATAAATTTAACTACACCTGGCACTATAAATCTTGAAGCTGATAATATTATTTTAAATAGTAAATCATCAACTCAATTAAAAGGCGATGCACCAGGCGAAGCAGCTATTAATGGTTCTGCATTAATGACATTATTAACATTATTAGCTGGTGTTATAGATTCAAAAATCCCAGCAGGCCCAGGTATGACAGCTGCAACAGTTAATTCAATGAAGGAAGCAATATTGAATCAACATATACAATTAATTTAAGAAAAATGAAAACTAAATAATATGTTAAAATTAGATGAACCATTAAAACATAATTGGCTAATTAAATATTCAGTTTTGCAAGAAAATGATTTAATAACATTAGCTGAAGGAAAGGTGTTTGATTTTGTTCCAAATGAAGGAGACTTTATTAGAATTGATAATATAACATATAAAGTTATAATGAGAACACTTGATTTTGACCATTCAATTATTTGGGTGAGTTTGTATAATAAAGAAAAAACCAATGAAAATTAATTCATTGGTTTTTATTTTTATTTTAAATTTTAATTAGCTAAAATAATCTAAAATTTCAGGACATTCATCTAATAAAGTTTGTAATGAGAATCTAAGAGCAACATTATTATCATCAACTTTTACTAAAGTAATATATGACATATTTTTAATTTTGTTAGATCCTGGATCAATTGTTGATATGATATATTTGTATAAATGGCTTTGTTTACTCATTATAATTTTAATATATAATTCATTTATTGCAGATACAAATTTATCTTCATCATCTTTACAATAAATTCTTTTAAAATTAACAATTCCACTATCTAATAAAGTTTTGATAATTTCAGCAAATTTTCTATTATCATTACCATCATTTTTTACAGTTGATGTTGTTGCAACATCTAATTTATCAATTGATTTCCATGATGCAGATTTTTCATCGTGAAATATAAGCTATACACCTATAAGTTGTTTTAAATCACATAATTTACCAAATAAAGGTGATAAACTATTAATTGCATCATTTACTTTATTATAATCAACTCTTGGAACATTTTGTTCGCTCCATGCAGAAAATCCTTCATTAAGAGATTTATTTTCTTTAAAAGCCTTTTTTACACCGGCCATTATACTTTCTTGCAATTGTTTTTTATTCATATTAATTTCAAAAATATTTTACTTTTATTATTTATTATTAAAACAATTCAAAAATTTTTCATAAAATAATTAGAAAATTTTATAAACATATTATGAAAAAGAAAGCAGAAACGCCAAAATCAATGTCAGATTATGAAGTAGATGCAATGTGGATGTCATATCGTTATGCAATTGGACGTCATACTATAGCGGCTTGTATGCATGCCTGTAATATGATTAAAGAAATATATCATAGAATAGATGAAAAACGAATTCCATTTACAGTATATGACATTAGACGTGAAATTAATCAGCAACTTGATTGGAATTTTAATTTTGGATTAGATTTATATGTTAGACAAGAAGATTATGATCCAATTAAAGCTTTAGTAGAATTTGCAAAACGAGATGATGTCAAGAAAGCTGGTGGAATTTTTAAATATCTGAGTAATAATAGAGTTGAGATTTCTGTTAATTCTAATCATGAATATGAATATAATTTTAGTGAGCCTGTTCATCCAGGCAGTGAATTATATGCTCATGATTTAGATGATTTGTTAATATGGTATAATATGTCATGCGCACTTGATAAAGAAAATCATAAAATTGCAGTGACAGAATATGAAGGCAAGATTGAGGAACATGAAGTTTTTGAATATGTAAAAATTCAACAATATGTTGATGCTAAAGAAGATTTTGCAATTGATTATGTAGATATTAATGAATATTTAGATAATCCATTTGTGCATAAATGGATTGCAAAAGATTATATTAAAGAAATTAAAGAAAAATAATAATATGAAAAAGAAAATTGGAATTTATGGTGGTAGTTTTAATCCTATTCATCATGGCCATATTGGTGTAGCAAAATATGTTAAAGAATATGCTAAGCTAGATGAAGTATGGTTAATGGTTAGTCCAAACAATCCTTTAAAAGACTCAAAAATTTTAGCACCAGAAAAAGAACGTTTAGAAGGTGTAAAGAATGCAATTAAAGATATTCCTGGGTTGGTTGCATGTGATTTTGAATTTTATTTACCAAAACCTTCATACACAGCAGATACATTAAAAGCTTTAGTAAAACATGCAAAAAATATAAAACGTAAAGGTGAAATTACGTATGATTGCGAGTTTTCATTAATAATTGGTGAAGATAGTTTAGCAACACTACCACAATGGAAAGATTATGAATATATTGTGAATAATTTTACTATATATGTTTATCCACGCCATGGTGTTAATTCTACACAGGTTAAACAAATTCCTATTCATGAAAATATTAAAATATTATATGATGCTCCATATATTGATATTTCATCAACAGAGATAAGAAATAAAAAACAAAAACATGATGAAGCGTTAGAGTTTGCTAATGAAGTTTTTCAAAAAGTATTAAGTGATACAAAACAAAAAGAATGGTTTGAAAGTCTTGATAATTTAGAAAAGGCCAGGGTTGAATTTATGTCAAAAGCTATTGCATTACGAGTTCGCGCAGATCTTAGTTTAGAATTAGAACCAATTGAAATTGAAAATGGTCCAAAACCTGTACTTGGCTGGTATGACTAAATAAAACATATTCATTTTTTAAACTATAATAATTAAAATACTAAATAAGAAATTAAATGGAAAATACAACAAATCCAAAACAACAACTTTTTACTGAATTATTTCGTCCAAAAACATTGGATCAAGCAATAATAGTTCCAAGAATTCGTCAAGAATTAGAAAAAGGTTTAATTGACAATATACTTTTAAATGGTGCACCTGGTAGTGGTAAAACAACATTAACCAGAATTCTTGCATCTGAGTGTGAAGATCCATTATATATTAATGCATCATTGGAACGTGGTATTGATACAATTCGTGAAAAAATTATTACATATGCATCTTCATCATCTCTTTGGGGTGGTGAGGAAAAACTTAAAGTTGTGGTTTTAGAGGAGTGTGATAATTTAACGAATGATGCATGGTCTGCACTTCGTGCAACTATTGAGCAATTCCATCGTACTACAAGATTTATTGGCAACTGTAATTATATTGAAAAGATTCCAGAACCAATTCAATCTCGTTTTAATTGCATTCCAATTGAGCCAATTAATCAAGAGGAAGAAGCATATCTTTTAAATGGTTTTATAGAAAGAACTAAATTAATTCTTAATGCATGTCATATTACATATAAGGATGAAGATGTTGCAAAATTTGTTAAGGCCGATTTTCCGGATATGAGATCTATCATTAAGAAAATTCAACAATTATATACTCGCGGAATTAAAGAATTAACACCGGAAACGCTTGGAACTACTTTTGATTGTGGGCAATTATTTAATATTATCATGACTCCTGGAAATCCAACTGATAACTATAAAGCATTGGTTGCAGATTGGTCAACTAAAGCTGAAGATGGATTGCTAATGTTAGGTCAACAATTTCCAAATTATATTCAGACAGTTTGTCCAGATAAAATAAATAAACTACCAATGGTTATTATAGCCATTTGTGAATATCAATCCCAACTTCATTATGCAATTGATAAATTTATTGTTTTGTTGGCATTGATTTACAAATTACAAAATATTATGAATAGTTAAAATGTGGTTTATTAAGATTGATGATGATTTAACACTAGAAAATGTCTGTGAAGCTAATGGAATGGAACCAAAAGCATTATATAATCCATTACATGAAGGTGTTTTAAATATTGTTTTGCGAGATGCAAATGATGTTAATAAAACTGGGTCAATGGTTTATACTAATATAACTCTTAATTTTGAAAATGTTGGGTTGACTACAATAAATGGTGTTCCACATGGCGAAATAGATAAAGACATTTCAGGAATTAGTTTATATATTGATGAAGATAATTATGAATTAGCCGATTATATAATGAATAATTTTGATGAAAATGGCTATAGAGCAATGATGGCAAAATTATAATTGGATAAAATTGATTTTTATTCATTTTTATTAGATTAATTTTGTTTGGAAGAATTTAGTTGTGAAACTAGATTCTTCTTCTTTTTAAATAAAAATAGGATTCAAAAATGAATCCTATTATCTTGGGTCTGTTGGTGAAAAATCAATTTCTGGATAACCAAATTTTTTACCACCATATAATTTTAATTTGTACTTCTACATTATTTCATAAAATTTTGAATATGGAATTACATTTCTTCCTAAATATGCCATTATATTATTATAAACACGCTTTGAAAGTAATGGCTATAAAAATTTATCATCTATAAGAATATGTTTATTATTTAAACGTTTGAGTTCTAATGACTAAATAGTAAGATTTTTGTATTGCTCATAATATTTTAAAATGCTTTCTTCAATATCAAAATTGGATTGTTCATTTTGTGTATTTTTAACCGGTCTTATTGAAATTCCTTGTGATCTTGGACACTCAAAAAATGAATAATCTTTCGCATTATCACTAGTGATTTTTAAAGCTATTGCACCTTCACTATCTTCTTCTGGTTTAGATGTCCATACACATAATATGCTTCCTTCTGCCATTGCATCATTTTTTATTCCTGATTTATATCCTGCAAATGGAATGAATAATTCTTTTTGGTTTATAATTGATTTAAATACAAATCCATTTAAACCATTAATATCTTTATAATCCAAAACCTTTGTGTATGAAGTATAATTTAATAATTCTTCAAACTATTTTTTAGTTGGCATTATCATTTCGCCATCTGTCTAAACATATGCTGCATCATCTTTTGGCTCTAACTATGAATGATTATCTGGTAATTGTCCATGATATTTTATTCTACTTCTACAAATAATATATTTAGATACTATTGGGTCTCCATTGCTAGCCCATTTTTTAAACCATTTATATTTGTCCCAGTTATATGTTAATTTTGGTTGTGTTTCCCCCCATGAAAAATAATCTCCATACCAGCCTTCAGCGGTGTCTAACCAATTCATATCAGCGCCCAAATTGTATTTAGCCCAAATAGTTCCAGATGGAAGACCTAAATCTACATATTTTTTATTAAATTCAATTTTGTTTTTAATAACATCTTCACTATCTATAACATCATTTTTTGAAGATAAAGTATTATTATCTTCTATATCTTCAAAATCATCTAAAGCTAACTAGATACCTCTATTTACTGCTTCTAATATTTGTTTGGCTAGTTTCATAAATTAAATATTTTAATTCAATATATTTATATAAAAACTGTGTTTATGAAAATATTTCTTTATAAGATAAATATATAGGATATAGTATTAGATATGAGATTAGTTTATAAATTTAATATTAAATAGAGTGATAGAATATATGAATTATGTAAGATTTCAAGAAACTTATATAATTAGGCTTTATATATTGTTAAGAAAGAACTAAAAGAAAATAATAAATGGTTAAATTATAATGATTTAAATAAAATTTTATAGAATACTTATGATTTAAATGGACAAATTAATTATAGATTATTAAAGACATAGACTTCATAGCAGTGTATAAAAACATTAAATAAAAATATAGTAACGTATATTAAATCTATTAAAGATTATTCAAAAAATAAATCTAAATATAATGGTTGTCCTAAATTTCCAAAATATAAAAAGAATTTAAATTAGTTAATATACACAAATTAGTGTTGCTCAATTAAAAAGGATGGCTATTTATATTTAGATAGAAAATTTAAAATTAAAATTCCATAGTTTGAAAAATATTATGATAGAATTAAAAGTTTTTAGCAGGTAAGAATTAATCCAAAAATAAATAATGATTTTGAAATAGAAATAATTTATAATATTGAAAATGAAATTAACAAAGAATTAAATTATGAATTATATAGTTCAATAGATTTAGGAATTAATAATTTAGTTACGTTAATTATGCCAAATAAAAATCCAATATTATTTAATGGAAAACAATTAAAAGCTAAAAATCAATATTTTAATAAACAAATATCAAAATTAAAAAGTAAATTAACAAATAACTAGAGAACTAGTAAACAAATATAGAATTTATATAATAAAAGAAATAATTAGTTAACTGATATATTTCATAAATTATCTAAATTAATAGTTAATAAATTAGTAAATAATAAGATAGGGAATTTAGTTGTAGGTTATAATAAAGGATGGAAAGACTCCATTAATCTTGGTAAAAGAAATAACCAGACCTTTGTTCAAATATCTTATGATAAACTATTAAACTATTTAAAATATAAATGTGAAATGATTGGCATTAAATTAATTATTACTGAAGAATCATATACATCAAAATGCGATAGTTTAGCATTAGAAAAAATAGAAAAACATAAAACTTATTTAGGAAAAAGAATTAAAAGAGGTTTATTTTAGTCTTCTACTGGAAAACTAATTAATGCAGATGTAAATGGTTCAATAAATATAATAAGAAAAGTAGTTAATGATTCTGAGATTATATCAAAGATAATTAATAGTGGTTGGTTGTTTCAACCAATAAGAGTTAATATTTTGTAATATTAAAACTTATAAATAATTTTTAATAAAAATTAAAACATAGGTATAGTATGAAATTCCCATATGAGTTATCAGAACAAAGAATAAGTCTTTTATCAAAAGAAGATTAGAGAATATATAGATTTGAACATTCTGACTTTTTTGATTATGGTGAAAAACAATAGGCTATTCAGGAATATCAAAGAGCTTTATTGGAACGCCAAGGTTATTATGTTCAAGAAATTAAAAAAGACCCATAGTTCAATCATCTTAATGAATCAGAAGTTTATGAAACTGCTAATGAATTAACACTTTATGAGGCTGAACAAATTATTGACCAATTAGCTGAGTTTGTTGAAGAAGGTGTTTTATCTGAATATTACACAGAAAATGAAGCTAAAGAATATCTTAATGAATTTGTTGGAAGCTTTAAAGATATGAGTGTTGGAACATTAAATGAAGATTATGGAGATACTATTGGGCCTGATATGACATATTGGGCAAAAGGGATTGGTGGAATGTTTGGCGGATTATTTGGCTTATTCATGCTTCTTATAATGAAAGGAAAAACCAGAGCAGCTATTAAAATGCTTGAAAACTCCATGAATAAAATTGTTGAAACAGTTGACGATGGTATCAATAAGAAAAAAGGCCGTGGATTATGGGCAAGAATAAAAGTTGGTGTAGGCAAATTATTTAAAAAGGATTGGAGTGGAAAAAATGAAGGAGAACAAAATACAATTTGTCTTAGAACATTATAGGAAAATTTCTCCGCGGGCATTGCTACTACAAGTATGGTATTATGTAAAAAACTTGGTGTTTTGCCAGATGATTGGAATTAGGCAGTAAATGCAATGCAACAAAATAATTATTAGTCAGGTGATTTAGCAACGATATTTGACGCAAATATTGCAAAACCTGTTAATGAATTAAGTAGACTTAAAGAAGAAAAATAATTTTTTATTAATATATGAAAATTAGAATTAAAGAAAAACAATTAAAGTAGTTAAATGAATCTTATTTAATTGAAGATGATGGCAGTATAGCTACAGAGCAAAAGCCAGCAGCATTTGATGAATTTGAGGCAGATGCTAAATATCAATATATTACATAGAGAAAAAAGGAAGCTTTGCCTGTTAGTATTGTATTACCAAATATTTTTGATTTACCTGTTAAATTACCAAATCCTCCAGAGGATATTAGTAATATAATGTCATCTCATTAGGTTAACAAAGCCCGCAAAACTTAGAATATTGGTGGTGTAATGCAAGATCCAATATAGACTTATAATAATGCAGATGCATGTTGTAAAGATGCATTTGGAAATTTTGCACAAATTAAATTTGAAACAGATGAAAAACAAAGAAAAGTAAATCAATCATATATTAATAAATCAAATGAGTCTTACAATTATAATGAATTTCCAGTTTTAAATGAATCACCAGCTGCGTTTGGTTATGCTGTTGGAAATGCTGTCGGCAATATTGCTGGTGGCGTTATAGCTGCAGGTGCAGGTGGTATGGCAGGTCTTGCAGCGGGTGTAGGTTTAGAAGCAGCCGCAATATGTGCAGGTTTGTATGGAATAGGATATTTTGGTGAAGAAATTTTTGGTAATGTAGAAGGTGGTGGCGGAACAAATGATAAAGCAGTAGCACATTTAAATGATGTGCGCCAAAAAATGTTAACACCTGCTCCAGCGAATCCTCAACAATATGGTGATATAGTTGAGGCTATAACAGATTATGTTAAAAATATTATGGAGGCTTGCACAGATGTTGCTAGTTTATTAACATCTGAAGGCGCATAGAAAATGGATGATCTCACAACATTCGTTAATGGGCTTATGACAACAACATCTAAAAAAGCACAAGAATATATAGAATCACACTCAAAACAAATTGAAGAATAGAAAGAGCTTGAAAGACAAAAAAGAGAAACTAAATTATAGAGTGACGCTATAAAATCTGATAAGGCTAAAAACTTTATTAAAAATGCACAAAGTGCAATGGCTGCGGCGTCAACCGATCTTGGAAATGATCTTAAGTTGCTTGAAAAAATCAACGCTGCATATGAGAAAAATGTGAATAACTCAAAAGGTCTTGATTTGGAAACAGCATTAGAAAATGGCTGGGCTGCATTAAAAACAAAATATCTTGAATTATTCCCTGAAAAAGGACAAAATTCATAGTCAAACACTACATAGGAATCTGTTGAAGCTAATGGCCCATCATTAAATGAGGCAAACCCACAACAAACTCCAGCAATGTCTGGAATTAAAAATGGTAATAGTGATTCTTCAAAGAAATTAGTAATTAAAGCTAATGAAATATATAATTCATTATTATTAGAATTTGAAAAAAGATTTAAAGAAGCTTTTTCTACAATAGATGTAAAAAATCTTCCTAAATACGAAGAAACAAAACAATAGATGCAGGATTTAATTGATGCAGCGGATAAAAGTATCAACAACAAAATTGAGCAAATAACAAAAGTTCAAAATGGTGAAACATCAGCGACCGGTGGTCTTGGCCAAGCTGCAAAAGTATTTTTAATGGGTCATCCATTGGAAGCTAACAATTTACGTGAAGTTTGGAGTCGTCATTTAGTTGATTTAAAATCTAGAATGACTAATAGAATAACACAAATGACAGACTATAAAAACAAGACAAGAACACTTGGATGGACATGGGAAGTATGTAGAACTGTAATGCCAAAAATTCTTGCACGTATGTTAACATATAGATATATTTATGCTATTCTTTCAAATGAAGGATTCTTTAGTTATGATACTGAAACAATGAAATAGGATGAATAGGCATTTAATAATGATAAACAAATTTATGTAGGATTGTCAAAAAGCAAACTTATTTGGTTATTAAATCAAAGTGTTGATTATACTGCTAAGGGTGGAAAAATTTTAATATAGGATAAAACAAATGGCGGTTGGAGAATATCTGATGATAATTTAGCGTATGCATTCTTCTTAGTATCTAGATTAAGTGGTATAAAAGGCAATGAAAAATCTGTTAAAAAATTAGCTGAATTCCTATCTAATATTAAAGCATATGTTAAAGAGGAAGATCAAGTTAATAAGCTTTTAATTGTTGTAAAGAATTGTATGTCAAGTGAAAATCAAAAATTGTTAAATAACCAAAATCCTGATGAATTTAACTAGTTGGTAGATGTATTTAAAATGCCAGACGATATTAAAAATCTTAAAAATGAGATTTTACAAACATACAATGATCTTAAACAAAAATCAAATGATGTTCCAGATGATAGGAATAAACTTGTAAATATTGCTAAAACAAAAGATATAGTTTATTTACATCCTAAAGATATATATACAGCTTATTTGAAAAATAGAGGCATAATCGATGGGTACATCAAAGAAATTAATGGAACGTAGGAAATTGATGAGAAAAAGAAAAAAGAAATTAAAGACAAATTATTAGATATATTTGGTGATATTATTAGTGAAGATGAAATTAAAAATAATAATTATAATGATGTTACTAAAGAAAGTATCATATCATTATTTCCAGATCCTAATGCAAAAGATGATTATTATTCTGCAATATTGTATATCTATCCAACAGGATTGAAAAATGGTAGTGTTTGGGATGATAATGGAGGAATTCTTGTAACAATGACTCCTGAAGCAATTACACAAGTATGTAAGGTTACTAAAATCATGGTTCCTTTTATGCTTAGTGGTATTTTAGGATATGTAATTGATGTTGATAATAAAGATAAAGATGATGCTAAAAATATTGAAGATTTAAAAACTAAATTAGCAGATGTTATTAATAATTATTTTGCAAGTCTTTATGGTATTAGACAAACATTAAACAAGCGAAATAATAATAATGTGAATGCAGAAATTAAAAGTGATTATAATAAATTACATGATTTAATTAAGACACAAATATCTAAAGCATATAAAGATATTTCAAGCAAATCATCATATCAAATAAATGGTATTATTAATAATAAAGGATTGACAGAATCTATGTTATTAGAAATTGATAATACCTCAGCAAACACACAAAATGTTCAAAATTAGTCTAATTGGCTTGATGACATTATAGATAATGCAAATTTATATAAAAACACATCAGATCCAAATAAAATTTTGGAAAATTTTAAAATGGCATTATCTGATATTAAAGTTATTGATAAAGATGGAAAGATAATTTAGTTTAATGAAATACCAGAAGATAAAGAAAAAAATTAGGTTTTGGTTGATTTATGCCAATCTATAATTAAAGTTAAAGATGATGGAAATATATTAGATTTAATTAAAAAAATCGCCAAATAGCTTGAAATAACAGTATTCACCACTGTTAATGACATTAAAAAGATTCAAAAATTCTGCAAAACATTAGTAGATACAGCAGATGTTATATTAGATCTTGCAGGTAAACATGAAGATAAAGATGTAGAAGAAGCAGAAAAAGCTATAAAAACTCGTTATGAAAGTGTTGTTGATTAGATTTTATCTCAATACACAAAAATATCAACAGATGATAAAATAAAGTTTAATGTTGCAATTCTTAAAGATTATGAAAGTAATGATTTTGTTAAATTTAACCAAGCTTTACATACATTTAACTTTGATGGTTCAGATAAAAATCCATTAGATGGTATAATTGGTAAATTATCAAATATAGGTATTAAAATGGAAGACAAAGGTGAATTTAAAGCATTATCAAATGATGAAAAAGAAAGTGCAATACATAATTTAGCTTTAGCCATTCAAGTTTGTGAAAATAATCAAAAATTTAATGAATTATTTAAATTCATTGAATACATTAAAAAATTAGCAAATTCGTAAATAAAAATAAATATTTTGAATTATGGAATTATATTTTAATGATAAATCTTTTAGTTTAAATAATACATTATTATATGAATCATTTGTTGTAAATGAAGAAGAATAGTTATCTAATGATTCTGATATTAAAAAATCTATTGATATTGTTTCAAATGATAAAAATAAATTAAAAGAATTATTAAAATTTATTAATGGCGAATCAAATAATGAAGGCCAAATTGATTTTTCTAAAATTATTGTTAATTTAGAAAAATTGAATAATGTTATATCATAGTTTAATTTAAATTTAAAATAATTTTAAATGTTTGACTTTAATAAAAATATTAATGAAGAATTATCTGCAAGGCTATATAATAAATTAAAAAAAATGTATATAGCTGGAAAAGAATATGATAAATTAAGAAATTTAGAAAGAATGTATGCAGAACAACATCAAAATGATGTTGCTGATGATATTGATGTTAGCGAACCTATAATTGATGAGCCAACAATTGATAATTCTGAATAGTTAATTTCACAAGATGATTCTACTATAGAACCAACACCAATTATACACTAGAAAAAGAATGTTGTTCCAACAGATAAAATTGGTAAACTTGCATATTCTGTTGATACTGATAATCTTGCATTTAAATCTGCTTTAATGGAAATTGCAGATGCACATTCTAAAATTCTTGATTTATATGAAGATACTTTATATGAAGATACTTGGACAGAAACAACTGTAACTAAATTTGAAGAACTTTTAGAAAAGTATAATACCAATTTATCGTAGATTCAAAGTATGCTTCCAACAATTGAATGGAAATCAGAAGCAATTAAACGCGAGTTTATGAAAGTGTATAAAGAACTAATAAAAGCTGATGCAGATTCATGGAATAGAGTATATGCACGTCATAATAACTATTTAAGATATAGAACAAATCGTCGTTCAATTATATCTCAAATTGCAGATATTATCGGTGGAGTTAAAAACACTAAAGATGCAAATTATCAAGATATTTTTAAATACTTCAATGAAAGATGTGCAAATATTAGATTATATGATAATTCTAATAAAACTGATAAAAAAGATTATCTTTTAAAATGGTTAAAACCTCATCTTAATGAAGTTATGGATGAGATGAAAGACAGAGGCATATTTACTGGTGCAATTGATTCTGTTGATATTTTTAAAGTATTTAAAATATATGTTAAATGTCGTAAATTAGCATATGCAATATTTAATTTAATGACATCTAATAGTGAATTTAATGGATACAATAGATGGCATAATCAATTTATTAATTATTGTGATGCAAATCTTAATGATAGACAATTAGAACAATTAATGAATGCTGTTAATTCAGAGAATCAATTTGAAGATGTTGATGATTATCAAAATATAATGGATGAAGAATCTTGGGAGAAAAAAGGAATTTATGAATCATTTGATTTTAATAATATTAATGAATCATGGTTTGATGATAGTTTAGCATATTATCAATCACATAAAGAACGTTATAATAAATCAAAGATTAGCAAAATTAATATGATTCCTACTAATGCAAATCAATGTAGAGTTTAGTGTGATGGTGAATATGTATATGCAAATGCAACATTTTATCCAGGTGACATAATTGAGATTTGCCCAACTAAAAATATTGATAAATCTGCATTATATTCAAGAGATATGAGAGATTCAGTATTTGAAGTTATTCCTAATGAAAAATGGGTTCTTCCATTTGGGTATTGTAGATATTATTTACATGATGTTGCTTTAGAAGAAGAAAATTGCACATATATTTGGGACCCAGTAAAAAGCGTTATTGTAATTAAAGCGATAAATAAAATACCAAAGTATAGTAAATTATTTTTAAAAACTGTTATCTAATAATGGCGTGAAATAATTTTTTGAAAAAACATAAATAAATAAAAAAAGATATAAAACTTTAGACATCTAAATGTCAATAAAATATATTAAATTATGAAAAATTTTACTACAGTTTATAATAATAGCAAACAACAAGTGTTGAAAGAAAGAGCTGCTATGTATGAGTCACAAAAAGTGGCTATTGTTAATGTGCTTAAGTAGAATTACATGATCACTGGTAATATCTCTGATCTTCCTGCTGATCAACAAAAACAATTTGCTACAAGACTTTTGGAATATTGGTCACCTAAAACAGGTATCAAAAAAGAAGGTGTCAAATTATTAAATGAAAATGAATTAACATTGTCTCCAGCTTCTAATAAAGAAGATATTAAATTATATATTGAGAAACAAGTTAAAAAACATTTAGTTGCAATGACAGAGGCTTATCGCCAAAATAATGCTAATGCAGTTATTGAAGCTATTAAAGCTGATGTTGAACCTAAAATTCAAAAGACTCTTAAAGAATCATTTGTAATTAATACTGTTTGGAATTTAATTTCTGATAGAATTAAATTAGGTTTAAATTGATTTAATATATTTGACATTTATGATTTTAATAAAACTAGTCATTTGGCTAGTTTTATTTTTGTTTAAATGTCAGATAAATATATTGAATATGAAATAGTTTAATAAACAAATATTAGAAGCAATTAATAGAGGTGTAAAATTAGCACTAGATGATTTTGAAAATATAGATTCTATAACATCTAATGGCGATATTATAGACACTGAAAATCAAATTCAAACACATATTGATTTTCATAAACATTTTGTTAATCTTGGATTGCCATCAGGAACTGTATGGTGTAAATTTAATGTTCCAGTAACTAAGTTTACAAAAAAATTTGATGAATTATGTGGAGGATATTATTCATGGGGTGAAACAAAACTAAAAAATAAAGATGGATATGATTTATATAGATATCATGATGATTTATTTACATGGAAAGATTATGAATTTGCAATTTATTAGTTGGGTAAATCATTTGCATTAACTAAATATTGTGATGATAAATCATGCGGCAAAAACAATTTTATAGACAATAAATTAAATCTTGAATTAGTAGATGATATTGCATATAAATATGATAAAAGAATGAGAATACCATCATTAGAACAATTTCAAGAATTAATTAAATATACTGAGCGAAAATGGGTAAAAGATTATGAAGCTCCATATTATGCAACAGGCACAATGTTTACGTCAAAAATAAACGGAGAAACTTTATTCTTACCGGCTGCAGGAAGTGTTAATGGAAAATTATGGGAATATTGTTATGCATGTAAGTATTGGACAAATAGTTTATCACAAGATCATAATCCATAGAAAGCATATGCATTTGTTCAATATAATGATAACAGGGGTGGATATATTTTACAATATGATAGATGTATTGGAATGAGTATAAGGCCGGTTTTAAATAGATAATTATGAAACAATATAAACAAATATTAGAAGCAATAAACAGAGGCATTAAATTAGCTCTTGATGATTTTGAAGATGATGTTCAATATTCATCTGATAATAAATCTAACATTATTGATACAGAAGATGTAATTAGAAATCGTATGTATGATAATGTTGTTGATATGGGATTGCCATCAAGAACATTATGGTGTAAATATAATGCAGGAGTTGATTATGATTGTATAAAATAGGAACTTGAAAATATATCAAGAAGAAAAGGTACACCATTACAACAATTAGATTATATTTCGCCATGTCCTTTATGGGTTGGTGAATTATGCGGTTGGGGTGAAATATTTCCAGAAGTTCATCGCACTTTTAATTATAATAGAGGAGGTTTAAAAAACGAATTCAATTGGTATAAGTATAGATATACAAAATCAGATGATTATGAAATTGAAAGCGAAAAATTGGCGCATAGATTAACGAAATATTGCACAAATAGATTATATGGTAAAAACTTTTTAAAAGATAATTTAAAAACACTTTAGCCTATTGATGATGAAGCAACATTTGATGCATTAAACTATAAATACCCATATAAAGTTAAAATGCCAACGTCACAAGATTATATTGAATTATTACAATATACAGAAAAAACTTTAGTTGAACATTATAATAATGTAAATGGGTTAAATGGCTTATTATTAAAATCATTAAAAAATGGCAAAGAATTATTTTTCCCTTATACAGGGATGTTTGTTGGGCCATTTAGACAAAATGAATATCAATCTGGTCATTATTGGTGTACTGATTTATTTGAAAAAGAACCTAATTTAGCTTATTCATTTAATTTTGGAACATTTGAACGTGTAGAAGATAAAGTATTAAAAAGTTCTGGACTAACTTTAGATCATAAAAAAGATTTTTATGAAGATAATACAGGTGTAATAATAGCTTATGAACGATATAGAGGTTTTGCAATTAGAGGTATTATTAAAAAATTTAACATAAATGATTAATGAAATTTAACAAACAAATATTAGAAGCAATTAACAGAGGAATTTAGTTAGCGTTAGATGATTTTGATTTTAATGATAATGAAGAATCAAATAATACTAATGATGTTATTAATGTTAATAATTAGGCAATTGCATAGGTGTATGTTAGATAGATTAATAATATATAGGTTAATAACACTATTAATATTGATTCAGATATCAAACGATAGATTAGAAAATTATATAAGTTATTAAGAACTAATTTAGCTGGTGAAAAATATATTGTAACAACAAGAGAAGAATTAAAACATTTAATAAAACATATAATTATACTTAATCCAAAAGCTAATTTAAATTGGATAGATACTTCTCATATAACAAACATGATGTATTTATTTGATGATTTCTTTTTAAAAGAATTTTGTGGAAATATTTCAGAATGGAATATGTCTAATGTTATTAACGCAAGAAATATGTTTTATGGATGTAGAAAATTTAATTGTGATATTTCAAAATGGGATGTACATAATCTTAGATTAATGGGTAATATGTTTGGGGAATGTTATAAATTTAATCAAGATTTATCAAATTGGAATGTATCTAATGTTACAGAAATGAGTTGCACATTTGCAGGATGTCATAATTTTAATTGTGATTTATCTAATTGGAATGTATCTAATGTAACAGATATGGCATATATGTTTAGTAGATGTGAAAAATTTAATTAGGATTTATCTAAATGGGATGTTTCTAATGTAACAAGAAATAATGGATTTTATTATAAAGCTGAATTTGCACTTACGCCTGAATGGGTACCTAATTTTGATTTAAACAAAACACTGGGTAACCCATAAAAACAATATAATATATGTATATTATAATCTAAAAATAATGTATGTATATATTATGAAAGACAAATATACTTAGATTTGGGAAGAAGCTCAATTACAACAATTAATTGGTGAAGTATTATCACGTATTTGCGAGATTAGACAAACTGCAAAGGATTATGATTTATTAAATTCACAAATATATTTAGATTTTGAGGATAAACTAAATCAATTTTCAGTAGCTGATCCTAATGACTAATAAATAATAAAAATATGTTAATATAACGTATGGGTACAAAATACGTATTAAGATCATTTAAACCTGGAGAGGAAAATCATAATCATATTAATCCTTTGATTAATCTATCATCATTTGGTTTATAGAGTAATCAAAGCATTATGAAAAATGCTCTTGCTCTTAGTGCATCTCAAACTAAGATGGGCAGCATGGATGATTAGATGTATCCAAGTTTTTATGATGCTGTTGGTACAAATAGATTTACTAAATATAAAGATTTAACTAAAAACCAATCTTCTAATTATGCATATTATGATATGACATATGCAACAAGATGTCAATATTGTAAGCAATTAGCAAGAGACGTTGAAATTAATTTCTTATTGGAAACTATTTGTAATGAAGCAATTGTTAATGATGAAAATGGCCAATTTTGTCATCTTAATCTTGATAAACTTAAATTGTTCTTGAATAAAGGTTATGAGAATAAAAAGGCTAATTTAAATGCTGAAAAATTAGTGAATGATTCACAAATTGCATTTAACAGAGTTTATTCAGCATTTGGTTGGGAAAATAATAATGGTGCATGGAATTACTTTAAGAAATTTATGGTTGAAGGATTCCTTGCATTTGAAATGATTTTTGATGAAAAACATAAAAATATTATTGGTATCTTAAATCTTGACCCAACAACATTACAACCAGATATTAGAACAACTGAAGATGGACAAGAAATTTTCTTATGGTATCAATTTAAAGGTGCAGCAAATCAAAGAATAATTCCAAACTCAAATATAATTTATATTTCATGGGGTGATATTGGTGATACAAGAAACACTAATATTTCTTATGTTGAAGGTTTAACACGTTCATTTAATATGTTACGCCAACTTGAAAATTCTCATTTAGTTTGGAATGTTCAAAATGCACAAAATAGAATTAAGATTACAGTTCCAGTTGATGAAAATTTAACACCTGCTAAATCAAAACAACGTATTAATGAGATTAAAGCAGATTATACAGAAGAAGTATCAATGGATGATATGTCTGGTCAAATGCTTGTTAATGGCGAACCTAAATTTAATTTCCAAAAAACTTATTTCTTTGAAAGTAAAGGTGGTAATGCCATTACAATGGAAGGTGTAAAAACTGAAGGCTATAATATGAATACAACAGAAGATCTTCAATATTTCTGGCGTAAATTCATATTGGAATCTCAAGTACCAGCTAACCGTTTTAATTTAAATATTTCTCAGGCGCCAAATAATGCATTAAATGGCGAAGCTACAATTACTCGTGAAGAGTATGCATTCTCACGTTTTATTGGACGTATTCAAACAGCGTTTAAAGAAATTATTCTTAAGCCTTTACTTGTTCAAATTTGTTTAATGCATCCTGAATTTTCATATACTGAAGTACTTAAACAAGGACTCGGTATTGAATATAATGAGGAAAACCTTTTTACATTAGCAAAAAAACGTTCAGCCGTGGCTGAAGGTGCAAGTACAGTTTCTACATTGCTTGGATTATAGGGTTCTGATGGAAAACCATATTTTGCACTTGATTTCTTGGTTAAAGAATATCTTGGTTTATCAGATCAAGACCTTGAACTTAATCAAAAATATAAAGAGGCTGAAATTCTTAAAGCTATTGAAATTGCTAAACTTCAAAAGAAACATGCAGAAGAAGCTCAAGCAAATCAACCTATTCAACAACCAATGGGTGGTGGAATGGATATGGGTGGAGGCATGGACTTTGCCGGAGGTAATGATGTAATGTCTGGTGGAGAATTTGGTGGTCCAGACATGGGTGGTGGAATGGATATGGGTGGAGCAGAAACAACACCAGCACCAGAAGCAGCACCAGCACCAGCACCTGAAGCAGCACCAGCACCTGAAGGTGGTGAACCAACAATGTAATTAATATATTAAACATTAATATATACACAAGATGCTCTAGATTACATTCTAGAGCACTTTTTTATATTTTATAATTAACTATATATTATGTAAAATAAATGTCATGAGATAAAAATAAACATTTGAAATAATAAATAATAAAATATAATAGAATATTTTAATTATGGCAACAATAAAAAGTACATCAAATGCATTGGGTGGATTAATTAATAAGATTAATAATGCATCACCTATATCTTCTGGATTTGGAAGTCCAGTTGATATTGATGATAGCATTCCAACAAATATGTTGAATCCTGAACCAGTATTTAAAATTAATTATAAATCCACACAAAAACAATGTATTAAAAAGGCTAAAGACCAATTAATGAAAATGATTAAAGAGGTTGTTCCTACAATTCTTCAAAATTCAAGTATGATATTAGATAAAGTTGAACAAGATGCAGAGCAACTTGGTGGATTATATTATGAACAACTAAAAACTGATAAAGTAATTCAAGCAAATATGGATGCGCTTGGAAGGGGTGAGATTTCACCAAGATTATTTGAGGTATATGCTAAATTATCTAAGCAACAATCAGATTTAGCTCAACAAATAACAGAAATGCAAAATATAATGCGTAAAAATTATATTGATACATATTTAGATCTTCAACAAAAAGACGAGGCTGAAGAACAATTTGCAATAAGTGCAAAAAAGGAAAGTCCTAAAGCAATTACAATGCAAGAAGATAATAATGAAAAATCATCTAATACAGTAGTTGGAACTGAGAATATTATTAAGATGATGGCAGAAAAAAAGAAACAAGCTTTAATTGCAAAATTTGAAGAAGTAAAATAAAAGAGAGAATCAAAAATTCTCTCTTTTTATTTTCTAAGTACACCTCTAATTGGTAATCCCATTGTTCTATCCATTGATGTAACAAATTTATAATCATCACCATAATTATTTGTACATATATGTAATGCTTCTGTACCATATGTATCAGTTCCACCAGAAGATAAAGAACATGACCAATAAAAACAAATGTTATCTTCATTATTATAGATATTTTCATATGTTATTGATCTGCCATATCCTTCATCACTATTTCTATCGCTTTTAATACCGGCTTCTGGAAAAAATAATTGTTTGCCATTTATTTTACTGGTAAATAATCTGCCATGCAATCCACCAATATTATTATAATGCTAAACATGTTCAATTGTACAATGTTTTAATAATTCTTCATACTATTCCTATGTTGGCATTACAAATACGCCATTAGTATTCATATATGTGGCATCATCATATAAATCTAATTTATTTGGGCTTTTAAATACATCATAGTATTTACTTAAATAATCACTATGTTTGTATGCCTTTTTATTAATTCCAAATTTATATGTGTCAAAATTATATTTTTCTTTTGGCTTTATTTCACCAAATGCAAAATAATCACCATACCATGATTCTGGTGCTTCATTCCAATTTTCTTCTGTCTATTTCATTATAGGTTTTGCACCAATATTATATTTTGCCCATAATGTTTTAGAAGGAAGCCCCATATCTACAACACCATATGCACGTTCTCTAATAACATCTTCTGCATCAATATTCATCTGATTTATTATCAGATGAATATTGAACGTCATCTTCAAAATCATCTAATGCAAGTTTAATACCTTTATTAACAGCTTCTAATATTTGTTTATTTAAGTTTTTCATACAATTTTTAAATCAGGCACCTGAATTGATTCTTCTATTTCTCCATTTTTAATTTTTTCTTCCCATTCTTTATGTTCCTATTCTCTTCTTTTTTCTAAATTATCTTTAATAGGTTGCATTTGAACATAATATTCATCTAAAGTTTCAATAAAATGAAAAGTGGTTTTACTTGAGCCTAACACCATTTTTTCTTCTTCTAAATCAATAAAATTATATGATCTCCCAGAATCACAATCACATACACTATTAGCATATAATGGTTTTATTGTTTGTACAAAAGTTTTAAAATCTTTAAGTGAATTTTTAATTTTAATTAATTTTTCATTTAAGTATTTTCCTTTTTCATCACTTATTTTATAAAACCAATATAATGGGCTATATTCATTATTAATAAAATTATGTAATGCATTTTCATTTCCATTTGAATATCCTTTTTCGCCTTCATAATTTTCAGTTAATAATTCATAGCATTTAAGAAAAAAATCTTTTAATGAATAAAAATATTCAACTAAATTTAATGATTCATCATTATAATCAATTTCAACTAAATTATTAGTGTTAACAAAATAAAAATATTTTTCTAAATCATAATTTAGCGGATTTTTATGATCATCAAACCCAATCTAATATATTTTGATTATATCTTCTTTAGAAGGGTTTTTAATGATAAAAACATTATCTTGTTCCATATGATCATATAAAATAATTAAGTTGGTTTTACACACCTATTGTTCAGAAGCATCCCATGGAATAAGGCTTTCATTTATAATCATAATATTAAAATTATTTTTCAATATATTTATTTGAAATGAAACATTGCTAACTTTTTATTTTATAATAATTGAATAATTAAATGAAATTTATATGGCAAAATTAACACAACAACAAATTGATGCTAATAAAATTGAGTTTATTAATCTTCTTCGTTCAACAAAACGAGAGAATATTGAAAATTTAATTTTATGGCTTGATACTAAATCAGATTTTTTCACCGCACCAAGTTCATCTAAATATCATGGCTGTGTAGAGGGTGGTTTATGTCAGCATTGTTTAAATGTATATCGCGCTGCTCAAGCTGAATTGGAAAATATTAAGAAACTTGGTAAAGTTGATATTAATATTTCTTCTATTTCAGAGGATAATTTGATTATTGCTACATTATTACATGATTTATGTAAAGTAAATTATTATAAGAAAGCAATTAAAGTATTTAAAGATGATGCAACAAATACATGGCATCATTATTATTCATATGAAGTTGAAGATAATTTTCCAATTGGTCATGGAGAAAAATCTGTGATTATGCTTCAAAACTTTATTAAACTTGCATGGAATGAAATTTTAGCAATTCGTTGGCATATGAGTGCACATGATTCTGGAATAGCAACATCATCAACAGAACGAATTGCAATGTATGATTCCATGACAAAATGTCCATTGGTAATTATTTTACAGAATGCAGATTTATTTGCAACTTATATGATGGAAGAAACAACAGATCCTAAAAAAGAAAATCTAATTGATTAAATATGATAAGTAAAGAACAATTAAAACATATTGATGCAGATGCATTATTGCAACATATAGAATTACTTGATCAAGTAGCACAAGTAGAACAAATAATTTTAAAGGCCTATGCAGAAGGACTTGATAAAATTACCGTTGTATTTAAACATAAATTTTCTGATGTGATATTGGAAGAATTAGATGAAGGCAAATATTCGTATAAAGATGAACGAATATCAGAACTTGATGATGGATTAGATTTTTATGAAGTAACTATTAAATAAATTAAATAAAAAGAAGAGTCAATTGACTCTTCTTTAATTTTAATTAGGGCACTGTCCACATATGTGGTACTCTATTGAGTGCTTTAAAGTATTCTTTACAAGCTTCAATATCTTTATTTGCTTCTTCAACATACCCAGCCATTTGAATAGTAATACCACCAACTAAATTTGTAGAAAATATAGTTAATAATTTATTTGCCTATAATTTACAATGGGCTGATACCCATTTTTGAACCCAAACATTATCATATAATTCTGATTCTGGGACTTTAATATATAATCCACAAAAAACATTAACAGCTGGATCATGACCAAGAACTAATAATTCTTTAGAAATTGGATTCCATCTATGTTGAATATCAATTAATGTAAATTGTTTAAGCTAATCCCATGCACTCCATTGAATTGTTCTGAATGCAACAGAGTCCATATTCATTAATGAACCCAACCATAAGTCTGACATAAATGCTTTATTAAATCCAAAATCTGGATCCATAATTCCAAACATATTATTACGCTATTTCATTTCTTCAAAACGTGTTACAGAAATAACACAATCTGGGAATTGAATTTTACGATTTTTTCTAAATTCTGGTGTATAAAAAGCTCTTACAGGAATTACGAAAAAATCTTCTTCTGTTGCATCTGGGTCTATTTCATATAACTATTTAATTTCCCTATCTATAATACGATCATATGTTGCGTTAGGCAAATTAATAGCAATTGCACCATCTAATGTAACATCAGCTTTTAACCAATTTCTAAATTCGTCTTTTGTCATTTTAATTGAATTATATTCTTTTATTATTTATTTTTACCAAGCCATTTATCATATGGTGTTCCCCAATCTCTATGAGAAACTTTTCCATCTTTAATATCAACTATGACATTAATTGGAAAACAACATCGTATACCAATTGGTGATTTATATTTTTGTCCTTGATAATAAAATGCACAACCAGTTTGTTGGCCAATATATGTTCCATCGCCTAATGATTCGATAGGTTTACCATATAATTCTTCATCTTTAAGTCTTTGTGCTTCTTTTGCTTCGGCATTTCTTTTCATTTGCATTTCACCAATATAAACATCTTTGAAATATTTATATGCTTCTTCAAAATCATCAAATAATATGTCTCCTTCTTCAGGGGTGCAGTCCATCATTTTATCATTAATATTAACAATATATCTAGCATTTTGAGTATTACTAACAAATTTCATATCATCATAATTAGTTAAAAATACTTCATGTGGGCCATCTTCCATTATGATATAATAGATATTAGCTTTTTCACTAATCTTTTTATTCCATTTTCCAACATACCCATCATCAATATTAGATTCACCACCAAAAAATTTAGACATCTATAATTTAGCATAATGTCCTTTATCTCTATATTTCTATACTAATAACGCATCTGTCATATATAATGGATGATCTTGATACTCACCTTCACATGGTAAGAAACTACCACCGAAATTATATTCTACATCACCACTTAAATCTTTATCTTCATCTTCTATTGGTAAATTATTCATACCATGGAATAAAAGATTCTAGATTTTTCTTGCAGCTGATTGTAATGGACCGCCAGGTCCAACTAATTTTCCTTTTACTATTTTATATTCGTATTTCATATTAAAATCTCCTTCCACTTAATATATTTCCAAATCCTTGGTGGAATCCACCATTATTAAATTGATATGGATCAATATTTCCTGACATTATTGCGCCATATCCATTTTGTTTATATGTTAATTTCCCAAATCCAGCTGATGCAGCTGAATAGAATGCACTAAATTCTTCATCTGATATTTGTGCTTCACGCTCAATAAAAATATTAAGCATTTCACCAATTTTACAAATTTTCTATGTTGGATTTTGTTTTTCAAGCCACATATTTAAATAAACTATAAATTGCTTAGATTCTTGTGCAATAGAAACAAATAAACATGTTACTGCAATATCATCATGACAACATGACCCTTCATATTTACCTTTATTGTTTTTGCCAAATTGATTTAATTGATTTATAGAACTAAGATTAACATCATTATCATATTGTCTAATTAATATTTGGCGTTTATGAATCATTGATGCACCAAGTTCACAATAATAATTTTTACCATGTTGTCCTCCAACAGTTCTAAATCCATATTGTTCTTTCATTTTAGTAATTGGCTAACCAGGTTTTTGAACACCACGAACAGTTTTAAGAATTAATGCATCATAATATGATGGGTGTTGTTTAAATTTAGTTAACCAGTTATTTCCATTAAAGTTCATTTCAATAAGAATACGAACATTATCTATTTCACCATACCCACATTTTAATATTTGGAATGCAATAAATTTTGCAGCTTCTGCACATGCGCCTTCATCTTTAAAATTGTCTGCATATATACCAACCTATTTATATTGAATACAATCTTTTATTGTAATAGGTCCACCATTTCTATTAATATTGATTTTATTAGGGCTCATGCCTTCTATTTCAAATATATTAATAATATTATAGTCTGAATCTTCTTTTTCAACAGATGCAGCATCTATGCCCTATGCAGTATCTATTACAAATAAGAATGATTTTCTATATAATGTTTCATAATCCATTAATGCAGGATTAAAATCTGGAGCCCATGAAATTTTTTCACAAATTTCAGGTGGTACATTATTAAAATCTCTATGAACAAATGTTTGTTTAATTCTATTCATAAAGAGAACAGATTTACTTGAAACTAAACGTGTACTATCAGATTCAAATGAAAGATCAAATTCTCGAGCAAATAATTCTTTACCAAGTTTCTTTCTATATTTTTCTGCCCACTTTTCATCATGTCCAGGAACTTGCCACCAGTCAACTCTTCTAAAATACATTGTATTTTCATGTTTAATTGCACCATCAACCAATTCATAGAATTTTCCAGATTTTCCACGTGGTGTAGATGAAACAATTAATTGAGCATTTGGGAAGTTTGACATTGTAGGAATAACTGATGCCCAATATTCATTAATAACTCCTTCAGGAATTAATGCAGCCTCATCAATATACAACAATTGGATAGAATCACCAGTTGCAGGTGTTTTAGAAGCAGCTGCACATTTAATACATGAACCATTTTCAAATTTAATTCTGCTCTCTGACATATTAAGAATGCCAGGTTTTAAGAAATATGGAAGACCTTCTAAAACCTCTTTAACTTTACCAACAATTTCGGACGCAGTTCTACCTTTATTGGCACATATGAATATGTTTCTATCATTATGGAATATTGCATACCATGCAATATAAGATGCAACAGTTGTAGTTTTTGAAGTCTGACGGCTTTGCATTAATATAATATCAGGATTAACAGGAACAACTACTTCTTCATCTGGATCCCATCTTTCAGCAGACATTATTTCAAGATTTTCTCTTTGAAAATCATATAATTTTACAGTTGTTCTACCCTTCTTATTTAAAAACTTTGCATAATTTTCAACAAACCATGGGCAATCATTTGAGCAACGCTCAATTATTTCCATTTCTTCTGTTGTATAATCAAATATAACACCAGCATCACGCCAATCTGAACTGCCATGAAAAAATGGGGTTGTATCTGGTTTTCCACCATCTCTTAAGTCCTTTAGAATAATATCAATTTTTTCTGTACTGTATATATTTGATTTCTTCTAAAGTTCTGCTTGTTTATCTATAACATTACTATGTATGTCAAATTGTTGCCTAACTCTTGGCATAAAAATACATCTTATGTTTTATTATTTATTATTGTGTAATATTTCTGCAGCGAAAAAACTTTTCGTCGCACAGTCATAAAATAATTACTATGTAATTAACGGAAAGATAAATCCTAATTCTAGATTAGTTAATTATTCACGAATTCTCTTCGATTTCATTCAAATAAATAATAAAATACTATACTTTGAATGAAAACTAATAATTTTTCAAATTTTTCTTGGGAACCTTGTGAAATCATTCACAACACTGCATATACATATACAAATAAATGTATAATAGGTATTCCTGTATATAAGAGCAAGCTTAAAGAAACTGAGAAAGCCTCTTTAAATTAGTTATGTAAAATTATTGGCCATTCATATGAAATTTGTTTGATATGCCCAAAAAATATAGAATTAAATGAATATGTAAATATTGCATATAGTAATGATATTTACTTATCATTTTTATTCTGTTCAAATAATTATTTTAAATCTACTGAGACATACAGTTATATGTTAGAAACACCAGATTTTTATAAATGTTTCAGTGCATATAACTATTTAATGATATATCAATTGGATGGCTGGATATTTACAAATTTCTTAGATTATTATATAAATTTAAATGTTGATTATATTGGTAGCCCATGGAAAGCATATATTTTAAATTTAGATGAAGACACAGTTGGTAATGGTGGTGTTAGTTTACGAAAAGTTTAGAAATTTATAAATGTATGTTAGAGCTTAACACCTAAAGATTATGAGTGTTAGCATGTTGAAAATGAGGATTTATTTTTCTGTAAAACGTTACGAAATAAAATTCATTTAAAAATTGCAGATATTAAAAATGCATCGAATTTTTCATTATAGTCAGAATGGAATTATTTTATAAGAAAATATAATAATGGGCATTTCTCAATGTGTATACACGCATGGGACAAATATTATAATGTATTAAATAAGTATATTAAAATAGAATATAATGAAAATAAACATATAAGTGATAATGAAATTACATACAAAGATTTGAATAATTTTAAAAACTTATTAAAATTAAATATAGTAATTAAAAAAGAACAAAAAGAAAACAAAGAAATTAAACAAACTGAATAGAAAAAAGATAATACACAAACTAAAACAATGACAACTGGGAAATATAATTGGAATGCATATATTGAAAAATACTATTGCATAAAAGATACTTAGTAGAAACATATATAGAAAAATAATAAAGTAATACAAACAAAAAAAGATTCTATAATTGTGTCTTTTACAACATGGAAAAAGCGTGATAAATATGCGGTTAAAATGTTAGAAAAATTTCAAAATCAAACAGTTAAACCTGATAAAATAATATTATGGCTATCAAAAGATGAATATAATAATAAAATTCCTAAGCATTTGCAATTATGTTTAGATTCTGGATTATTAACTGACATAAAATTTGTTGATGGAAATACGAAATGTTATAAGCGCTGGGAGGTTTTTAAAGAATATGATAATGCATATATTATTTTACTTGATGACGATTTTTATTATCCTGAAGATTATATTGAAAAACTTTATAATGCAGCAAAATAGTATAAATGCCCATGTTGTTATTTTGAAAAAACAATGGATTATATTAATACTAAACGTGTTGAAATAACATATAATTCAAATAGTATTAAAAACTATCTATACCCAGGTTTTTGTTGTATACCTCCAGGTATTATTAAAAAGGATAATGAATTATTTTCAAACAAATATATATAGTTAAGAGACAAGTATAATCCAATAAGTGATGATTTATGGTTTAGCTTATGGTTTAAGAAAAACAAAATTAAAATACATGGTATACACCATTGGTTAAGTAGTGAAGTTTCAAAATATTAGATAGATTAGACATAGGATGATGGATTATGGGCACAAACAAATTCTAAAGAAATAAATGGTGTTGCAACTGTTGTTAGAAATTTTGCTACATTAGTTGATGCATTAGGCGAAAAAGATTTAATACATAAATTATATCCAAATTTTAATATTGAAAAATGTTCAAATAAATTAGAAATAGATAAATGTGATAAAGATACAGTTAGCATAATTATGACTGCATATAATGTAAAAAAATATATTAAAGATGCAATAGATTCTATATACAATTAGACTTATTTTAAAATTAACAATAATTGGGAATTATTAATTGGTGTTGATGGTTGCAATGATACATTAAATTATCTTAAATCTATAATGAAAAATTATGATAATCATTTACGAATTTTTATGATGGATTCTAATAAAGGCACATATATTACATCTAACACTTTATTAACAATTTCAAAATATAATTGGGTAATGAGATTTGATTCAGATGATATACTTAAAAGCGATGCAATTGAAAAATTAATTATAAGATCAAAAGGATATGATTGTTGTATATATAAATATGACATATTTAATGATAATGATGGTATAGCAAAAAATAAAATTAGTTCATCATTCGCAAATGGAACAATTTTTGTAAAATCAGATGTTATTAAATATTTGGGTGGGTATGAGCCATGGCCAGTTGCAGCGGATGCTGAACTTATTATATGCAGAATAAAAAAATTTTTTAAAGTTAATGAAATAAATGAGCCATTATTTAATTATAGAGTTCATAATCTATCATTGAGTCATAATAAATTTACTAATGCAAATACTGAAATTCGTAAAAAATATAATAATATTTGGCAAAATAAAAATTTAACAAATATTAATGAGACAATTATAAAATGTGAAACCAATACATATTATGAAATTAATAGGAATGACGTTAACATATAATGAATCTAAAATGATTCCATATGTCATGCCATATTATGAAAGACTTGGCTTTGATAAATTATATGTATATGATAATGAAAGTACTGATAATACGGTTGAATTATTAAAACAATATCCATTTATAGAAATTAGAACATTTAAAACAAAAGGAAAAAATAATAGAATCCAATCAGAGTTGAAAACACAATTTATAAAAAAATATCAAAATCAAAAAGATACATGGCTTTATATATCTGATTTTGATGAAGTAATTTATTATGACGGTAATTTTAGAAAATATCTTCAAGAAAAAAATTCTCAAGGATACACATATTTGAATCAAATAATGATTGAACCAATAACTGATAAATTCCCAAATAATTTAGTTCATAAAAATTGTGAAATTGGGCATATTTGGAAAGACATTAGTGGAGGCGCAAAAATGACATTATTCAAACCATATGAAATTAAAAATGTTTCATATGGACCAGGCGCACATAAAGTTAATGTTTCATCTAAAAGTATTCTTAAAAGTTTAAACCATTAGGAAATAAAATCATTTCATCTTAAATATATTGATTATGATTATTGCTTAGAACAAACAAAATTTGCACAATTAAGAAGATCATAGGAAGATATAAAAAGAAATTTTGGCTCCCAATATAATATAGATAATTTTAAAAATGAATGGGATAAAAGAAAATAGGATTCAATTTCAATAAATGATTATATGAATAATAATTATGAAATTGATGAAAAATATGAAAGAGATAAAATAATTACTAAATCTATTTGGAATAGTTTATTTTAAAATAAATGAGAGGCAATTGCCTCTCATTTTACATATTATAAATGTCCTAAATTATATATTCATTTAAAAATGCATCTAATGTGTCATTTAAAACATGATTTGATCTATTAATGTTTGGCAGTGAAAAATAATCTCTACTAATTTTGTCTCTATTATTTACATATACTTTTCCTTTTTCAACTTCAATATTTTTATACATGCGTATTATGTATAAATTTGGATGAGAAATAGTAATATATGCTTTTTTTCCATTTGTAAGTTCTATTTCTGCAACCATTATTATATCATATGCGTCATCTTTACGATATTGTTTTATTGAATAATTTTTAACTAAATTATTATGATCTAATAATTCTGCAAAATGTTTTGCCTTTGTTGGTATAGAACAGGAGTGTTTAAGTGCATCATTTGTATCATCCATTAATTCCTATATATATTCAGGTGTATTATATGCTAACGCATATTTATATGCAGCATCATATGTATTGTCTAATGGATTATTTTTATTTACAGTATCACTTTTTAAAAATGTGTACATTTTTGAATGAAGTGCACTAATTGCAGGTCGCCAATCAATTTTTATTGCAATAACTAATTTTTCTAATAATTCATCTAATGTTTTAATCTTTTTAAATATTATTCTTGGGTTTTTGCCAAAGTTATATGCTTCTAACATCTATAACCAAGATTTTTCTGTTGGCTCTGGGATTTGTATAGCATTAACCGCATTTTCTTTTGCTTCAACTCTTGCATGTTCTCTATTCCAACGATATTCATCTTTTTCAATAAAGTATTGAATAATCATTGAAGCGTTATAATGAGGAATAATAATTTTAACTGCATCTCCAAGAATAGATAATTTATTAGTTAAATAATCTATTTGGTCTTGTTTGAATGGTGGATCTGGTTTCCAAGCATAATGAACTGCATATGATATTTTATAAAGATTATTAATATCTGGAATTTCTCTATATCTAGAAACAGAAAAATTAAATCTTTCTATATCTTCTTTTGGAAGAGATTGTTTAAATTTATAATCACTTATAATTCCATCGAGATACCAATCATTATGTTTATAACTATCCCCATAATGGACAATCGCCCATGATTCATCATATTTAAAGTTTTCAAATAAAAACATATTATTTAATTTTAATTGTTACTTCATGTAATTTTTTATAATCTTGATAATATATTGCATTTACAACAGAATCCATTATAGATGGAAGCGCTTTAAATTTATATGAATGTGATTTTTCATCATTCATAAAATGAGTATCTTTTAAATGCAAAGTAATAAAGAAGAAATCTTTACCAAGTTTTTCATCTTCATCAATAAATATTCTTCCAAGATTGTCATTAGTTGTTTGAATATTAAATGCATTATCATATAATCCAGTAAATTGATATTTTTTAACTAACGCATTTTGATCAAGTTTTTTAGCAATTTCATAATATTTAGATGGGATTTTAGTATCTCCAATATGTTTATCAACACTCTAAATATCATTTATAATTTCCTATATATCTGGATCAATTTCATATTTTTCTTTTGCATAGGCTTCTAAAACTTTTATAAATCTTGGAAATTTATCACTAAATCTTGCATAATTGCTTTTTGTTAATAAAAATGACATGATATCTGTTAAAACTATTTCGGCCTCTTCCCAACCAAGTTTTATTGCAATTATAAATTTAGCAGCTGCAGATTTTAAATTTGATTCTTTTGCAAAAATTCTTTTTGGCTATTTCTTTTCAAATCTTGCATTTATCATATATAGCCATTGTTCAAATGATGGTTTACATTCTAAAACTTCATTGGATTTAAATGCGTCTTCATATTTTGCATGTTCTTCATTCCAACGATTTTCATCCATTTTAATATCATATCTAATAATAATATCGCTCTAATTATCACCATCTTTTTCTTCTGGCCAACAACCTGGTGCAACAGTTATTGCATCACCATAACTTTTTAATTTTTCATATGCATATACAAATGCATCATATGGAAATCTATTATCAAATATATCAGCATTATTTGTATATGATATGTGATATCTATCATTATCATGATCTTTACTATAACACATATCAACACCAAAATGTCCATTTTCAGTGTATCCATCATTTAGCAATTTTTCTATATATTCAGAAGAATTATAGAAATTGTCATAATATAATGACGCCCATCTATCATCATATGTAAAACTTTCAAATAATAACATTAAATCCTAATTTAAATTTATTAATATTGCCCAAACATATTATCCCAACATTCTGGGCAAGTTCTTGTTAATAATAATTCACGTTTTGAAGGTGAAAGATATGGAAATGCTTCTTGAACTAATTTATCACCATTTTGCCATGCTTCTAAATCATTTAAATATAATCTTACTGGATGTTCTTTACCACAACATCTACATTTGATTTTAAGTGTAATTTTTTCGTTATCCATATCTATATTAATATTAAATTTTATTCAATATATTTATTAAAAACTTTAATTATGACGATAAATACAATAATAAAAATAATTGTTTACTATAATGGATGTAATTAAAACTAATATTGATGGTGTAGTTATTATTGAACCAAAAATTTTTAAAGACAACAGAGGATATTTCTTTGAATCATTTAATGAAAAAGAATTTAAAGAGAAAGTTGCAGATATTAATTTTGTACAAGATAATGAAAGCAAATCAAGTTATGGTGTTTTAAGAGGCATTCATTTTCAAGCGCCACCATTTGCACAATCTAAATTAGTTCGTGTAGTTAAAGGTAAGGTTCTTGATGTTGCAGTAGATCTTAGAAAAGATTCACCAACATTTGGTCAATGGACAAGTGTTATATTATCAGCACGAAATCACAAACAATTTTTCTTACCTCAAGGAATGGGGCATGCATTTGTTGTTCTAACAAAGACAGCTGTATTCCAATACAAATGCGATAATTTCTATAATAAAGAATCTGAGGGTGCAATTATATGGAATGATAAAACTTTAAATATTGATTGGGGAGTTCAAGAAAAAGATATTGTATTATCAGAAAAAGATAAGCATCATCCAACATTAGAAGAATTTAATAAAACAAATCCATTTAGTGGAGACCAATTGTAATTTTTTAATATAAATTTATTAACTTTATATAAATTTATTAATCAAAGCTTGCAATTTTTATATATGACTTTGATGTAAAAAATCTAGAAAACTATAAATTAAATTTATCTATAGAAAGTCTATACAACACTTTAGACTTTTTGAATATATAATATAATTCTTTTAAAGATAGTGACTTATCTTCTATTTGAAATTCTTCCAATGACTTCTTATAGAAGTGTCTAAAATCACTAATCCTTGGCTGAATTATATTTTTTATTTGTTCTTTAGTTCTTGCTATATATTGATTATAATATTCGTATCCTCTTCTTCCTAATTCTATAGAAGCTAATATCATATCTGGAAGATTTAAACTTCTATATAAAAAGTTTCCTATAAAAGAACTATATTCTGGTTTAACTTTTAATAGTTTAATATTAAATATATTACATCTCTTAGTTAAATTATTGACAAACTAGTTTCTATTCCAAGAATTGTTAACTAGTTTATTAAATTTAGCTCCTAATTCTTTATCTGAAGACTTTATATTTAAATCTTCAATACTAACTATCTAACATTTATAATAAATTGATTTATTAATTATGTTTTTAACTATCTAGATAGTTTCATAGTTTCTCTTATTAGATATATAAATTCTTTCTTTAGAACTAGAATTTAATCCTTTTCCTTTAAGTTTAAAGTCTTTATCATTTAGTTCTTTAATAGAATAAATTCCAGATTTAATAACTTTAAATTCTGATTCTGATTTCCAATCAACTATAGACCAACCTATATAATTTGGATTCATATCTATTCCTAAAACTCTATTATTAATCTACTAATATTTTATATTATCTAATTTATTTTCTTCATAACTAATATAAACATAATTCTAATCTAATTTATAAGATATTGGAAGATCTTTATTTTGTTGTCTAATATATAATTTCTTTAATATCTATTTATAATTCTATATATGAAGTTTTAGTTCTATATGAGTTTTTCTATCTGGTTTAAATATAACTGTTTCTAAATCTTCTTTAAGTTCAAACTTCTAATTTCCTTTATATGGTTTTGCTGTTCCTATAGAATATAAAGGATTTAATTTTTTATTTTCTAGAAACTAATCTCTAGATATTAAGCCTTTGCACCTTTTAATAAAATTTCCTTTTCCTCCAAATATAATTTTAGTTTTTTCAATATTAAATTTAATTAACTAATAAGCTTCTCCAATTGCAGATCTGCAAAACCAGTCATTCATCAAATCTATATTGTTTAATTGTTTAAACTTCTATTTAAGAATTGAATCAGTTTTTAAATAACTATATTCTGGTTGAAGTTCTTGTTCTTTAGACAACTATTGATAGAAAACATGAAGCATAGAAGAATATTGTCTCTAATATTTTTGAATTAGAGATTGATATTCTTGTTCAACATCATATTTTAATTTAATAGTTATCATTTAATTAAATTATATTATAATAAAATTTAATTTATATATTATTTATCTAAGTCTTCTACAAAATATTAAAAATAATATGTTGTTTTAATTTAAATTCTGGGAAAATAAAACATTATTTTAAAACATAAGAGAATCAAAATTGATTCTCTTATTTATTATATACTGCCCTTATTGAATATCCTGTATATCTATATCTATTTTCTATTTCTGCAGGTTCGCCTGGATTCCTAATAGATTCTGCATTTGACATAATTAAAATGGATGCTAAATCAGATCTTACACTATGTGTTTGTGTTGATGACCATATTCCACATATTTTCTAAATGTTGCATATATTTTCACTACCATAATATCCAGATGCAGGAATAAAAATATATTTTGTTATGTCTTTAGTATTTATAAATAAGCATCCATCTAAATTTTTTATGCCATTATAATCTGTTACCCATTTTTGTAATGTATATTGTACCAATTCTTCAAGCTAATTATGCGTTGGCATATGAATGTGTCTATTTTCACCATTTTTTATATATGCAACATCATCTTCATTTTGTAATTGTTTTAAATTATCTAATTTATCAATTGCAAATCGTTCATTTGAAACATATTTATCAAATAATGCATGCCCGCCTGGTGAAAATTTATATGTTTCCCAAGTATGTTTACATTTTTTAGACTATATTTCTCCCCATGAATAATAATCTCCAAAATACGCAAATATGCCCATTTTATCAACCATATAATCTAAATTTTTAGAATCAACTCCTAAATTATATTTAGCCCATAAAGTTCCTGATGGAAGGCCTAAATCAACCCATTCACTCCAAAAATCTATTTGCTATTGAATAACGTCTTCTGTATCTATGACATCACTAGTTTGAGATACAGAACTATTTGGATCTATATCTTGATAATCATCTAGTGCCAACTAGATACCTCTATTGACTGCTTCTAATATTTTATTATTAGTTATTCTCATTAAATACTGGTCTTATTTGTAATCCATGATGTTTATACATGCCATACATATATCTAAGTCTTGTACGCCATGATGCTCCTGTGCAAAATGAAAGAGTTTGAGCACATGTATTAAATGAATCTGCCATTGCTGACCTATGATCACATACAGTTGATGTCCATAAACTTGTTGAAGGTGTATCATCATATATAATACGTCTACCTTCATAATGACCGGTATGTGGAATGTAAATATATCTTCCATTTATTTTGCTAACCAATAACCAGCCTTCATTATAATCACCATATGTTTCAAATTGTGGTATTCCATTTGCATAGTCAAAAGGCTTTGTCTTATTTATACAATATAAATCTGTATTATCAATTAATTCTTGGGCTTGGTCTAATGTTGGCATATGATATCGTGAGTCTTTATATGTTTGTGTAACAACATCATCTTCTGGAAGCAACTAATTTATTCCATCTTCTCTATTATATTTAGTTGAACCTGCTTCTATTACATCATTACCAAACTTATATCTTTTAATTGTAAATTCTTTTTTAGGCTTAAGCTCGCCCCATGCATAATATCCACCAATAAGAGATTTATTTGGATTTCGGCTTTTTAAACTTACACCTAAATTATATTTACACCACCATGTTTTTGATGGCAATCCTAAATCTACATAATGATACAATTCTACATAGCGTCTTAGAACATCATCTTCATCAATATATTCTTTACTTGCAGATATGGATGGTAAACTATTTTCAAAATCATCTATATAATCATCTAAGGCAAGTTTAACACCTTTATTAACTGCTTCTATTATTTGTTTATTAAAATCTTTCATATATAGTATTTATTTTTTAAACTTCTATTTTTTCATGTATATAAAATATATTATTTTTGTAACGTTAAATTTAAAAATGAAATAATATGATGGAAATTAATCAAAATCAAACGAATCAGAATTTTGGTTCAAAAGTAGTTTGGCTTATTATTGGCCTTTTTGTAGTTGTACTTGGCATTGCATCATTGTCAATGTACTTTAGTTATAATAATGAAGAGGTTGCTCTTCGTAAACAAGCTGAAGCACAACGTGGTAAAGTTGAAGGTGTATTTGATACTATGTGGAAAACCATTTCTCAACAAGCTCAAGTATCTAATGAATATAAGGATGCATTTAAGGAGATTTATCCTGATTTGATTGCCGGCCGTTATTCTCAAGGTGATGGCAGTCTTATGAAATGGATTCAAGAAGCTAATCCAGAGTTTGATACATCTTTGTATAAACAATTGATGCAAACTATTGAAGTACAACGTATTCAATTTCAGAAGTCACAGGAACGAATGTTGGATCTGATTCGTGAACATGAAACCCTTTGTGAAACATATCCAAGTAAATGGTTCATTTCTAATAAGACACCTATTGAATACACTGTTATTTCGTCAACCAAGTCAAAAATGACTATGGAGACTGGTATTGATGATGATGTCGAACTTTTTAAAAAGTAATTATTATGAAAGTATATTTTCCAGATAAACAATATGGCAAATATGTCGTAGCTGAGTTTAGACTTGGTGTACTATGGAAACGTATGGATGAAATTAGTTTACTAAAGTTTTTAAAGAAATGCTATTTTTCAAAAAAGAAATGCCAACAGTTTTGTGATTGGGAAAATACACCAGATATTGATTTTGGTGGAGTTCTTCAAATCAAAGATCATTAAATTATGACAATATCATTTAATATTTAATACTGAAATTATGACAGTTAAAGAGTTAATTGAACAACTTCAAAATCTTCCAGAAGATTACAAAGTTGAACTTCGTATAAAATATCAAGAGGTTGGTGATGTTGGGGATGGATGGAGAACTTTGTGGACTGATGATATTGAAACACCTGTTGTTCTTGAAGATAAGAAAACAGTATCTATAAAAGCCTGGGAATAATGTTAATCATCTGTTTTATCATACCATTTGTTGTTTGTCTAATTCTATATTTTGGATTTAGACAAGCAACCGTGTGGTGGGAATATATTGCTTTAGTATTTCCTAGTATTTTAGTATCAATTATATTATATTTTTCATTAAAATATGTAGGAATAACTGATACAGAATATCTTGGTTATTATGTCACAAAGGTTTGCTATTATGAGCCTTGGAATGAGTATATTCATAGAACATGTACTCGTGAGGTTTATGATGGAACTGATAGTGAAGGGCATGCAAAATACCACACAGAAACATATGATTGTTCATATGTTGATTACCACCCGGCGGAGTGGACAATGATTAATAATGTTAATCATGAAACTTATATTTCAGAAAGTTTATACAATTATATTTGTAGACGATTTGGAACACCAAAACAATTTGTAGATATGCATCGTCATTATTATACAATTGATGGTGATAAGTATGAATGTTATTTTAATGGTGATCGAAACAGAATGTATACACTAACTGAAAGCCATCACTATAAAAATAAAATATTAAAAAGCAAATCATTATTTAATTATTCTGATGTGCCTGAAGATATTAAAAAGGATTATAGATTATTTGATTATTCCGATTTTTCATATAAAAATGATCAAAATCCTATAATGTCTGAAATTCCCATTCCACAATATGTAGTTGATTCATTTAAATATGTAAATGCATTTTATGGATTAAGATATCAATTCAGAACATATGTAATGATTTGGCAAAATGCTCCAATAGAAACATCTACATACCAAGAAGATTATTTTGTTGGTGGAAATAAAAATGAATTATGCATATGTATTTCAGTTAATAATTCAAATCAAATTCAATGGGTTAGAACATTTTCTTGGGAAGATAAACCAGATTTGGAAGTTGAGATAGATCATTTATGGGAATATGGAGCATATTTGGATCTTATGAAACTTAATAGATATTTACTTCAAAATGTTCCAAAGAAATGGCATAGAAAAGCGTTTGCAGATTTTGAATATATTAATACAATGTTAACAACCGGCCAATGGTGGATAATAATTATTTTAACATTTATATTTAACATTGGAATGCTTATATACATAGTTGGAAATGAGTATACAGAAGATAATCCAGATGGCATAAAACGATATAATTATCGATATTAAGAGCTTCTAAAAAATGAAGCTCTTTTTTAAACTTAAATGCATTATTAAAATATAATTGTAATTTTTTAATATAAATTTATTAACTTTATATAAATTTATTAATCAAAGCTTGCAATTTTTATATATGACTTTGATGTAAAAAATCTAGAAAACTATAAATTAAATTTATCTATAGAAAGTCTATACAACAATTTAGACTTTTTGAATATATAATATAATTCTTTCAAAGACTACTAATTATCTTCTATTTGAAATTCTTCCAATGACTTCTTATAGAAGTGTTTAAAATCACTAATCTTTGGTTGAATTATATTTTTTGTTTGTTCTTTTATTCTTGCTGTATATTGATTATAATATTCATATCCTCTTCTTCCAAGTTCTATAGAAGCTAGAATCATGTCTGGCAAGTTTAAACTTCTATATAGAAAGTTTCCAATAAATGAACTATATTCTGGTTTGACTTTCAATAATTTAATATTGAATATATTGCATCTCTTGGCTAAATTATTGACAAACTAGTTTCTGTTCCATAAATTATTGACTAGTTTATTGAACTTCTTTCCTTTATTTTTGTCATCACTATTTATTTTTAGGTCTTCTATAGAAACTATCTAACATTTATAATAAATTGCTTTATTAATTATGTTCTTTGCTATTTGAAGAACTTCATAGTTTCTTTTGTTTGATAGATATGTTCTTTCTAGTGAACTAGAATTTAATCCTTTTCCTTTAAAACTAAAGTCTTTATCATTAAAGTCTTTAATTGAATAAATTCCAGATTTGATAACATTAAACTAGTTTTCAGATTTCCAATCAACTATAGACCAGCCAATATAATTTGGATTCAAGTCTAATGCCAACACTCTATTCTCTATTTGTTCATATTTAACTGATTCTAGTTTATCTTCTTCATAACTAATATAAACATAATTCTAGTCTAGTTTATATGTTATTGGAAGATCTTTAGACTATTGTCTTAAATAAAGTTCCTTTAGTTTCTATTTATAGTTCTATAAATGAAGTTTTAATTCTATATGTGTCTATCTATCTGGTTTAAATATAATAGTTTCTAAGTCTTCTTTGATTTCAAATTTTTGATTTCCTTTATATGGTTTGCAAGTTCCAATAGAATATATTGGATTCAATTTTTTATTTTCTAAAAATTGACTTCTAGTTATTAGGCCTTTGCATCTTCTAATAAAGTTTCCTTTGCCACCAAATATAACTTTAGTTTCACTGTTAGATTTAACTAATTGATATGCTTCTCCAATTGCAGATCTGCAAAACCAGTCATTCATCAAATCTATATTGTTTAGTTGCTTAAACTTTTGTTTAAGAATTGAATTAGATTTTAAATAACTATACTCTGGTTGAAGTTCAGTCTCTTTAGACAACTATTGATAGAAAACATGAAGCATAGAAGAATATTGTCTCTAATATTTTTGAATTAGAGATTGATATTCTTGATTGACATCATATTTTAATTTAATAGTTATCATTAAATTATTTTATATATAATAAAATTTAATTTATATATTATTTATTTAAATTTTTCTAGAAATTTTTCAATGAAACAAAGAAAACATATTTATATATAATTAATAAATATGATTTATTTAAAAATAAAAATTAATTTTTTGTTATGAATATTTTAGTGACAGGTTGCAATGGCCAATTAGGAAATTGTATTAGAGATTATCGTTCAGAGATGCCAGCTGATTTTATTGTAAATAATAAGTTTATTTTTACTGATATTAATATTGAAAAAGATGTTAATACTGATACAATGCGATTTACAAAACTTGATATTACTAATTATGATGATATATTAGCTTTATTAAAAGAAGAGAATATTAACATGATTATTAATTGCGCTGCATATACAAATGTTGATAAAGCTGAAGATGAAGCAAATATAGCATATGTAGTTAATGCTGCAGCGGTTGATGATTTAGCTAGAGCCGCCGCAGAAGTTGGTGCTAAAATGATTCATATTTCAACGGATTATGTTTTTGATGGCAAAGGACACAAACCATATACCGAAAATAATATTACAAACCCAATTGGAATGTATGGCCAAACAAAATGTGCTGGAGAAAATAGAGTATTTGAGAGATTAGGCGATAATGGAATTGTAATTAGAACTGCATGGTTATATTCTAATTATGGAAAGAATTTTGTTAAGACAATGATTAAACTTGGCCAAGAAAAAGACGAATTGAAAGTTGTTTTTGATCAAGTTGGAACTCCCACATTTGCAATGGATTTGGCAGATGCAATATTTAAAATTATTAATTCAGGAAAATGGAAAGGTGGAATTTATCATTATACTAATGAGGGTGTATGTTCTTGGTATGATTTTGCAGATGCTATAATGCATATATATAATTTACCATGTGATATTATCCCTGTACATTCAGATGAATATGAAACAAAGGCAGAAAGACCACATTATAGTGTATTAGATAAAACAAAGATTAAAGAAACTTATGGAATTATAATTCCACATTGGAGATATTCGCTTGAAAGATGTTTAGAAATTCCATTTGTATAAAATTAATTAATTAAATTATGATAGATAGAGTAGTATATATGATAAATGGTTGGCTTGTAAGAGATGAAGAAGCTAAATAGATGGATAATGAATTGTATGAGATAAATGAAGATTATCCAAATGATATAGATGGATTTTTTATTTATGACACAATGGGAGGTGGGAATTATGCATTTTTTGGACCAATTCTTGATAGATGTGATGTCAAATATGAAGATTCTGGATATACGGTTATTGATGAAAAACTTTTACATGATGGTGATGAAAAGTGGAATGAGTTTCTAAAGAAATATCCTAAATATGAAGAAGTATTCAAAAAACATATCAATAATGAACCTCCACAAGTAATGGTTGTATTGCATGTTTGGTAAAAACTTTCCATTATTTTTTCAATATAATATATATGGAAAATGAAATAACAAAAGAACATATAGAAAAACAAGTTCATGAATGGGCTGATAATAATTTGACATTATTTTCATTCAGAGAACATCAATTTGAATATATAGTTGATACTATATATTCAATTTTATCTGGCAATCATATTAATATTATTGAGGCTCCAACAGGTTCAGGAAAATCAATTATGGTTATTATAATGGCTGGAGTTCTTTTTGAATATTATGACAAAAAGTCATATATTCTTTGTTCGGATTTATATCTATGGGATCAATATAATAAAGCCATTGACAAATATAGATTACAAAAATTTGGTAGAATAAAAGGATTACGTGGAAATTATATATGTGATGAAACTGAAGAAGATATAGTTGCAGCACCGTGTAGATTAGCATTAATTCCTTTTACCAGTCTTGGTAATAGAGACTGGGCTCTTAAAAATAATTGGCCATGTGCTATTTCATGCAAATATGTTAGAGAAAGATTTAGAGCTATAAATTCAGGTATAACATTAATGACATATCAATTATGGTTTGAATATATGATGATATGTAATGGAACATATGGCACAGATTCTCCATTTAAAGAACGTCAAATTATATTTTGTGATGAGTGTCATAAAGTTCCATCATTATGTCAAGAAGCTAGAGCAATTTGTGTAGATGAACATAATATGTTAAATGAAGTTAGTGAAATATTAACATATTGCAAAGAAAATGATTTTATGCTTGATCATCTTGAATTTATGAGAGATGTTGATATTGATAGATTTTTGAGAGAATTTAAAGATGTTATTGAAAAGTTTATTAATATTCCAAAAGAAAATCAAGATGAAATATGTGAAGTTTTGGAAGAATATCAAAGCTATGTTGCATCATATCCAGTTCAATGCTATAATGCAATGAGAACAATGTATGAACAATTATCTAAAGAAAACCCAGAACAAAAACCACATCTTTCTAAAAAAGAATTTAAAATCTATAATTTAGCAAAGAAAATGGATGCACATATGTGTGATATTAACAAATACTTTAAAATGGTTAGTATAATGAGTGATGAATATGCACAAGACCCAAATCATGTTGAAGACCCAAAACACCCATATGGCACAAGATATATTGTTAAAACAGATAATAAAGTTATAAATGAAATAACTGGAAGAAAAGAATGGCCAGACAATCCAGTAATAACTTTAAAATTTGCCAAAGAAGATTATTTAGTTTATGACACTTTATTAACTCCATCGCCATATGTTGTTATGCTATCAGCAACAATTGGAGGTCATGCAGCATTTGATGAAAATATTGGAACTAAATACACAGTAGATAAGAATTCAATAATGTTTAGAATTCCATCAACATTTGATTTCTCTAAGTCACCAATATATTATTTACATGGCAAAAAAATGTCAAGAGAATCTATTAATGAGAATTTTCCAATTAATGCAGCTATTATTAATAAGATTTTAAAATCGCCAAAACATGAAAATGAAAAAGGCATAATTCATACAGGTTCATATAAAAATGCATGGGATTTGTTTAAATTATTAGATAAAGATGTGCAGGAACGCGTGTTTATTTATAATGATTCTAAAGAGAAACAAGATATATTGAAAAAATATGCAAAATCAAAGAATGGCGTTTTAATTGGGCCTACTTTAACTGAGGGTATTGATTTACCAAATGATGGATGTAGATTCATAATTATATTTAAGATTCCATATCCATACCTTGGTGATGAATTGGTCAAAGCAAAAGTTTCATTATTCCCAAAATGGTATAATTCAGAAACATCTAAATCTATTATTCAAGGTGTTGGACGTGGAAATAGAACACCAACGGATTGGTGTACAACATATATTTTAGATGGATGTTTTGCAAGATTATATGAGGAAACAAGAGAACAATATGCTCCTGAATTTAGAGAGCGAATCAAATTATTAAATAGTTAAAAGTATGAAAACATTAAAAGAAGTTAAATTAGAAAGATTTGGTCATCAAAATAGATATAAACAAATATATACTTATTATCAAATAACATATATTTGGGAATATAAATTTTTAGGGATGACATTTCATAAAGAAGAGAAAGTTCCAATATTATTTGAAAATGAAGTTGATGCAACTAACTTTATTGAATGCGGGTGTAATGTTGAAATGGATATTGGGGAAAATCTATATAGAAAACCACTTTATCAATTTTATGCATATAAAATGGATGATCCGGATAAAAAATATAAAATACAGGTGGATGGACCGCTAGATGGATATGAATCTTTATTTGTAGTTAAGGGGTATGAACAAGAAGAAACATGGGTTTCTTCAAGTGGTGGAAAAATAAGTGATTTTTTTGAAAAACTAAAACTGCATGAAGACTTTGTTGCACAGCAAAATGAAAAAGAAAGAAAAAATAAAGAATATGTTGATAGTTTATATGAGGTAAAAACATATAAAATTGAAAAAATTTAACTTCTATTTTTTATTTTGAATAAAAAGATATAATTTTGTTATAGAAAATTAAAAATTAGTAAAATTATGGAAATTATTGATTTAACTAAAGAAAATGCACAAGGCCATTTTGGGCATGACCAAATAGATGGGTTAACACAACCAGGTAATTATCGAATTCCTATTCGTACATATACTGATGATAAAGGTGAACATCACCGTTCAATTGCGGTAGAAGTTGTATCAGTATTTGTTGATAGAGGAACTCAGCTTATTGTAGTTCCAGATGATATGCATGATTATTATTACATCTTTTATTATAATGGCAATGAACAATGTTTCAAACCTAATTGGGACCCAGATGAAGATTATCAAAAAGTTCTTAATTGGATCAATATTGAGGTTGAAACCGATGAAGACGGAAATATTATAGAAGATTAAGTAAACTTTTTTCAAAAACAAAATATAATAAATAATAAAAAATTTATCTTCTATTTTTTAGTTTGATTAAAAAGATGTAATTTTGTATCGTTAAATTAAAAAATATATTATGGAAGACCTTTTAATATCTATTAATGATAAAATTTTTAGTTCATCTGATATTAAATATCAATGTGATTTAGATGGAACTATTATTAAAAGAAGTGATGGTAAACAATGGGAAATTAAATATAATTATAAAAAACATCAATTATATTTAAAAAAATTGAAACAAAATAAATAAATAAAATATAATAAATAAAAAGAAAAATAATAATTTAATTACTGAATTACAATGATGAAGAGTTTTAAAAATAGTAGATGTTTTGCAAGCAGTACTTTTAAAAGCACTAGCTGTAAACTTTTTTGGCTCTTTGAGAAGGGTATTCAGTGATTAAAGAAGATTATACATTTTAAGCGATTATATATTTCTTAAGATTAGACATTTACAAAGTTCTTTAGTCACTATGATTAAAGAACTTCATTTTTATATAGATCGGTAGTTTAATTGGTAGAATGACGCACTCCAAATGCGTGGGATATGGGTTCGAATCCTGTCCGGTCTGCAAAACAAAATGATTAAAAGGATAAAACAATGAAACGAAAACAAGTCAAACATATTTAATGTCTCGTTAAATCAGAGAGATTACGAGGCATTGTAAAAACAAACGCACTCGTAGCTCAGTTGGTTTTAGAGCACGCGCCTTTTAAGCGTGGGGTCCCGGGTTCGAATCCCGGTGGGTGCACAAATTAAATAAGTTTGGTCTTATAGTTTAATTGGTAAAATCTCGCACTTTTAATGCGTAAGAGTCTCGGTTCGAATCCGGGTGGGACCACAAAAATGAACATTGAAATTTTATTATGGAGCTTTGGCAGACATGGTGTATGCGCCGGACTGATCATAGATTAGCAACTATAATAAAGAGCTAATTATCATATGAATGGGAATTGGGATACCATCGCTTGAGATAATATCAAAATAGTGGGAGAGGAAGGTGTTCTCCATAAAGGTTGATAAAATTTTTAAAAAATTTTATAATTTAGGTTCGAGTCCTAATATGGTAACAAATCCGGTTAACGAGGTTCGAGTCCTCGAGGCTCCGCAAATTTGAACATTGAAATAATATGGACCAGTAGCTCAAATAGTAGAGCACATCCCTGAAGAGGATGGTGTAGGCGGGGCAGTACCGTCCTGGTCCACAAATGGGTCAGTAGCTTAAAATGGACAAAGCACGGTAAAAAGAAGTGGCCGCGGTGTCAATCAGTAATCTGAAATATGGTACTGTAATTTTGCGGAAGCACCGAAAAGAAGTGATATTCGAGTAAGGAAGCGCATTTTATGTGGCACCTTAAACATAATGCGGGTTCAAATCCCACCTGATCCACGAAAATTAAATGACCGAGTGCTCGAGTGGTTTAAGGGGTGTGGCCGCAACCCACATATTTTTCGTCAGTTCGAATCTGACCTCGGTTTCAAAAATAAAATAGAGGAGTACCCAAGTTGGTGAAGGGACCGCATTGCTAACGCGGCAGGTCGGAGAAATTCGGCGCAGGAGTTCGAGCCTCCTCTCCTCTACAAAATTATGTATTAATGTGTTTACCAATTTTGTCACTATAGTACTTAAATAAATATAATATAAAAAGTATTTTATTTAATTATGGAATATAAATGTATATGTGGAAAAGAATTTGATAATGCATTAGCATTAGGCGGGCATAAAGGTAATTGCCAATAGGCTAAAGAAGAAAGATAGAAACAATTAAAAATTTTAAAATTAAAAGAAGATAATTATAATTGTATATGTAATTGTGGAAGAAAATTTAAAACACTAAAAAGTCTAAATTCACATGCTAGATTTTGTGATCAATATTAGAAAAAAGATAAATAGCTATCTAAATATTTAAATACAGAAACATTAATATATAAATGTGAATGTGGGTATGAAACAAAAAATTATTAGTCATTAAATTCACATTTTTCTCATTGTAAATTACATAGGCAAATAAATAATAAAGATTGTTCAGATGAATATTGGAATAAAAGAAATCATCCGGGTAAAATGTTAGGGTGGGATAATTTTTCAGAAGAGAAAATAAAATCAATATATAAAAAATGTTAGTTAACATTACATAATAAGTATAAATCTGGTGAATTAATACCGACTTTTATGGGAAAACAACATACTGAAGAAACTAAAAAACATTTATCAGATATTGCGGTAGAACATAAATTAAATGGAACATCTCCAGCACATTTAGGTGAGCATATGTCATATTTAGAAAAATGGTTTTATAATGAAATTTTATAGAAATATAATATTTTAAATAAATTTGATGTTGTAAGAGAATATTGCGAAAAACCATATTTTATTGATTATTCTTTTCCTAATATTAAAGTTGGGTTTGAAATGGATGGCATGTTTCATTTAACAGATGAAAATCATATAAGACATGATAAAAAACGAGATGAATATTTAACTAGTATTGGTTGGACACTATATAGATATAATTATGAACAAATTAAATATGATACTGATAAAACAATTGAAGATATATTAAATGTAATTCAAAAATATACAGATAATAAATTAGGAGAAGCTAAATTATATAGTTATCAAGAATATAAAAAATTAATTACCCCAGTACCCGAATTGGTATAGGGGCCAGATTAAGGATCTGGTGTCACAAGACATGAGGGTTCGAGTCCCTCCTGGGGTACAATAAATATTTAAATGAATAATTTAATCTATGAATATTGAATATTCAGTTAAAGAAGAAACAACAGATTTTGGAAAGGTTTGGTATTTTACCGATGAAGAGAATGTATCAAGATTTGCTCTTTATATGTATAATGATGAACCCCAAAATTTTTATTTATCTAATATATATGTAGATATTAAATATAGACAATCTGGGCGAGGAAATTATATTTTAGAAAAAGCAACAGAAATTGCTAAAAAATACAATGCAGAAAAGCTAATGTTAAAGGTTCTTGATAAATCTTTTATGCATGAATGGTATGAACGGCATGGATTTAAAGATTTAATATATGATGAAGAAGAAAATGAATATATTTGGATGATTAAAGAACTTAAATAAAATAGAAAATAAAAATAGAGGTTTAATTGAAACTTCTATTTTTTCTTTTATATAATTTTTATTATTTTTGTATCGTTAATTAAAATACATAATTATATGAGCAAAAGTTATTCAAAAATAAAAAAATTTGGTATTTGTACTGGTAGCAATACTGAATATTATCGTGAGAAGCGTCGTACTATTCGTGCAAAGGATAAACAGTTAATTCGTAATACCCTTGCTCATCATAATGTATCTGAGTTTGATGAAGTATATACACCGCTTAATTTACCATTTAAAAACGATTGGAATGAGCCTACTGATGGTACTTTTGTAATGGATGCAAAATCTATAGATAGAGATACAATTAAAAGTCCACATGGTGGATATGCAGGAATATATACCACAAAAGATGGTAAGATTAAAAAATAAAAATAATATGAAGTGCGAAAATTACATAAGAGACAAATATTGTAGAGGCTATAACATTTGGCCATGTACAAGAGAGGCAAGATGGAGATTGACATATTGGAATGGAAATTCTCAATGCCTATGTGGAATATGTAAAGGCAAAATAATGCACGCAATTCGTGAAGAAGGTGGAGAAAACAGAACAAAAATTGAAAAATTATGATAACAGTAAAAAGACTTAAAGAGATAATAACATCAGAAGGTGATAATTGGAAAATTGAGTTTCATAAATGGGAACATATGTCTCCAACACCTGATGGTCCTTACCAAGGCTACAAAGGTATGCCCAATATTGTTGGTGTTCGTATCATTGATATTAGCGAAAGAATTAGTGATATTGTTGGTTGTAAAATTCGAACATTCACAGTAGAGGATGATATTGATGAGGATTTATTTGGCACACCTCAAGAAATTATTGATAAACTTTGTAAAGGTTTAAATGACAATGATTTCATTGATTTTGTTCTTGAGGTTGAAGAAACACCTGGCCATTCAGATCATATTCCTTTGCATATTAGGCTTTGCGATAAAGGTTACAGTGATAGAACAATTATAATTAGTGTTGATGAAGAGTAAAAAATTAAAATTATATGAAAAAAGCAAATAACAAAGAAAATAATATTAATGAATATTTGTTGGCCTTTTTAGGTCCATTGCTTGGAGTTGCTTTAGTAACTCTTCCAACGTTGAGAACAATGTCCTTTATTAACTATCTTATTTTAGTTGGAGAAGTATATCTTTGTATTATTGGTTTTGTGGTAGCCTTTCTCATTTTGCTTGGGCTTGTAATGTTATTTGTAAGAATTCCGCTAATTGATAAGATACTTTTTTCAGAGGCATCAAAACATGATTATAGTGATGATATATGAGAACTAATTTAGACGAAATAGAAGCAGACTTACATCAATGGGATAATACATGTGAACATTTAGGAGGTTATGAATGTGCAGAATGCTTATTAAGTCAAAACAATATAACTTGTTTTTATTTAGAAAATCAAGAATGCTGTCCTAATTTTAAATCAAAATTTGAAGTATTATGAATAAAGACATGGTAAACATTATTTCAAATGCATTAGTAACAATGGGTTATCGTACATCCGATTTTGAGACATATATGAAGCCTATTGGTTTTGCATTATTAATTGCAAAAATTAAACTTTCAAGTGAAAGCGATGGTATAATTGTTGAAATTAAACTTGCATTTAATAATGCTACTACAGGTGAGATAACTTTTTGGGATCATAAAGATTTTGCTTGGGATTCTGCTGATGTGAATGTTATTAAAGAAAAAGAAAATAAAACAGAGGAAGATATTTATAATGATGCATGCACTGAAATTGCATATGCAGAAGCATTTATTGGATTGGAACATGTTAGCATACAGCATAAATATCAGACATTTGCATTTAAAACATCTAACGATATTTTTCAACTTATAAAAATATAATAATTTATGGCAAAAATTGGAGATAGAATATATTTTCGTTGTTGGGATGGTAAAATCGAAACAAAGATTATTACCACCATTGAAGACAGACATGGTGTAGTTTACGATGATGGAAAAACTCGTATCGAGGACGACTATCAGATGTATAGCACTGGTCCTAATGAGGCAATTGAGTCTTATAACTGTTTGCCATCTGATGATCCAGATGTTGTAGAATTTATTCAATGGCATGGTGGCGAACAAGCAATGTCTGTAAAAGAGGAAATTGCGGCTTGGTTATTTTCAAAAGGCTATATTAGCGAACCTGATGATATTTTGGTAAAAAGTTTTTTTATCAATTTATATAATATTGATGAAGACGATTTATAAACTTTATCAAAATAATTTGATATAAAATATAAAACTTATAAAAAGTATGGCAAAAATTATTACTATAGAAGAACATTCTAAATTGAAGAGTTGCCACTGTGATAAAGGAAAACATCGATTTAGAGAAAATCCATTTGGAATTACATGGTGTGTTATTTGTGGACAACTATCAGTAAATAACAAAGGCAAAATTGAGCCATTACAAGAAGATGAAAAATTAATTATTAAATGTTATGAATGAACAAAAACCAAAAATAACTTGGAAAAATTTTAAGATTTGGCTTAAAGACCAATTTAGTAGAAAGAGATTTTTCTATAATATGTTTATTAGTAGAAATGCATGGGGTGCATTCTCTATTAATTCTCATATTAACCAGCATACTGGACAACCAAAGGTAACATATAATCATTTTAAAACTGCACAAAAATCTGCAGAGAAAATGAGTCAAAAACATAATACTCATTTTAGTGTATATAAATGTTTGTTCTGTGATGGTTATCATATTGGAAAGAATAGAGATAATAAAACAGATTATGATAAACAAAGTTAATTATGCCAAGAAAAGTAAATTTTGATGTAACATGTCGTTATGGCATAACATACAATGTAGAACTTCATGGAAGTGAAGGTGCAAAATGGCGTACAGTTGATATGCTTGGAAGGTGTTGTTGTTTTGTATGCCATAATCATGATTGTAAAGAACCACGCGATGAAAGAATACCATGTTCAATGTGGTGTAAAGTATATGGTGCAAAAACACCTTGGTGCGAAGAAACTAAAAAATAAAAATTATGGATATTGGAAGTGGAAATAGTTATCCTAATGCAGCATTATCAAATTTTGCTCCACACCCATTTGTAATAGATGGAGTTGAATGCAATTCAATGGAAGGATTTTTGCAATCATTGAAATTTGAATCAGTTGATATGCAAAAGTATGTATGCACATTGGTTGGGAAAGCCGCTAAGTTTAAAGGCAAAAAGAAAAAGTGGTGGAAAACACAAACTCTTTATTGGCAAGGAAAACCAATTACTCGTCAATCTGATGAATATCAAAAGTTATTAGATAGAGCATATAATGCATTAAATGAAAACTCCAGTTTTCGAAAAGCATTGGAAGCAACCAAAGGATGCACATTAACTCACTCAATAGGAAAAAGTGATAAAACAAAAACAGTATTAACCCAATCTGAGTTTTGTTCAAGATTAACAAAACTTAGAGATAATGGAAAACTATAATGAAAGCAAAATCCCCGGATGAATATATTATTACGATCAAATCATGGTCATTAAAAGAGCACAAGCCTCTTAGAAATAAAAAAACTAATGCAAAAGAATTAGTTGATTTTTTAACAAAACCTAATTTATGTGGAGATATACCTGTTGTTAAAAGATACATTTCTGGTTCTTCTATTCCATGTGCATATTTGTTTATGATTGATTTGAATTATAATAATTATGTTCGTGATTACATTTATTCTATTACACTTATTGGCCATAGCATAAATGTTTACCATAGGTATGACAAAATACATACCAGTTATATATTTAGTTCGGAAGAATGTGCAAATAAATTTTGGGAAGCTTACATAGAAAATAATAGTCATTTGCTTAAAACTTTATATGTATTGCGTTTTAAAAAAGAATATTTTAAAAACGTAGATAAAGTTAAAAATATAAATGGCATGACATTTAAATCAAGATGGGAGATGTATAAGCATCTTGGTGACAAATATGGAGTAGATAGTAAAGATGGCTGGGTATTTGGGCATGGCTATACTCCATTAATTAGAAAGCAATTATATTTTCCATTTGATGATCCTAAAAATGAATATGAAACTTGTGAAGTTTATTTCACACATGAAGATTCAACACCAATAATTACAACTTAAAACATGAAAAGACCAAAATGGTGTGGTGGAAAATACATCCCACAATGTTATAATTTATCATTTAATTTGGAAATTACTAAAGGATATTGTAAAAATTGTCAATATTATAAAGAAAAATAAGTATAGAAAAACATCTATTTTTTAATATAAACAAAAAGTATTATTTTTGTATCGTAAATTTAAAAAGGAATAAATTATGAAACAAACAAAAGGAGATAGCCTTGGAGATCGTATGAAACGATATGAGGCAGTAAGTAAAACAAGTTTGGTATCTCGTATGCCAGTAATTCTTCGTATTGATGGTTGTCATTTTCACACATTTACAAAAGGATTTGTAAAGCCTTTTGACGAAGTAATGATGAAGTCAATGCAAGACACTATGAAATATCTTTGTGAGAATATTCAGGGATGCGTTCTTGGATATACACAATCAGATGAGATTACATTGGTTCTTGTTGATTACCAGAATTTAAATTCATCTGCATGGTTTGATAATGAAGTTCAGAAGATTTGTTCTGTAGCATCTTCAATGGCTAGTATGGTATTTAATAAAGCATTTAAAGAAAATTATCAATTAGCTTATTCAATAGATGAGATTAATGATAACACCGTAGATTTTGAAACATATAATAGCCATCAGGCATTGCGTTCAATATATGAACGTGCAATTACTCGTGGTGCATATTTTGATTGTCGAGCATTTAATGTTCCTAAAGAGGATGTAACAAATTGCGTATTATGGCGTCAACAAGATGCAACCCGTAATTCAATTCAATCTGTAGCACAAGCTAATTTTTCACAAAAAGAAATGTTTGGATTAAGTTGTAATAAGCTTCAAGATAAATTGTTTGTAGAAAAGGGAATTAATTGGAATGATCTTCCAGTTGAAGAGAAACGAGGTGTATGTTGTGTTAAATCATATTTTACTCAAGATGGAAAAGAACGTTCTAAATGGGTAATTGATTATGATATTCCTATTTTCTCGCAAAATCGAGATTATATTGAAAGATTAATTAATTTTGATTAATATGAAAATAAAATTACATAGAGTAAAACATATTCCAACTGGATTATATTACCAGCCAGGTGAAAATAATCTTTCTGAAAAAGGAAAAATATATCAGAATAATCAAGATTGTTTAATGGGTGGACATGGAAATCGTTTAGGTTTATCGATGTTAAAATCTGCTAAACTTTTGAAAAAACACCTAGAATGGTTCAAAGACTGGGAAGAATCTAGTTGGGATCATAAAAGAATTTTTAAAAATGTAAGTTTTAGCGAATTTGAACGAGAAGAAATTAAGACTGAATAATTATGATTTGTGGAAGTAAATGTGAAAATTGTATATATCATCATTCTGGAGAAGATACTTGTAATTTTACATATTGCATTAAAGAAGAGTATGATGAATATGATGGTGTAGGAAATTATAAAAATAATTATTAATCATGCCAAAGAACTTTGTAAATATTATGTGTTAGCACAAAGAAATGAGTGACATATAAATATAAAGTTATTTTGGTAGATTTTTAAAAACAAAAATAATGGTTCAGAAAATAATTAATATGCTTGAGCATTTCAAGGAAGTTGCACATTATATTCTTTTAGATGATGCAAATGAAGACCTTGAAAACAAAGAAGAACGATTAAGCCATGCAATAGAACAAGCAATTGATAGCAAAATTGCTTGTCTTAAATCTGATTTATATTTAGATAATATGATTAGAACAGATACATGGGATATCATATGTGGGTATTGTGATAATTATGATGGAATGGTCGGATGGTTTTGTGATGATGATTCACTTCGTATATATGCATTAGGAAATGAAGGTGGTATTGCACTTATTTTTTATAGAAGTAAACAACCTTTAGCAGGAGTTGATAATAGATATGCGAGGCTTCAAATTCATACATTAGGAAAAGATGATGGTGCATATTTTATTGATAGCCAATCTTGTTATACTGCATGTCATGGTTCAATAAAAGAATTTTCTATTCTTATGAAAGCTGTGCTCGATAAATTTAATAAATTGGAGAATTTATAAAAATAATTATTAATTATGGCAGAAAATCCTTGTTGTAATTGTAGTGAGGTCTATAGAAAAAGACCAAGGTGCAAAAGTCTTAAATGTCCAATGTATTTTGAACATTTAAAAGAAGATGAAATTTTTGAAAAGGCTGTAAAAGAAGGATATTTCAAAAAGAAAGTAGATGAATTAAAAGAAAAAGGAGAATTATAATGAAAGCGCATCAAACATTATTTCAAACAATTGAAAGACCATGTGAGCATTGTATTTATAATGCAGAATGCCCAGATTGGGTTCATGATAAAGATCATTTAAAATGTAAATATTCACAGTGTTAATTATGAAAGATGGTTGTAAAGAATGTATCGAATCTATTCGAAAACATCCAAGATGCGAAAAATTAAATTGCCCAGTTTTATTTGAAAGTGAAGAACAAAATAAAAAGGAAGAAAACTATATGAGTGAAGTAAGTAAATATTTTGATAAACAAATTTTGAAATTAGATTCATCTAAGGTAAAAATCTGGTTTACATCTGATACCCATTTTTCGCATGCAAATATTATCAAATATTGTAATCGTCCATTTTCAAATGAAAAGGAAATGAATGAATATCTTATTGCACGCTGGAATAAAATGATTGGGCCAAATGATATTGTTTTTCATCTTGGTGATTTTGCATGGGGTGGTTCGGAAGTTTGGAATAATGTTCTTGACAGATTGAATGGACATATCTATTTGATTATTGGTAACCATGATATGAAAAATCTTCGTCAAGGATATATTTCTAAATTTGAATCTGTTGCATTCCAAATGTATGTTTATATTGATGGACGAGCCGTTTATATGAATCATTATCCATTCCTTTGTTATGGAGGATCATATAGAGGAAAAGATGCTGTATGGCAAGTATTTGGGCATGTTCATTCTAAAAAAGAACATTATAATATTGAACATATTAATGATGCAGAAGTGAAAGAAATTCTTGGTAAAGATGTTATTCGTCTTCAATATTTAATGCCTACACAATATGATGTTGGCGTAGATAACAATAACTATACTCCTGTTAGTTGGGAAGAAGTAAAAGAAAAAATCGAGAAACAAATTGAAGATTTTGAATATAATCAAAACAAGAAAGAATCTTGGTTTAAGAAATTTATTAATAATATTTTAAATCTTTTTAAATAAAAAATTTTTGATTATGTATTTTTATAGTAAATGGGATAAATTTAAGTATTGGTTTAAATTTTGGTGGGTTATTATACTTACTGTGTATTCAATTGGAATATCATATTTATATTTTAGTAAGTTAAATAGTGAACACCCATTAATTTATGTTACTCGTTATGAACAACATAATGATACTATTAGTGGAAAACTTAGGTTTCATTATAAATATAACCCAGTAATTTATAATGTTATAGAGAATACTGATTTTATTATTCCAGATGGTATATATGAGGTTCAAAACACTTATTCTCCTAAGTTTAATAAATCAATGCCAATAATTGTAAATGTTCCTGGAAGGGCTGGAATTAGAATTCATTACGGTTCATGTCCAGAACATTCTAAAGGATGTGTATTGGTAGATGAATATACACTCAATAAAATTATTGAATTTGTGGATAAGAATAAAGCTAATGAACGAAAAACATTTATATACATAAATACAATTAATTTAATAGATCACAGAAATGAAAAAGGAAAATAATCTAAATTGGCCAAATATAAATTTTGATTACATATCACTTTATGATAAATGCAGAAATCACCATCCATCTGATTTTGATAAAATAGTAAGATATGTAACAGAACTTCGTAAGAAATATAAAAACCAACAAAATGGATAAATTAATTCAATATACTAAAAATTATTTTAAACCATCTAAACAATATACTTCTGTTATTAATATTGATAAAATGGTGGATGAAGCCCAAGAATGGGTATTAAATATAATTTCTGTTAATAATTGGCCAAGTGGTGGGTTTGATTTAAATTTATTTAGAAAAGAAATGGCTAATTGGTTTTCAGATAATTTAGAATATTTTTATAAAGGAGGAGCTTCATATTATTATTAATTATGAGTGAAAAGAAAAATTATCCAATATGTATTGGACCGGTAGGAACTAAACTTGCTAAACTTTTTTCTAAATTAATAGAAAAAGAAATAAAAAAGAAAAATGAGTGAATTTGAAGATATAAATATTGATGATATGCTAAAAGGCATAACACCAAATTTTGAAGATAATCCTATTGAATATAAAGGATCAACTGTTTTAGAAAAACCAAAGGTTTTAAAGCGGTTGATTCTTGGTGATATTCATGGCCATTGGGATAATCTAAAAAAGATATATGATTTGGAAGACCCAGATGAAGTAATTGTTCTTGGCGATTACTTTGATAACTTTAATGGTTCTGACCAAAGCATATATGATTGTTATCGTGATATTCTACAACTTCGTGGAGATCATTTAGCAAATAAAACTGGTGATTTTATAATGTTAATTGGCAATCATGATTTTCATTACAATCACTGGTATGAGAAATGTTCTGGGTATCGTTCAAGCATGGCTGTTAAAAATGCAATTATCTTGAATAGCTATTCTCAACATCTTAAGTTTGTATATTTAGATGAAGTCAATAATACTTTATATTCACATGCAGGTGTAACAAAACATTGGCTAAAAGAAAATCTTCAAGATAAGTATGATAAAGATTCATATAAGTATATAAATGAAATGAATCATAATGCATTTAAATTTACTTATAAAGGTGACACTGGACGTTCTGGAAATTCAATATATGCTAGTCCTATTTGGTGTCGTCCACAATCATTAAATCTTGATGCAATTGATAATGAAAATGGAGAACCAATAGTTCAGATAGTTGGACATACACATTGTGATTTTCCATTATGTTATAATTTTCAAGGATATGAAATGCCTGATGATTTAGATATAATTAATGAACATTTTAATGATGTAAAAATTTATATAATGGATACAATGCCAAAGTATTATATGGTTGAAGAGCTTGATGAAAATAGAAAGATTATTAAACGTGTTATAAAACAATTGGCATAATTTATATATAATTTAAAAATAAAGTGTAAAAACTATGGCATACGAAGTATATTTTAGAAACATACCAGAAGATGTTATGGAAAAGTACAATCATAAAAATAAAGGTACTTTTAATCGATTTGGTGGTGCTCAAGAATATAAATTAGCATTATTAATTTATACAATGCAAAAATCTAAAGATAATGATAATGATATATTAAGGGTTGTTAAGGATTGTGCATTTAATATTAAATTATATTTAGGTGGGCTTCAATTAGAAGTTGATAAAAGAGAAGAACAATTTGCATATGATAGATGGAAAGAAGAAAATGGAGAGCTTTGGTATTGCGGAAATAATTATGAAGATGCATATGATCTTAATGAATACAGAACAAATTTAATAAATGATACAGTTGAGAACTTAGCAATTCTTAAATATTGTGCAGAATCTGGAAATTATTTTGATGAACACAATCATCATTATGAAAAAGTTAGAGAAATTCGAGAAATTCTTGATAATTTTGAAACAGAAATGCAAGAAATTAAAGTTGCTGAAATTGAAAAAGAATTAAAGGATTATCGAGTTCCAGATTCTGATTATAATGATATAAAAGAAGAATTAGAAAATAAAGATTAACTAATTAAAATTAAAAATTATGAAACTATTTGAAAACATTAAACAACTTTATTCTAAGTATGATTTGTATATTGAACGTACATTTTGGCTTATAATTTTAGGTGTAATATTTGTATGTGCAATTATTGATATTAGTTATAAAGTACAATATTCAAATAAAGAATCTAATAAATATAACCCATTATATGTGCAAACATGTATGTATACATTAAAATATGATGCAGCTAAATTAGAATTAGCTAATGAGGTTGATAAGTATATTAAAAATATTGCATCACAATCAGCATTAGATGGATATGTTATTGTTGAGGAATGTTTAAATAGCGGAATTGATATTTGTTTTGTATTAGCACAAGGAGAGCAAGAATCACATTTTGGAACTACAGGTTTAGCAAGACGAACAAATTCTGTATTTAATGTATATGCATTTGACGGCCAATCACATGATGAAATTTCAAACAAAGGCAAATACAAACACCCTAATTATTCTGTGGCACCATATATAGAATTATTAAAGAAAGATTATTTGGTGAATGGAAAGACTGAATATGACCTAATGGATGGACAATATGTTAATAAAGATGGAAAACGATATGCAAGTTCTGAAACATATGAAAAAGCATTATTGAGTAAATATACTAAAATTAGACAGGACACAAAAATTGATTCATTATGTCAAGAAACAAACAAATACAAACTTTTTCTTGGGATTTAAATAAATAATAAAATTTCTTTAATAAATAAAAAGAGCAAATAAACTTTTTTATACATTTGACTAAAATAAATAAATAGAAAAATAAATAAATTACAAATGCTACAAAATTATAAGGAACATATGAATACCATTATTCTTGGTGGAAATGAACAACGACCATCAACAGTGTCTTCATCTGCTGCCTATAATAATGATGCACGATATGTGAGGTAAAACCCAATGAAATAGAGATACACTAAAGTTCCTTGGGTTGAAAAACTTAAGGAACTTTAAATTTTTATAACTTCTATTTTTTAGATTAAATAAAAAGATATAATTTTGTATCGTCAATTTCAAAAAGGCGTTCTTTAACAAATTGAAACATGGTTGGTAGTTTATCCCGTAGATAAAACAATAAGCCTTTACCCAATAGCGCTATTAAGTAATGTAAGTCTTATAGAAGTCAGGTGCGAATCTGGCCCGACTGCAAATAAAAAATATGAACAAAATTTAACTTCTATTTTTTAGATTAAAATAAAAGTAATAATTTTGCATCACATTTGGAAAATAATGGTAATTTTTAAAAAAGATTATTTCATTATAAACTTTTTTGAAAAACCTTATATAAATTATAAATGCAACAGAGAAATCTGAAAACATTTTAAAAAGAGATCTTTGACGTATTGAGATTAGAAATTAAAAGAAAGAAATTTAATTGCCTAACTGAAATCCTGAAATATGGTTGCTAACCGTCAATTGTGGATCACACCACATAGTAATGGGAACCAGAGGGAAGGCAATACAATTATATAGCCAACATTCTTCCTGTGAAGGTTTTTTAGTTGGCAATTCGCCAACGCTTTGACGCAACAAGCGTTACCCTTAAGGGATTAGGAGTTGAGTCAATATTGTGAGGGAAAACACATAGAATTGACCCTATATGGGTTGATAAAACCTTTCTCGTTAAATTAGTCATTTGTACTATGATGCTTCGAGGACAATAAGAGAGATAGGTTGAGCAACCCTATCAAACCTTAGTTGAAATAAACAACTATAAAAATATAAATCTTGGTAAAGTGGGTGAGCGTCTTGTAACTCAAGAAGAGAGCTCCTCTTAAACGGGTGGCGAGTGTCCAGAATAACCAATCTCTGATATAGGCTTTACCAAATCTAATAGTTGAAAGAAACAACTTTAAAAACTGTATAATAGAAATATTATATTTTATCTACTTTTGTAGATGCGTAATGATATAATACATATTGTTACAAAGTTTATAAGTGTTAGGATTGGAAGTGTCCATACTTAATGAGTGGTTGCCCACCGGATCTATTAAGGCCCATCGGTAACAGATGGAAACTCAACTTAGTCGGATAAATGGAAAAAGAAACTTTAAGTTCAATTTTGTACGAGTATGACTGAAAAGGGATTGTGCAAAATATATTTACCTTTGGTGTAATAACACGCTTATAAATCATTTTTATTTTACCATAGTGTATGAAACTATCTCGGTATAGAATGCACGCCTCAAGTAGGAAGGCTGGTTAGAACAGCAGGTAAAATAACAAGTTTAAGGTTCCTGCTTATAAACCTTTGACAATCTGGAAAGACAGATGACTGGGAGATTAGTATATCGGTTATTACGCTGGCCTGTTAAGCCATGAAGCCTGGTTCGACTCCAGGATCTCCCGCAGGTCCTGGTTTCTTTAGTGGAGATAAAATTACATGGCGATTAAAAAGACGAAACTCCACAAATTTTTAAGCTAATCAGCCTAGTCTGAAAAGTAAGGTCAGTGTTTAGTCATTGGTAAAACGTCAATTCGTACGCCTGAAATAAAGATACTTAGCTTAAGTTTTCCGGATAACACCGGAGGTACATCTTCAAGCTTAGAAGAGACGAAGCACTGGATTTTACCAGTAGTAGCGAGGGGCGGTTCCTCGGAAGATGGCAAAAATTCCAAAACTCTTGCTACAACAAGATGAGGTGGCGTTTATATAAACTATTTGTAATTGGTTGTAGACTTTTACAAACAAGTATATGTTCGAAAAATTGGAACATGGTGTAAGAGTGGTGAGCACGCTGGTTGTGAAGACCGGAGACTGGTGTGGTTCGATTCCCCCGCCCAAACTAAAATCCATAAGTTTAGTAGTATCTTATACGCGTTAAAAAACTACTCGGGTTTATAGCCCCAACCTGAATTTTAATATATTACTGATGGGGCATTTCAAACTGAGCGAGTAAACACTGCAATGTTGAAACACTCTGGCGTTCATAATATATTAGTAAATCATTGCTTGCAGGTTTTGATCGAAAGTTGAATGTTCGTAAAATGATAATGGTGTAAATTGGACAGCACGCCCCATGGTGGGGAGGTAGAAGACCAAGGTTGGGCAGCCGTAAAACCGAAAGGGGAACCTGGTGGCAGTTGGTTCGAGTCCGCTTTATCAACAACGTAGTTATATAGGACGCTATATAACGAACAGACTACATGGATGAAGGAAAGCCGCCTCCACAAGGAAGGAGAAACCAGGATCGAAACTGGGGGTAGTCCTAAATTTTCTCTAAGTCCAATTTTTTAGAGTGATAGCTTTGTATACCAAGCGAAGAAGGTGGGGTATTACGGATGTGAAGATTCCTTTGAGAATAAATTCTTGCGCAAGGGTTTATTTGAAATGCATTCAAAAATTGTAGTGATAATGGACATCCAAAAACAATTAAAGAATCTTATTTTTGGCGGAGGCCACTAATCCTCTTAGCCAGTGTATAAGTCCTATTACGTGAACGGAGACCCACATTAAACGACCTTTAATAGGCGGCATGTACAGTGAACGGTGAATCACTATAAAAACGCGTTGATGGTACACATTTAGAAAGAACCATACAAGGAACGATATTAGTGGTCAGGTCCCAAGAGAGATAAACACACTAGGCTCTCAATTTTATTAAAGGTTAAACACTGAGTGACGCTGGATGGCGTTCCTAAGGGTGTCGGGTAAGTGCATCAAAGGCTAAGCGAAGCATAACAGCCACATTTAAAGGGTGATTAGCTAGTTCCCTCATTTTATAATGATTTTATATTAATAATAAGTTTTTTGAGTAAAAACAAAAAGAAACTCAATTCTTTAATTACAATGTTAATTGAAGTCTTATCTTTACCACCGGAGGTTGTTATACCACGGGCTTATTTTAGAAATTAGAAAGTAAGAGTTTTAATTATGTTTTTTAAGGTTTCTTTTCCTAATTTTCTTTAACTGACTAAAGTAAAATTTGAAACCGCCTCAATGGGACAGTTGGTCGACTCCGCCACCCTTGTAATGTGGAATTATACATCGTCGGTTCGAATCCGGCTTGAGGCTCAAAAGATTACAATTTTTTGTAATTGATTTGAAATAAATATAATATAAAAGAAATATTATTATTTATGAGAATGAGAAATGGTTTAAGTGAAAGTGAAGCTGGAAAATTAGGAGCTATTGCTGCAAAAAAGATTTATGAAGAACGTAAATTAAAAGCAATTCAAATATATAATGAAAATCCTAATTTATGTGCTTATTGCAATAACCCAATTCCATATATAAAACGTGGAAATAAATGTTGTTGTCAAAGTCATTCAGTTTCATATTCAAATTTACAAAGAACACCTGAACAAAATAAAAAGAAAGCATAGAGTATTAAAAAATATTATGAAAATAAATTAGTAATTAAAGATAATATACATGATCGTAAAGTATTTACAAAACCAGAAGATATCGAAAAACATAGAAAGATAAAATATTGTAAATATTGTGGTTGTGAAAAAGGTAAATGTATTGATGAATATGTATGTAAAAAACATCAAATATTTAAAACTTTAGAAAAATTTGGATTTGATAATTCAAAAATTGGAACAGTTGATATAGTAGATGAATATTATAAAATAAGAAATATAATTTTAGATTTTTATTTAAAAAATGGTTCAGATGAAACATTATTAAAAGATTAGTTTAATTATATTTCGGGTGGAGCAAATTTTCATAAAATATTAAAATCTTTAGATATTAATAGTAGAAATCAATCTGATGCTCAATAGTTTTCTATTGAGCATAATAGAAGAGATTTAATTCCAGTAGGAATACATTATAAATTTAAAGATGAATATCATATAACATGGGATAATAGAGAAGTTTATTTACGATCAAGTTATGAAACTGATTTTGCAAATGAACTTGATAATAAACAAATTTATTATGAAGTAGAAACATTAAGAATAAAATATTTTGATACACAAAGGAATCAATTTAGATTAGCAGTTCCTGATTTTTATCTACCTGAAACAAATATGATAATTGAAATAAAATCTATATTTACTTTAGACATTCAAAATATGAAAGATAAAGTTAAAGCATATAAAGATTTAGGATATAATTTTAAATTAATTCTTGAACATCAAGAAGTTGATTTAAATTCATTATAAATAAGTGTAAAAGATATCGGTTCGAATCCGGCTCGCACGGAAGCAGAGAGTCAGACTTCCAAGTGATAGTTGGCCTGAAATTGGTCTTAGAATATAATTGGCCTAAAACATTTACACTTTAAACTATAAAATCCAAATATGACTAGTTTGGTTGACACCATGAAAGAATGGTCCGCTATAGGGTGATGTAGTCGTTTGCAGACCCGTTAGTTTACCGTTAAAGATCCACGGGATGCATGGTTAATTGGTTTTACCGCAGGATGGAGATTAGTCACTTCAAAACCAAACCTTAGTAAGAAGATGCAAATTCCGAACAGTGGCTTGGGGAAATATAATTGCATGTTTATTTCCCTATAATCCAATAGTTGAGAAAACAACTTAAATAAATCAAAGTAAATTTACTTCAGCGAGATAGTTTAATATTTGCTACCAGAATACTGTGCACATGACACAGTGGATGTCAGTTGAAGTCTGGCTCTCGCAACCAATAGTTGATGTAAACAACTTTAAAAACCAATATTAAACCACGAAAAAGACTAGAGTTACAGCGATTTCCAGTAGCCGAGGACGAAGCCGTGTGGGTCACCATTGAAATCAAGACCTCTTCTAGTGAGAAGGGTGACATTACTCTCTGGAATTTACGAGTAATGGGATGGGCCAAAAACAACACTATGTGGTTTATACTTATAGTTGAAGGAAAACAACTTTAAAAAAGACAATAACCTATGAATAATTAGGTGCGTTAAACCAGCTACACAAATGCTGTATGTGATAGTGATAAAATGCAGCCATGGAGGCTAACAAAAAGATTGCAAGCTTTTTGAATGCATTAATAACTTCCATGATTAAATAGTTGAAGGACATACAACTTTAAAAACCCGTTGGTGTTTCAGCGGATACAAACACACAAAGGGAGCGTCGGCCGAGTCCACAGAGGGTTGAACCCGTAGACCCTCAAACTTATAGTTGAGGTACAACAACTGAAAAAACCAATAAAAGTATTATAACTGAAGTTATTTTACTACGTTAACATATCCACAACCGTATATCTTGAAAAATAGTGGTGGTTCACAAAACAAATGTTTATCATTCGAATAATTCATAAGTATCCATGGAAGGCTTATGATGCGGATACTGTTAATATTTTATAGTTGAGGGACAACAACTTACCAAACCCGTTGATGGCTCAGTGCTGGAATATGCGAGTTGGAACCATACAAAGTGCGGTTACGTTACGAGGCACCACGAGAGTTGATTGGGTATCAGGTATTTAACCGTCGGACTAGACTCTCAAACTTATAAAATATCTTATTTAAGGGCTGTCTTAAGGACACTTTGGATAGGGTGGAGAATACATAAAAAGAGTATTCGTATAAAATAAGATATTTTAATATTGCCCTGTAGCTCAATTGGCTAGAGCGTCTGATTTTGGTTCAGAAGGTTGGGGATTCGAACTCCTCCAGGGCAACATAGTGAAATATATAGCTCAATGATGGCGCACTAAAACATGTAGAGCACCGGCCAGTTAAGTCGGCGATATGAGGTTTGATTCCCATTATATTTTGAATCGGTCACTGATATTGTCAGGAAGCAATTTCTGGCTGGGATATAAAAGTATCACACTGATAAACTATTTTGAAACTTATATATAAATTATATTATATTAGTAAAACTAAAGAGATAAAGAAAAATATAGTTAGACCAAATCTGACTGAATTTAGAGAGTTATATCTTAAGTCATTGGAAGAATTTGAGTTATAGCCAATTTATAAAGATTTGATTGAACTATATTATGAATTCAAAAAGTCTAAACTTAAGTATAGACTTTCTATAGACTAGTTTGATCTATAGTTTTCTAGTTTAAACTCATCTAAATCTAATAAGTGCATTTATATTTTGATTCTTTTGAATTTTTGTTCTAAAAGTTATAAAATTGTATAAATGTTAATAGTTTAAATACCTAATAAACAATATTGCATAAGGATGTTCCTATTTTATAATCACAAAGTTTGATTGCAGTTCATACTCCTCGCAATATTTAAATTGGGAGATCAGCTAATCGGTTAGGCTTCATCTCTGATAAGGATGCCATCCGGGTTCAAGTCCCGGTCTCCCAACAAATGAAACAATTTAATATATTTGTAATATAATATATAAATAACGGGTAGTAGTTCAGTCCGGTTAGAATGCTGCATTTGGGATGCAGAGGTCGTGAGTTCGAATCTCGCCTACCCGACAAAATAATAATTAAAAATATTGTTTAATGCATTTGGGCGAGAAGCATTGAACGATTGATGCTCATCCTGAACAATGGTTTGACTCCAATACGTCCATGCTAAACGGCAATATAAAATAAGGATTTATTATTAAATAATAGAAAATAATAATTCAATGTCTCTCATGTTAGGCGATCAGGTACAGAGACGGATGATTATAGATAGTATAATTTGTTAATTAAAAAGTCGGTGCAAATCCGGCGTAAAATTTAAAAAATAATTTAATTTTTGCACATAGTATTAAATTATAATTTGTTGTTAAATAAAAGTGCAATATAAAAATTAAATTATAATACATAAATTTTAAATAGATTTAAATGAAATTGAATTATTATTTAAATTTCCAAGTAAATTTAAAAATCGCTAATATGCTCGGATAGGTATAAGCATACATTAATTCGATGGCCAAATGATTAATTATGAGTTGGTGGGTGATTATATTGAAAATTGCATATTGAAAAGGAGCAAATTTAATAGAGAAATATTATAATTATTTGTTTAATTATAATAGAGTAGCTCGCAACAATTATTTTCCGAATTTTTAAATGGCCCATTCGTCTATCGGCTAGGACGCCAGATTTACGTTGGAAAGAAAACCATACTATTAAAAACTCCAGTTTGGAATATAATATTTGATTATATTATATTTCACTCATTCTGGAAAGAGCAGTTCGATTCTGCTATGGGCTACTTTACAATTAAAATTAAAAATATGGATCATTCGAATATCGGTTAGTTCGCCAGATTTTCATTCTGGAAAGGTTTTAGGGTTCGACTCCCACATGATCTACCAAATTAAACTTGCAATCCAACGATTACTATATGTAAGTTCGGGATTTGGATGGGCACTACCAAACGGACCGAGAACCGCGTGCATTCGAGATTGGTGACGGTGTGGAGAGACACACTCTTGGTCCGGTAGCTCAGTGGTGTAGTAGCAGGACACTCATAATGTCAAGGTCGGGGGTTCAAATCCCTCTCGGACCACGTGAAAAACCGTAGTGTATACTTTATATGTTTCACCAAAATGCGGTAACCTCCATATGCCGGCAAACATAAAATATGGCAAGGACAAAGTGAAAACGTATTTTCAGAAAAAAGTTGAAATTATATACTGAATGTAATAGAGTCTGGTCATGGCCTGACATTTTGTAGGAGAGTTAACTATTCTGCAAGGTCATATGGAATCAACCCAGTGAAAGACTACGTATATATCTCATGAGATTTCAACTTCATTATGGTGCTCTTCTAGAGAGCATGCGGGACAGCGACGTGGCAACCGCAGTGGAAGATTCTCTTCTCCAATAAATACTAGGCGTCTCCAATAGTTGAAATATGGATAACAACTATAAAACCATATAATATAGCGGGGTAGAGCAGTGGTAGCTCGTCAGGCTCATAACCTGAAGGCCGGGGGTTCGAATCCCTCCCCCGCAACAGAGGCCCATGTCTGAAATGGCTTGCAGGTTCGAGTCCTGTCTTTGGTGTTTCATCATTTTATGGTGTTCCTACCGAGGTGGCGAAAGTGGTAAACGCGTGGGTAAGATTGTTGTTGGCTATAACAACATTAAACAAATATAGCAACTTTAACTAATATATTATGTTAGACACTAATTATATTCCTTAAATGAAAAGTAAAGTATTGAGTAATAGAATACATGAGGGTTCGTACCCTGGAGTAGAAATCGACCAAGAAATGCATATAATTATATGGGTGCAACTCCCATAATAATATTTTAGTTAATCATATTGGTATCATCGTTCAACGGCTAGGATGCAACACTGTCACTGTTGTGATGCGGGTTCGATTCCCGCTGGTACCGCCAATTTAGGTTAAGTCCAAAGATATCCAGGTAGTTTGTAAGGATTAAAGAATAGAACTTTAAACACTTCGCTAATATGCTTTTGAGGGAGCACATGGAATATCGAATTGTTACCGGCGTAACATGAACCGGGAGTCGTAAGGAACATAGTCCGAAGTCAACAAAATGAGAATTTGATGCGTAAGCCAGGTGTGCGACGAACTGGACATCGCCTCTCAATAACGCAAACTGGACAAGTGTAACCAGATAGCTGTCGTATATTAGTCTATTCAATGGTATACGTCTCAGAGCACTTCGGCGGACCTCTAATCCTAAATTTTTAATTTAAACATAAATTTGTAAATCAAATCCTGGGTTAATCGCCGGGTTGACGGTTCGGAAAAAAGACGAACTAGGCATGCAATACTGCTAAGAGAAACTTTTTGTATTGCGCGGACTTTGGTGGTTGAAGCGCAGAATGCAGATATTGATTAACTGAAAACCATCTTTTGGATATATGTTATTGGTTTAACATATATTCACTCTAAAGCAACACGCATTATCAATTAAGTAGGTTGCTCCATATTAAGTGAAAGTAATAGTTGACTACTATATGATAACTTAAAGAAGAGTTGAAGTGGTACATAGACTAATTAGGGCTAAATAAATTGGTTGACGAGATAAAATGGGAACTAGTCATTCCCATTCTCGAAAAAGTTAATTCTTTAAGAATTTTTGGAAAACTTTAAAAACGAAAAATTCACCGAGGGCCCTTCATATAGTCTGGTTTAGTATGTCAGCTCTGCAAGCTGATCACGCCGGTTCGAATCCGGCAGGGTCCACTGATTTTCAATAAGTAACAGAAACGAGGTTGAGGTATAGATGATGGGAAAATATGACAGAGACTAAACAGAGACGACTTATTGAAACAACACTATAATATCTAATATTCAGTGGGGAGTAGGCTTGACCGAAATTAAAACATCTGACCCATGTTGGTAGTTAGATATTTGAAATAACGTACGAAAAAGATGAAACAAACTCCACCGTTTCATACATTGGGAGATGATCTTTTGGTGTTGTGGAAGCCTGCAATGGTGTAAGAAAATCGCAATGGTTTATCCATATTATAACGTGTAATATGGGATTTAAATTCCACCAATTTTTGAATTATAATTAAATGCGTAGAACGATCAATAAAATGCGACATACGAAAGTCACATGGGATAAATGGAATTTGCTATTATACCGCAATTCATAAGTATGTTCACTGTGGAGAATCGGGAATCAGTGGTTTAATTATTTACACTTGGAGATTACGTATCAATATAGGTGTGTATATTTTAAAAGTGACGGTCGGGGTGAAAATCCAAGCGAGTTTAAACGGGAAGGAAGAGAGAAAATTTATCAAGTCATATGCTCCTGATAAATATACGGCTTTTAAAATAAATTATATCCTGTATGGGTTCTATACACCGAGCACTTATAATCCTCGTCATTATATACTGCTCGTTAAAATTATTTGGTTTATAGCACTAGTCTTGATTTTTCTTAAATAAATATAATATAAAATACATTTATTAGTTAATATGTTATATTGTAAATATTGTGGCAAAGAATGTAAAAATTTAAATTCATTAAGACAGCATGAGATTAGGTGTAAACAAAATCCTAATAGAATTAAAATGGATTTATCAAAATGGAAGTGCCCACCAGAAAAAAGAAAATTAGGAACAAAAAATAAAGTTGCTTTAACTAATGGAAATAAAAACAAATATCTATTTCCTAATGAAGCAGAAGAATTTTTACAAAATAATTTAGATTGGCATAAAGGATTTACAATTATAAATCATGGTCCAAATTTAGGAATTGCATCCACTCCTGAAAAAGAGGCTGAGAGAAAAAGAAAAATTTCAGAAACAATGAAGAAAAATCCATTAGCTGGTGGTAGAAGAATAGGTAGTGGACGAGGAAAACAAGGATGGTATAAAGGAATTTATTGTGATAGTTCTTGGGAACTTGCATTTTTGGTATATTATTTAGATCATAATAAAAATATAAAGAGATGTGAAGAACGAAGAGAATATATTTTTAATAATGAAAAACATACTTATATTCCTGATTTTATAACAGATGATGGTATTATAGAAATAAAGGGATATAAAACACAACAATGGAAATCCAAATTAGAACAAAATCCTGATATAAAAGTTTTATATGAAGATGATATTAAACCATATTTAGATTATGCAACATCATTATATGGCCAGTATTATTGGGAAGTTCTATATGAAAATAAAAAATAAGTTTGGAGGCATGCCGAAGTGGTCATAACGGCACTGACTTGAAATCAGCTGTGGCTCACGCCCCGGGGGTTCGAATCCCTCTGCCTCCGCCGTTAAATATAAACCTGCATAGTAAAGTTCCTATTATAGGTTCGATTCCTAAAATTACTGGATGGTTATTACTTTCCGCGGGTTTAACTTATAATAAAATGCATAAAGTTGTTCCTATTTAGTTTATTGAAAAGCAGGAAGTCGGGGGTTCGAGTCCCTCTCTCCACACAAATAATATAAAATGTGGAGATAACTCAGATGGTAGAGTGCCCGCCTAAACATACACTTCGCGTTTTATCCCCCTTATAATAGTTTGAACATTGCTATTTAAATAATGTTACGCCTTACCCGGTTTAAGTTGAAAGAGTGCCCGGGCTGTAGATCTAAAAGCCAAAAGCTAATCTATAAAAAACTTATCGCTCCATTTGCACTTGGAAGGTTGAGTGCAATTTTTAATATATCATTACTGAGGTGGATAGGAGAAGCATATAAAACCCGAATCCTGAGGAAATGGCGTAACGACAAAAAGTTAGAAGGGCCGAAGAAACCGTCGTTGCTTGATATACGGTGTGGAAAGGCGTGGTAAGTAATGATTATTTTTATAATTCTCAAACCTTGTGGGTGCCAGAAAACACCACATGCAGAAAGTATTTAATATTGCTAGCGATTAAAGAAATTTGGTTCGTTATTGAGAATTTTTTCTTTAATAAACATTATCGAATCCATTTAAGTAATATTCGATATAACTGAGAATAATTACATTAATATTAAATGGCGTTGCTACTCATCTGGTATGGAGGCATACTGAGTACCTTGGTCTATTACGAGAAGATAGGCCGGTGTTTAAATTTAAGATAATGTTTATTTTTAATGGGAGAGTTCCTAATGCGGTAATTAGGACCAGACTGTAAATCTGGCGGCTTAGCCTTCGGGGGTTCGAATCCCTCCTCTCCCACAGTTTTTAATAAACTTATATGGTGTCCGTAGCTCAATTGGTAGAGTGCTGGATTGTGGTTCCAGTGGTTCTCGGATCATACCCGAGCGGGCACCCCTACTTAGGATGTACACCAGGCAGACTGTTGAGTCATATAAACAGTATAATCCTATTTTGAATGTTGGTTTTAGAGTGAGGGGTTCTGAAAGACTTAAAGAGAACTCACCTACTGGATGCATACAGTGATTATCGCCACGGGAATCGTAGTTGATTTTTAGAGCCCTTAGCTAAGGTGTCGGAGCGTTACCGGCCGTGGTGTCAAAATTACATGGGCTTATGGCGTAATAGCGAGCCGCGCCAGACTTAGGATCTGGTTCCGAAAGGAGTAAGGGTTGGAGTCCCTTTAAGCCCACATTTAAAAAGAATAATCATTCGATATTTTTATGATGTTATATTAAGGGTTCAAATCCCAATTGGGGGCTTGTCGACGAACAAGATATGTATCTTATATAGCTATACTCAAAGTCCCTCGCATTTTTCGAGTGTTATATAAGTAAGGTCGGACATTATAAAGAAATTGTTAAAACCGTGGAGAGGTGCACATCAAAACGTGAATGATTAATGGTCCTTTAGCTCAGCTGGTATTAGAGCACTTGGCTTACATCCAAGGGGTCGTAGGTTCGAATCCTACAGGGACCACAATAAGAATAAGAAAAAATAAAGGATTCCAAACAGTTATTCAAAGTATCTTTTCTTTTTATGTTGTTTTTCTTGGTTCTAACTTTGAATATTTGCAGGTATAGCACAACAGTCGTGCACCAGTTTGCCATACTGGGGATCCCGGGGCAGCACCGGGTATCTGCTCAACATTGCAGGTTCTTATTAGAATGAAAGTCTGGAAAATCCAGTGCTAATAAGGTGAAATTAAAATTGTAAGAGACTGCAAAGGGGTTGAATAATGTGGTCAACCCATAAAAACTAGGTGTAGAGGAGCCCGGTTTATCTCGCGTGAATTGGAATCACGAGCACGCAGGTTCGAATCCTGCCATCTAGACTTCGCGAATTAGTGTAATATGTGCCCGTAAAATTTCAGATGTACGGTTAACACAACGGCCAATGTTAATTAGTCTGAATGGTGTTCCTTTAGTATGAAATGTATATACAATGTACAGTGTGTATACAAAGTAAGAAACAGGTTGGGAGGATCAGAGCACGGCACCCGGAGATGGTGTTAGTTACGTGGAAGTCGTAGTTCGCAACCAATAAATTAATATTCGAGGGTCTACGAGTGAATTAACACGGAGAGCCAAACCAAAAACAACCGAGTAGGTTTGGAGAGAGTAGAGATGGTGTGGCGTAAGTGGACAGGTTGTAGTTTGTGATATGCCTAGAAGTGGTGGCCTGCTGGAAAATGGTGGCATGTAGAATATTGATTTTTAATTTTTTAATGTGAAGGATAACACAATAAAACCCTTGTTGCTAACATTCTTGGGCAGGTAATGAAAATGGCTAGGTGTATGACCGGTGACTTGGTGAAATTCCAACATTCCTAGTGAAGAAAAATGATTCGCGGTTAATTTTTCTTAAAGGTCATTTTTAAATATAATCACGATACTAAGACGCGTACCGACGGGTCAGTTCCAGTATTCTGGTATAAAACTCTCATATATGTCCAAATATATTTTGGTGCACCTGAAGTTGGATGAAGAGAGGAACATTAGTATGTGTGGTTTTTTGCCCCGGTGGTGAAATGCATATCACGAGTGACTACGGATCACTTATTCTGGGTTGGAATCCCAGCTGGGGTACTATAGAAACAAAGTTCATTTAGAGCCTATAATAATTAAAATAATAAAACTATATTATATATGAGAATCGATTCATTAGAAAGCATCTGGAATAACTTGGGGTATGTTATTCAGAAACATAATGATTATAAAAAGACTAAGAGAAATCTTAGAAAGCTGGTTTATAATTGTTCTCCAAAACATATGAAAGATGGTTCAATAAAAAACACTTTTATTGAAGTTGGATATCTTTATTTAACAAGTGCTGTTAAAGATGATTCTCAAGGTTTTGTATGGTTTGATTGTACTGATCATATTAATTATGATGAAGAACATAGAATTATATTCCCAACAATGCCTGCACAATTTTGGGATAAATTAGTTGGAAAGCATAATACTAATATTGCTCAACTTTATAATGATAAAACAAAAGAATATTTGCATAAAGATTCTAATATAGAATGGAATATTGTAAAGGGCCAAGCATTATTTACTACAAGGCAAGAAGCAGAGGATTATATTAAACAATGTGAAAATGGTGAAATTGAGCTTCCTGAATTCTTTTTAAAAGTTGAAAGAGTTATGACTAATCCAACACGAGAAGATTATGAGAACATTGGAAAATAAACAACAATAATTATGGAACTTAAAGATATTGTAAAAGGCCAAGCCGATTTATCTTGTGTAATTGCAGGAGGAATTGCTGAATATATTTTAACAGATATAAATGGAATCAAATATCAATTGCAAATTAATTTGGCAGATAAACATGATGTTGGTGAAACTGCTACATTCCAAACACATTATGATAAAGCAATTATTTTAATGAGATGGATTCGTAGAGCAATTGAAAAAGATGAATTAATTAAACTTAATTAATAATTCTTGAGCCGGTAGCTCAGATGGTAGAGCAGCAGACTCTTAATCTGCGGGCCGTGGGTTCGAGTCCCACCCGGCTCACAAATGGCGAGGTAGCTCAGTTGGTTAGAGCGCAGCATTCATAATGCTGAGGTCGTGGGATCGTGACCCTCCCTCGCTACATAAATATCCTATTAGCCCAATCGGTAGAGGCAATAGTTTCAAAAACTATACAGTGTTGGTTCGAATCCAACATGGGATACAAAAGATAAATGACATTTATGGTTATTGCACATCCAAAAAGCATGTATAAAAATAAAAATAAATGTTATGAAGAAGATTTTTTTAATTATGTGTCTTCTATCATCATTTATCTTTTGTAATGCCGAACCTTCGTATGAAAGTTCAACAAAAAAGGCAAAAGAATCACGCATAGAAGTGGTGAATGAGAAGACAGTTATTTTCAAAAATGTCGTAAAAATAGAAATAATTACTAAAGATAAAAATCAAATAACATATGTATATGATTTGAAAAACAGTAAATTAGTAATTGTTGCTAAAGGTGCATTTGAGATTGATACAAAAATGGGTGATTATTTAGTTCAATCTTCTAAGAAAATAACAAAAACCGAATATGATTTTATTGAAGAAATTTAATCATATTTATTTATGTTAAATATAATTAAATATATTTATGAATAATTATATTTTTATATTTAACAAAATTTTTGAAATAAATATAAAAAGAAAATAATTTTTAAGAGGTGGTATCCTTAAAAACTATTTTTAGAAATATAAGTTATAATTATAAAGCATTTTAATGTTTTATTATACAAGATACCACTTTTAAGTATAATAATCATTTTAATGCTTTTATTTTATGAAGTTAGTTGAACAACATATTATAAAATCTAATCATTAGTTTTACAAAGAACTTGATAATTTATGCTTTTTATCTAAGAATCTATATAATCAAGCTCTTTATAGGATTAGACAATAGTTTTTTGAAGATAAAACTTTTAAAAATTATTATGATTTAAATAGAGAGCTTCATGATGAAAACTAGATAGACTATAGATCACTTCCATCTAATACATCACAAGAAACATTAAAACTAGTTAACCAAAATTATAAATCATTTTTCTAGAGTTTAAACAAACAAATTAAAGGCGTTAAAATTCCTAAATATTTAGATAAAATTAAAGGAAGATAGATAGTTGTTTATAATTATTCAACAATATGTGGAAAAAAAGATTTAGGATTTTTTAAAATTCCAAAAACTAATTTACAATTTAAAACTAAATAGAAAAATATTAAGCAAGTTAGAATAGTTCCTAAAAATAATTATATAGTTTTAGAAGTTATTTATGAAGCTTCTATCAAAGAATTATTAAAAGATAATAAAAGATATATGTCTATTGATTTAGGAATTGATAATTTAGCTAGTTGTTCTAGTAATGTAACTAAATCTTTTATAATCAATGGAAAACCTGCCAAATCAATAAATCAATATTATAATAAAAAGAAAGCTAATCTTCAATCTGAATTAAAACTTAAACAAAATAAAAATACATCAAAGCAAATATAGAATTTAACTTTAAAGAGAAACAATAAAATAAAAGATTATTTTCATAAAGCATCCAGATATATTGTTAATCAATTAGTTAACCAATCCATTAATACACTTATAATAGGAAAGAATGATGGATGGAAACAAGAGACAAATCTAGGTGTTGTTAATAATCAAAATTTTGTAAATATTCCTCATTAGATGTTTATAAATCAACTAAAATATAAATGTCAATTAGAAGGAATAAATGTCATTGAACAAGAAGAAAGTTATACTAGCAAAGTAAGTTTTTTTGATAATGACTATATTCCAACTTATAAACAAAATGATGAACTATTTAATCCATCTGGAAAAAGAATCAAAAGAGGTTTATATAAAACTAAAAATAATTTATTAATTAATGCTGATATAAATGGTTCATTAAACATAATGAGAAAATATTTAAATGTAGTTTGTGATGACTTAATTAGTTTAACAAATAGAGGGTTTGTGATTAATCCAGTTAAAATTTAGTTTTAACAAATAAAAACTTGTGAATAGTTTTTAATATCATTTGATTCCAAATGTATCAGAAATTTATAAGAATTTATGCAGTCCATCGCGCCCATTCCAAAAGATATAAGAGGTGAGGAAGTTCAGGACACTTATTTGGAAGTGAAAGTCTAAGTATAGGAGGTTACCCAAATTACTGCCCCATGGTAAGACGAATAGTTAAATGATGGAAATAGGTACAGAATCCTGGCTATTACATAATTCATATATTTAATAAAAATAAATGTTTAATAATTATGATACCAACATTAACAGTTTACATGCTAATTGCTATACCTATTATCTATATAGCAATTAAAAAATAAATAAAATGGTGTTATAATTAAAATTTACAACACCATTTATTTTTATTTAAAATTAAAACCTAAACACAATGAATTACAACATTCAAGAAAAGAAACACTATTTCATTGTAAATGGCGTTAAAGTTCATTGGAATTTTAAATTATTGCCTAAAGGTTTTGAAGCAATAACATTATTTGGGCATGTTTATGATGTTCATCCAAAAAATGAATTAAAAACATTTTTAGAAACCTATTGGGGAAGAGTAATGGTTAATCATGAAAGAATTCATATAATGCAAGCCGAATCTTTTAAACTTAGATATTTTGCATTTTATATAATATATCTATGGTGGTGGATAAAAGGTTTGTTTAAATATAATTTTAGTAATTTTGAATCATACTATAAAATTCCATTTGAAAGAGAAGCTTATCATAATGAAAAAGATTTTTATTATGATGAAGTACATTGGAAAGAATTTAAATGGTGATTTTTGTAATGGTCTTTACAAAAATGATCATTTATTTTTTATTTGCGGGTGTAGCTCAGTTAGCTTAGAGCGTCTGACTTCCAATCAGAAGGCCCTGGGTTGAAGTCCCAGTACCCGCACGAATGTTAAGGTAGCGCCTTAACTAGTTGCAGTTATGAGATCGCGGAATCTGCAATGAATAAAAATAATAAAAGCCGCGTACATGTCTCCGTAGCTCAGTTGGTTCCGCAAGGCTTGAGAGCACCCGCCTTTTAAGCGGGGGGTCGTGGGTTCGAATCCCACCGGGGACACAAAAATCCAATTTAATTTGGTTGACTAAATTTCAATAAGAAATTCGCTACAAACACATAGCGTTACGATTGCTGTTTGACTTGAATATTCAAAACGAATATTAGATTTGTTAATTAGATTAAATTAACACTATTTAGGACTATATTAGATTGCTATGAAAAATGAGTGATTCTAATGATATGGCGAGGAGTCCTTCACGAGGTCAGTGTTTTAGAGCCATATCTTATTTTTAATCTCAATACGCAAGTATATGAAAAAGGAGACTGGAATGAGTCTCCTTTATTTTTTATTTTTATTAAATTAACTTCTATTTTTTAGATTACATAAAAAATTATAATTTTGTATCGTTAATTTAAAAAAGATAAAAATTATGGCATTTATCAAAAATGAAAGTCCAAAAATTGGCGATTGGGTAATCACACAGAAATCACACTCTGCATGTGCTGGTACAATGACTAAAGGCAGTCGTGTAAAAATCACTGACGTTGATCCAATGAGAGGTTATTCAATTGTTGATGAGGAAGGAAATCGTCTTTGTGAAATTGGGTGGATAATTTAAAACATAAAATTATGGAAGGTTGGTTAGCACGAGATAAATCTGGTTCTTTATGTTTTTATATATATGAACCATATAAGTCAGCTGCTGGTTTTTGGAAGCCAGTTGAGGATGAACCATTAGGAAACCAAGTAGATGAATGTGAAGCATCTAAAAATATTAAATGGGAAGATAATCGAGCCACTCATGTAAAAGTTAATTTTGAAATTTTGTAATAATATGAAAACATCTATTAGAAAAAATGCATATGCTGTTCCAAGTGGAAGTTGGGATATCGCTGAACGAGTTCATGTTTCCGGAAAACATGGACGTGATAGAAAACAACATTATCTTTCCAAACAAGCGCGTTTGGCTGTTAAAAATGGAAAGGTTGATGGTGTTGATCTTAAAAATATTGAGGAGTAAATAACTACAAAATAAATTTTAAAAATGGATTCAAAACGACAACAAGAAATTAAAAATGAAATGGCAGGCCGAATAATTGATGCCTGTGGTAGCACCGGGGTTTTAGCGGCAGTGGATAACGATAAACTGGAAGGCGATGTTAAAGTTCGTCATCAGAAAGCTATGGCAGAAGCTAAAAAGCTTACCGGTCGAAAGAAACGAATTGATCCTAATGTTCAAGCAATATTTGCACGAATGTATGGATTAATTTAAAGCAAAGTAGACTTTTTCAGAAAATAGTCTATAATAAATAATAAGAATTAATTTTGTATAAGGTTTATTCAAAAGGTTGAATTTATATACCTTACAAAATTTATTTTGATCTTTGATTTATGGCGCGGTGGTGGAATTGGTATACACGAGGGACTTAAAATCCCTTGGGGGCCTATTGCTCCTTGAGAGTTCGAGTCTCTCCCGCGCTACAATCATTAAAAGCTAGATGATTAATTTCATCTAGCTTTTTTCATTAAACTATCTTTTATTTTTTTCATATAATATAAAAATTAATTTTATATTTATGGATAGTTTAAAAGAAACTTTTGAAAAACACGGAATTTCTGCTAAAGAATTTGATGATTTTTTAAAAGGCAGATTGAATTTAGAAGTTATTAAAGATTTGAAAACATGTTGGGATAAACACGCATTAAGTTTTTATACTAAAAAGACATATAATGATTTTGAAGAATGCGTAAGAAATGCTCTAAATAGAATAGGATTAGGAGAGCATTCATTTGGTGTTGTTTGTGATGAAAGAAATAATCCGCCTGAAATTATAGATAGTCAAAAATTACGAGTGGCAATTAGATTTTGCGCATTAATATATGGGTCATTTTATGAAACAGAATACACATTGCCAGATGCATTTGAACAATTAGAACTTAAAAAACATTTATTGGTATGAGAGGAGTTATTACATTAACACAAGATGAGATTAAGAAGTTATATAAAACTATTAAAAAATGGAATGACCCATCTGCATTATTAAAATACTCTTCAGACAAAATAGAAATATTAATTGAAGATTTAGAAAATTATAAAACACATAAATTATGAAATATAGAAAAAAACCTGTTATTATAGAAGCATTACAATGGAATTGTGATATGCTGCATATAGATGAAATGATACATTTTTTAGGTTATTCTGATGATCTAAAATTTACATTTGAAAATGAGTATGAAATTGATACACCAACATTTAAAATGAAATTATGGCCAGATCCAGAATATACAAGTTTTAATAATGAAGTTACTTTAGATATTAAAACGCTTGAAGGATTAATGCATGTTAGCAAAGGTGACTATGTAATTAAAGGTGTAGAAGGAGAATATTATCCTTGTAAACCAGACATTTTTGAGAAAACATACGAAAAAGTTGATGAGTAATAAACCAACAAATATTATTGATCGTGCTGACGAATATAGAGAATTATGGAGAACTAATCGTCAACAAGGATTTAGATTTGCCAGATTAGATTATGAAGATTTCAATTATTTTTTGAAAAAATCTGATTTAATAATGTGCAAAAGAAATAGTTTTAGAAAGAATAGTGAATTTTATGTATTAACATATGGATATGATAATTCTGGTGATATTCTTGCTGCAGCATGTGTTATTGAAAACCCTGAGCCAAGGAAACTATTTATAAAACTATTTGAAGTCTCTCCAAGTTTTTATAGGCAAGGCCTTGGAACTGATTTATTTACATGTATAAAGGATTTTAATCATGATAGATGGTACTATTGCACGTATGAATTAGAATCTCTTGATGATGAATCAACTGAATTTTGGAAAAAACTTGGGTTTAAAGAGTTTGTAAATGAAGAGGGTGAAATATTAATGTCAAAAACAACTGTATGATAAAATGTGATTTATATTTACATGGAAGCAAAAAGTTTATAATAACTTTGTCATTTTATGAAATTCCAAAAGTTAATGAATCAATTCATTTGGATGGATTTAATATGTATTATGTTACTGAAGTTAGACATGTATTTAGTTGTAAATATATTAATAGTAACACAATTGAAACAATTACTGATGAAAGTGAAATACAAATATTTGTAAAAGAATTATGAAGAAATTTATTATAGCTATAGATTTTGATGGTGTAATTGCGCAAATTAACAAAGATTGGGTACCAGGTACACCAAACTATCCAGGACCACTTGTTGAAGATGCAGCAAAATATATTCGTCAATTACATAAAGATGGGCACCAAATAATTATTTGGACATGCCGTGGAGGACAAAATCTTTATTTAGCAGAACAATTCCTTGATGAACATAATATTCCATATGATAGAATCAATGATAATGTTGATGGGTTTTATGATAGATTTAAACATAACACAAGAAAGGTTCATGCTGATATTTATATTGATGATAATCAGATAGGAGGCCTTCCTTCATGGGCAGAAATGTATGAAATAATAACAAATAAAAGTAAACAATAATATGAGAATAAAAGATTGTAAACATTATGCAGTTGTTAATATTTTTACTGCAACATCTGTTCTACAAGAACAAATTATGCGTGATGAACCATTTAATGAAGAGGCCGATGTATATGAAGAGAATGAACAGCCTGGGCTTAATGGCCATCAATTAACATATATTGGTTATATAAACATTAAGAATTCTTTTAATTTTTTTAAAAGTGAGCCAAATTCTTTTAAATTACATATTTTTGTAGATAATTATTGGGGTGTTTCATCTGGTGAAAAATGATTATGAAATTTAATTATGGAATTATTTAAAGATGCATATTTCTCAAAGTCTGGAATGTTGGTTGGTAAAGAACTAGATCATTGTTTTGATTGTGCTTATTGTCGAGCACATAATGGTGAATTATTAAATTATACAAAATATTTACCAACAGATTTAAATCCTGATTTTACAAATATACCAGTATTGGTTAATTTATTTTATGGTGATCCTACATTACAAACAGATGAAACTATTGATATTCTTGATAGATTAGAAAAAGCCGGACATGAAGGCCATATTGTTATTATCACAAAAGGCGATATGAACAAATTAGCAAAAAATTGGTGGCCACTTAATATTCATTATGGAATTTCTACATTTGGAATTAACTCTAAATATGATGGTAGCACAATAGAACGGTTTGAGAAAAATTTAAACATTTGTAAAAATAATAAATTATCATATTCAATTGAGTTCAGACCTATAATCAAAAACATAAATGATTCTGATGAAGTATTCAATTATGTAGTAAGTGTAGCAAAGAAACACAATGTAGGAATTGGATATTGTGGTTTACAAGTTTCAGATGAAACTAGAGAGAGATTAAATCGTGAAGGTATTGTATTTGAGCCTTATAATGAAAAAGTTGGGTTTGGATTAAAGAAATTTATTTCAAAAGAACGTGATAATGCACTTAGAAATATTGCTCATAATAATGATGTAAATGTATTTAAGAAAACTTCGTGTCTAATTGCAACTGCAAATCATGTGCCTGATTATAATGCACATTATTATAGACCTAATGAAGTAGGTTGTCCTGATTGTCCAAATAAAAAGATATGTCAAGAATATAAAGACAATTTATTTAACAATCCGGACATTTGGAAACTAAGGGCAACAATTCCATTTAAATTTGATTTGATTGATAAAGTTGATCATGTATGTACATTATATCAAAATGGATTGTGTCAATTTCCAAGCAATGATTGTATGCATATAACTGGTAAGATGATTAAAATAGATGATGAAATTACAACAACAGATGTAAGACTTATCAAATGGCTCACAGGATATACGGTAGACGCAAAATTTATTGAATCTCCTTACATGAGTAAAGCATGGCTTAAAAAATAAAATGCAAATATATTATAAACTATATAAATTTATAAAATCTATAAAAATTAACAAACAAATTTATGAAGTATAAAATTGAGTATACTGGTAAATCAATACCAGAATGGGTTATTAATAATAGCCTAACAGTTGAATTAGCTAATCGTGGAACAAATTTCCAATTTGATAAATGGCTAATGAATAATACCAATTTATTTGGTAATGAAAAAAATTTTTCTTTTAGCGATGAACATCGTGAAATTATTTCTTGTTTTTTAAAAGCAGGATTTACACCAATTGTAAATTGTTATGGAACATCATTAAAAGATGATCCCCGTAAAATAGTTGTTGAAAATGATATAACTTGGTTTTTATTTGATGGATGTGATAATACACATTTTATTAATATTGCTGTAAATTATAATAAAAATAAAGGAAATTTTACTGTTTATAATCATTCAGGAAAAGACAATAGTAGAATTGGCATATTTGATAATATGTTTACAATTTTAAATATGACTAGATGTTATATGCCTATTAATATTATACATGCTGGAACAGATTTTTATAAACCAGATTGGGAAAAATTAATTCTAAAAAATTCTGTTAATTTAGTAGACTCTAAATTATTTGATGAAAATTTAAAATACATAATTTCAAAAGTTGCTGAATCTTCATGGCATCAAGAAGGAATAATTCCAAGGTTTAGTGATTCACCTAATGAAAGTTCAATTCAAATAGATAATTACTATTATTTAAAATTTAAAATTGTAAACCATCATATACGAATAACATTATGTACACCAAAAAATAAATTTACATCAGATTCTATATATGGCAGTGATTATAATAGTGATTGTTACATTGATGTTTTTAGAGAAAATGATTATAAAGAGGGTGAAGATGATTCACAAATATTACATTCAGAAATTTTGGAATTATTACCAAAATTAGGAATTATTATAAGAGAAGATAAAAAGGCTGGTGAATAACTAGCCTTAATTTTTTAAACTTTTAAAATGAATTAAATATAATTTTAAATTTAATATTTTAAAATAACTTCTATTTTTTAATTTAAAAAATTTTTATTAATTTTGTAACGTTAATTAAAAAATGTAATATATGAAGTTAGGTTATGTGTATCATGATGGTGGCCGTTCTAATTACTTCAAGGCCGGTAATGTTGGGGATTGTGTAATTAGAGCGCTTGCTATAATTAAAGGAATGAATTACAAAGAGGTATATGATACTGTTAAAAGTATCATTGGAGAAAGTCCACGCAATGGTGTTCCACGTAAAAAATTGCAAAATGTTATGAAACATTTTGGTGGTGTATGGGTACCATTATCTGGAATAGGCACAGGTTGTAAAGCACATTTGGCTGCATATGAAATTCCAATGTCAGGAAAAATCATATGTAATGTTAGTAAACATGTAACAGCTGTTATTGATGGAGTAAATTATGATACATATGATTCCAGCCGAAATGGAACACGATGTGTATATGGATATTGGAAATTTTAAATAATAAATTTATGAATAATGAACGAATAAAATATCCTAGAACATTTCATTTGCCTTATTCACAATCAAAGACAGATGATGATAAGACATTGCCAAATGATGATCAATTCAAAGGAATGGAAGTCGTGGTAACAATCAAGATGGATGGTGAAAATACAACTGTCTATCCTGATGGTTATATTCATGCTCGTTCTCTTGATGGAACTGGCTATACATGGCAAAATTGGTTGAAGTCATATGTTTGGGAATTTTGTGGCGCACTTGCAGATGATGAACGAATAATTGGTGAAAACTTGTATGCAAAACATTCAATTGGTTATAAGTTCAATGATATAAAAGATACATTCCAGGTATTTGCAATGTGTTTTAATTTTGATGGTGTTGATTATTTCTATGATTGGGACTATATTGAAATGTTTTGTGAAGGTTATGGATTAAAACATGTTGATGTAATATATAGAGGTATTTATGATAAAGAAAAAATCATGGAGGCCTTTGAAAATAAGAAAAAAGAACTAGCAGAACAAGGACAAGATATTGAAGGTTTTGTTGTTCGTGATGCTTATGAATTTCCAACAAGTGAATTTCAAAAACACGTTGCAAAGTTTGTTCGCGCAAATCATGTTCAAACTGATAAACATTGGAGAGAAACTTGGACTAAAAATGAATTTTAAAACTATGGCAGAAGTATATACATCATATTTTGCAAACTTAAAAAATCTACCAGATAATTTATGTCCAATATCAATCTGTGGTAAAGCCCCAGATTGGTATAATGGCATTCAATATAAAGTACTTGCACCTAAATATTGGTTCTTTAAGAAATATGAGGAAGATGGCGATAAGGAATTTTATACTGAAGCATTTAATCGTGATGTATTAAATAATCTTAAAGCCTGGGAAGTACTTAATAAATTAAAAGAACTTGCAGGTAATAAAATACCATGTTTGATATGTTATGAAAAACCGGATGATTTTTGCCATAGACATCTTGTAGCAGAATGGCTTCAAAATAATTGTAATATTAAAGTTGAAGAATTTGAAATAGAAAAAACACATAAATTATTTAAATTATGAAAGTACGAATTGAATATCGATATAGTAATGATCATGGATATTGTCGTGATTTTGTTTGCGATGAAAATAATATGCCTTTACCTGGTATGAAAGTGCGGGATTTGGTTAGTTATTCAACATTAGTTAATATTCAACAAACTAGAATCGATGGAGATGGATTAAAACATTATGTTGGGTTAATTAAGGAAGATAATGGTGAATCAAGCAATGGGCAAATATATGATTTCTAATATATGAAATACTATAAAGGCAATATAAATCCGGAACCTAATACAATTTTTGTATTTGGCAGTAATCCAGAAGGTAGACATGGCGCAGGTGCAGCAAAAATAGCAAGAGAAAAATTTGGTGCTATTTATGGAGTTGGTGAAGGATTACAAGGTAATGCATATGCATTGCCTACAAAGGATTTAAGAGTAAAAGAAAATAATGGTTATCGTTCTATTTCAAAAGAACAAATTATTGAGAATATCAAAAAACTATATAAATGTGCAATTGAATATCCGGAATTAGATTTTAAAATTGCATATCGAAATATAGAAAAACCATCATTAAATGGATATACTGGAATTGAAATGATAAAAATGTTTGACAATGCAGGCCCTATTCCAGAAAATATTTGGTTTTCACAAGAATGGCATGATTTTTATTACAGACATTTACATAATGATGGGCAAACAGTAGAAAATTGGTTTTAAATAATATGAGAACAATTAAATTTAGAGGTAAATTTGTTTATGCAAATCCTGATGGATCTCTTAAATGGGTTTATGGAGATTTTGGCCATAGTGTTGTACCTGGAAAAGCAGTAATTAATGAAATAATTCCTTATAATGAAGGTGATTTTATTGCACATACAGAAGTATTAATTGGAACAATTTGCCAATTTACTGGGGTTCATGATAAAAATGGTGTAGAAATATATGAAGGTGATATTATTCGTGCATATGATAGTAAAAATAATGTAATTCTTCATCAAATTTATTATCTTGAAAAAGATGCACGATTTGCTACAAAGTTAATTGGATATGATGAATTAAGCGAAGGTGAGCTTACACAAAAATGGGTTAATGAAATAGGTTTTGAAGTTATTGGAAATATATTTGATAATCCAGAATTAATTAAAAAATGATTGATTTAAATAAACATATTATTTGTAGTTTTCCATACGGTTCTGCAACATATGGAATTAAACCTACTGAATATTCAGATGTAGATATAGTTACTATAGTGGATGATTCTGTAGATTTTTCAGCATATTATAATGAAATATATGAGGAAAAAATATCTAAAGATGGTGTAGAAATTGATACTCAATATATAAAAGAGTCTAATTTTATTGAGATGGTTAAAAACCATCATATTATTGGCTTGGAAAGTATGTGGCTTCCTAAAGAAATGATTAATGGTGATTATAAATATGCTCAATATTTTGAATTGGACCTATGGAAACTACGTCAAACCATTTCAAGCATTGTAAGTAATGCATGGGCAAAATGTCATAAGAAACTTACAGTAGAAAAAGATTATGATTTTTATCGTGGTTTAAAATCATTATTTCATTGTTTAAGATTACTTGATTTTGGTATTCAAATTGCAACATATGGAAAGATTGTAAATTATGCATCAGCAAATCATTATTGGATAGATTTATGGGATAATGATATAGTTCCATCTCATAAATGGGAAGATTATAAAGCAAAGTATCAACCAGAATTGAATAGACTAAAGAGTGAATTTGTAAAACTTTGCCCAAAACCTATATAAAATATAAAAATAAAAATTTTATATGAAAACTTATATTGTATCATGTATATCATATTATACAGGCTTTGATGATAAATTTTATTTAGAAAAAGTACATCCATCATTTTTTGAAGGAAATTGTAGAGTTGATTTAGAATGGACGGATGACATATATAAAACACGATGTTTTTGTGATAAACAAACCGCTAATTATTTTATTAAAGAAATTAAAGCTAAATTAAACAATAAATCATCTATCGTACGTAGTCTTGGATTACATGATACAATAAAAGATTTAAAGGTTCAAAAAATTGAAATTAATATTAAAGAATTGGATTAAATAATGAAAAATAAATTTAAAAATTTTATAAAAAGAATTAAATTTCTTGATTTAATAATATTTCCAATTGTAATTGCACTAATTGGATGTGCAATATATTTGAAACCGGAGGTTTTAATATATTTGTTTGTTGGTATAATATTTTTGTATATATATGAGCGATTAAAATGAATTAATTATGGAGGAACACAGTAAAACTGCTGGTGCACTTATATATGATAGTATATATAGTTTTGCACTTAAACAATTTCATTTAAATCATGGGAAATTGTGTAATATTAAACCAAAACAAAGTAAACGCAAACATTAAATTATGTTAACTGCATTAGGATCTTGGATATATTGGTGTATATGGCCATTAATATGTACAATAATTGTATATTTAATAGTAACACATGGAGATTTAAACAGATGTGTAATTGATCATGTGAAAGGAAGTTTAATAATTTTGCCTTTTTCATATTTAATAGGCGTATTAACAGGAATACTTGTTTTTATGGTGCCATTTTGTATGGCATATAGTGATGCTACAGTTAAAACTATAGCAGTTAATGAAATGTCTATTAAATCTTTATCAAGTACAGATAAATCGTTTCAAATTGGCCAAAGTGATATTGATGGAGAAAAGTCATATATTGTATTAGTATATAAAGATAGTCATTATGATCCAAAAGAAGTACGTGCTGATAAATTTAAAATTGTATGTACAGATTCAATACCTCCAAAAATATCTATAGTTATAAAAGATTGTACAACACCAAAAAAGTTTAAATGGCTATTTAATGAAATGATAATGGATAATGTTGAAGAATTTCAATATGGTACAATATATGTGCCAAAAAGATATACATTAATGCCATATAAAAAATAAGAAAAATAAATTTAATAATTATGATACCATACGATAAAGAAGATGTAAAAACCTTTCATGAAAAAGGATTAATGTGGATGGTTTTTGGAATATTAATTCCATCAGATACATTTGCAAAACTTAAAGAATATGAAGATTCCATTAGAATCTTAGGAAAACTTCAAAAATCTATTCCTGAAGCAGATATTAATCAAGAAGATAAGGATAAGTATATTGAAAAAGCAAATAAAGTTATGGATCTTCTTCAAAAGGAATATGATGAAAAGAAGAAAAAGATTGAGAAAAGAAAGAAATATACTAAAAAGCATAAATCTCAACAACTAAAAGAGATTAAAGTAACAGATGGAAAGCTCTATTTGTAAAAATATTATTTAGAATGATAATGTTTATAGTTCAAAGAAAAAATTAGAACAAATAATTAAAGAATTTCCAATATTATATAAAGGAGTAAATTTTATAACATATTTAGAAAGTTTACAATATTGGGCAAAAAACATTTGCCCCTTTTTACAATATAATTTTTAAATTATATTTTATTAAATATGAATATTGATGAACAACGTTATTCTCAAGATGAGATTAAAAAACATACAGATAAAAAATTAAATGAATTAATTGATTATAAAATTATTGTTTCATTAGATTATTATTTAAATGTATTACCAAATAATCCATTTTACTGGTCATATTTTTGTGAAGGCACAATGAAGGGAAAGCCAGATATAATACATGGCGATGATGTTTACTTTATAGGCGCAATAATTGATGCAACTTCAAAAATTGGAGTATATGTATTTGCTGATGAATTTAACAAATATCATGAAGAACAAATACAAAAATATAGAGAACAATGTAAAAGAGAAAGAGAAGAACGATTAAAACAATATAATGAAGCAAAACTAGAAAAATAAATGAAAAATGATATGTCAGAAGTAATAGAAGAGTTATTGTATACAAAGGACCATGAATGGGTTCGTATTGAAGGTGATGAAGCATATGTAGGTATTACCGATTATGCACAATCTGAGCTTGGTGAAATTGTATTCATTGATGTTCCATCAATTTGTGAAAGTATTCAGCAATTTGATATTTTTGGTTCTATTGAAGCTGTTAAAACTGTTGCTGATTTAAATATGCCAATGTCTGGTACCGTTAAAGAGTTTAACAAAAGACTTGATAATGAGCCTGAATTGGTAAACAATGATCCTTATGGTGATGGATGGATTATTAAAATTTCACTTGATGATCCACGAGAAGTTGCTAATCTTTTAGATGCAAAACAATATAGAGAAATTTGTTAATTATGAAAGAACAAACACAATATTATTTAAGAATATTTTTCTCTGCAATATTTGCAGGAATTTGTATAGGCCTTGCAGGTTTTGGTTTTTTAACTAATCCTGCAATTGGTATGTTTTTATTCGTATTTGGATTGGCTGCGGTAGTTAATTATCAAGTCAAATTATTTACAGGCACGGCTGGATTTTTAGATAAGCCATCTGACTTATGGATGCTTTTGGTATGTCTATTAGGAAATTTAGTTGGGTGTTATTTTATGTCATTAATTAGTATGGCATCACCAGCCGAATTAGCATTAGCAGCAGAAGCAATATTAACTAAACGAATTTCACTCGGTTATTTGAAAGCTGGTGTAATGGCAATTGGATGTGGTATATTAATGTCTGCATCTGTTGAATTCGCAAGAAAAGGAAAAGATTTTGGATATTGGCTTCCATTATGTATGGGTGTTCCTTTGTTTATTTTATGTGGATTCCCTCACTGTATAGCCGATGCATTTTATTACATGAGTTGTTCTAATTCATTTTTAGCATCTCATTGTTTAGAAACATTGGGAACCTATGGATCTATAGTTTTAGGAAACTTTATTGGTTGTAATGTTTATCATATTAAAGATGTTATTAAAGAAAAGAAAGATGATATATCTAATATGACGTTGAATGATTAAAATAAAGTAAATTAATTATGTTTGAACAAATGAATTGCGATGCATTTAAGCATTTAATAGAATATGATAATAATGAAAAAATAGATTTATATTTAATTTTTAAACCAACTCGTGAAGAATATTCATTTATATTTACAGATGGGAGCAGTTTATATACAGATGTTATCAAAGGTAGATATAGTATAAAAAGAAATGGTATTGAAGAGGAAATGTGTACAACTAAAATAATTTCATGGAAAGAATTAGCTAAAGGATTTGATGGCATTGATGAAAATAATTATAATGAAATTATAAGAAATTGTAAAAAGGTTGGAGAACCTATAAATTTTTCTAATAAAAAGATTAAAAAACAAATACATCATACAATTGAGCGTGATTAAAAACTTTAAAATAAATTTAATATATAATATTTAAATATAAAGTGAATATGTTATCAATTTTATCAATTTTATTAAGTGGTGGATATTTAGCAATAATTTTATATGCACTATTATTAAATAATGATGGATTTAGAGATTATGTAACAGCATTTGCAGAAACTATTATAAAGATGTATAAAATTAAAAAAATGCATCCTTATTCATTAATACAAATTTTTGGTGTTATATTATTATTAACTTCATGGCTAGGAATAGCAATAATCATACTATTATTAGTTGATTATTGTTTCAATTATAAAAATAAACAAGATTAAAATATGAAAAATTGGACATGGAAAGAATGGACTGCATTTGGTTTGGTTGCAGCTGTTATTGTAGCTGAAGTTGTTTCAGTATTTGTTGCTCCTTGGGCAGCTGTTCTTGGTGCTGGTACAGCAGTATTTGCATTTGTTGCAGGTTGGCTTGCTGGAAAGCATGTTGTAATTAAAGATAACGATAACAATAAAGAAGAAAATGCAGCTCGAATGAGTCAACGTTAAAAAATAAAATTAATTAAATATGTTTTACTATATTTTAGGTGCTTGTGTATCTGGGTTATTATTTTTATTATTAACTTTTAGTTCTTCATTTTATGAGTTTTTAATAGATAATGTTGAGAATGCTAAAAATGAAATAAAAAGTAGTGAAAAATATAACACTGTTGAAAAAACCTTATTAGACGGGGTTGATAATAATTCAGTAATTAATTGTCTAAATTGGACAATCGCCATATTATCATGGATAGGGCTTTTATTAGTACTTTATTATATAATAGCATATTTGTTTAATAAGTAAAAATTAAAATTTTATAATTATGAAGAAAATTGTATTTATTGTATGTGCATGTGTTGCAATGGTATTTGCATCTTGCACAGGTTGTAGAGGTGGCCAAGGTCAACATGATCAAGATACGGTTGTAGTTGAAGACACCGTAGTAGTTGAAGAAGTTGATACTTTGGTTGCAGAGTAATTTAAATTTGAAAACTAATTGAATTATTCGAAGGAGGATTATCTTAATTGATAATTCTCCTTTATTATTAAACTATTAATATTTTTAAACATATAATATTTGAATAAAATTTAAATTATAATATGGGAAAATTAAAAACAGTAGGTTATGAATTAAGAGATGTTGCAGTAATGCAAGCACCTGTTTCATTTTGTAATCATCGTGGAGATGTAAATCCATTTATTGAAGTATGTGGTAGAGAGGTATATCCAATTTTTGTATCACCGATGGCATCTGTCACAGATCAGAATAATTATAAAACATGGATTGAAAATAAATTGACACCAGTAATTCCACGTAGTGTTCAAAAGAGTGAGAATAACCCAAATGGTTTAACATTTGAAGAGCGAATGGAATTAGCAAAAGAAACATTTGTATCTATATCATTAAAAGAATCGCAAAATGAATTATTAAATTATTTAAGAGGGCAGGTAGTTTATCATACTGAAATAAGCTTTAAAATTAATAATGTTTATTATATATGTATTGATATTGCGCATGGAACATTAAGCGAGTTATATGATATCTGTAAAAAGATTAAAGGACTATATAAAGAACAAGTTCAAATTATGACAGGTAATGTAGCAAATCCAAGTGCATATTCATTTTATGCTGATGCAGGAATTGACTGGATGCGAGTTGGAATTGGTGGTGGTTCAAGATGTACATCTTCAGCAAATGTTTCTATTCATTATGGAATGGCAACACTTTTGGATCAATTGAATGAAGACCGTAAATCCTATGCACATAGTCATAATGGAAATGCTCCTACAAAACTTATTGCAGATGGTGGTATTGGTTGGTTTGATGATATTCAAAAAGCCCTTGCACTTGGAGCAGATGCAATTATGGCAGGAAAAATCTTTGCTGAATGTGAAGAAGCATGTGAACCTACATATTGGCTTGGATGTTATGATAGAAAATTACCTGATAGGATAACAAAACATACAATTAAATATGAAGATGAATGGCATGTACAACGTGCATTTAGTGGAACATCTGCCGCGCCAGTTCGTTGTAGAGATTATTTTGGAATGAGTAGTAAGCGCGCCCAAAAAATTACCGGTGGATCTGGAAATAAAACATCTGAAGGTATTGATAGACCTGTAGAAGTTAAATATCCAGTAGCTAAATGGATTGATAATATGCAATCATATCTTCGTTCTTGCATGACATATACAAATTCACATACTATTAAAGAACTTAGAGAGAATGCACAGGTTATTATTCTTGGCGGTTCTGGTGATGCTGCATATAGAAAATAAAATTTATAAATATGAAACTAACATTTAATAATTATTAGAAATATGCCAGAGAAACTGCTATCTATAAAGATGGAATATTTTATCCCGCTTTAGGATTATGTGGTGAATCTGGTGAAGTTGCAGATAAAATTAAAAAGATTTATCGAGATAATAATGGTATAATTAGTGAAGATAATAAAGAACAACTTGTTAAAGAAATGGGAGATGTTCTTTGGTATCTTGCTAATATGGCAACTGATTTGAATGTGACATTAGAAGATGTCGCAAAGAAAAATTTAGAAAAAATTCAAATTCGCCAACAAAAGAATTTAATTCATGGTGAAGGGGACAATAGAGAAGAATTAGATCCAGAAAAACTAATGTGGGAATTATTGCATAGCCCAGATTATCTTGAATAGGGTAAAGAATTTGATCAAAAATTGGCAAAACAAATATTATCACCTGATTTAGCATAACTTCTATTTTTTAGATTGAATTAAATTTATTAATTTTGTATCATTAATTTAAAAATATAATAATATGGAGAAAGAAGAGATTAAATTCAACATTGTTATTTTAGGTGATCCATTGCTTAAGTATAGTCCTTTTGCATTTGGAAATGCATTTATCAATATTGAATATTTGTTAGATGAAAAAGTATCCAAAACACAGAAAAATCTTGATGATTACTTTAAGATTTATGGGCCAATTACTGATTATGAAGGAAACTCATATGTATTTAAAAGTGTTACAACTTTTTATGATATGGGAAAAGAATCTTATCATATAAATTTCAAAAAAATAAATTAAAAACAATATGCCATTAAATGTAAATGAAACAGAACATGCAATAAAACTTATTAAAGATACTTTTGAAACTTTACTATCCAGTTCCTTACATCTTCGTAGGGTAACTGCACCATTATTCGTTAAAAGCAATCAAGGATTAAATGATACTCTTAATGATAATGCAGATCCAATAAAGTTTAAAGTACCTGCGCTTAATAATGAAGAATGCGAAATTGTTCAATCACTTGCTAAGTGGAAAAGATTAAAGCTCGCTGAAATGAAAGAACAACCAGGGTTTGGTATTTATACTGATATGAATGCTATTCGCCCAAATGAAACACTTGATTTTCTTCATAGCTTATATGTAGATCAGTGGGATTGGGAAAAGGTTCTTACACCTAATCAATTCAATAATGGCAATATAACAGGTATGTCATATGCAATACAGATTTATTCTGCAATTAAAAACACAGATTATGTATTGCGTGAACATTATAAAGATCTTGGTAAATCATTTTTGCCTGATCAAATACAACCTATAATGTCTAGCCAACTTGCGACAAAATACCCAGATTTATCACCAGCTGAAAGAGAATATGAATATTGTAAAAAACATAAGGCTGTATATATTATGTGTATTGGTGGAAAAAATCATGATGGAATGAGAGCGCCTGATTACGATGATTGGGATAAAAATGGAGATATTTTAATCTGGTCACCTATTTTAAATAGACCAATAGAAATATCATCTATGGGTATTAGAGTGAATGCAGAGTCATTACATAAACAACTAGAGGCATCTGGTCATTTAGATTGGGAAAAATATGAATATCATAAAAAGATTTTAAATAATGAATTGCCACAAACAATTGGAGGTGGAATTGGCCAATCTAGATTATGTATGTTATTACTTCAAAAGAAACACATTGGTGAAGTTCAAGTAAGTGTTTGGCCAGATAATGAAATAAAAAAATATGAAAATATACTATGATACAAACAGATTTAGATAAAATTAATTTAACTCAATCAATTCTAAAAGATAAAAGAAACAGATTCGGATATCAACCAAATTCATTATGGGTTGATGAAGATGATAATTATATTGAAGAAACTCATATTTGGATTTGGGGAGAAAGAAAAATTAGTAAATCATATGAAGAGGATGAATACCCATCATTTTTCATTGTTGAAGAGAAATTAGGAAATGGACATAATGCATATTATTTTAGGATTGCACCAGGAGATGCAAAAGTTAGATTAAAAACGGTAGGAGATTTACAACGACTTATGGATATTTTTAGAATTAATAGAGATATTGTTTATGAATAAAATAGAGGTTAATTAAACTTCTATTTTTTAGTTTAAATAAAAAGTATTAATTTTGCATCGTTAATTTATTAAGGCAATAAACAAAATTAAAAATCAAAACATTATGTTATCATCGTATTCAAATTCAAAATTCAAAATTTGTGATGTTGGCAGTTATTATCTTATCGAAACTAACTGTTACTCAAGTGAAAAAGTTGCTACTGTAAGTTATGGCGGCACTGTTCAATTTGATGGCAAATCAAATCACGACAAATCTTTACAAAAAGAGATACTTGAATTTGTTGATGAATGGAATAGTAATTCATGTTTGCCGGTTGATAAATTCAAAGTAAGTCATCCAAGTGAAGATGAAGACAACAGCAATAAATCATCAAAAACTCTATGGTACGAAGATGGTGAAGAAGAAGGCTATCGTCCATTAGGATATCCACAGCATGGCCCAGTATGGATTTAATAAGAATATTTATACAAAACAAAAATTTAAAAAGTTATGAATTATCATGTTACTAAATTATGTGGAATTTATTGGGTTTATAATTGGAATAATCAATCTGTTGCAAGATTAGATTGGCTTGATAAAAATACATATAAATTACAAATTACTGATTATGATTATGTTCCTGATGATAAACTTAAGGATTTATTTAAAGTCGTTAAAGATTGGGGAGATAAAAATGGATATATTATAAAATATTGTTCACACTCAAAATGGATAGAGCCAAAATATGAACAGAAAAAAGTATGGGTAGAACCAGAATATCCAGGATATGAATTTGGACATTATGAAAATATTACAATTAAAAAGTCTGATGGTCATTGGAATAATCATTATGAAAATTTATAAAATTATAAAAGAAGAAAACATATTGAATCTAGTTCATTAATAAACTGAATAACTAAATAAAAATAATTATATGAAACTTTTTAAAGACACAGAAAAATCAACATTTGCTTATTGGTTTGCACATTGGAAAGCATTTAATCTTACTGCAATGCTTTTAGGTGTATGGCAGTTTAGATTTCTATTTCATGATATCGAAAAACCATTTTTGATGTGGTTTTGGAAAGATTATCCAAGAGTAAAGAAATTCCATCGTGCTCATGCTCGTCATCACTTTGCTTATGAAGGCGATAAAGGTTATGACTATCTTGGCATGGTAATTGATTGGGAATGTTCTCGTTTTTCAAAAGCAGATGCTCAAATGAATGCAATTGAAACATATGATTATGAATTGCATAAATACATGGATGCAGGTAATATGAGAATTGTTAAAGAATTACAACTTAATATATTTCCTATTATAGTAAACTTAAATCTGGTTAAAACAGATAAAGATATCAAAGATTTATATGCAAATATAAAACCAATTGAAACAAATTGACAAATCTAAATAAAATAATATGAATTAAAATTTAAAACTTTAAAACTATGGGTGCATTTATTCTTGGCGTAGTGATTACATACGCAATTATTAGGATTGTAAATCGTTAACATTTAAAACTTAAATGGCAGGGATATTAATTCCCTGCCAATGACATTATTATGGACAATAAAGAACAAACAACAAATTGTCTTGCATATATTCAGAAAAAATATCCATGCATAACATCATTATCAATAAGAGATATTGTTAGCATTGCTTTACAATATGGTGAAGATGATGCACGTAAACATGCAGCTGAATATTATGAGGCTAAGCTTAAACGTGAAGAAGAACAACGAAAGTTAGAAGCTACACGTGAAGATTATAGAGAAGAGGTCGATGATGAAGGAAAGATATGGTATCATGAAACACATGGTTCTCACCAACGTGATTCATCTAGAAAATTAAAGCCTGGAGATATTATTCAATATAAAGGATATTTGCCAGGATATGAAGGTGAAATGCATGGCATAATGCTTATTAATAGTTTTGATTTTAAATCAGATTTTGCATGTAGATCATATTTTAATTTTGAAGTATGTGAACGATATAAAAAAGCTGATAAATGGGAAGATCGCTTTAAAGAAAAAGAAGAACCATATATAAGTTGGAGTGCTGGCAGCGCACCAAGTATAAATGTATTTTCATTAGCAACAGAACAAGAAATAGAAAATTTCTTTAAAACTATTAAAGAAGATTGGCCAGAACAATATGAATTTTATTTTCTTACAGATTTTAAATATAAACCAAAATATCTTGAAGAAAGATATGCAAAATATATTAATTGAAAATAATTATGGAAAAGAAAGATTTGTCAAATATTGATTGGGATAAGTTAATTGAAGGCGTTAGTAAATTATATGACCCAGAATACAATACTACAGAATGTAGAGGTTATGATTTTGTATGTACATGTCATGCATGTCCTGAACAATATGATGTTTATAAAGGCGATTATAAAAATGGAAACCAAGTTGCATATGTTCGAAAACGTTGGGGGCATCTTGCAGTGCATCCAGTAAAATATGGAAAAACTGATTGGGATAAAACTATTTATGAAGAATCCGATAATGATGCATGGAATGGTATGATTGATGATAAAGAATATACATTTAATAAAATTGTAGATGCCATAGAAGCAATTGCATAAATTAAATGAACATATTAAATATAAAAAGCATTTAAGGCCTAAAAACTTTAAGTGCTTTTTATATTATAATTATTAAGAAAAAATGATGTTATATTATGAAGAACGATTTTTAGAGTTTTGCCACTACAAAGTGTGGAATTAGTGGTGCCACATTAGATAAGTTTAATAATTTAAATAATATAATTTTACCTCAAGCATATATTAATCCAACTATTCTTGAGGAACGTACATTAAATGTAACTCAAATGGATGTATTCTCTCGCCTTATGGCTGATAGAATTATCTTTTTGGGTACTGAAATTGATGACACTGTTGCTAATGTTATTATTGCACAGTTGCTTTATCTTAGTTCTCAAGATCCAGAAGCACCTATTACAATGTATTTAAATACACCTGGAGGCTCGGTATATAGCGGTTTAGCAATTTATGATACAATGCAATATATTCCTAATCCTATTCAAACTGTATGTACTGGATTGGCTGCATCAATGGGTTCAGTTCTTTTATGTGCAGGTTCAAAAGGAAAACGTTATGCATTGCCTCATAGTCGTGTAATGATTCATCAACCAAGTGGTGGAACAGGATATGCACAAGCATCTGATATTGAAATCACTGCAAAAGAAATTAATAAATTGAAAAAAGAATTATATCAAATTATTTCAGATCATACTGGAACACCTGTTAAACAAATTGAAAAAGACGCAGATAGAGATCATTGGTTGACAGCTGAAGAAGCACTTCAATATGGTTTAATTGATGAAGTTTTTTCATTTGATAAAAAGAATAAGGCTTAATTATGACAAAAGAAGAATTGCAAAATAAATTTAACGAAGCATCATTAACAGCATCATCATTTTTGGATAATAGATCACAAGAAAAATGGTTTAAAGCTGTTTATACTTTGATGTTTGGAGAATTTCCACATTCAATTGCTATTATGACAGATGGGAAATATTTAAATCCAAAAACTAAAAATTATGAGTTTGGTGGATATAATACACCATATGATGAATTTGAAGCAAATGATTTAGATGATGATGAAGTTGAAGATGAAGATTTAACAACATTCGAAAATGTTGCAATTCAATCATCATTCATTAAATTATATGAAAAATTTAAAGATACTTGTCATATCATAAGAGATGATAAATTACCAATAATTATTGGTGATAAATTTATAATTTTCTATGATTGGTTTGATGAAGATATGTATGTTTTACAAGACACTGAATTCTTAAAAGATGATATTAAATCATGCATAGTAGATGATAAAACTGATAAGAACATTAGAAAAGTATCATATATTACACATGATAGTATGGGATTCAATAAAACAAAAATTCAAGTATCAAATCAAGAAACAAATCTTCAAGAATTATATAATGACGATCTTCCAGATAAAGAAATATTTGAGTTTTTAAATAGTAATCAATCCGGATTATTATTACTTCATGGTGAATGTGGAACTGGAAAAACTTCATATATTAGAAATATGATGTATCGTTTAAAGAAACATGAATTTATGGTTCTTGATAATAGTGTATTTGCATATATTACAGATGCATCATTTATTAAATTGTTAATGAGTAATAAAAATTCAGTTATTATTCTTGAAGATTGTGAAGAGATGCTTGCTGATAGAGTTGCAGGAAATAGTAGAATATCGGCATTATTAAATCTTAGTGATGGAATTCTTGGTGATAGTTTTAGATTTAAGTTTATTTGCACATTTAATACAAATGTTAAACAACTTGACCAAGCATTGTTGCGTAAAGGACGAATGAAAATGAAATATGAGTTTAAGAAATTATGTGCTGAAAAAACATATAATCTTGGTCAAAAACTTGGTAAAAATATTCCACAGGGTGAATCTCATACACTTGCAGATATTTTTAATTATGGTGTTGAAAATGGAAATAAAAATATGAAAACCACTATTGGTTTTGGATCACAAAAATAAAAATTATTATTTAACATGGAAGAACAATATTATGTAATTTATTTTGAAGGCTATTAGAATATGCCATATTGCAGAGTTAATTACGATGTTAAAGATAATAAATTAGTTTTAAATGGATATTCATTAATGGCCGATTGGAAAGATGCAACTTTAACTAAAAGCAAAGAAGATGCAATTAAAACAATTATGGAAAATAATGATACAAATATTCAAAAAGATAAATTAAAAGTTTTAAGTATTAATATTAAAAAGTACATAGTTTATGAAGGAAATTGAAGAAAATTCTAATATACATGGATATATAAAAGGCGATTTTATAATATTGCATAGCGAGAAACAAATACATTATGATCCAGCAACAAATCATAGTACTTATGGACCGCATGAATTTGCAATAAATCCAGAATGTATTAAATGCATGCAATCTTATTCAGAATCAGAACATACAATTAAAACTAAAATTTATTTCATACCAGATGATAGCGAAAGCGTATATGAAAGTTTACATGAAATATTAGAATTAATAAATGAATTTAAAGAATTAAAAAACAAATTTAAAAAATGAAACAAATTGAAGATAAAAAATATGATGTTCATGGATATATAAAAGGCGATTTTATAGTATTACACCATATGGATTTTGATCATAAAGATGAGAATGGCAATTCTGTTGAAGTTCCAAAATTATGTGTATTTAATCCTAAATATATTGAAAATATTCGGGATGAACATTATTATAGAGGAACAGTTATAGAATGTAATCATGAGGGATATAATGATATTTGTGAATCTGTTGAAGAAATTCTAGATTTGTTAGAAGAATTTAAAAATAAAGATAAAAATTAAATTAGTATAATTATGAATATAAAATTTATCAAATTGACAAGTTTTACTAAAGAAATTAAAAGCCTTTTAGTAAATATGAATGATATTACTTTTGTAGCAGATTATGGGGACTACAGAAAAGTAAGTGTAAAAATGAATGATAGAATTCAAGATTTTAAAGTTACTGATTCAATTGATACAATTTATTCAACAATTGAAGCTTATAAAAATACAGAATTTAAGCCTTTATACGATTAATGGACGAAAATAATCAAAATAATCAAACTAATCAACCACAAACAGTTGATGAAATGTTAACTGAACAACGTGCTAAATGGACAAAGGAGATTGAGGAACTTAATAATTCAATGTCCTCTTTAGTTAAAGTTGATGAGTTAATGAATACTGTTTATTCAAAACGCCAATCAGCCGTTGATTATTATTATGCTATGAATAATGTTATTCTTAAGCAATCAAAGGAATATAAAGCATCTTTTAATAATATGTTCAATAATATTAAAATCAATGGTTTTAATGGAATGCGTTTTACAAGTGATCAAGGAATTCAACGTCAAGTTGAAGTTGAATTACAAGATAAAAAGGAACTTATTGATTTATTAGTAAGCCAAAATGCATTTATTAAGGAAACAATTGCCACAATTGATAATATTATATATGCAATTAAGGATAAGATTAAGATTAAAGAAATGTTAAATGGAATGAAATTTTAAATAACAATTATATGATAATTAAAGCCCCAAATAGTTTTGAAGGAAATACTGACAAATGGAAAGTATTTTTAGCCGGTCCAATTCAAGGCGCACCTAAATGGCAAAATGAATTACCAGAGTTAGATAATGTTATATGGATTTCTCCTCGTAGAGATGATGCAGTATTAAATGATGAAACCCATAGACAACAAATGGAATGGGAGACTAGGGCATTACGTACTGCTAATATTATTTTATTTTGGATTCCTGAAGAAGTTGAACATGTTGAAGGCCGTGGATATGCACAAACTACTAGATTTGAATTAGGTGAAAATCTTGGTAGAGGAAAACGAATCATTATTGGCGCGTATGAAGGATTTCCTGGAAGAGAATATCTTGAATATAAAGCTAATAAGTATGATAATGTAATTTTTCATGGCACTGTTTATAAAACACTAGATGAATGTGTTAATGCCCTTAAAAATTATATTAGTAGCTGTGAAGAGTGCCCGTTAACATATCAAAAGTTTAATTCTGATTTTGATGAAGAATATAATTCAATGGTTGAAAAAATAAAACCGGGTAGTGATAGAAGAACATATGATCCATTTTATTTTATCGAAAGCGAAGATTGGAAAAAAATTGAAAAATGGAATACGCAGGTAAATCCTTGTGATACTGTATACCATTTTGGAAAATTTGGTTATGAATGGCCATTAAATTATTTAACAGGAAAAATAAAAAGATATTATTCAAGAGAACTAAAATGATTATTTATAAGATTTTTTATAAAGAATATCAAGTATTTGATATTTCACTTACACTTAGTTATTGTGATGCTGGTGATTTATATTGTTCTGAAATTCATAGTTATATTGTTCCAGAAGGATTTGCACATTATGTATTTGATAAAGTGAAAACTAAAGAAGAATTAAATAAAGTAATTTTTAGATTTGGTGAAATTGATGATTTAAGATTAGTTTTATGGGAATCATTAGATTGGAATAATAAACCAATGCATCTTAAAGAAGCTGAAGAAAGAGAAACAAAAATATTTAGACCATTTTTTGAAACAGAAATGAAAAGATTTTGTGAAGAATTTGGTTTGGGAATGGTTACAGATTAATAATGGTTGAGAAAATTCTCAACCATTTTTTAATTATATACCGGGCGAATTGATATTCCTTCTTTTCTTTTTTGATGATGTCCAAAATGTGGTTTATATACATCATGTTTATCAAACCAAAGACTATGTGCCTCATTAATTGATTCTTCACTTATAGTTGATGTCCAATAAACACCGTGTTCACCAGATTTTTTAAGCTCAGTTGTATACCAACCTGCTGCAGGCAAAAATATATAATTTTCATTAACAAGACTTTTTAATAACATTCCATTTAATCCTTCATATCCTAAATAATTAGTCTTCCATTCATGACTAGTATTATCTATTAATTCTTCTACCTATTCTTTTGTTGGAATATGAAATTTAAATTCTCCAATATGCAATTTCTAATATGCAGCATCATCTTCTGGCAATAACTATGTTAAATTATCTTGATATGTGTATTTTATCATATTATACATATTATTATAATAAACTGATGGTTTTGCATATTTATATGTTTTATCAGTGTACTCATCTTTTAATCCATCTAATTCACCCCACGCATATTTGTCACCAAGCCAATCTGCTTTACAATCACAGTATTTATGTTTATATCTATCATAATCAAATCTTTTATCACACCCTAAATTAAATTTACACCACCATGTTTTAGATGGAAGACCTAAATCAACAAAATATTTTTCTAACTAAAGTCTATTTCCTATAGCATCATTACTATCAATAATATCTTTTAATGATGTAGTATCAATTTTCTCATTATCTTCTAAATCATCTAATGCCAATGCAAGATTATGCATTTTTTCTATTAATGGCTTTTGATAATATTCAATATCATGCTTCTATATATAATATTCTATATCAGAATCATCATCTATTTGAATTGGATTAAAATCGCATTTAATGTGTTCAATATAAATATTTTCATCTACAAATATATTGAATAAATCGTCTTCTCTAATAGAACCTTTATAGAATAAAACAAAATCAATATCTGAATTTTTTCTTGGATTGCCAAAAACCCTGGAGCCATGCGCATATATACAAAGATAATCTATTTCATTTTCCCCAGTGTAATTGGTATTAATTATCTAATTATCTTCTAAAACTTCATAGACATTATATTGTGCAACTTCCTCAAGTTCTGCACAAGAATGATAATCTAAGAATCCTTGAACTTCCTAATTTTTATGTATTTTATGATAACACTCTATAAACATAATTATTTTAATCCATTTACAGTTTGATTTATAATCATTTTCTTTAACCAACTTGGAATATTTTTTAATTCCATTTTAGATCTTGAAAACATTGCAGTAACTTTACAATTTTGGTGTATATGCCAATGCCAATTATTTATATTCTAATTAAATTTAGATGCCATGAACATTAATTGCATATTATCTACATTAGAAACATTCCAATTTTTAATAGAATCATTATTAAATTTAGAATTGCTAAACATAGAATTCATATTTTTTACATTTAAAATATTCCATTTACTAAGATCACCATTAAAATTGCTGCCAGCAAATAACCCATCCATGTTAATTACATTACTAACGTTCCATTCAGAAACATCTACATTACCAGGGAAATTTGCAAGTAAATATGACATATTTGTAACTTTTGATGTATCTATCCAATTTAAATCTATGTTTTTATATTTGTCAACTAAACCAAAAATAATATTTGGCACCGCTTTTCTAAACTAAAAATCCCCAATATCTCCTGGTAATGCAAGTTTAACTTTTATATGAAGTTTATTAACGGCATCTACAAATTTAAAATAATTTTCATATGTTATACATTCAGCTAATGATTTTTCGCATGTTTTAATTATAGCTGGAAGATATTTTTTATATATCATTTTACATCTAATAATATCTTCAACATCTATTATATCACTTGATGCTGTATAATTATTATCTTCAATATTTTCAAAATCGTCAAGTGCTAACTAGATACCTCTATTGACGGCTTCTAATATTTGTTTATAATTCTTCATAATTTCTTTAAATTTATTACTGGACGAATTGGCATACCACAATATCGAGCCTAAGATGACATGCTACATTCAAAATCTAAATGCCAAGCACAATTATGATCCCATCTATAAACAGTTGAAGACCAAATATAAGGGCCATCAAGATGTAAAGTAGAACTCTTTGCTCTCTTTATACAAGTATAAGGAATAAATAATTCATTTCCATTTGTTCCTTTAAATATTCTTCCATTTAATCTTCTGAGTCCTTGATAGTTTTTTTCTGGATAACTAATGCAATACTATATTAATTCTTCAAACTATTCTTTTGTAGGTATATGAAATTTATAATTTCTAATATGCATATTCTAATAAGCAACATCATCTTCTGGCAATAACTACGTTAAATTATCATCATCATTATATTTTATATCTATATCAGCTTTAATAGAATTCGTTTTAATATAACCAAATTTATATGTATCATTTATAAAACAAGATTTATTTGGCTCTAATTCACCCCATGCATAATAATCACCAATCCAATTTTCTAGATGATCTGGATTATTTAAATATTTAGGATTTACGCCGAGATTATACTTACACCATAAAGTTCCAGAAGGTAAACCCAAATCAACAACATATTTAGATAATTCTATTCTTTGTTTAATAATGTCACTGGTATTAATGACATCACTTGATATAGAACTATTATCTTCAATATTTTCAAAATCGTCAAGTGCTAACTAGATACCTTTATTGACTGCCTCTAATATTTGTTTGCTTAATTTCATTTTTTAATAAATTTTGGTTTATACTATCTTTTCATAAAGTTTCTTCCGCCAAACATTGCTGTATGATTTGCTCCTGGTTTTGTTTTCCATTTACTAATATTTTGGCAGAATGATTGAGCATCATAAAACATTTTAGTAAAGCCACTAACATTTGAAACATCCCATTTATCTAGAGGCTAATTAAAATCTTTATTCTTTTCAAACATAAATGTCATTGATTCTACTTTAGAAACATTCCAATTATTTAATGGCTAATTAAATGGACATCTTGCAAACATTTCTGCCATATGCGTAACATTTTTAACATCCCAATTTGAAATATCTTGATTAAATGCTGAATCTTTAAACATGCATGACATATTTGTTACTTTAGAAGTGTTCCATTTTGAAATATCACAATTGAATCTACTTGCATTAGCAAACATATATTCCATTCTTGTAACATTAGATGTATCCCATTCTGAAATATCAGCATTGAAAAAAGAATTTTGAACTAAATAACTCATATCAGTTATGTTAGAAACATCTAACCAATTTAAATTTTCTGTGCTAAGTTCAAATAATCTTGTAACATTATGAATAATTCTTTTTAATTCGTCTCTATCTTTAACTGGATATTTCTTACCAAGTTTTAACATTAAATTTCTAAATTCAATGTATTCATGACGAGTCATTAATCTTATATTTTCATCTAAATGTCCAGATGCATAAACTCTATCATCTTCTAAATCAATTAAAGAATTTGTTCTTACAAGAAATAATTCAGCAATAGTTGATTTAAATAATGGATATAATTTATCAAGTTTAATTCTATCTGCAATTGCATCTGGTGAATCAATAATATCAGTTTTATGATTTGACTATTGCACATTATCATTAAAATCAAAATCATCTATAGATAAATTTAAATGATTCGATTCAACTAATTGATAATTTGATTTAAATTTTGGTTTATGCTCATTTTTTATTGGGCATCCATCAAATACATGCATACATTGTGTATCACTTTCAATATGCGCCAAATCCCAATTAGAAATATCCTAATCAAAACATTTAGCATTAACAAACATATTAGTTATGTCTGTAACATTTGAAACATCCCATTTAGAAATATCTTGATTAAATTCCCATGCATTTTCAAATGTTCTATTCATATGTTTTACTTTAGATACATTCCATTCTGATATATCACCATTAAAATTTGATTCACCAAACATATAATTCATATTTGTAACATTGCCAACATCCCATGCACTAATATCACCATTAAAAACTGTATGATGAAATAACCATGACATATCAGTTATATCAGAAACATCAAAGAAATTTAAATTTGCATCTGATATAAAATGCGAAATATTACGAATAGCTGTAATTAAACTAGCTTTTTGAGTGAATTTATATTTAATATTAAATTTTAAAGATGTATCTTTAAATTCATTGAATTCCTCAACTGACATAAATATTGGAATTCCTGGATCATATATATTCTATGCAATGAAGCACTTAAATTTATTTAAAAGTACTTTATATCTAATAATATCATCTGTGTCAATAATATCTAATTTATTAGATGATTTATTATCAATATCTTCAAAATCATCTAATGCCAACTAAATACCTCTATGTACAGCTTCTAATATTTTATTATAATGTTTCATAATTTATTTACATTTAACTGGTCTAATACTACATCCAATATATTTTCTTTCATCCATTATATATGGTTGACCATTGTTATATCCAAAAATATCTGCAAAAAAGAAACAATCTGCCAGCCAGCTTTTATCTTTATTTGAATTTGATGACCAGTAAAATCCTTGAATAGTATCATACCACCCTTTAAATTGTCCAGTTGCATATCCAGCCGCTGGAAAAAATATTTTATTTCCATTTTTGCCTTTAAAAATTCTGCCTTTTAATCCAACTATGCCATTATAATCTTTTACCCAATAATTTTCAGTATTATATTTTAGTTCATCTAATTGTTCTGTTGTTGGTGTACACATATGAAATGTTTTATTAAGTGTACGTATAGTTTGGTATGCAGCATCATTATTTAAAGTAAACTAATGTTCTTCATTATCATGATCTTTATAATTATCATAATCATAGTTATCCTTAATTTTAGTTTCACCCCATGCATAATAATTTCCATACCAATCTTCTGGTGTATCTAATTTGTTATAATTAACACCTAAATTATATTTGTACCATAATGTTCCAGATGGTAATGCTAAATCAACGAAATTTAATTCCATCATAAATGTTTTCGTTAAATCATCATTATCATTTTCAATGACATCACTTGATTGAGATATAGAACTATTATTTTCTATGTCTTCAAAATCATCTAGAGCCAATTTAATGCCTCTATTAACAGCTTCTAATATTTGTTTGTTTAATTTCATTTAAATATTAAATTATTTCCTCTATTTGTTCTATTATTTACAAAAACCACCTAATCTCTACTTGGCATTGTTGGTATTGGTTCTTTTATCTAATTTTCTGTTCTATCAATCTTTGTTTCAACCGCGCCTTGGAATTTAAGCATTCCATCATCAGGATTCATATTCATTTTAACACGATTACCATTTTCATCTCTATAATAAATGTCAAAATAATTATATTTAAATCCCCATGTAAATGTATTAAATGAACCAGGTTTAGCTGCATATGATAAATCAAAATCACTTAAACTTACAGGTGTTAATTGATAATATGTATATGTAATATTTTCAAAACCACCTTCATCTAATATTGTTACATTAATAGGTGGAAAATATAATGGTCTTTGCTTACCATATTTTAAATATAAATCCATTTGTTGGCGTGCAATAAAATATGTCATATAACTCTCTGACAATTTAATTGTAAGAGTTAAATCTTTTCCCATATCTTGATCTAACTATCTACCAGAACGTTTAGTAATTTGATAGTTTTGATTCTATTGTGTCACTGAATTTGATGCAACACTTGGAAATGATAGTGTTGTTATTTGTGAATTAAACATATCTTCTACTGTTAAATATGGTAAAAACATACGTTTAAAAACAGGTGTCCAAAGCTTAACAACTTCATCGTAAAAGAAGTTTGCAGGTAGCCAAATAACAAAATTCTATGATAATGGATTTAATAACATTTATGTAAATTTATATGTTTTTATATTTATTTTTATGAAAAAACTTTATGAGTTGATGTCCGTATAATAAATAACAAAGTTATTTAATTAGATGAATGAACTAGATACACGTGAACATACCTCAAATTCAATGGTTTAATCATGGTGAAAAGACTATTGAAGAATTAGATAATTTATCATTATAGAGATTTAACATTAAAAATATCAAATCAGTCGACGACTACAAAGATTTAAAGAATTTTTATGCTTTTAAGGTGCTTGATTTAGATGAAAAATCTGAAACAGGCTATTATGGTATGTTCATTAATAAAGAATATGCGGCAGCAGTTAAAGCTGCATTAGATAAATGGAAAAATAGCAAAAAATAATATTATGAATAAAAATTTAAATGAGGCATTATCTATAGCAAATGAAATATTAGAAGAAACAATATTAATACATAATAATATTGAAAATGATATATTATCACAAACAGATAATGATTATGCTGGTAAATATTATTATGGTAAATTTAATAAAAATATTTTTGGTTTAGATTTTACAGTTCAATATAAATGTTACACTGAAATAGAAAATTATAATGTATTACATGGAAGAACAACAATTAAAGATAGATTATTAGAATTAATTGTTTATAATGGTTTTAAAACATTTGATAATATCTTAATTCATGAACTTTTACATATATATCAATATGTTAAAAATAAAATAGATTATGATGAACAAGGTGCTAATAAAGAATTGTATAAAATTGTTGGAAATATTTTAGGTGATAGAGATCGTAATTACTTAGATATAGAAAAAACATTTGCAGGAGCATTATATTTGACATTTCCTTATGAACAAGATGCAATGGCGCATGGATTATATATGACATTAGATAATTTTCCATCAGTAATGATTAATAATGTTGTAAAAAATACTGATGAATATTTATATTTAACAGATCTTAAGTATGCAATAGATAATATTGATATTTTTGATGAAGCTTTATTTAATAATTTATTGACAAAAAATAAGTTTTTAAATATGTGTAAGAAATCATATAATAGATATAAAACAAAAATTGAACATGTTGTTCAACATATTATAGATGATAAATCAAAATTAAATGAAGGATTGACACATTTTATTCCTTCTCATCATATAGAACGTATAAAAAATAATAAACAATAATATGGATAAAAAACAACCTACACCCACTGTAGCAGCATTTGGTGTTGAATCTCAACCTACACCTGTTGTAGCACCATCTGGTACTGAATCTCAACCAATGACGTATGAGCATGTAAATCACCCAAATCATTATAACAATTATGACATTGAAGTAATTGATATGATGGAAAAAATTTGGGGGCCTGCATATCTTTATATTTGGTGTACCCTTACAGCTTTTAAATATCGTATGAGAATGGGTACAAAACCAGGCGAAGATATTATTACCGACATAAATAAAGAAAAATGGTATCTTGATAAAGCAGCAGAACTTAAAGAAAAATTAAATCAACAAAAGAAATGAAAACTAAAGAAGATTTATTAAAACGTGTTAATGAATTGACCGAATATTTTAATTTACGTGGTTGGCATCAACATATTGATCGTAGCCGTTATAGTTGTGATGCAATTAAAGATCTTGAAAAATCAGATGATATGATTAATTTTTTAATTGAATTGGTTAATATCATGAAGAAATACAATATTTCTGCGTCTGGTGTAAATGGCCATTGGTGCAATTTTCATACAATAACTGAAAACCAAGATGATGAAACACGATTTGGAGTATCAAATATGTGGTATCTTCTCAAATCTCAAGAAGAAATGGATGAAGAAATAGAAAAAGGCAAAAAAGCACAATATGAGCGAATGTTAAATAATCGTGTAAAATTTTCTTTACCAGAAGATTTAAAACTTTCAAAATATCCTGATGAAGATGAGGATGATTGTAAGTGTTTAGAACCAGAAGAAGAAACAGAATGTGCAGATGAGCAAGAAATAGAATCAAAAGATTTTAATGCAGAATTTACAGGTGATATTGAAACATATGTAAAAGTAAATCATTTAGAAACATTTATAAGTAAAGATGATAAAATAAAAGAGATATGTAATAAATTAGTACAGGTACTTAATAAATATCGTTTCTATAATGGTCAAATTGAAATAAAAAATCCAGAAGAAATTATTAATAAAATTCAATTAGAATTAATAATGGATAATTCTAATAGTGTTGATGAAAAAAATGAAGAATCATATGCAGTATTAGTCAAAAATGTATTATTTAAATATATAGAATCATATTATGAAGATTCATATGATGTTACACAATATTCTTTAAAAAATTCAATTAATAACTCATGTATAATTGTTAATATTGAAGATAATATTAGTATTAAAAACATTGAAATTACTGAGCCTAAATGGCTATTAGATGAACCTATTAATGATGGCTTTTTTGAATCTGACAATGAAGTTGATGATAGAGATGATGAAGATGATGAATATGAAGAATTATGTGATTATGATGCAATTGGCTCATTTACAGCCGATATTGAATTAAATATTGGAAAAGTTGAATCTAATGATGTAGATGAAGATTTGATAAATACATGTTATGAGAAAGTATATGATATTCTTGAGAGTGATGGTGTTTCAATAGATTCGGATGAAGATGAATTATTTGAAAGAATAAAAATTAAAGAGCTTAAAGATGGAACGACTTTAGTAACTATTGATGAAGTAGAATGTTCTGTACGAGTAGATATTCAAGCATCTTGTTTAGATGAAGCTAATGATGAAAGATGGTCAGCATTTGATAATATTATATGTTCACTTGATTATCTAAAAAATATTAGAAATGAGCATGTGTCAGAAGCTGATTGATTTCTAACACATATAAATAATAAAATGAAATTAGTTGAATAATGAATAATCATTGGAAACGCATCGAGGGGATTGGTTTAGGAATAGTCGCATTTGAGGGGACAGAACATCTTGCTAATATAATCACTGAATTTAGGGATATTGTTGATTATGTTGTTATTGGTCTTCAAAGAAAATCATATCATGGAGACCCAATTGATCCAACAGATTTAAATGAAATATTTAGATTAAAGGATGAGGATCATTTAGTTGATAATGTTCTTGAAGTAGAATTAGATACTAAAAAAGAACCTAGAATTCAAGAAACTGATAAACGAAATATGCTTATTCAAGATATTGAAAATCATGGCTGTTCACATGCAATTATTATAGATTCTGATGAATATTATACACATAAAAGTATTTTAAGAGCTGTACAGGAAATTGATGAAAATGATTATGAAATAACATATTGTCAATATGTTAATTATTATGCAGATTATAATCATTTCTTAGTATATCCATTTAAAGATGGAATGTATGTTCCATTTATAACAAAAACTAAATATAGACATTCATTTGAATGTTATGACACCGTTAATGGGCATAGATTCCAATTTCCTGATTTTGCGCTTCCGTCAGACCCAACTAGAAGATATGTTAGGCCATTTGATAGAATTGATATTGTTCAATTACCTCAAGGCCAAACAATTAAAGATGCTTCTGGACAACAACTAAGCTGGATGCCTAAAAAACACTATTTAGTTGAATATCATATTTTCCCATGGGAAACCGTTAAGATGCATCACTTATCATGGCTTCGTGCCGATATGAGAAAAAAGGTTAATAACTGGTCATCAAAAACATGCTTTCAAAATTATAATGACTTAATTGATAAAGCAATAGATGTATATAATCATTTTGATCATGAATCAAAAGAACAACAAATGGCATCATTATTATTTAATACTCCAAATCATGAAGTATTTGTAAGAGCCTTCCCTAAACAATATATACATCCAAAATATGATTATCAAACCAGACTTCGCCCAGTAAGAAATGAAAAGAAAATTGCTATTATGAATTTGTCTACAACTAATAGCAAAATTCATTTATATGAAAAATTAGAACAATGCGGACAAGAAACATGGGCAAAAGATATTATTAACGGTAAATATCCAAACATAGATTATTGGGCAGTTATCGATTGTCATGAAGAATCACATATTGATTTAGATAAACATATCATTTATATTAAAACTGACTATACAAAAGATAATATTCAACAATTATTGCAACGCTGGTTAAGTGCATATGAATTAGTATCTAAACATAAAACATATGATTATATTGTTAGAACTAATATTTCAACTTGGGTAAATGTGGAATTTATTAATGAAATGCTTGCATATGAAACAGATGATTCTAAAATCTTTTCTCATTGTTTCCAAACTGCATTTTGGTCAAGTTTTAATATATATCCACAAGGATCAATGATGGTATGGTCAGCCAGAAATATTCAAGTTTTGAAAGACTTAATTAATCAAACTTCACAGGATTTATTAAATGCGGTATATGATGATGTATTAATAGGAATATTATGGAAACGCCGTGCTGAATATATAGGATTAACTAATTATATAAATTGCTATACTTCGCTTGATGGAAATTGTTTAAGAGAAGAATATGATAAAATTAATTGGGAGAATGTTGAAATCCTTCCAACAATGCAAATAAAAACCCGTTCAATAAATGAAACATTGGCTAAAGATGAAACATATAGATTAAATAATGATATCCCAAAAATGAAAAAATATGATGAACAATATAGAAATTGGAGAAGTTCATTATCATATGAAGAATTTACTAAATACGTTAAAGATTATATGAAATATAACATAAATAAATTCATTAATGTATTAGGTATGACAAGGAATGAATGGATTAATGGAAAATGGGAAGATAAAGAATTATCATTACATAATTATATGCAATATAATCAAAAAACATTAGATTGGCTAAAAAACAAACGAATTGAATGCGGATATGAAAAAAAGGAGGATTAATTCCTCCTTTATTTTTATAATAAACCAAGCTACTAAAAGGTTCGTTCAGTTATTACCATGAATTCGGCCCCACGTGATTCAAAGTATTCTTTAGCAGCTGACCATTTACTTTGGTTTGTTAAATATGTTTGTGCAGCTTTATTATAGGCTTTATGATCTTTTAATGTTGCAGTTTCAGTTAATGGCTTTGGACACTGTGTTTGATCATATGGTTTTACTTCAATAAAAATTCTCTTTTTTCCATCTGGTTTCGATTCATCAGCAAGTTCAATCCAAAAATCAGTGTAATAAGTTCTTGGCTTCCAATACTATGGATTATTTGGATCTAAATTATTTTTCATACAATAATCTAAATTGCCAACTGGATCTAAATATTTAACACCAATTGGTTCAGACGCTACTTTAAGAATTAAAGGATTTTCATCAGCCCAACGCATAAATAAAAATTCCCAACTACTTCTATAGACATTATTTAAAGTTAGCCATTTTTCAGGATGTTTTGGTGTATAATATCCCTAATGGTATTTAACTTTATCACTTATAATAGGTTTATGTGTATATTTATATTGATCGTTCATAAAACTTTATTAGTTTTTTGTATATAATTATTGAGTTTTTAAGAAATTTTAATATTTATTATGGCGAGAAAAAAGGCTGAAAATACAGAAGAAATTAAAAAACCAAAGGCTATTAGCCCATTTGATATTATTAAAATGATGTTTACAGATGTAAATGCATTTAATAATTTGTCAAACATAATATTGGCAAAGAATTTCTTTATGATTAATAGAATTCTTTCTATTATGTTTCCAATGCAAGCACAATGTTTTAATAATGTTGAAATTAATCAAGCTGAAGTTATTAGAACATGGCAAAGATTTGTAACTGCTAAAATGGGATATGGACGAGTGCCAGGATTTGTATATACAAAAGGCGCAAAAGCTACGCAAGAATTAAATAAACTTGATGATATTTCTAAAGAAAATAAAGAATCTTATTGTAAACATTACCAAATATCTTTACGGGATTTTGATGATATGCTTTATTTTACACACGATAGTGTAATAGAGCATTTTAACAATTTTGTGAAAATTAATTCACAATCTGAACAAAATAAAACATTTACAAAATCTAAATAATTATGACACCAAAGTATTTTAATTTAAAAGAACAATATGCAATTTTATCAAATATTGCTAAACATATAAATATACTTAATGAGATAAAATATACATATGGCGCAGGAAATATGACAGTTGATGAATTGGATAAATTTTTATCTGAACGATATGCTAAAATAGAACAAGATATTGAACAAGAAATAAAAAGTTAACATGGAAAATAATTTTGTAAATATTGAAAATGCTAAACTATTAAAAGAACTTGGGTATAATATTCCATGTAAAAGTAGATTTGCAGATATAGATTATATTCATCCATTAGATATTACTTTAAGTAATATTGAAGATTGTAAAGAAGAAAAAAATTGGAATGCTACAGAAGATAGTGTATCGGTTCCAGAATTTGAAGATGTAAGAACTTGGCTGCATAAAAAATATAATGTTGGAATAGGAATAACACCATCATTTTGGGAAATTAATTTAGGACATGAAGTTGATGATCCATATACATGGTTTTGCCGATCAAGTTTTGGTATATCTGATGGTACAAATTTTAATGAAGTTTATAATAAAGAATTAAAAAGAGTTTTAATGAACTTATTAAAAATAGAAAAAGATTATGAGTAAAAAACAAGAAAACACTAAGAAAGAAAAAGTGGAAGCACCTAAAATGGAATGTGCAAGTAATGAAACTGTAAATTCATCAGTATCGAATGCTCAAGCAGAAGAGCCAAATTTTAAAGATTTGTATCTTCGTACACTTGCTGATATGGATAATCTTCGTAAAAATACTAATAAACGTATTTCTGAGATTTATCAATCTGCAAATGAAAAAATTATTTATGAAATGCTTTCATATTTAGATTCTTTAAATTTAGCAGTTGAACATGAAGCGTGTAGATTAGATACAAATGAATATAATGATGGGTTTGAGGCATTACAATCACAATTTAAAAGTATTCTTAGTAGATTTGGTGTAAAAGAAATTGAAATTCTTGCAGTTGAACCATTTGATGATTCAAAAATGAATGCAATTATGACAATGGCAACTAAAGATAAAAATTTGCATAATAAAGTATGTGATGTAACAAAAAAGGGTTATATGTTATATGATAAAGTTCTTCGTTATGCAGATGTAGTGGTTTATAATTATTCAGAATAAAATTTTTTAAAGTATGCAAGCAAATTATAGAATTATTAAAATTGGAAAAAAGTATTTTCCACAATCTCGATTTCAACATGTTGTAACAGTAGGAAAGGTCGATATTCAGCCTATTCATGATTGGATATATTTTAAAGATGCACATGGAGATGACCAATGGTTTAATACATATGAAGAAGCATTAAATGCATGTATTGAAGACGAGAAAACAGAAGTATTCGATGAAATTACTGAAGTTACAATTAATCACGGGAAAGTGATAGAAGAGCAAAAAGTATTTGCTTAAAAAGAATTTGCAACATAACAATAAAAATTATTTTTATGTATAAATGATAAATTATCCAGATATTGATTGGCATAATCAATGTAAAGTTTGTTTAAAAGCATTAAATACATCTCATTGTATGAAAAATCAAGGATTTATTGAGAAACTTAATACAATGAAGAATGAATATATTGGTGATGTGGAGTTTGAATGTGAATATTTCTCTCCAGATAATGAAAAATTGAAAAATAATTAATATGAAAGAAAGCACAGAAGAAAATATTATTGATGTTCAAAAAAATTATTCTGAAGAAATTATTTCAGAAATTCAAAACGCAATAGATTCTAATAATGCATCAATAAAAGTATTATCAAATATTGATGAATTGCCAAAAGTAATTTTTATAGATAACGCAAAAATTGTTTTAACATACATAAATAATAGGTATGATAGTTGTTTATATCTAGAAAATTGTATGGATAAGGAAACATCTAAAAAATGGAGATCCGAATCACCATATGTATTCTATCATAAAGATTGGAAACGATTAAATAAAAATGTAGATATTTTTGCCAATAATAATTATATTGAATTAAGATTTAATGTAAAAGATGCAGAAATAGTTGTACTATTACGTAGAGTTGATTTAGAATTGGCAGAAAATACATTTGCATTGATGGAATATGGTGAAGTATGTTACAATGATGCTCATTATACAATTATTAAAGCATTTTCACCAACAATTGGAGAAAGTTATTCAAGTAAATCAATGCTTGAAAATACCAATTATATAGAAAAATTATATGATAATTATGGGTCTGAAATTATATTTGGCGCAGATGGCAAATATAATATTGCAAGTAGTGATGAAGACAATACTACAATGTCAATTGATGAAATTCCAGATCCAGAATCAGAAGAATTATTTTAATTATGAGTAAGGAAGAATTAATAGAAGTTTTTAAAGATACCGAAGATCTTTATACAAATTATTCTGGTATTGAAGATGCTGCAGAATATTGCAAGAAACATACGCATATATATGATAATATTATTATAAAGAAACGTGACAATATATATCCATGTCCAGCACTCATTAAAGTTACAAATAGAGATACAATAACTGCCGCTCAGGAATATTCTAAAATTGCAGATACAATGGATGATGGATTTGCTGGAATTCTTAATTTTGCATCAGCAACAACACCTGGTGGTGGAGTAACTAAAGGAAGTTCTGCACAAGAAGAATGTATATGTAGATGCTCTACATTATATCCAGCATTAAATCAAAGAAAATGTTGGGACAAATATTATAATGTTAATAGAGCGTCTGGAACTAATCTTGGAAGCGATACCATTATTTATACACAGGATGTTTTAATCATAAAAGATAAAAATTATAAACGTCTTAATGATACATTTTATGTTGATGTAATTACTTGTGCAGCTCCTAATCTTAGAGAAAAACCAAATAATTTATATAATGATGGTGCAAGTAAAACGCAATTAACACTTACAGACGAGGAATTATATGATATTCATGTAAAAAGAGCAAAATGTATTTTTGAAGTTGCCATTGAACAAGGCATAGATTATTTGGTTCTTGGTGCTTTTGGATGTGGTGCATTTAAAAACAATCCAGAAATAGTTGCTAAAGCATATAATGATGTATTGTCAGAATATAAGTATAATTTTAAAATTATTGATTTTGCAATTATTGATGGTAAAAATTCAAATAATTATGAAGTATTTAAACGAATTTTACTTCAATAAATAAGAAAAGAATTTTAATAAAAAATAAAAATTAAAATTATGATTAAACCCATTGAAAAATTAAAAGAGCAATCTGCAAAGTACATTAAAGATTTTATGCTTAATTGTACTATTGAAGAAAAAATAGATACACATTATGTTTGTGTAGAAGTCATTGCTAAAAATGAAATTAAAATTAAAAAAGCCAATGGAAAAGAAATAGATCGAGTTGATTTAATTCTTAATTCTATGTGGAGTAAATTATTTCTTGATTGGAATTATCTTTTACTTTCTAATAAAGAATGGTTTGAAAATCATGTTGGATATGGAATAAAAATGTTTTATTTTCCATGTGAAAAACCTATTAATACATTATATGATAAAGATTTAAGATATATTTTTGATTATGCATATTTTAAAGATGAAATTTATGATGTAGAAAAGGTATTATCAGATTTAAAATTTCCTGATGCATATAAAGTTAATTATAAATGTTTATTGAATAAAGTTAGTGTTAGTTCAATTCGAGCCATTTATCAACACCATATACAAAAACTATTAAATGGAGAAGATGATTTCACTACAGTGTTCATGAGGCTTATCAAAGATGATTCTAAGATATATGCAATAGAAAAACCTGAAGGATTTATATTTAAATTTAATAAGAAAATTTTCCAAATAGAAAATAATAAAATTGAAATTGATCCTCAAGAAAAATCAAGTTATGAGTTTTTACTTTCAGATTTTATCAAATTTTCTAAAATGCATAATTATATTGATAGAGTTAATGCGTCATATACAAAAACAGTATGTAATCTTTTTAACAATTATATAATTAATGGTGAAAAGATTAATCATACTATAGAGAATAATATAGATATAAAAGGAATTGAAAGCCCTTACATTGGAGAAAAATTCGATATTGGATATGAATATGTTCCAGATCAAGTAACAAAAGAACTTTGTAAAGAATCAGAACTTTATAAGAATATATTTAAAGTGCTTCTTGCAAATCTACGAAAGGGCAAAGATGAAACACATTGTATATTTTTAACTAAGAAAGAAGTTAATGACTGGAATCTAATGATGAAGTCTATAAAAATGAGAAACCTCTACATTTAATTGTAGAGGTTTTTTATGGTTTACAAACTGGGCAAATTGGCAAACCATTACATTTTTGTATATAATCTAATTTACAAAAATTTGAACCAAATGATAAGTACCATGCCTATCTAATACTATACATTGTGGATGACCATAAATATCCACCCATAAATGAATCCTGTGTAGATTTTGCTGATGCAAATGGGAAAAATATAGATTTGCCATTTATTTTACTTATAAGTTCACCACCCCATTTATGTTTATAATCAAATGTATATTCATCTATGTATTTATAAGTAGTATATTTTAATAATTCTTCAAACTATTCTTTAGTTGGAATATGAAATTTAAAATTATGAATATGTATGTTCTAATATGCAGCATCATCTTCCGGCAATAACTATGTTAAATTATTAAGATCATTATATTTGTATTGGTTTTCTATCATAAATTTATAATTAACCCATCCAAATTTAGCATCACCTCGTGCACCTTTATTAGGTTCAGTTTCACCCCATGCATAATAATTTATACAATTATTGTCAGATCTTGGATCTGTCTTTTTCACTAATTCACCAGATGGAGATTCAATATATTCTATTCCCATATAATGTTTACACCATAATGTACCTGATGGAAGGCCTAAATCAACAAATATTTTATTTAGATCTACTCTCTTTTTAATTGTATCCTCTGTATCTATGACATCATTTTGATTTGATGATAAATCATTTAAACCATCATCTTGATAATCGTCAAGTGCTAACTAGATACCTCTATTAACTGCTTCTAATATTTTATTATTAAATTTCATTAAATATATGAATAATTTTGGTATTCACCATTTTGTTTTTCTTTAACAAATAATAAACCTTCACCTAAATTAACTAATCTATTTCCATATATATCTGTGCATGTTAATTCAATATCATGACTTCCTAACATATATGGTGTAATTGTTAAATGATCATTTACGCTTCTAAATAGTGTTTCTTTATGATTATTATTAATATGATATTTAGTATTACTTAAATCATCAACAGATTTAACAGCAACTCTCCATTCCTTTTTATAGCCTTCTTTAAATGTATTATTAGAATTATGAGATCTAAATATTGTATCAGTTCCCTGTTCAATTGTTGTTGGGAATTGATGATAGTAATATATGCTCATATCAGATGAATTCTAAATATATTTATGATAATTTACCCAATATTTTTCACCATTCATATAATCATAATCATTGACTTCAATTCCATATCTATCATCAATATAATCATTTAAGAATAGTTTTGTTGCACTAAAATCAAAACGATCTCGTATAATTGAATAATCACCAATACCAATTATTTGATTAAATTCATATGCACCACCTACAATATTTGTTGAATATCTTACTGGATGCTATGCATCATACATCATAACAACATTAACATCCGGATTATTTAATAAATTTGTATTTGGCAAACCATCTATAGTATAAATAAATCCATCGCATGTTTTATCAATTTCATTATAATTAATAGGTGATATGTTCTTAATTCTATATGCAGTTTCATTAATAATTTGTGCATTCCACATATCATCTCTTAATTTAAATTGCTCAAATGACCATGCGCCAATAGGTGAATTATAATAAGGATATTGATTATTAGTACTAATATCCATATAATAGCGAAGTTTAATAACGTCCTCATCATTAAATATTTTTTTATCTGTTAAGAAAGTTACATATGTTTCTTTACTATCATAATTTAATTCTACGCATAATGGGTTAAATGGATATTCAGTAGTATTTAAAACAAATATCTTATGTTCGTCATCAATATAATCTGATAAACTACAATTATTAATACTTATATCAATATATGAATCAGCATTATAGTTATTATCTTTATTTTCATCAACTTTATAAAAATCTAATACTGAACAATTTTCTATTTGGTATTCAATTTTTTTAGTTAATTGATTATATGCAAATGCAGAAATTTTCTTAGTAACATTAAATGTCATAGATGCATCAGGTGTAGAATTAACTATTGTAGCTTTAAGTATTGATACATCTGTGTATAATCCAATTTTATTTGGATTTTCATCAAGCATCCATAATCTAGTATTACCATTGCTAACATTTTCAATATTAACACATCTTTCAGTTAATGTATCAAATATTACAATATCATTATTTTTTGGCGTATCAAATGCGTATGATATATTATCGAATTCGACATAATCACCATCTAAATTATAATCAATATCATAAATATGATAAGATTTTGGGTATTTTATATCATTATCACATAATGTAATAATTTCATTTAATTGTGATGCATCCTATAGAACTCCATTTTTATTATATCTATAAAATTCATATTCATTATTAGAATTTTCATTACAAATAAATGTATCAATTGGAATAGGCGCAGCAATAACATCTATTGTATTATCATATTTAGATGTAAATATATTGTTATATTTGTCAAATGCGCGAGTTATTAATTCATACTGTCCAAGACGTGTAATATCAACATCTATAGTTTTATTACATGTATAATTATCATTAATAATTTGTTCTAATGATGAATTCAATATTTCTTGCTTTTTAATAACTTTACATATGTTTAAGAATGTTGATTCGTCCTAAATATATGTGCTAGATGATTTAAAATCTACAATATCTTTATGTGATAATCCATTTAAACCTGGCAAATACCATGATCTCATTCTTTTACGCATATCTTCATACGCATTATCAATACCTTCTTTTAAACTTGTGCTTAAATCATTTATTACATTAGAACACTCTATAGATGTATCTAATGAATGAATCATTGTACTAGGATTTAAATTAATATTAACAAATGGTTTTCGTTCTGAATGATATGTATAAGTTGGTTGAATCTCCTATTCATTTGCATACTTATTAATTCCATTTTTAATTAAATCTGTTGAAAATGAAACTTGACAACCACACCCGTCTTTATCTCTAAATAACATATCGCCTTTTAGAATTTCAAGTATAAAATCGCAAGATGCATCTTCTAGATTATAATATTCATGCTCATCTATATACATACTTGAATTAGATGAATCACCAATATAAAGGCTTGAGTTAAATTCAACATTTGAAAATTTATACCCACTAATTATAAACATTGGTGCATCCCATTTATTCTTTTCTGAGTATTTAATATATGGCATATTAATAATATTACCACTTACATCTACTTTTATGTCCGGTTCAATTACAATATATTTGTTATCAACCTTTTTGTGATTAATATCCTAATATAATTGGTAATTTTTTAATTCATATTCAATGTTTCCAGTTTCATTGTTAATTGCCTCTCTAATAAGCCATTTAATGTTAGAACGCCAATTTCCATATGCATTATGAATATTTGCATTTTCCAATGTTATAATTGGAAGACAACTTGAATCAATATATGCTTCAGTATCTTTATCTTTTAATATTTTTATTTCACCATCTTGAATTAAAATCTATGCAGAACTATCATCCCCCATTGTCCATTCATATAATGTTCCAGATTTTGGCCTATTAACTAAATCAAATTCATATTCATCACCAAGAACAGGTGCTTCAATTGAATTAGAAATTGTTAATATAGATGTATCTATCATTGTTCCATCATCTGTTGAAAGATTAATAGAAACATCATATTTGTCAAATGCAGCAATTTGTGTTTCATCATAATCTATAAATCTAACTGCATTATTTAATTCATTTAATGTACATGCAATTTTACCATGTGATTTAATAAATGGAAGAACACATTTAACATCCGGTGTATAATATTGTGCTTGTGAAAAATCATTAAGATAATGTTGTGTTGAGTATCCTTGTGTTTTTTGCCAACCAAAATAAACACCTTCACCTGTAATATCTGAAATATATGCGCCAAGACCAATAATATGTTGTTCAAGCCACTATTTAACTGCAAACAATTTAGCTAATATTTCATCTGTTCTATAAATGTATACTGGCTATGTTAATGGAACTTCAGATATAAATGTTCTTGGAATAGCAGTTGATACATCTATATGACCAGTAGATGGATTATACTATGATAGCTAAACTTTAACTCTTTCTACATTATCGCTTATTTCATTAAGATGATAAATCATAGAAATTTTATTTAACTTATCATAATTATTAAAGTCCTCAATAGATATTCCGTAATCAGCAAGTTTCTATTTTAAGAAACTTCCAGTAGATGAATCAAATACCTAAACAGCAATATCAGATAACTAATCATTATGGTCTTTAATTGTATACCATTCTTTAAATACAATATCCTAATATCCTAAGAATTTAATAGCTCTGAATAATGCTTTATATGTTCCAACATATGAAAATATCTAATCATATGTAAGCATTAATTCTTTAGATTTTCTATTAATTAAATCAAAATCCTTTCCTTCTTCTTGATAATCCTATTCTGCAAATATATTTGAATAATTTATCGGGTCTGGCACGCCAAAATTGGTTAATAATGTTCTAAATCTCTCATCTTCACCTACAACTTCAGACTTAATAGAAATCGCACCCATAAAGAATATATGCTCTCTATTATCTCCATGTGCTAAATAAATTCCTAATAAATTTTGGTATGCACCTTCCTCTTCAGCCTAAAATGCAATTGTAAATGAAAATGGTTCAGCCGCATTTTTAGATGTTTGTGGATTTGCCATTGTAAATGCCATCTCATCTTTATATAAAATATCATATTCAGATGATTTGTCAATAAGTTTTAATTCACTATTTTTTGATGGCTAAAAAATTAATGAATATCCAGAGTCACCATTAATAAATGGTCTTACATAATCATATGTATCATCTTCATTTCTAACTTCTTCTAAAACCAAGATTGTATCAGCAGCAATAAAATCTGCAGATACTTTATCTTGATAATAGTCACCAGCATATCTAATAAATGGAAAATAAATTCCAAGATTTGGAACAGTATCTTCAAATACCTATTGAATAACTGAATTATTATATATTGTGCCAGTTTCATCCTCATATTTAATTAAATCAACTTTTGACACACCAATCATTTGGTAAAATTCTTGGTTCTAACCAAGATTTTCACCTGTGTATATTGTTGATACAGTTGTATAATCTTGATATGTTGATGCATCTCCAATTAATTCAAATATACTACCTATACCAAACGTATATGTAAATGACTTATTTTTAATATTAATTGCGACTTTTACTTGGTTTTCATCATCTAATAATACTCTATTTAAATAATCATAATAACATGATGCATCAAGCAAATTTGTTTCAGTATCTACATTATCATATAAATATACAGGCATTCCATTAATATCTGTTGTTTCATTGGTTGCAAATCTTACATAAATTTGGCCTTGATTTATAAATGCAGTTTCTAATGTTCCTTCTTTAATTTTTAACTATGATGGATCATTAAAATCTATATCACCAATAAAATAACCCGATATAGGAGATTTAATATATTGTGAAGCTAATTTGCCAGGAATAAGTTCCCATGTCAAAACATAAGATTTTTGCATAGGAATTTCATAGCCTTTGGCTGTATAAAATTTTAAATTGTTAATGTCATTAATTGTTTCAGCCATATTATTAATTTAATTTCTTTGAATTTTTTGGTAAAGTAAAATTATATTCTAATTTGATTCGTTTAACTTGATGAATTAAAAATTCAAACATACGTTCTAACTAACGAATTGGTGTATCATTTACAGGATTTGCAAACATTTCAGGAGAAAGAACATTTTTCATAATATTCCTATCAAAATCATATCCTAAATTAGTATAATTATCATGAATATGATTTTCATCTTCAAAAAATGAATCTGTATATTTTAATTTAGCCATTAAACCCAATATAATTTTTATTATTTATTATTAAAATAGGTATATATACACGTGCAATATAAATAATAAAACTTTATATTTTAAATAATATGTTATCGCTTGATGATATAATTGGAGATACTGGTGAAATTACAACAACTTCATCAAATCAATCTAATAAAGATTTATATAAAGATGTATTTGTAGATAGGGGTGTATTTAGTAATATTAGTCTATCATATCCTGTAATATATAATGCAAGAATTAAAAAATTTATACCAGGAAATAGTTTAACAAATAAAAATAATGCATTTCTTGGTTGGTTAATTGGATATGACGATAATACACAATATGTTGATGTTTTATATAGAGGTTTTTTATTTAAAGAACCTGTTAAAATTCCAATTAATCTTCAATAGCAATTTGTGCAATGTTATGTATGGGATCAATTTAAACTTGCAGCAAATTCAATAATAGAAAATATGCCAAGAATTAAGAAATTAAAAAGACTTAATTTAAAAATGGTGTCAAAAACATATGCATTATTCATATATAAAAATTTGGATAAACTTATTAGACAATATGAAGTAATGTATGGATATGAAAATGCATAGTTATTAAAAGCATAGATTGTTACTTCACCATTTTATATAAATGATAATGGTGTAATAAAAATATATGATATGCAGACAAATGAACTAACAACACCTGAATTAGAATCAGAAGCATATTTTCTTGCATATTTTACATTTCTTAACAAATAATAAAAATTTAAAACTTTTGCAGTTTTTCGTATTATAATAAAAGAATATTTAAAATAATAGATAGTATATGAAGATAGTAGAGCGTATTAAAAATTACTTAAGTGACAAATTTGGTAAAAAACAACCAGAAGTAGAAGAAACACAAGATGAACAAGAAGAGCAATATGAGGAAAAATGTTGTTGTTTATGTGGTGTTCCTGAATCAGAATCTGGAATGTTAATTAGAAGTAGTATTGGTAATCAATATATTTGTGAAAAATGTGCAACATTAATTCACGAACAAATTACTGAAATTGAAAAATATACACAGGATTTAGAAGAAACGGTTGAGGAAACAAGAAAAATGTTAGAAAATCCTGTACAAGAAAAGAAAAAATCTATTAAAGAACTTATTCCAACACCACATGAAATTAAGGAATTTCTTGATGAATATGTAATTGGACAAGACGCGGCCAAGATTAAATTATCTGTTGCAGTTTATAATCATTATAAACGAATTAATCAAAAGGAAGATGACACAGATATTGAAAAAGCATCTATCCTTTTACTTGGTGCAACAGGATCTGGCAAAACACTTTTAGCAAAAACAATTGCTAAACTTTTAGATGTACCTATTACAATTGTAGATGCAAATACATTTACTCAGGCTGGTTATGTGGGTGAAGATGTTGAATCTATTTTATCACGTCTTTATCAAAATGCTGATGGGGATTTAGAAAGAGCTGAACGAGGTATTGTGTTTATTGATGAAATTGATAAAATTGCTAAACAAGGCGATAGCCCATCTATTACAAAGGATGTATCAGGCGAAGGTGTTCAACAGGCTTTACTTAAAATTCTTGAGGGCAGTAAAGTTAAATTTTCACCTAATGGTGGACGTAAACATCCCGAAAAAGAAATGGTTGAAATTGATACTAAAAATATTCTCTTTATTTGTTCTGGCGCATTTGTTGGAATTGAAAAGAGAATTGAAAAACGCTTAAATATGCGAGCAATCGGATTTGCATCAGATCAATCTCATAAAAATGTATCTAAAGAAAATATTATTGAATATTTGACAGCTGAGGATGTTAGAGCATTTGGTATGATTCCTGAATTGGTTGGTCGTCTTCCAGTTATTACATACGTTAAGAATTTGACTAAAGAGGAAATGCGTCAAGTTTTAACAGAACCTAAAAATTCTATTATTAAACAATATGTTAAGTTGTTTAAGATGGATGGTGTTAAACTTGAATTTGAAGATGATGCTTTAGATTACATTGTTGAAAAAGCTTTGGTTATGAAAACTGGTGCTCGTGGTCTTAGATCCATTGTAGAAGAAATCATGACCCAATATATGTATGATATTCCATCTACAAGAAAACGTAAGCTTGTAATAACAAAGGAATATGCTGAATCTGCATATGAAGCTAAACAAATTTATAAAGCTGCAAATAATTAACATCTATTTTTTAGATTAATAAAAATATATTATTTTTGTATCACATTTTAAAAATTAATTAAAATATGGCAACAAATGGTGGAAATCTACCAGCTTTAATTAAGTATAATAAAATTAAGGATGTGACTATTTATAAACTTCCAGGTTCTATGAAATCCGGAAGTTTTAATAGTGCGTATGGAATTAAGTTTACTGAAATTATTGAGGAAAAGGTTGTAAAACGTGGTATTTTCCGTAATAAAACTGAAATAAAAACAAATGAAATTGCACGAATTGTTCCATTTTCATTTAAGACTCTTGAAATTGCTAAAGATTTTGCTCAATATCTTCCAGAAATGTCAATATGGGGTGATCGTTTATATGAAAATTCAGGAGATACAGTAAATGTTAAAAGCCAGGTATTGTATGAGACATATATAATTAAAGCTAAAGATATAAATGCCAATATTGGTGTTAAATTTTTAGATGAATGTCTTCATCCAACTCAACAAACCATTAAGAAAAAAGAAACAAGTGATGGCAGTTCATGGCGTGAATACTATATTAATGACTTGGACAAAAAGAATTTTGATGGCTCACAAGGCCATTGGTATGATCATACAGAATTGGTTGTTGATTATTTCTTTACGACTTATGAATTTAATTTCAATTTAAAACAATTTATACCACGTGATAAATTTGAAACATTAGGAGAACGCCAAGCATTTGAAAATGAAAATACACATAAATTTATTTTAGTTGAGAATTAATGAATAAGCTTATTAAAACATATGTAGATATTGAAGAAATTCAGGATAATTATAATACATATTATTCTGCAACTTTTACATATCAATATGATGTGTATTTTTTAGGAATGTATGTTAAAACAAAAAATGTTGAATATCATGTGCCATTCCTATTTAAATCATTTAATATTGCTAAAAACTTTTGTGAGTTAAAGCCAGAAATTTTAGAATATTATTTTTCTAATAAAAACTATGATAATAGGGAAGTTGATTATTTTACATATAAAATAATAGTTAATGATAAAATATTTTATATAAAGTGGGAAGAAAATTCAATACGAGTAAGAGATCAACATGATATGGAATTTTATTTTAGAGAAAATCCAGTTGTCGATTCATTTGTAACAAATATTATTTTAAAAGATTGGATGCACACACATAGATTAAGTGATGTTGAATTTTTAATGAAACTCCTGATTTATTAAATCTTGTTGAACACGTTAACTTAAAAACAAATAAAAAATGGCATTTTGAATTAGTTGAAAACAATTAAATTATGAAACATACACATACATATGTAGATATTAATGGCATTATTTTAGATAAAGTTACTTATTATGTAGTAACATTTACTAAAGTATATGAGATGTCTTTATTTGGAAAAGTAATAAAAGAAACTAAGAAAATTCAAGAAGTGCCATTTGTTTTTAAAAGCTATGAAATTGCAAAAGAATTTTGTGAATTAAATCCTGTATATAAACAAATTACTTTTTCACAATCTTCAAAATATGATGTTTACAATACAACATATGACACATATCGATTAATATTAAATAATAAAGTTAATGCATATATTGTTTGGGAACATTTAACAGGAACATATAATTTTGCGCATGCAGAGTTTCATACAGATAAATCATATCCAATTGTTAAAGGATTTATTAAAGATGAACTAAATAATATTAAATTACCAACAACATATTCAACTATTAGTACCGGGCCGCAAACACCAAATATGGTTGAAAAACTTTCTGATATTTTTGCAATATCTAAAGATAAACATCACTTTGAATTAATTGAGCAATGATAGTAAAGTATAAAGAAAATATTTATGCAAATATACAGGAGCAGAATATTACAAAATATATTCCTGCTGCTGGTATATCTAAATGTTATGCTGTAACATTTACAAGAGAAAAAGTATATACACTTTTTGGAAAAGTTATTAAGACACAATCAAAAAGTGAAACAATGCCATTTGTATTCAAGTCATTGGATATTGCTAAAGATTTTTGTAAAATTTGTCCTACCGTAATATCTGATGTGTTTATTAATTCACATAATTATTATAAAGTAAAATATGAAACATATAGATTGGTAAAAAATGAAAAAATACTTGGCTATATTAAATGGAATACATTTTATGCATATGATGCAAATTTGGATTATGCCGGTCAAGATACTCATAAACGATATACACGAAGTCTATCTGATCCAATTGTTGATAAGTTTGTTGAAGATATAGTAGTAAAAGATTGGATTCATACAAATAGTATAAAAGATATAAAATTTTTAAATGAAAGCGATAGTTTAAGTGAATTAATTAATAAAGTTGAAAATAAAAATAATTTAAAAAAGAAAAGCAAAGAAGTATATAAAGAGTGGAATTTTAAATTAGTTGAATCATAATATGAGAACAGAAAAACATATATATGTAAATATAGTAAGAAGTGAAAGTGCTGATTATTATAGGGTTATTCTCACAAAAACAAGTGATATTATTGCATTTAATACTGTTATTAAACATGATGAAACTATTGAGGAGATACCATTTTATTTTAAATCTTTGGATATGGCTAAAGATTTTTGCAATATGTTGCCAAACAAAATAACTAAAAAAGTTCTTAAACGAAATATTGAAGGTAGATATAATAGTTATGTTAGAACATATACTACATATGAATTAACATGTTGCAATAATAAAAAGGCATACATATATTGGGATAAAGTGAAAATTCTGAAAAATGCTTCATATGCAACTAAAGTTGATGTAATATCTGAAACAAATGTTGTAAATTATTTTGTTCCAAGTATTTCATTATATGATACTGAAGATTCTAATTCATCTGGAGCATATTATCCTTATAATGAAAATTATGAAAAATTAACAGATTTGATTAATTATTTAAATAAGGATACGCGATTCAGTAAAAATGAAGAAGAATATAAATTTGAATTAATTGCACAAGTACAATAAGTTATGGATAAAGACATTTTAAACAGTTTAAAACCCGGTGAAAAAGTAGCTGATATTCAAGAGCATTACTGGGGACAAAATGGTGAAAAACTTGTGTATAAAGTGACTATATACACTTGTAAATCATTATTATTTGGAAAATATATTTCCAAATATGAATATCCATTTTACTTTAAAACTAAGGAACTTGCTGAAGAATTTATTCAAGTTCATGATAAGTATAAATTTGACGAATTTTATCGTACTGATTATGCAGGATATACATATACACATTATAAAATATGTCCAAAAAATATTAGTTTTAGAAAAGCCAATTGTGAATATATATTAGTTAGATCTACAGTTGCAGATTATAATGTAACATATTTAACGTCAGGTGGTATATGGGATGGATATATTGAGTGTAGAAATAAACGCCATAATTCTAATTTTAATTATAAAAAATATTATGCTGAAATTGATAAACTTGAAAATGATGCTGCCAAGGAAAATACATCTGGCAAAACATATTCATATAAATTAACTGAAGTATGAAACAGGAAATATTAAATAATTTAAAACTTGGTGAAAAAGCTGCCGATATTCAAGAATATTATTGGGGCACAAATGGTGAAAGACTTGTGTATAAGGTAACCATTTATACATGTGAAAAAATTCCATTTTTAAAAATATTTAAAAAACGAGGTATAAATGAATATGTAGTTCCATTTTATTTTGAAACAAAAGAACTTGCTCAAGAATATATTGAATATAGCGATAAGGTCTGGTTTAGACCATTGACAGGTGCTTTTAATGGTTATGCTTTATTTTTAACTAATTATGAAAAACAAAAATATGAATATTATTTAGTAAGTGCGGTAGACTATTTTTTAGTACCTGTATCTGAAGATCATATTATGTGTAAAGGTGGTGTCTGGAATGGAAAGGTAAATTTTGGATCATATAGACGACCATATAAAACACAAAGCATTTACTTTACACAAGTATTTGAAAAAGAAAAAAGAGCTTCAAAGGAAGGTACAATTGGTGAAACATTTTCATATAAATTATATAATATAAATGATGGAAAATAGTACTTTAAATAATTTAAAACGTGGTGAACAACTTGTAGAAATGCAAGAATGTACATTACATGGAATGGATGTTATTGAAGTAACATTATATAAATGTGTATCTTTTCTTGGATTTAGAAAAATAAAAACATATACATTTCCATTTTATTTTACATCAAAAGAGGTGGTTGAAAAATTTTTAAAATTTATCAATTATTTTAAAATTGTTAATGATCATCTTCGTTGGGATAGCAGTGCACATTGTTTTGCTTTATCAATTAAAAATTGCAGAATAGCTCATATGGTTGATGAATATAAAAAGAATGACACCCGTAGATTTACTCATTGTTCATTGACATTTAAAGGCATATGGGGTGGAGAATTAAATGATACATCTGATATGTATCCTAGTAGTATGTCAAATAATTATGATTTTATGGAATTTCTTGATTCTTGTAATATTTCTATAAAGAAAGAAAAAACATATACATTTAAAATGATTGAAAATTGTTAAGTTATGGATCAAAATATATTAAATAACTTAAAGGATGGTGAACAAATTGTGGAAATGATTGAATGCACTCTTCATGATGAAAGTGTTATTAAAGCTATCATTTATACATGTCATTTAAAAACAATAATTAAAGGGTTTTGGAAAACAGAAACTATAGAAAAACGTAGTTTTGATGAATATGAGTTTCCATTCTATTTTGCATCTAAAGAGTTTGCACAAGAGTTTGTAGAAAATATGGGAAATTTCCAAATATATTCTACAACTTACTGGGATGATAAAGATTATCCTTGTTATGCACTTAAACTTGCAAAATATGATACACATTTAAAATATATGATGGTTGATAGTTTTAAATGGAAAAATAAACAACATTTTGATAATAAGTGTCAACTTCAAGAACGAGGTGTATGGGATGGAATGGTAAATTCTGATGGGAGATATTATACTCTCATAGGAGAAAATCTAAATTATAAAGATATATTTAAATTTGAAAATATTGCAACAGAAACCAAAAAATCTTATGCATTTAAACTGGTAAAACAATAACTTCTATTTTTTAGAATCAATAAATTGTATTATTTTTGTATCGATTTTTAAAATAAAATGGATAAACAGATATTAAATAGCTTAAATAAAGGTGAACACCTTGTAGAAATGCAAGAATATATATTGCAGAATCAAACTGTATATAAAGTAATTGTATATACATGCACAGGCAAAACCTTATTTAAAAATAGTAGAATTGACACATTTGAATTTCCATTTTATTTTAAAACTAAATTAATTGCAGAAGAGTTTTTAAAATATTGGGATGAATTATGGCTATCACATACTACATATTGGAATCATAGTAAAGATAATCACTGCTTCGGATTATATGCAAAAGACCATGATAATAATGTATATACATTAGTAGATGCATTTAAATTGGATGATGCCAATGCATATAATAATAAGTGTCAATTAACATATGATGGTGTATGGGATGGCACAATATGTAATGACGGAAGATATTATACATATTCCCCACATAATTTTTATTTTACACGTATATTTAATTTAGAGAATATTGCTCAAAAAGTAAATAAAAATCCATATGTATTTAAAATGATAAAAGATTAGGTTCAAAACTGAAACTTTTACATTTATACGAATATAATTAATTAACAAACTAAAAATTAATAATTATGGCAACAAAGAAAACAAAAAAGACAACAACAGCTGAACCTGTAGTAGAACCTGTAGCAATGGAGGTTAATTACCAAGATTATCAAGATGTTCAATCTATTATGCCACACAGTTCAAAGGAGGAAACTCTTGAGGGAGGCAATGGTGTAATTGTATCTAAGCAACGACTTGCTAATGCTGTCGGTTTTGATTATGATAAGCAGATTCAACTTTTGACACCTGCTCAACGTAAGAATTATTTGGCAATGGCAAATGCTATTAATGTCAATGATCTTACAAGTATTCAGCAATATGGCGCTGATGTTTCTAAGACCATTGAGGATAATGGTAATTCATTGTTGGAGGGTGTTCGTTCCAATAATAACAACAATGAGGCAAACCAACTTATTAATAATTTGTTGGCCGAGCTTAAGATGGTTGATATTGATGATTTGCAATCTACTAAGATTAAACGAGTTCTTCGTAAGATTCCTGGATTGCGTAATTTGGTTATGACTGTTGATCGTGCCATGATTAAATATGATACGATCAAAAATAATGTTGATCAAATTGCAATGCGCATTAAGCAACATAAAGTTATTGCGGCTCGTGACAATAATACTCTTCAAATTATTTTTGATAATAATGTTGAGTATATTAAGGAGATTCGTGATCTTATTATTGCTGCAAAGCTTAAAGAACAGGAAGTTTTGAGTAATATTGATTATATGAAAGATCATCCTGATGAGTTCTCTCCTATCCAGGTACATGATGCACAGAATTTCCACAATGCATTGACAAAGCGTATTGCTGATATGCAAATTTCTGAATATATTTTCAATCAGAATTTGTTCCAAATTCGTGCAATTCAACACAATAACATGTCTATCTCTGACCGTGCAGAGTCTATTGCAACTACTGTAATTCCTATTTGGAAAAATCAATTGGCATTGTCGGTTATTATGATTAACCAACAAGAAAATATTATGATGCAGCGTAAGGCTAATGAGACAACAAATAAGATTCTATTGCATAACTCTGAATTGATGAAGGAGAATTCCATTGCAGCCGCTAAGGCTAATGAGGAGGCTATTGCTTCTCTTGAGACTCTTCAAAAGACAACCAAGGATCTTATTGATACCATTACAGAGGTTAAGAAGATTCAAACAGAGGGTGCTAAAATGCGTCAGACCCTTGAGCACAATCTTGTTGAATATGGTACTCAACTTACCAATCAAATCAACCAGATTGCGATTGATAAAAAGTAATATAAATTTGTTAAATGTCAGTTACATATAAAGAAAGAGATATAACTGTGGCAGATACAACAAAAAATATTAAAACATATCGGCTTGTGGAAATACCTATTAATGGAAATAGTATTTCCACACAGCCGGCATGTCCGCTTAAACCTCATCAAACATTTAATATTGGTGCACATTACAAAATTGCTACTCGAATATTAGAAAAAATTTACGAGTGCAAAGCATATATTGATGTTATTGAGGAAAATCCAAATGAATGTTTGGATCTTGTTATTATGAAACAAATTGCTGGTCCATATACAATTTCATGGCCATTAACAGAATCAGATTGTGAATTTCTTCATATTGATTATGAAAATGGTTTATTGGTTTTTCCGGCAACTTATGATTTTAAATTAGTTAAATAATGACAACAAATAATCACACATACGTAAAAATTATAAAGGATAACAAAACAAATTGTTATAATGTTATCCTTACAAAAACATATGATACAATATTCGGCCACAAAGAAAAGGTTGAAGAAATTCCATTCTGTTTTACAACATTAGATGGGGCAAAAGATTTTGTAAGTATTTTGCCATCTAATATTAAAAAATGTTCACAAAAAACATATAAATGTGAACATTGCCATATATGTTATAAAGCATATGAAACATATGAGTTAACAGTTGGTGACTATAAAATATATGTAAAATGGAATGAAACTTCCAAAAAAGATGGTATATTTTATCGTGAGACAAGAAAGCCATATAATAATATTGTATATGCATTTTATAGTCCAGTTGTTGGAAATAAAGTTGATGATAATTATGAATGGAATATGGAATATCCAACATTATCTGAATTGGTAAAAAAATTGAATGAACATAAAAGTGAGCGTGAGAAAAAGGAAGAGGTTGAAGAATATAATTATGAATTAGTATCACAATGAAAATAATTGAAAAACGAAATATTGATACTCCGCTTTTAAGCATTGAGTCTTTTGGTGTTCATTGGAAGCCCAATGGCTGGGGTACTAATGATAATTACACAAAATATTTTGTGGCAAGTTTAGACTTTAATGTTAAAAAATTATTTGGAAGCTATAATAAGCAAATTTATATTCCAATATTGTTTTTTGATGAAAATGAAATTAAATCTATAATGGCACATTATAGTGATATATATTTCATTTTAAGATTTAAATATAGTTATAGCGATACACATTATTCGGATTTATATCATATTTCAAATATTGTTGATATTGAAAAAATCTATAAAAAGGAATTAAATAGTTTTTTAAATGGTGAAACACATCATACAACAGAATATGGCATAGATTTTATTGTACGAGACTATAAAGGATATGATATTGTATTAAATACACAATTTACTTCTCATGGATATGTCGATAATGTTGGATTACCTGAAATTGAAACAATATGCGCAATAGATGGGTATAATCTAATAGAAGGAACATGTTTATCACAAATTGAGAAGAATTATAAAAAATTTCCGCAATTAACATCTTATTCAATAAAACAAACAAATTCTGATACATATCATTCAATATATAATATTGACAAATTTGACAAAATGTTGAAATATATTGATAAAAAGGATGAAGAAAGACAAGAGCGTGAAAAGAAATTAGAAACAATGTATTCAAAGAAAACATTTAAACTTGTTGAAGATTTATAATTATAATATTAATATATGAAATCAAAAGAACAAATTTTATCAACATTTAAAAAGAATTATAAACCATGTTTTTTATTAGCATGGTTACGTTTTTTGTCATATGATGAAATGAAACAAATTGATTTATTAGAACCTTATGATGCGGCTTTAAGTGCAAAACAGGTTAAATCAAGTAAGGACTGGGACAATCTGGTTATTCAATATGATAATCAAAATCTATTATATGGATTATGTATATTGATGAGAAAGTTATTTAATGCGATTGTTGATGAAAATTGGACGATGGGAAGTGTTTATGCGAATGATGTTAAAACGTGGCTAAACATTTTAGATGATAATGAATTTAATATTGATAGTTCGTTATGCTCAACCAAAATTATAAACTATTATAAAAAGGTTGCACAAAAATATAAAATTGACCTATAATTAATTATGAATAACGATAATAATGAATCAACAGGAAATCCTGAATTTGAAAAATGGGCTAATAAATTAGAACATATGTCAGATAAAGAAATTTCTTATGAGATTTATCAACGAATTATGTCAAGTAATGAAATTGATCAAGAATCTCTTAAATTATTTTCAATGGCATATGAGTATTGCATGAAATTAATTAATCAAGGAAAAAATCTTGAGCCAAATCTTTTAAAAATCTATCTTGAAGATGTTAAGGGGCAAGATATAACTCAAATTAATTTGATTAATTTATTTGCATTATTGGCAATTTGTGGAATAAACTTTAGTAAAGCTTAAATATGGAAAACGAAATTAAAGAATGGTTAAAAGAAAATAAAGTATGTATAGTGACAAATAGTTTATCATCTGTGCCTGGATCTTTATTTTTGCATTCATTAAAAACATATGTTAATTATATTCCTGAAGATAACTTTATGCTTATTCCAGGAATGGATGATAGTGGAAAACCTATTTATGGGTTAACTGCATTTATTAGAATGATTAATGTAATGATATCTCAACAGTATTCAGATGTTTTTGATTATATCATTTATATTGATGAAGATTGTTTTATTAAAAGGTTTGATTTACTTATAGAAGAATTCAAAAAATTTATAAATGGAAATTATTGTTTAGGAGGATTGGCTGATGGTGGAATAATTTGTCATCGCAATCAATCAAGATTTTTAATAAACACATTTTTGAGTTTTTGGAATATTAAAGCTATAAGAGAAAATTATGAAATTTTTGGTAGATGGTATCATGATTTATCATATGCTGTAAAACCATATAAAGCATTTATTGAAAAACTTCAAAAAGAAAATGATGGTGAGCTTTATAATGTAATGGATAAATTGTCAAAAAATATAATTAGAAAAACAACTGATTATAGAATTACCAATTTTAAACATGATCCACCACATGCAAACACAATAAAGAATGATCCATCAAATACATATGAGCCTCAACAAGTTCCTTATTCATTTAAAGGATGTCCTGATAAAAACATGGAACCTTATTATTTAGTTGAAGAGGCTATTGTTCTTTCAACTAAACAACCTATATATTATTTGTATGGTTCAGACTTATATACTAATGAAGAAACAACAATGGATAATTCTGGTATAACAACTGTTGTTATGGGCGAGAATAATGAACATATTGCATATCATACATGGTATGCCAGATATTATAAACCATTTACAAACATAGAAGAAATTAAAAAACATGTAGATAGAATTAAGTCAGTTATGACAAGTATATGACAATATATGACAAATTGACATATATTTAATGTCAAAATATGACAAAATATAATTAAAATGAACAAAGTTGCAGTTTGGCACACTTTTTGTAATATTATTAATAGGAAAATTAAAAAAATAAAAATCTATTAGTATGAAAAAGGTTAATGAAATGACAAATGCTGAATTAAAGCAAAACATTGAATTTATGGAAAATATTGATTCTCCAGAAGCAAAAAAACTTACTGAAGAATTTCGTAAAGAACTCGAAAAACGTGAAGCAGAGGCTGAAGCAAAACGTAAAGCTGAAGAAGCTAAAAAAGCTGAAGAAAATGCGAAGCGTGAAGCAGAGGCTTTAGACAAAGAACTTGGAATGTTCGAGGCACAAAAAGGTGTTATTGGTAAATGCTATAAGAAAGTATTTTATGATACTAATTATTTGAAGCCAACTATTCATTATACAGTTTACTACAAAGTGGTAGGTGTATATGAGGATAAAGCAATTGTATCATTTATTAAGAAATTTGAATATTCTGATATGGTAAGCAAAGCAATTACCTATATTGATATTAAAGATTTGCTTGATAAAAATGAGCATTATGAAATAATTCCTCTTAAAGATTATAATGCTGAATATGCAAAAACTAAATTATCATTTGATAGTTTGGCAGATGTATTTAATAAAATTTTTAAAGACAGTTTGTTCTTTTAATTAACACTAGAAAAATTAACATTTAAAAATAATATAAGTTATGACAGAAAAAGTAATTGGAATCGATTTAGGAACTGGTAACAGTTGTGTAGCAGTTATGGAAGGTGGTAAACCTACAGTTATTGCAAACTCTGAGGGTAGTCGTACAACCCCATCTGTAATTTATATTGATGGAGAAAACCGTGAGGTTGGTGGTGGTGCAAAACGTCGTATGACAATGAAGCCTAAGAACACAGTTTCATTTATTAAACGTTTTATGGGTGCTAACTATTCTGACACTGATGTTCAGAAGATGCTTAAACAAATTTCTTATGACGTAGTTGATAAGAATGGTAAGCCTTATATTAAAATTGATGGACGTGAGTATTCTCCTGAAGAAATCTCTTCTTATACTCTTGCAAAGATGAAGAAGACTGCGGAGGATTATTATGGCACAGAAGTAAAGAAAGCTATTATCACTGTGCCTGCATGGTTTAATGACTCACAACGTCAAGCAACTAAGTTGGCAGGTGAACTTGCAGGTCTTGAGGTTCTTCGTATTATTAATGAGCCTACCGCTGCTATTCTTTCATCTGAAATCAAAGTTGATGAAAATCATGATAAGAATATTGCAGTGTTTGACTATGGTTGCGGTACAGTAGATATTTCTGTAGCGAATGTATCAATGGTTGATGGCCAGCTTCTTGTTGAGATTAAAGCAAGTTATGGTAATGTATTCCTTGGTGGTCAAAATTATGATAACGCCATTGTTGAATGGATGTGTGAAGAATTTAAAAAGGATCATGCAGGTATGGACCTTAAGAAAGATCCAATGGCATATTCTCGTTTGCAAGAGGCTGCTGAAAAAGCAAAATGCGAACTTTCTTCAACAACTACAACCGATATTAATTTGCCTTATATCACAGTAGTTGATAATGTTCCTCAACACTTAACACTTACTCTTACACGAGCAAAATTTGAACAACTTACAGCTGATTTAACAAATGATGCTATTGAATGTACTCGTAAGGCAATTCAAAAAGCCGGTCTTTCTGCATCCGATATTGATGAGATTCTTTTGGTAGGTGGTTCAACTCGTATGATTTCTGTTCAAGAAGCATTAACTAAGGCATTTAATGTTCCTTTGGATAAATCTGCTAATCCTGATGAGGCTGTTGCACTTGGTGCAGTTATTCAAGCTAATATTCTTGTAGGTGGTGATAGTGCAAAGGATTTGCTTCTTTTGGATGTAACTCCTATTTCTACTGGTATTGAGGTAGAGGGTCAAATCATGAATGTAATGATTGAGGCTAATACCACAATTCCTACAAGTAAGAAACAAGTATATACTACCGCAGTAGATAATCAACCAAGTGTATCAATTCGTGTATTCCAAGGTGAACGTCAATTCACTCGTGATAATAAACTTATTGGTAACTTTGAGTTGGGTGGAATTCTTCCTGCAAAACGCGGTGTTCCTCAAATTGAAGTAACATTTGATATTGATGCAAATGGTGTACTCAATGTATCTGCAAAGGATCTTGGAACCGGTAAGGCTAATTCCATTAAGATCACAGGTTCAAACAATCTTTCTAAGGAAGAGATTGAACGCATTAAAGCAGATGCAGAGAAATTTAAGGAGCAGGATGCTAAGGCAAAAGAGGAAGTTGATAAGTTGAATGGTGCAGAGTCATTTGCATATCAAATGAAGAATATGTGTGATGATGAGCAAATGAAAGATAAACTTACTGAAGATCAAAAGACTCAAATTAATAAAGATGCAGATGAGATTCTTGAGGCTGTTAAAGCAAAGGATCTTACAAAGGCAACAAATCTTCAAGAGTCTTTGCAGAAATATGTTCAAGATATTTCTTCTAAGCTTTATGAGAGTCAACAACCTCAAAATGAGCAAGCACAACCTCAAACTGATACTCAATCTTCAACTGATAACAAACCAGAGGCTGAAGATGTAACATTTGAGGAAGTTAAGTAAAAATCATAACTTAACATATATAAAGAAAAGAGATTCCTAATTTATATAGGAGTCTCTTTTTTGATATAAATATAAAAATGATTTAAAAATAATAATGGAAAAAGGAAAAATAACACCTAAAAATCTTTATAATGATGATGAAGATTTATTGGAACATAATTGGGATATCATTACAGATTCAATCTATAATCTTTTGAAATATAAAAATATAGAAAATAATGCAGGTTTTTCTGATGATGAATTAAGAGGATATGCAGGTGATATATTTACAGATTATAGAGAATCTCATGAAATATATGATTTTGAATATGATAGGCTTGATAAACTTCAAAAACATATTGAAGAACATATTTACGATATTCCTTGGAATCCTGAACCATTAGAGGATATGAAAAAACTATTTAAATAATAATTTTGAGAGATATATTCATGTGAATATATCTCTTATTTTTAATAAATATAATGGATTAATAAGATATTTATGAAATAGATAAGTAAACAAATATTAGAGGCTATAAATAGAGGCATTTAGCTTGCATTAGATAATTATCAAGATGATGAACAAATTGGTTCTATATATCAACATAATGATATCATAGATAGTGAAGATGTTATTAAATAGAAATATGATTTAATGAAGGAAGTTGTTGATTTAGATCTTCCATCAGGAACTTTATGGTGTAAATTTAATTTAGGGGTTAACTAGAATTAGTTATCTAAAGCTGAAAATTGGTATGGTGGTTATTATGCATGGGGAGAATTGGAAGCAAATAAATCAATATATGATTGGGATCATTATAAATTTGGAAAATATTAGGATAAATTAATTAAATATTGTAATGATCCTGACTATGGTTTAAATGGTTTTACTGATAATTTATCTGAATTATTGCCAGAAGATGATGCTGCTTATCAAAATAAAAAATTTTATAATTTTAAATTTCATATTCCAACTAAAGAATAGTGTGAAGAATTATTGAAATATACTAATAAGTATTGGGTTAATAATTATAATCCTAATAAAATTATTCATAATCCAAAAGATGATGAAGGAATTCAAGGTTTAAATGGTAGAGTCTTTGAAGGACGAAATGGAAATATAATATTTGTTCCCACAGCTGGCTATCATTACGGTTCTAATACCAACGGTGTTGGTTCTATCTGTTACTTGTGGTCTTCAAGTCTTTACTTAGATTACCCTTACGATGCTTACTACCTGGACTTCCATTCCCATGATATTGACATTGATGGCAACATTCGTTGCTATGGTTTTTCTATTCGTCCAGTAATAAATTTAAGATAAAATTATGAAAAATTATAAACAAATATTAGAAGCCGTAAATAGAGGTATTAAACTTGCACTAGATGACTTTGAGAATGATGAACCAAATAGTTCATTATCACAAAAGAGTGATATCATAGATAGTGAGGATGTTATTAAATAGAAATATGAATTCAATAATTTAATTAAAAAATTTGAATTAGAACAACAAGTAGTTAGTGATGTTTTAAGACTCGCTGAATTATCTAAAATAACCGGTTTAAAATATAAAATATCTAAAGAACGTCTTTATAATTTCATTAAACAATATTTAAATTATACAGAATCATTATATCATGCAGATTTAAACTGGATTGACACCTCTGGAATATATACAATGGACAATTTATTTTATAAGTCTAAATTTGACGGGGATATTTCAGAATGGGATGTGTCTAATGTTGAAAATATGTCATAGATGTTTTGTTATTCATGGTTTGAAGGTGATATTTCCAAATGGGATGTCAGTAAAGTTAAAACTATGTATGAAATGTTTAATAGTTCATGGTTTAAAGGAGATATTTCTAATTGGAATGTTAGTAATGTAGAAAGCATGCGTGGAATGTTTCAATATACAAGTTTTAATAATGATATATCAAAATGGAATGTTAGCAAATGTCGAGATTTTGAAAATATGTTTATGAATGATACAATATTCTGTCAAGATTTGTCAAATTGGAAAATAAAGAGAGGCAGCAAAATGGGTATGACATTTTGGGGAACTAAAATAGTTAATTATAATAACTATATGCCTTAGTTTGTTTAAAAATAAATAATAAAAATAAAATAAATTGAAAAATGGCAAAAGCAAGTGGTTCTAGCTTTTCTTATTTAAAGAAAGCACATAAAAAACGTCCGGGTGTTATTTCTAAATGCAGAACATCTAATAGTAAACAATCAAAGCATTATAGAAAAGCATATAGAGGACAAGGAAGAGCATAATTAAAGAAATAATTATATATTATGAGTGAATTAAAAATAACATCTAATAGTTTAGAGAATGCTATTTTAACAGATGGTAATTTTGTTAGTGGCTATGCAGTTGGCAATGCATATATTGATGCATCTGGCAATGGTGCTCATGCTGAAGGCTATACAGATGGTAATAATATGATAATTGCATCTGGCAATGGAGCACATGCTGAAGGAATAAGTACATAGGCATTAGCAAATGGTGCTCATGCTGGTGGCATAGGAACTATTGCAAAATCACCAGCATTGACAGCAATTGGCAAATATAATAATACATCAACAAATGCCTTTTTTGTTGTAGGTAATGGAACTTGGGCTAGTCGTAAAGATGCATTTGTAATAGACACGGGTGGAAATGTTTCAATTGGCGGTGCAGCAACTGCAAAAGTTAATAATATTTCAAATGTTTAGCTTGGTGTACCAATTGGTTCAATGACAATGTGGTTAGGAGCTTCAGTTTGGGCTGGGTACAGTTATGCAGTAGAAAATTACCCAGATTGTATTCCAGATGGATGGTTATTAGCAAATGGAGCATCAGTTAGACTTAGATATATTGGCCAACAAGATAGGCCACATGACTAGCATGTTACAACTTTTCATAATAATACAGATTATGTTTATATACCTAGATATAATAATATAATAACTAAGACATATGATGATGATAATGATTTTGATTATTGGGATAAATTTGAACTTGTAGCATATAGGCACAATGAACATTAGTGGGTTGCTATTGGTAGTGAATATTCAAAATTTAATAGACCTGATGAATGTTATGTAGGTATGAATTCTTTAGAAAAAGAAATATTTACTAGATTTCTAAATCATATAATATTATCTACAAGAGTTTATGTTAAGGTAACCTCAGTTATTCCATATTATCAATAGTAGATAACTAAAGATACTTCTTATAATAATGATACTTATGATCCAGATTCAGGTATTACAGATGCGAATTATTTAGAAACATATGGTACACAATTAGATAAACTATCATGGTATTCTAATCTTATTACTTATAGCAATAATCCTAATACTGGTAAAATTGATGACATTTTAATTGCTCTTCCAGATATGAATTTAAAATTTCCGCTTGGTGCTAGACAGGGAGATATTAATAAAAATTTTGGTGATGTTGCAACTAGAATAGGAAATCCAATTTTTCATTATGCTAATACATTTATCGGCGCAGATGGTGGTGAAGAAACACATAATTTGAAATTAGATGAAATGTATGGCAAACCTATAAATGAAAACGCACAGAATGGCAGTGGTGATTCTTATGAAACATATGCATTTAATGAAAGCCCTCAAGTAACACACCCACACAACAATATCCCGCCATATATGGCAGTCCACTTTATTATTAAATATAAATAATTTTATTTCATAATAATTATTCAAAAATCCTCAGATCATTTCTGGGGATTTTTTATTAAACTTTCATAATTTTTAAATTATAATAATAGAAAAGATATTTAAAATTTTAAGTTATGTTTAGCATTAAGTATATTAATAATTTAAATCCAGTTAATTTTAAATGTACATATTTATTTGATGAATCTTGCGCAGAATTAAAAAATTCAGAGTCTTTACATAAAATGTTTGGCTTTGCATATGGTGGAAATTATATGCAATTTTATTATGAATATAATAAAGAAATGAATAAAATTTATATTAAAGCCAAAGTTAAAAATAAACATAAAGATGAAAATTTTATACAATTAATATATGGTTGTGATTTTAATGAAGCACATGATTATAAAGTTGAAATTAACCGTAAAGTAACTTCATTCCAAACACAAAGTAAGAAATCTATATATAAATGGTTAGGAAATGTTGATGATATAATTATTAAAGTTGATGATAAAATTATCACTAAACATAATTTTTATAGTAATGATGTTCCATTACTTAATATGGGATTTGTTATTGTATATGGAAAAGGAATAAATTTTTATAAAAATAAAATAAATTAATATGATAGCAATTGATTATAGTAATAAGAAAGAAAAATCTTATAAATTTAAAAACTTTTTAAATATGTCTAAAATTATGTAGGTATTTGCAAAAACAATTGCATCAGATTTAGTTTCAGTAAAACCGTTTGAGCCTATTGGCAAAGTATTTTATACAGATTTTGCACTTCCATATTATTGGAAAAGACCACGTAGATGTATAATTTTAATTAATTGATGTATAATTTTTAATTATTTATTTTTATAGAAAAATATAGAAAAGTTTAGAAAAATATTTAGATAAATAAAATAAATAATATATAGAAATAATGAAATTAAGTTAGTATGCTAAAGAACTTGGGGTTTGTTATAAAACTGCATGGAATTTATATAAAGCCAATAAAATTCCAGGTGCATATCAATTACCAACCGGAACTATTATAGTACCAAATAATATAAATGAAGAAAATAAATAATGATATTATCTGAACGACATATTATAAAACAAACAAACCAATATTATAAAGATTTAGATAATTTATGTTTTTTATCTAAAAATCTTTATAATAGTGCTTTATATGCAATTAGATAGCATTATTTTAATACTAAACAATATTTAAATAAATTTGAATTAATAAATTAGTTTACTAAAAATAATCAAAAAGATTATATTGCATTACCAAGAAAGGTTTCTCAGCAAATAATATATTAGGTTGATTAGAATATTAAATCATTTTTCAATTCAATAAAATCAAATAATATAAATCATAAAATTTTAATGCCAAAATATTTAAATAAAGATGGAAGATTTGAAGTAATATATACAAATCAAGCAATATTTAATAAGTTATTAAAACAAAATATTTTATAGTTATCAGGATTAAAGGATTTTAAACTTCATATTATTCATAATAATATTAAATAGGTTAGATTAATTCATAAAGGGAATCATATAGTTATTGAAATTTTATATGAATAGAAAGAAAAAGAATATGTGAATAACAATAGATATTGTAGTATTGATTTAGGAATAAACAATTTATGCACAATTGGTTCTAATGTCATTAAATCAATTATTTTAAATGGTAAACCATTAAAATCAATAAATCAATATTATAATAAAAAATTAGCATAGTTAAAATCTGAATAGGATTTAAGAAAAAATAAACAATATAATAAAAAGAAAATACAAAGTTTAACATTTAAAAGAAATAATAAAGTTAATGATTATTTACATAAATCAAGTCGATATATAGTTAATCATTTAGTTTCCAACAATATAACAAATTTAGTTATTGGATTAAATAAAGAGTGGAAACAAGAGACTAATATTGGCAAAAGAAATAATCAAAATTTTGTTCAAATACCTCATACTAAATTAATTGAGTAGCTTAAATATAAATGTCAATTAGAAGGTATAAAAGTTATGATTAGAGAAGAAAGTTATACAAGCAAATGCTCATTTATTGATAATGAAGAAATTTGTAAACATGAATAGTATTTAGGTAAAAGAATTTGTAGAGGTTTATTTAAAACTAAAGAAAATAAAATAATCAATGCAGATTTAAATGGTGCATTAAATATTTTAAGAAAAGAAATTCCAGAAATTTAGTATGGAATAGAGGTGTGTAGTACGCCAATGGTTCATACCATTAAAAAATAACTTGTAGAATATTTTTCTATATTTTATTTAACTATTCAATTAATTGAAAACAATATTAAATAAAAATAATGGATAATAAAGGATATTATAAAACATTAGGGGTTGGAGAAAATGCGTCTGAAGATGAAATCAAAAAGAGTTTTAGAAAGCTCTCCATTAAATATCATCCAGATAAGCAGGCCAATAAATCAGATAAGGAAAAGAAAGATGCAGAAGCCAAGTTTAAAGAAATAAATGAGGCTTATCAAGTTTTGTCTGATCCTGATAAACGTGCTCAATATGATAGAGGTGGTTCATTCGATTTTGGTGGAACAGGCGGTGGATCTGACTTTGGCGGATTTGATTTTGGTGGAATGAATTTTGATGAATTTGGATTTAATGGTGCATTTGATTTTTCTAAATTTTTTGGTGATGGAAGTCATTATGGATATTCACGCCCAAAACAAAAAGCACCTGAAAAAGGATCAGACATTAAAATGTCTATTCCAGTTTCTATTGAAGAAATATTCAATGGATGCACAAAAAAAGTTAAATATCAAAGAAATGTAAGATGTCCAAATTGCCATGGTGCAGGCGGAACAAATAAACACACCTGTCCAGATTGTAATGGAACTGGTATGACAAAAACAACTGTTCGTTCTCCATTTGGATTTACAACTTCTATGGGTCCATGTAAAAGATGTGGTGGAAAAGGTTATGTTATTGATTCTAAATGCCCAACATGTGGAGGAACAGGATTTAAGAAAGAAGATACTATATTAGAAATTAATTTTATGCCTGGCATGCTTGATGGATTTTCAATGCTATATAGAGGAAAGGGTAATGAGTCTTCTGATTTGAAAGGTGAAACTGGAGATTTTTATGCAGTATGCAAACATACATATGATACAAGTAGATATCAAATAATTAATAATATTGATGTTTATGAAAAAATTGAAATTCCATATTATGATGCATTATTAGGTTGTGAATATATTTTAGAAAAGCCTAATCATAAAAAGATAAAAGTTAATATTCCATCATGTATTCCATATGGAAAACATTTAAAACTTGCAAATGAGGGAATAACTTCTGGTAATATAAAAGGTGATTATATATTGATTGTTATATATAAAATACCTGAAAAATTATCTTGGAGAGAACGAAATGCATTAGAAGCACTTAAGCTTGATTTAAATAAAGATAATAACAAATAATAAAATATTGCACCAGATGTTAAATAGACAATATCTGGTGTATTTTCTATAATATATATGATATATAATATAATTGGAGATATACATGGAAGAACTTCTTGGAAAGAATTAGTTCAAGAAGATGCTATTAATATTTTTATAGGGGATTATTTTGATCCTTATTTAGATTATAATGATATCCCATTTATAGAATGTAAAGCAAATTTTCTTGAAATTATAGAATATAAAAAACAGCATCCAGAAACAGTATTGTTAATTGGAAATCATGATATTGCATATTGGCATATTCCTGGTGATAATAATAGATATGAACATAAATATAGACCAGAAATTTATCAATTATTCGAAGACAATAAAGATTTATTTCAATTAGCATATTCAATAGAGAATAAAGCATTAGTTACTCATGCAGGTGTATCAATTGTTTGGTATGAAAGATTCAAAAATGGAACATTAGCAGTGTCTCCTTGGGATTTTAATTATGACGATCCAGATGAACTTGAAAATCCATTTAGTAAAACACATGAAAAAATTCCATTTGAAAACCCATTAAAATTTAGTTTAACTAATTCTCCTGAAGAAGCTTGGCAAATATATGCAAATAAAGCTTATAAATATTGGGCAGATGAAAATAAAAAACCAAGTAATGGAATTTATATTGAGTATAAAGATAAATTGTGGAGATATAATAAAGAAATAGAAAAATTTGAAGAATATCATATAACTCCAGATGAAGTTGCAGATTTTATAAATAGCCTTTGGTTTAAAAAAGAAAAATATAATGCTTTTGAATTTATGAGGTCAATGGACGACAATCAAGGAAATAATCCAAGACAAAGTCCTGCATGGATAAGAGAAGAAGCATTAAGAGAATCTAATATTTTTAAATTTACTGATTATTGGCAATTTTTTGGGCATACACAATGCTTTTGGTATATTGAAAAATTAAATCTCCCAAAAGATTTAACATTAGATAAAATTGAATTACGAATGATTGATAAGAAGAATAAGTTTGTTAATTGTGATTGTTTATCTTATAGTCCAATGTCAATATTATATAATAGCGATACAGAAGAAATCAGAATAAATAAGAAAAATTAATTAATTGAATTATGAGTGATAAAAACACAGGTTGGGGTAGTTTTTTAGGAAACTATTTTAAGAATTTTTCACAAAAAGAAAAACAACCAGAAAAGAAAATTAGCACAAATTATAATGAGTTTGAAAAAACTTTTTATAAAAAACAAGAGGTTATTGCAGAAGAACCACAAATTCCAGATGCAGAATATGAAAAAGAGGTTGAATTAGCAAAACAATTCCTTACAGAAAATGAAGAACCAGTAATTGAAACTGTTACTTCTGATAAATCTGATACTTATTCTGAACCATTACCTACTGAAGAATTTACTCAAGAAGAAATTGAGGAATTCAAAAGATTAAATGGCATTGGTGATGTAAAAGTTAAAACTGAACAAAAAGTTGTTGAGCAACCAACAGAAACAAAAGTCAAATCTGTAAAAGTTTCTAAACCAAAAGTTGAAAAAGAACAAAAAGTTGAAGTTAAAAAAGAAGCTAAAAAAGAAACTAAAAAGGATACTAAACCTCGTACACCAAGAAAACCTAAAAAATAAAAGTGAAGGAGAATTTAATTTCTCCTTTATTTTTTGAAACTTTGTATATTTTTGGATTATAATTATAAAGTTAAAATATCTTTAAAGTCATGGTTAAGTATAATTTATCATTGTATGTAAATAAATTTGTAAAAATTGTATTAGAGAAAAATAAGGAAGTGCCTTATGTATATGGAAATTTAGTTGGGTATCTTAGATATGATGAAAAATTTAAAATGTATTTAATTAATCATCCATACAATCTTAGTTCTGGAAAGTGTGATTGTGGTGAAGCAGCATTTGACCCAAATGATATTAAAGATATTAAGCCTGCAACAGATAATGAAAGAAAATTATGGGCATGTGAATATATTAAATTTCATAGTGCATGTGTAAAAGCAAAAGGACGGGATGAATGTAAATTAGATTTGCCTTTAGATGAAATTTTACCAAGTTTAAAATTAACAATGAAATAATTATGAAAGCAGAAGATTTAATGGTAGGAGACTGGGTATGCGTTAGGTCTAACGACAAAGAAGATACTCATAACTTCAAGATAAAATCAATAATTAGCGAAGGTGTTTATGGGCCTGGCTTCGTTGGTTTTGATGAAGATTTAGAGTTTATTCCACTTACTTCAGAGATATTAGAGAAAAATGGTTTTATTGAAATTGAGAAAGAACATTTTAAAGAAACCAGTACACATATATATGCATATTTAGGAGATAATGATGAATTTGAAGATGGATTTGCTATATGTGGTAGTGATGAAGTTGGTTATTATTTAGGCTATAATCTTAATGGGTACCCAGTATTTATTGGCAAAAATGTTCCAAGCACTGATCCAAACTGCATGGGATATGTATATCAAAAACATAATGTAAATTATGTTCACCAACTTCAACATATTTTAAACTTATTTGAGATTGAAACTAATATTATAATTTAACTTCTATTTTTTAGATTGCATAAAAAGTATTAATTTTGCATCATCAAATTAAAAACTGTTAAGAATATGAGCAAAATTTATATTGCAGGACCATTTTCAAAACCAGAGGAACGAGAGTCTCTTAAAAAAATGATTGATATTGTATCAACTCGTTATTATCGTTTGGATTTATATATTCCTATGGAGTATAAAGTTCCTGGTGATTTTCAAAAACTTGATGGAACATGGAATCTTTCTAACCAAGAATGGGCTAGAAAAGTTTATGAAAATGATGTTAAACACCTTGACGAAGCCGAGGCTGTTTTTGCAATGTATGTTGGTCATTATTGTTCATCAGGAACTATTTGGGAAGTTGGATATGCAAATGGAAAAGGAATTCCTGTATATGCATATATTCCTGAGTGGGCAAAAGGTGAAAATGTATCATTAATGGTAATGAATAGTTTTAAAGGATATATTGATGATAATGGATATATCCATAGATTTACCGATGAAGATTTAGCACAGTTTAACCAAAAATAAAATAATATGGATAAAACAAATAGAATTGGAAATATTGAGTATCGTCTTGCAACATCTAATGTTGAGAAAAATCAGCATTATATAGAAATTGTATGTTGGTGTCCAAACAGTTTGTATGGTAAAGAAAATGAATTTGAAAAAAGCAATATTTCTGATAGTTGTAAAGCAAATGGTGTATTATATGATGATGAATGCTTTAAGCAACCAGAAATATGTTATACAGTTGCTACAATTAAAATTAAGGATAATCCAAATATTATAAGTTGTGGTTTACGTGCATTTCAGCTTAATGAACAAGATGAAAAAGATTTCAAATTGGTTGTAAGATATGCATATCAATATGCAAACAAACTTTGGAAAGGATATACAGTAAAATTAGTATGAAAAAAAGTTGGTTATATTATGGAGTATTTTTCTCCGACAAAACTAAAAGAGCACTTTTAGATTATGCCAAAAAATGGATGGATAGATATACATGTTCATCTGATCATACATTTGAATTTAGAGATGATTGGAAAATCTATTGTGACCATATGACATTAGTTTTTAATGATGGTTCAGAAAAAGCACAAGAAGATGCCAATTTCTATGAAAATATATTTTCAATGTTATGTGAAGTAGTTAGTTTGAGAATTACTCATATTGGTATATCTGATAAAGCTATTGCACTTAAAGTAGATTATCAAACATCCAATGAGATTTCTCATATTACTGTTGCAGTTGCTCCTGGTGTTAAACCAGTTGAAAGTAATAATATTAAAAATTGGTATGAAACTGATGGTGCATTTTATGTAAGTGGCCAAGTTCATAAAGTAGAAACAAGTGTTAAAATAAAATAATCATGAAAAAGAATCAAACAAAACTAACGTGGCAAGATGTTTATAAGCTTCCACTGAGACAAGAAGAAGCTGCGCCTTTTATGGTTATGACAGCTGATAATCAACGTGCATTTGATTTTGAATGGCCGGCATTGGATACATATGAAAAAGATTCGCATATTGATGGTAAATCTATTTTAGTTATTATTGAAAAGCTAAATGGTAATAATAGCATTATCTTAGAGAATTATTATAATTTTAGTTATCATGATGGTGAGATTTGGGCATTTAGCACTAAAGCTAAAAAGAAAAAACATATTATGCTAATTCGTGGATGGGGACATCTTACTGGAACTGGTGGTTTGCATCTTTCTGAAAGCGCTGCTGCAAAAATTCAAGATGATTTTGGTAACTTTATTGTTGAAACTTTAAATCATTAATTGCCATGGAAGAAAAATTAGAAAAAGTGAATACTCTAATTTCTTTGGGATTTAAAAAGACATCAGATTGTAAATTAAACAATATTAAATTATCATTTGGCGGTGTTAATTCATCTCAAATAGAAGTTGTAGTACGTTAATATTGATAAATTAGTAATTTAATTCGTAACAATATGGCAAATATAGATTTAACAAAAATCCCCACGTGGGTACTCAGAACACAATTAATGTCTATATATGGTGATGGTAAATACACAGAAACACCAGAATATAGAAAAGCATATAAAGAGATACAATCAGAATTAAAAAGACGTTCAACTATTAATCAATAATATTATGCAAGAAGAAACTTGGATGAGGCAAAAGCTTATGGATGAAGAAGGTTATAAGCCTTATTGTGGAAATCCCAATTGTCCTGAAATGCCTAGAACATATTTTAGTTTAAGGAGAAAACAATTTATTTGTCCGTGTTGTGGGTGGGAAAGCAAATATCCAAAAGATTTTGTTAAAAGATATATTAAAAAATGGAATATTTATATACCTAAAGAATATTTAAATAATTAAAATTATGAAAGTAAAATTTATAAATGAAGTATTCAATACTTCAAAAGAGGTAGAATTTAATCCTAAAGAGATTGCCAAGAAATATCTTGAGGAAAATAAAAATGATCATACATCAGTTATTAATGATCTTAGTTTTGGTGGATATTATGAAGAGGATTTAACTTCTTATATTGAAGAACTTTTAAATGAAACTGCAGAAAATGATTATACATATGATTTTGAAGATTATATGAATCTTATGGAAGCAGTAAAAGATTGTATTATACATTAAAAATTAAAAATTATGGAAGAAAATAAAAAATTAGTAATGGGTCATGTAATCCTTTACGCAAAGGGCTGGTATAAACGTAGTAATGAAGTATGGAAAGATTATCGCCGTGCTATTATTTGTGATGGGCGATATACCGCATATACCCGTCATGATGTTGCTCAATTGCTTTTAGCTTATATTCTTGAAAATGCTACAAAGCTAAATAAAGGACATCTTTCTGATCCTCTTTACATTTCCGAAGAAATTCGTAAAAATCTTGGTTATCTTTATTATTGGAAAGAGAATGATACATCAAAACTAAAGAAACGCCGTGGTATGGATCTTGAAAATATTGATGCAGAAGGCATGTATGATAATGCGGTTATTATGACATGTCATTATATTATGGAGTTTTCTGATGTAAGCGTATTTGATAAGATTTTAGCACCATCTGAAAAAGTAATGCCATTGAAACATCCTGAGCCAGATTATAAAAATGAATTATTTGATGGTAAAAACTGGTTTGATGATGAAAATAATGATACTAAATGGTTTTATGAGCATTTTGATAGAAATCATAATTTAAAAGATGCCATTAAAGATAAGGAATTGGTGTATTTAGATGAAGATGAAACAATAGCAGCATAATTTTATATAATTATAAATTTTGATAATATATGGTACGCGAACTTAGAACATTAGTCGTTACAGAAGAACGACACCCAAATGAAACAGATGTTTGGGATGCATGGAACTTTGCAAATGAGAAACACTGTTATGTTGAACTTAAATGGTTTGTTCCTCATTATGGTTGGAAAGTTTGGTTTATTGATCCAGATAAAAACACTATTGAGGAAATGCTACAAAACCTGCATATAATGGGAGATTGATATTATGGAAGTAACATTTATTGAAAAACATAACTATAAAGCAGATATTGATTTTAATGCAATTAAACGTTGCATTAAAATTGATTTAGAAAAGAAATATCAAGAAACCGAGATTTCAGGTGAAATGATATATTCTGCATTTATAAAAAATCCAGAATATTATCTTACTCATCTTGGTTATTTGTCTAAATTATCAGATGTAAATGATAATTATACAGTTATAAAAACTATCATGGATAAGTTTTTTATATTCTGTATGCAAAATACACAACCATGTTTTTATGTTCTTAAAGGCGGTGAAGTATTAGCAAGTTATGAGGATAAAGATATGGCAAAACTTTATGCTCACCGAATGGATGGATACATAATTGAAGTAAAATAAGTTATGGGAATAATTCATAATATAGCATTATTTTTTGGTTATGCATTTTTAATTTTAATATGCATAGGAGTTTTATGGTCAATATTTTATTGGATTCGTCATTTTTGTAAAATAATTGGAATTTATATTACCACAAACTTTTCAAAAATCAAAGATAATGGATACACATATAGAATTGAGTATAAGTATCTAAACTATAATTGCTTTATGTTTGATGCATTTAAAGATTGGTTTTATGTAATAAGACGAAAATCATCTTGTGAAAGACAAATTGAATATCTTAAATCATCAAATTTAAAATCAAATTGTCCTGATAAATTTGGAATTGATAAAGACAATTATGGATATGATATTTGTAAGTATAAAACATTTAATGAAGCTAAAAATGTTTTAGATAATTGGCTAGCAACTAACAAGGAAACATTATAATGAATTTAAAATCAAAAATAGATGAACCATTTTCCGTAGCAGGAACGGTATCAAATAAGATTTTAATATTTGATATTGATGATACGCTTATATATAGTAATGCAACTATATATGTAGTGAAAGATGGTAAACGAATTAAAGAACTTACTCCGGCTGAATATAATGAATATGTTTGGCAGGAAGGTGAGTCCTTTGATTATTCTAATTTTGATTCTTCTAAATTATTAAATAGTGCCAATTTTACAAAATATTGGGATACATTAAAACGAGAATATGCAAAAGGAACACATATTGCAATATTAACTGCAAGAGGCAAACCAGTAATGATTAGAAAATTCTTTTTGAATAATGGGATTGATATTAAAGATGATTTGATATTTTGTTGTGCATATTCAAAATTTCCTTGGAAAGGCCCAATTCAATATAAAAAAGCAAAAGTTATTGAATACTTAATGCTACTTGGATATAATACATTCGTATTTTTTGATGATAATTTAAATAATCTTAAAAGCGCAAAACAACTTGAAGAATTATACCCAGCAATAAAAATAATAACAGTTCATGCAAAAATTTAATAAGATTATGGAAAAAACTAATGAAAAAGACGCCAATATTTCTATTGGTAAATATGGTGTAGAATATATTGATTTAAGTACACCGGAGGTTCAAGGCAAATTTGGACATGATAGAATTGACGCATTAACTAAACCTGGATATTATAAACTTCCATTTAGAACATATATGCCAGATGGAATAAGAAATATTGTTGTAAATGTTGTAAGCGTTTTTTCTTGTGAGCATTTGGATCAAAATATTGTATGTTATGATGGTGATTTTACGTGGGTATTTTATTACAATGGAAGTGAACGTTGTTTTAAACCTAATTGGGAGGATGATCCATTAGAGGATGTATATAATTGGATGGATTTGGAACGTGCTGAAGAAGATTATGAGGATGACATTGAAATTAATGCAATTAATCCAGATTATGAAAAATGGTGGAAATGTATGACTATGCCATTGCAGGATGTTCCACAAGAAGATTTGGAATGGGCTGCAAGTCAAGACCAATTTAATTCTTATACTTCTAAGAATGGATTTTTAGCTGAAATTGAAAGGAGAAAAAATAATGGCAACATTTAAATTTAAAATAACACTAGATTGTGGGTATTCATATATTCATAAAATTTCTGCAAGTAATAAATTAGATGCATTTGCAAAAATTAAAGCATTTATTAAATCAAGATATGCAAGTCCTGATTTTATTAAATATGAACTTACAAACATTTATAAAACGAGCAATATTATGAATAATGACAAAACTGAAAATATAATCAATTATGATTATGAAGGATGGCCAGAGTATAAAAAATCTATTAAGGATTTAATTATTGCTTTTGGTGGAGTTTATAATAAAGAGACTAAAAAATGGGAAATTCCTGATAGTGGAGATCTTAATACATGCCCAATACTTATAGAAGATGATGGTATGGGGTATGGTGTTAATGAACGCTATATTATACATGTTGATTTTGATAGAGTGTCTCAGATTTGTCATGTTTGGCATGATGCTGAACTTAAGTATGCACCAATTTATGCAGAACTTGGTGTTCATCCAGGTGCAATAGTTAAAATAAATGGTGAAGAATATACAATTGAAGATATAATTGTAGAAGATCAAGAACAAGGCAAAATAAAGATTCAAGCAGCCGTATGGGACTTTAAAGCACTTGAGAAAGCACATAAAAATAAAGAGAAATATACTCCAAAACGAGAGTTATTTGATCCTGAAATTATTGAAAAAAGTGTTAAAGGTGATATAGTAAATATCGATTCTCATGAAATTGAATAATAAATATTCAAATGGATTAGAAACTTTATCGAAATATTATATGTGCAGTTTCCCAGAGCGTCAAAAAGATGCTTTAGGAATCTGACGTTTTTACAAATGATAATGAACTAAATGAAGATTTAGTTATTAGTCAAACAATGAGAGAAAAATATCCTGGTTTAAATGATGAATTAGTTATTGAATTAAAAAATCGTTTGAAAAAGGGAGAAGTTAAATTCTCATTTAGAAAATTAAATGATAAATTAAGACGAGCCAGAGGAACAGTTGATTTAAATACTATTCTTAAAGAAAATCCAGATTTTGGAGAATGGGATAAAGAATATCAACCACTTAAATTAAAAAATCCATATGTAATTAGGTATTATGATCTGGATAAGAAAAATTGGCGAAGTTGTGATGTTAGTAGATTATTAATTATTATAGAATGAAAAAGAGGAGAAAATTAAATTTTCCTCTTTTTATTTTCTATTAAACTTTTCAAAAATTTTATTTACAATAATTAAAAAATTTTATATTTTTTATGGAACCAAAAGATTTAGTTGGAAAATATGTCCATTTTAAAGATAATCCACATCTTAGTATATCTACACTAAATGGCGGACTTACATTATTATCACCAACATCATTATTTTATTTAAAAATAGAAACTGCTGAAAAATATAAAGATACTCAATTTATTTTATTAACTGGAACACTTGTTAATAGTTTTGGAGAGCCTCAGTTATTTTCTAATGAATTTATAAATCCGTCAGATTTTGATATGAATGGTGGCAAAGCGGATGATGAAATACAACCAATAATTGCACATATTGCAAATCCAGATTTTCTTGAAGTTGACGAAATTGATGATGGAATTATTATATATGAATTTGATTCGAAAAATAATGTTTTTAAACAATATAAAGAAAAAATATATGTTCCATGTATAGTAAGTCGTGATGAATTGTCTAAACTATTTACTGAAGAAAATGGTTTGTCTTTTAGATATTTTTTTGGTTTGCCTTTTGTCTGTTTACCTGTTATATATGATAATAATGATGAAGGAAAAGTTATTTGTTATGGAACAACTATTTTTCAAAATGGCGATAAAACATATAAACATAATTTAGTACAATTATATTATTCAAAAACCCAAAATCTAGTTGAATATGGATTAATTATTTCTAAATATTTAGATATTCCTTTTTATTATGGACAATTAGATTTTGACAAAAGTCTATTAGGACTAAAAATTTAAAATAATTATAAAATGAAATACGAGATAGAAATTAATAATGAAGTAAAAACAGTTGAAGTAAAGGATAAACAAGTTATTCTCCTTCTTCAAGGCTGTCCTGCATCTGGAAAATCTACATTTGCAGAAAAATTATTCCAAGCATCTAAAGAACATGAAAATACTTTAGAAGATCACAAAAACAAATTTGTGATTGTTTGTCGTGATGATATTCGGACAGCTAAAGGAATTGACCAACGAGATTTTTCAAGAGAAAATGAAGTAACTAAAGAACAAATGAGACAGATTCATGAAATTATGGATCTTGGATATTCTGTTATTGTTGCTGATACTAACCTTAATCCAAAATACTTCCATATTTGGGATGAACTTGCTAAAGAATATAATGCAGAAGTTCAAAAGCTTTTAATTTATATTCCATATTGGGAAGCAGTTAAGCGTGATAAAGCTAGAGATCGCCATGTTGGACATAGAGCAATTGAAAAATTTTATAGATTATATTTTCCAGATAGATTAAAAGAAGAATTAACAGATAAACGCCCAATTAATGAATCATATAGCATGATGGCAGAAGATTGTGTTATTTGTGATCTTGATGGAACTATTGCATTGCATCAAGGAAGATCTCCATATGAATGGGATAAAATTCCTTCAGATAAAATGGATGTTAGAATGGCACGTATACTTCAAAATTATTATGAACAAGGTGTTAATATTATCTTTTTATCAGGTCGTCCAGAACATGTGTATGCAACAACAATGCAATGGCTTAATGATTCATTAGATAAATTAGGATTTGATTTAAATTATCAATTAATTTTAAGATCGGAAACTGATAATAGAAAAGGCGCAATAACCAAAAAAGATTTATATGAAAAATTAATTGCTGAACATGGTTATAATGTCCTTTGTGTATTTGAAGATTCTAATTCTTGTGTTGAAATGTGGAGAAGTCTTGGTCTATTAACTTGCCAAGTAGCAAATGGAGATTATTAATTATGAGTAATAAAGAATTAAAAAGATGTCATTACATTTATAAAAAGAAAAATGAATGGGATGAGTCACTAAGTGAATCTGAACAAAAGTTTTTAGATGAACATTTTGATGAATATTGGAATTCAGATTGGAGAATATCTGAAATTAGTTCAGAAGTTATGAATAGAAATATTTTAAAAGAAATGGGTTATTGCTTATGATTTGTTGGCTAGCTAGAGAAAAGGATGGAAGATTATATATGTTTAGAGATGAACCAAAACTTACATTTATTGATTTAGATACAAGTGAACATTATGATACTGGAAATTGTGATTATGAATGGGATTTATCTCAGGAACATATAGAATTGCATCCAAATACATATTTAAAAGTTCTTAAAGGAACAAAAAGAAAAATAGATTGTAAAATTAAATTATTATAATATGAGTAAAGGCAAACCAAGACATAATCCTTATAAGTCAGCAAATATGACAAATCCGCATTGTCCTTGTTATGAGGTAATCAATGGCAAAGGCTATTGTTCAAGTAATGGCCCAGCTAATCCTAAATGTGGCGGTAATGTTCATAATTGTGTAAAAGTTCAATATCAACAACTAGCAATAAAAAATAATAAGTAATATGGCAAGTAGAATAGGAGTATATCCAAACATACCAATGGCTGAAATTGTAACACTTGGAGATGATGGAAATTATTACATAGAAGATGCTTTCGGACATAAACGTATGTTGTGGGAATGGGAAGTGCAAGAATTACCACCAAGTTTTAATAAAGAAAATGGGCATATAGATTATGAAAAATGAAAAAATTGGTTCATTGAAATTTTATGAACTTTTTACTGAAATGGCAAGAAAACAAGGCAAACTACATGTAATAGATTTAAATGAATTTTGCAAGCATGAAAAAGATGGAACTAATTGAAGAACATAATAAAGATTTAAAAAGATATGGTAAATCTATTTTATCACATGAAGATGATGAAAATGATTCAATGAAAGATTATAAATTTTCTATTTCTCAACATGATGATGAAAGCTATTATGGAAGTGATGATTATTATGAGCCTATGAGGCATTTTAAAGATTAAAAATGATTTTAAAAATATGATGGATAATTATAAAAATATGAATATTAAAATTGAAGAGAATTCAATTTTAATAAATGAAAATGAATATAAACAAAATGAAATTAAAGGCGTTCTTAGGCAACCTATTGATAAAGAACTTCATGAAAAATATAATAAAAAATATTTAATATTAACAAATAGTAATAGCCCAATTGCAAAAGATGGAATCAATAAGGTATTTTGGTCAGAACATTTTCAAACATATGTTGCAAGTGAATGGTAAAATATTAAAAAATAAAATATATGGAAAAGATAATTAAAGATTCAATTGAAGAAAGTTATAGAGACTACCAAGAGGGTTCTATTGGAATGGATGAAAATGAGCACTGGGCCCATGAGGAAGGATGGAAAGATGGTTATGAATGGATTCTTACCGAGTTAACAATCAATAATGAAATCTCTCCAGAAATTATGAAAAAATACATGGATAAAATTTATTAAAAATACTAAAAATTATGTTGAGATATTTAAGATATTTTATACCGGATGGCATAGATGAAAAGGGAAAATTCTGGTATGGTGTCGGTAGTGAAAACTATGACAAATATTATACTTTTTCAGAATGGTTAAAGGCTGTAAGTGCTTCATCATATCATCATGGAGATATGATAGTAGACAAACCATTATTTAAATTATGGCGCAGTTGGACATTTAATATAACATATGATATTTGTGGTTATTTCAGTCCATATCCAGAAATAAACATTTCAATGTTTGGATTTCATTTTTGCTTTGTTCTCCCATTTAGAAATAATTGGACAGATGAATGTGATCCTCCTAGATATGGAATAGCAGTTCATAGTGATACATTTTGGATTTATTTAGGTGGCAAAGGCAATATGGGAGGTGGAACCAAATGGTGGACTTGGAGTATCCCATTTTTTACAAAAATTCATGTAAGACATGATGTTGAATGTAATATTGATGGAGAAATAAAGATGATTCCATATAAAAATCTTGAAAGCCGTGGTAAAGATTATATTCCTCTTAAAGAAAATAAATTAGTTAATGTTCATACTTATGATTATACCGATATGTATGACGGAGAAGTTATTCCATGCAAATATTGGGTAGAAGAAAGAGAATGGCGACCAAAATGGCTGACATGGACGGGGTTTTTTAAAGATGTTAGAAAATACATTGAAATTGAATTTGACAAAGAAGTCGGTAAAAGGAAAGGTTCTTGGAAAGGTGGTTGTATTGGATGTAGTTATGATTTGAAACCAGGCGAAACACCTGAAGAATGTTTAAAACGAATGGAAAAAGAAAGAAAATTTTAATAATTAATAATATGAAAGAACAAGATTATATAAAAGCATTTCAATTAACGCTTGATGAAATTATTGAAAGCAAATTTGATATGTCTATTGATTGGACAGCACGGTATAAAGAATGTATTGAAAAGGCCGTAGATATAAGATTTAAAGAGTTTATAAAAACATTCACAATAAACAAAATAATGAGTAGCATTGTAATAACAATTCCCAAGAGGATTAAATGGGAAGATTATGAAAAAGAACTAAAACAAGTTGAAGATGAAAGTTATGAAATGAACTATCGTCTTCCAACATTGCCTAAAGATGTACATATAGGTGATAGATGTTATATTTGTCATGATGGGTTTATTAAGGGATGGATGAAGATATCACATATAGGTGAAAGAAATGGATTTAATTGCACCACTACCGGTAAAGCCTGGAGTGATGGATATTATGTATCCAGAACAGGAAAGTTCCATTATTTAAAAACAGAAATTCCAATGAAAGGCTTCATGGGATATAGAAAATTAGAAAAAGATTATGAATAAAGAAGAGAATATTGTTTATATCCAATTAGATAATTGGTATGATATGGGAGAAGCAACCCAATATCTTGAAGAGTTAGAAAATGGTGAGCATGATGGTGAGATAAATTACACAGATGTTTGGTATGATATGGCAATTATACATTGCATAACTACAACTAAAGATTATGTGAAAGAACACCCTGAGCTTGAAAAACACATTGAAAATCTTGAGTATCATGATACATTTGCGAGTTATTATCCTAAATATGATCCAAATAATTTTGGGTGTAATTGGTATGGTGAGTATCAAGGCTGGGCCCCATATAAAGAGTTTAATAAACAATTATGGGATCATCTTAAAGCAACAGGTCAAATTGATGAAAATGGAAAAATAATAACAAATACACCAGAAAATAAAAAGAATTAATATGAACACATTTCAAATTGTAGGTTTTATATTATTAGGAATTATTGTATTTTTATTTTTAATTTCATATATTGCAATAATTCGTGAATGGAATCATATAAAATCTGGTGATAAAGGTATTTATATTGATGGCTCTTGGATAAGCGGTGAATTTACTGTTATCCATAAAACTAAAAATTTTATTATTATTAAATATTTTGATGATACTACTGAAACTATTTTAAAAGATAGTTATATAGATGGCATAAAATCTTTTACATGGCATAAAAATAAAAAATAATATAGAAATATAAGTAAATTAATTAATGTATATGCAGGTATGCATCTTACACCTGACCAAGAACGAGAAATGTTTATTCAATCTTTTCATTATATTTTAGAAAAAATTGATCCATTTATTCAAAGTCATTATTTTGACGAATTATATGAGAAAGATGAACGAATGATGGGTAATGTTGAAGATGGTATGGAGCGATTAAATCAAATGTGTGATTATATTAAAGATGGTTTTTGGGATTAAAATAAATTAAAAATAATATGAGTTGTCCAAAAGGAATGAAAGAAATTATACCACATGGTGGTGCTAAAAATAGAAATATTAGAATATATAACATATTAAAATATGTTAATTATGTGCTAGAAGAATCAAATTTACCACATATTGATCCTGATGATATTAATGAATATACAATGAATAGTATTTATCATGAATTTGATTGGGAACCTTTGTGGGAAAGATATGGTGATTAATTATGAAAATTAAACATAAAATAAGAATATTAAAATATAATGATTCTAAATATATTATTTACATGCGTAAATATTTTTTTAGAATTATACCATATTGGTCTAAACATAAAACATTTAATAATTACAAATTTAAAGAAATTTATAATTATGCAGATGAGTTGGCAAAACAACAATATCCACATATATTAGAAATCAAATATAAGAAATCATGATATTAGAAAACCCAAATATTGAAATACTTAAAGATGGAACTCAAAAAATATCAGATTCATATGGTAATCTTTTAAAAATGAAAGAACAATATGGTAATAGATTTGAGATAGAAGAACCAAAAAATAGACCATTTGATGAATATGAAGATGGCTATTGGTGTGAACCATTTATTTATACTATAGAAGGAGATGATGAAATTCATATGATTTTTATTATTCCAGAATCATTAAGAGATATTTTAAAACCTGGAATATATAAAAAGAAACACAGAGAAAATACATATTCTTGTTTTGCAGATTATGTTGAATATGAAGGCGGTAAGACATATGAGGCCCAAACAATGGGTGGATCAGGTGATCCAGAATATGGATTTTTATTTCTATTATCAGAAGTAGAAAATGCATTATGTAATATTGATGATTATTATCATAATATTAAAGAAACTAATGAAAATAAATGGGATAAATGGGATATAAGAACTGCAAAATATAATAAAGCATATTTAGAGTTATTGCCTTTTTGTGTAAAAAGAATTGGATATTTAAAACCAGAATAAACTTATGAAATACAATTTTGAAAATAAAAGTTTTGAAAATATTTTTGAATATGGTTTAAAACTTGCGCAAGAAAAATCAAAATATTGCAAAACATTTTTTAAATCATATATAGAATATATTATACAGAAAAATCCAAATCTTTCAAAAGAAGATGCTATTATACGAGCAAAAGATAATTTTGGGTATTATGCTGGATATTATAGTATAGAAACACGTAAATTAATTGCTGATACATATAAAGCATTTCATCTAGATTTTGGAGATAGATATGATTTAAGTTCACATGAAGTATTTATGATGGGTTATAATAAAGCTAATGGAACATATATTAAAACATTTTATAATAATACTGAATTATGAAATATGTTATTGAATTAAAAAATGACAATGAAAAAAATAATTTCATTGAATTATTAAAACGCGGAATGGCATATTGTGATGAGCATTATAGGCAATATCGTGCAATAGATAATATATATAAAAATGTTATGTCACAATTGAATATAAAAAAGAAATAATAGTGTAATTATGTGTATTTGGACCCTTTTAGGTGTAATTGGAGGATTTATCTTTTCACCAATAGTAGCAGCATTAATAATGTTAGATGTGCCATATCATGGCATTATTATTTTATGCATGTTTCTAATAGAAATATTTTTTATGGTTAAAAGTAAAGATAAATGATTATGTGTATTTGGTATATTTTATTAATTATTATCACCATTGTTTGTTTTATTATAGGCATAGCAGTTGGATTAGTAGGCTCTTTTGGTATGGGAGTTCTTTTATTATTGATTGGATTAGGCACTTGGATAATTTGGTTATGTAAATTTTCATAATTATGTGTATTAAAAATATATTTGAAATATTACTTTATATATCTGCATTTATTATTCTTTTTGGATGCATATATTTTTCAAAGATGATAATTTGTATAGGGATTGGCTCTCTATTTTTATGCGCGTGTATATATGATTTTATAGATATTCATATAGAAAAACATATAAAATTAGAAACAAATAAAGAATAGAGGCTATAATTTTTAGCTTCTATTTTTTATTTTGATAGAAATATATTATTTTTGTATCGTTAATTAAAAATGAATAATATGAATACAGAAAATCAAAAATTGCCATTTAATACTTATGTAGATCATAATGGCTATGTTATTCCTAAAAGCCCTATTGTAAAAAATACACCGGAAATTATTGAATGGCTTAAAAATAATACTGCTGGGTATAGTGATATGCCTGGCACTGGTAATTTGTACAAACCGGAAGATGAATGGGTTGAAATTGGTATTTCCACATCTCATGCAGGATATGTTTACAAATATTGCGCAACTATAAAAGATGAGAATTTTCAAAAGTTCCATAAAAATGCGCCATATGTTAAATTATTTGATGATAATTTTGAAGCATTTAAAAAATATATGAATTGGGTTGCTAAAGTAAGCAATCGAAAATTTGCATGTCAATTTAAAAATAAAAATAAGTAATTATGGATGAAAATAAAATATTACATGCAGACGATTTAATGCTTGGTGATTGGGTAATGGTGAAAGAACGTAAAGGTGATTTCACTAAAGATTATCCAATTATGGTACATAGTGATACTATTATAGATGTTCTTGCTGGAAATTTGATAATTGAACCTATTAAATTAACAGATGAAATTCTTGAAAAAAATGGTTTTAATAAAACCAGAGATTTGGGTAGTGGACATACCATAAAAGAAGGGCTTGAACTTGTTTTTGCTGGAATGTTTTCTATGCATTATTATGAATTTGTAGGAACTGATAATATGGATAGTGCGTGTACAGGTATTTATATTGATTATGTGCATGAACTACAGCATGTTTTAAAGCAGTGCGAAATTAAAAAGAATATTGTAATTTAACTTTATTTTAAATAAAAATAATATGAATTTATCACAACAATTAAAAAGCCTTGCTGATAAAGTTGTTTATGCTGAAACAACAATGTCAGAGTATTATAAAATTGGAAGCATTACTGTTAGGGTGTCTGACCATATGTCATCTGATATGGATTGTGATCTTGCTGTTTTTGGGTCAAAAGATGCAAATGGGAAGCATTATGTTTATACAGTAATTCCAATGGTTGGAACATTTAAAGAGGTTCAATGGTTTACTAATACAAATGCGGTAATTGAATTTATTACTCGGTTTGAAAGCATCGCAAGATTGCTTATCAAATCACCTACACACAATAATAATCAAAGAGAGCGTCAGGAATTTAATGCAGCAAATAAAATTGTTATGGATTCTAGTGAACAACCTGCAAATACATGTAAAAATCAAATAAAATTTGATCATTGGATGACAAAGCTTGCATCATTATATGCAGAAAAGGGTGGAGCATTAAAAAATATACTTAATGAAATTTACCGTTTCTCTGGAAATGAGGAAACTTTAAAAGATATAATGAAAATTGTATGTCCAGTTTCACATGAACGAAAGAAATTATGTCTTGATGCAATGTTAGCAAGAATAAAAATGCAATAAATTATGTGCCCATATCTTAAAAATAAAATTAAATTTTGGCCTGTTTTAACGATACTTGGATGGGTTGGTCTGCTTATAGGTGGTATATTGGCACCATTTATAATTAACGCCTCTATAATAGTAGTAATAATAAGTACTGTCATTATATGGCTTGGTTTAATTACAATGTGTTTTGAATAAAATTTTAGAAATTATGATACATTCAGAAATTTATGAGGATGGTTTTGCGGAAGTTAAACCTCAAAAAACAAAAGAAAAGAAATCAAATAAAGTTATAGAGTTCTATATTAATGATAAGCTCTATAAGGCTGTGCCATATAATAAATGGGATGAAGAGTTTGAAAAGCTTAAAGCTCTTTTAAAAAGAAAAGGATATTTTGAACAATATGATGATCTTCCCGGATTTAAACACCCACATGAACACCCACATGTATGGATTAATTGGGATAAGTTTATTATTTTAATAACATGTTATAAAATTAAAACTGGCCTTGTAGATAAACATGGTAATATTTTATATGAAGATGATATTGTAAAATATACTGATGACTGTTACACAATTGAATCATGTTTGTGTGGAAAACCATTCGATGAAGGCTATTATGTTCGTGAATATTTAACACATCAAGGTATGTGTAGCAGAGTAAGAGATACTGATATCACAGATGAAAATATAAAAAATATTACCAAATGTCGTGATGTTATTAATCTTCCTCGAAAACAATGGAAACAACCTGAAATGTTTGACATTAAAACACTTTAATAGTATGAAAAAACTTATTGATAAATTTTGGATATTTTGGTCTAAGCTTAAAGCATGTTGTAGATTTTTATTTGAATCTAAAACAACAGGCTGGTTAGTTTTTTATGAAGTGATTAATGAAAAAACTGGCGAAAAAACAATGACATACCAAACAGAGAAAACCGCTCCAGCTGGTGATATTTATAATCTTATGTATACTGGTTATATGCAAACAGCTAAAATTATTATTGAGCGTTTTCAAGAAGATTATCCAGAGGCAATTCAAAGTGTTTATGAACATATTGATAAAAGTTCTGCTATTACTGATTTTCTTAAAAATACTATGAAAGTTGCTAAAGGAAAGAACAGCCCACTTAAGAAAATGTCAAAAATTAAATAATATGGGTAAAACAAGCAAAAAAGAATTTCACAAAAAGACTGATAAGTTTAAATCAAATAGATATTCTGGATGGGATCATTTCAAAATTATTCCATTTGGTTTAAATGGGTGGGATTGGTTTTATCAACGTCAAAGAGACAAATTTGGTAATATTAGTGAACATGAAAGAGAAGATGTTTTATCAACTATAAATAAGTCATCAAAACGAATGAAAGATAAGCTTGAATTAAAGAAAGAAATAGATGAAATTAAAAATGATAATTAACTTCTATTTTTTAGTTTAAATAAAAAGTATTATTTTTGTATCGTTAATTTAAAATAAAAATACTTAGTATGAATGTATTTTTCTTTGAAGACAAAACAAATGATTTAATTGGCAGTTATTATATGCCAACTAATTGGGAGTTTAAGGTTGGCCAAGTCATTAAATCATTTTGGGGGTGTGAATCAACTGTAACTAAAGTTGATATTGAAATGCAACTTGATGGTAATGACCTTATTGTTATTCAAAAGGTTTGGGTTGATCGTAAACGTATATACAATTGTTAATCATTATGGGAAAGACATATTCTAAAAAACAAAAATGGATTGAGATACATGCTGAGCAAGGAAAGAAGGTATCTCGTTATCGTAAGCATGGCTTGTTTAGCCTTGGTTATCAACCAGTTTATAATGATGTTAATGAAAAATTAACACGCCATCCAAATAAGAAGAGTAAAAAGTCAAGTCTTCGTACTGAATTACGCGAGGTAAATGGGCCATGTAGTTCATTGGCCAATTATAGAAATCAACTAGGTGAAATATGGGAACGTTCTTCACGTTTGAGATTGGCTAAAAGCACCGGGGTTGGTAGTCGTCGTGCAAAAATTAAAAAACACACGATGGATGAAATTAATAACTTTTTAATGGAGGAATAAGATATGAAAGCTATTAAAGACAAAATCGTAATGAGTGATGCATATTATTTTGTATTAGCATATTTGAATGCAACAAATTTTGCACCTGTACAATGTCGTGGGCTTTGTAAGTTTGATAAATTAACAGGACGTCCTATATTCAAAATGGATATGCTTGACTATGAAACATTTGGTGAACTTATGCACGATGGTATGAATTGGATGCTTAGTAAATCCCAGGATTTGACATTAGAAAATATTGACAAATATAATTTGAAATAAGTTATGGAAACAACTGGATGCGTAAAAGATCCTTTTTACGAGGATAAATATAAGCAATTAAAAAATACTCTTTTTATTGGTGATGAAAATCATGGTGGTGGCATGAGTTTGGCTGATATGCAACTTGAACGCCTATTTGACGAAACACTTTCTGCTGAAGGTGTATTGCGCAGAATTGGCCAAAAGTATGATCAGCAACGTAATCTTATTAAGCAAGGTGGAATTTTCCCATTAAAAATTACAGAAAGTTCTTCATTTTCTAAAACTCATTATTTGCTAATTGATAATGATAATAAATTGAGAATTGGAGAATGGGATAAGGAGAAACACCAATTTTTTGAGATTAATGGCCATCAACCAATTGATAATTCATCAATTAAAGCCTTTTTCCCATCTGCAAACCCATGCAGTGGATGTGATTTTGGCATATCAATTATTGATATTTTATATAACATCTAAATACTTTTAATTATGACATTAAGAGAATTAGTAAATAAGTATCCAAATGGTTTAGATTATGAAATTGTCGTTTCTGAAGATCGTATGATTTTAGAAAATAAACCAATAAAAGGAACTGTATTTGGTATGCGCGATAACAAAATGAAAATATATTTAATATATTAATATCAAAATGGAGTATAAATAAAGCTTCTATTTTTTAATTTAAATAAAAAGTATTAATTTTGCATTGTCAATTAAAAAATTACTAATTTAAAATTGGGAGATTTTAATATGAAATTGAATTTTGAAACAAATTATAGCATTGGAGATCGAGTGCTTGTAAACTGTGTTGCTATGGGTGATGGACAAACTCATCATCACGATAGTAATATGATATCTTTATTCCATAAGGGAGATATCCTACAATCCGAAAAAGGCACAATTGAATCTATCATTGTTTTCATGGGCAGTGATGGTCGACTTAAAGTACGATATGGTATTGAGTTGGATAACTATATGTATGATAATGAATATCATATTGAAACTGGTGGCATGTATCAAATTGAACGCAAACTTCAAATTCAGAAGATGACAATTGGAATTGAAGTTTAATTAAATTATAAAATTATGACAGTACAAGAGTTAATCAATAAGTTAAATTCTATTGATGACAAGTCAAAGGAAGTTTCATTTTCTTATGATTTTGGAACTAATGAAATGGGTGATCCATTTGATGTAACAAATGTAACAGAAGCAATGGATTGTGTAATAATTAGTTAATAAAGGAGAATAAAATTATGACACTTGAAGACATTAAAAATGCAGGTTATCGAGTTTTCGGAGCCTATGGAGTAGATTATCGAGATTTTTCTCATATGCATCAAATTTATGATGGCTATGCATATCATGGAATTATTGAAGTAGATGGAAAGAAAAAGTTCTTCCGTGTAACTTTGGTCGAGGATTGCCCTCTTTATAATGTTCGTATTCGAATCAAAACTATTGATGATCTTAAAGCCGCCCTTAAGGAATATTTTCCAGTAGACAGTAGTAACATCCATTATTACGATATGTATAATGTGCAAATCCGTGATATCTATCGTGTTGATTCCTTTGTATATGGAATTATTAAAGAATACGGATTTAAACCGGGTAGTGGATATGGATTTGACGAGCATGTTATATCATATCAACGTCAAATCGGAAATAAGAAAAACTTGCATTTGGATGTAGATACCAAAAACTTTAAATTGCGTGCAAGTTTTGGTGAGTTTTCTTGGACTGAAGCTGATTTCAAAATGTGGGATGTAGAATCTGTAAAGGATGCATTGTCTCAAGTGATGATGGTTCCTGTTTTGACAGAGGTTGGTTCAGGATTTGATTTGCTTGTAAAGATGCCTGTGTCATCTAAGACTGCAAAAATTAATTCAGCTGATAGTGGATTGCTTTCTGTATTTGGTGCAAAACCTGATGATATTCGAGCAAAGCTTGAATCTGCAAAGGCAAATATTGAGAAACTTTTAGCAACACTTTAATTTAATATAATTATGGAAACTAATATTTTATATTATGTAGGTGCCATTTTGTGGGCAACAGTAATTTGCTTGTTAATTTTTTAAATTCATTAAAGTATGATTTATGTAATTCCATCGCCTCTAGTAGATAAAGAGGAAATTAATCTTAAACAAAAAACCCGTGGATTTGTAGAGGTAAATGCTCCACATTTCTGGTATTTGCATGGTGTACTTCAAGACAAGTTTAATTTTGATGGTGCATATATGTTTGTAGACTATGGAACATCAAAAACAGAAACTGTTCAAACCACTGATAATCATTTATATTTGGCACCAGGCATTCATGATGTAGTTGTTGAAGGATATGATAATCCTTGCAAAGCATATATGTGGCATCGTCAAGAAGGAACATATACAATTATGCGAGGTGTTGTAATTGATCCATCAGTTAAAGATGATCTTGAATATGCTGAAAAACTATATAGTGAAAAACCTGTGGCTTTTTAAACAATACTGAAATTTTTACGTATAAATAATATGTAAAACTAACTGAAAAATAATGGAATATTTGCATAATTTGACAAAAGGCAGTGGTAAAGGCAAGGTTGGCGCAATAATTGGCATAACCTCGCCTATATCATTTACTAAAATGGGTATTAAAAACGCCGGTATGAAAACCTACAAAGACTATCTTGAGCAATATGTAGGTTATGATAAGGTATATATTATAAGTTCATCTATTGCAAAAAAGAAAATTAATACAGAATATTTTGATGAAGATGCTATTGTATTTGGAATTGATACACCAAATCTTTTTAATGATTTAAAAATTGATGATATTTTCTGTAAACAACATGTACTAATTTTCTTTGGTGGTGTTCTTGATGATTTTTATTTTTCTATTTGTAATAGATTAGTTGAATGGTATAAAGAACATGGTGATGGACATTATTATACCATTCAGGATGACCCAGATTTCATTACTATTGACCCTGCAATAATGGTAGAGGCTAGATTATATAAATCAGAAGATCAAAAGCCCAAACCATACAAATATAATAGATTTACAAAGGATGCAATTCTTTATACAGAATATCAAGAAACTGGTTTATTGCATCAATGTTTTAATAACACCATTGTAGCACATTGCGGAAATGATTATCCACGTTTTTATGAAGCACGAAATAAAATTAAATTTGGCTCACCAAATATTGTGACAGAACCAAAATATTGGTGTAAGTTTAATGTTTACAATTGGCAAGGTGTAAATTGTAATTTGGAAGACAAGTTTAAAAATTATGATTTGCCTCGTAAATATCAAAGTGAATATCATGGCTATATTAAACATGACGAATTCCGTGTTTCAAAAACACTTGCATTCTATAATGAATTAAATGGCCCAATAAAAGTTATTGAAGCTAAAGGACATTTCTCTGATGAGTTTTTACATTGTGACAAATTTAAAGAGATAGAATATAATAAGCTTTTTGAGGAAATTTGCAAAGATTCGTATACATCATTTATCATTGCAAATCCTGCAACATTTGATGATTTCATAAGTCCTCGTTATTTTGATTTAATGCTCGCAGACATCATTCCATTTGTTTATTATGAGTATGATAGCAAAAAAGCATATACGAATGACGAGAAATTAAAAGAATTGATGTATGTAACTACACCACAAGATTTCAAAAATAAAGTGGAATCTGTTATTAATAATCCTAATTATTTTAGACACATTAAATATTTGCAACGGAAATCAATATATGATAAATTTAATGATTATATGACAGATGCATCTAAAAAAATCTTTATAGACTATTTAGAAGCCAATAAAGAACTTGAACACTGGGATGGTAAAGAGATTTAGATTAAAACTGAAAAAGTTTATGAACAAACTGAATTATTTTAAAAAATAAAGGAGAATCAAATTTGATTCTCCTTTTCTTATTCTATAACATCTAAAGTTTTTTCTTCAATTTCTTTAAAATCAAAATTGCTAAAGATTTCTTTAAGTTTTTCAAATGCTTTATTAAAATTATTTTCTGTTGTATCTTCAATATCTTCATATTGTGCAGAACAATCTGCAAACATAATTGTCCAACCATGTTGGCCTGCCTCAATCGTTACTTCACCATAATTATCACTTCTAAATGTTTTAATAATTTCAACTTCTGATGATGGCATCATTCCAAAAAATCTTTCCATAATTTATTATTTTTCCTATTTTTCTTGTTCCTTCATTTTCTCTTTATAACATCTTCTACAAATTGCTGTATATCTATCATCTCCACCAACTTCTACAGTAGCACCTGAAATTGCAAGTTTTCCATCCTTTGTAAATCGTGCATTAACTAAATTTTTTCTTCCACATTCACATGTAGATTTAATTTCTTCTAATTTATCTGCAATTTCAAATAATCGTTTTGAACCGGGAAATAAATGTGTTTTAAAATCGGTTCTTAATCCAAAACAATATACATCAATATCTAAATAATCTACAATATCACTTAATTGATCCACTTGTTCTTCTGTTAAGAATTGTGCTTCATCAACTAACACCCATTTTATTTCTGGTGTATTTTTAGTCTCTTTAATATAGTTTATTACTTTAAAGTATATGTTGGTCTCGGGTGTCACGGAAATACATTCACGTTCAATTCCATTACCAATTCTTGATTTAATTGTTGTTGCACCATCTCTAGTGTCAATACTTGACTTAAATATTAGAAAATGTATATTTCGTTGCTCAAAATTATGAGCAGTAGTTAAAACCTAAAGTGATTTTCCAGACGCCATTGTTCCATAGCTAAACCGTAGTTTTGCGTGCATATTCATATATTAATTTTTATTATTCTATAAAAATGATAATATAAAGTTTTTATGATAAATAATAAAAGTATATTAATGTCTTAAATCATGGTATATGATGATGTAGATAAAATAGAGAAATTGCAAAAATACTATTATGTATCAAAAGGCACACCATACTATTTAGCAGATAGAGTTGGTAAGTTATAGCCTATTACATTTTCAATTTCTTATGATGGTTCATAGTTTAAATTTACACCTGATAATTATGTAAAAGGCTTAGAAAAATTAGGCCCAATATTTACATAGTCATTAACTGATACAAGTTTATTAAGAGGGATTACACGAATAATGGCATTAGCTACATATTTTGCTGTTTAGTATTCTGCAATATGTCATTCAAAAGGCACTAAAAATGCTATAAAAGATAAAGATTATAGATTTTATTTTTCTAGTGGAAAAGCCACAGATATAGTTACATATATTGACTATACAAATAATATGGTCTTTCCAGATGATAAAAATTATGAACCAATTGCAGAATGTATATTTCCAAATGCAGATCGTGTTCCACCATATGTTGGATTTCATAGATGTGCATGGATGCCAAAAGATGTTTTACCAATAAATTATGCCAATATAGAATATTGGGGGTATAAAGAAAAACAAAAAACTTTTAAGGATTTTTTTGAAGAATATTTAGCAATATTTAAAACAGAATTATCTGCAAAGCTAAAAGCTTTTAAAATTCATGAACAAATTGATATTCCAACCAAATTAGTTTTATATGGTACATGTAATGGATTTGGGCAAGGAAAAGATAAATAGGGATTAATATCTATTTTATATATTGAAAATAAAACATCAGCATCTAAATATTTTGAATTCAAAGAAATGTGTAATGAAAAATTAGATGAATATTTAAAACCATTTAATTTAACACATGAAGATATTTTAAATTTAACATAGAAAGATATTGATGAAAAATATGATACTTATCAAAAAATTGATAAAATTGCAAGAAAATGTGGATATTTAAAAGACCCACGGGGTTTAAATGTTGGATATCATGAATATAATTATATTGAGTATAATGATGAAATTGAATATAGTGGAAAATTTGGATTAAAACGTTGGGAGGGGATTAAAAGATATTATCCTGATTTATGGAAAGGCTTGAAATTAATTATGGACCAATATATTAAGCTTGCAACCCAATATAATACATATGTTCAAAATGAATACAATGTTAGAATGGGTAAATTATCAGATTAGAGACTTGAATATCTAGCTAATAAAGATGATAATATAACTGAAAGAAATATTATTAAATATGTTAATAATGCTATTAAAGATTTAAAAACTATAAAGATTGATGATTATAGTGAATTGGTAGATACATTATAGGTTTTAAATCAAAATATTTTAGATGAAGTTAGTAAATTATATTAGCCATTTTATAAAGAATAGGTTAAACAATATAAATATGATCATCCACGTGCAAGAAAAATGACTATTATATTTGATAACGATTTCTTTAAACAAAAATTTAGTTCAACATAGGAAATATTACAATATTAGCCATTTAATTTTAATTTTTTACCAAAAGAAATTAAAGATATTTTTGAGAATAAAGAATTATAGAATTTAAAACATTTATTAGAAAGATTTAAATTATCTATGAGGCCAAAACCTACATTTTATGTTAATAATTAGTTTTTAAAAGTAAATAAAATTAATTCGCGTGGATTCTCAGAATATATAATAGAAGATATTCATAATGCTGATAATACATTAGAATTTGCATATGTTTCAAATGGCGGTATTGATGAAAATACGAAATATTTAATAGATAACGATATAAATAAGTTTTGTGAATCTAATCAATCTAGAGATTGCCAAAAAATATCAGTAGAAGATTTTAAATAGGTTATATGTGCATTTTTAAGTTCACCATTTAAATTTACAATTAAATGGAGATAGGTTTGGTTTGGATATAAACCAGAACTAATAACACCATTGTTTGATAATAAACCAAATAATGAAGCACATGTTAATTTTAGCAATTGGCGTTTTGATAGTGAAAGATCACTTGATGATATTATGACATCGCTTGATATGAGACACGATAATGATTCAATTGAACATTATTATGCACAATATTTTATTGTATGTGAATATGAAAATCCACAATTAATAGTTAACAAACTTAAAGAAGTCGAATGCGTCAAAAATGCTATTAATAACATTTTTGAATAGCCTTAAAAAATCAAATAAATAATACAGAAATATAATATAAAATATATAATTATGATTAATAAATTAAAAGATTGTTAGAAAACAACATTAATAGGTCAATTACCTGATATTATTAATAGTAATAATGATGCAATTGAAAATGAATTTAATTGGATTTTTGATTCATCATTAAATAGATTAACAAAATCTGTTTATTCACCAACAGGAAGTGTAAAAGCCCACTTTGGGGAATTTGTTAATTTGGCATGCGAATATCTTACTGTTAAAAATATTGATTCAATATAGGATAATATTCAAAGATCTACAGAAAATGTTATTAACAAAATACTTAACGTGTCAAGCATGCAAATTGTTATGGCAGCGTTAACCAATATTGCTAATAGCAGTTTTATTGATCCAACAGTTTATAATGTTTCTTCATTATGTGATATTTCAACATTAATAGTAAGTCATAATTTGTTAAATGATAGATTTTTTAATGAAGACGATTTTGGAACGACTTCATTTACACATGATGCTCAATCAATTGTTTATAAAGAAGAAAATGGATATGTAACAGTTAGTGATTCATTAAATACTATAATTCCAAATGTAAAAATGCTAAATACTAGTGTTAATATATTAGAAAATGATTTAGCAAATCATGTAAGAAGATTAGATTCAAGTGTTAATATATTAGAAAATGAATTAGTAAATACAAATACAAGTGTTAATATATTAGAAAATGATTTAGCAAATCATGTAAGAAGATTAGATTCAAGTGTTAATGAATTAGATGCAAGTGTTAATATATTAGAAAATGAATTAGTAAATACAAATACAAGCGTTAATGAATTATCTGATATTATTAATGTAATTAAAAACACACTTTAGATTTATAGAGTTGTATTAACACCAAAAGATGATAAAATTTATCCAGATACATCACTTAATTTAATATTAGCAAATGGCCAACCATTTGGTCCTAAATTATTTACACCTGAAGATTATATATTAGATGGTTCAACAATGACATTTACTGGATGGTTTGATGTAAGTAATAATGAATATAAAGATATTACAATAGTTCAATTATCAGATGATAATTTAGTGTTAAATGCTAGTTGGGCTGAAGTATCACCTTCTATGGCTTTAGGTGAATATACTACTGAATAATTTAAAAGAAAATTAATATAACAAATATATTATGGGAAATAAAAAAACTCCTTTATTGCAAAAATTAAGAAATGTTGGTGGAACATTATATGTTTTTCCATCTGCAAGTGAAGATATTGGTTTAAATCTTTAGTCAACAACTACAGGTGTAGCTATGTCTCATTTTGCATTATTAAATATTCCTGAATTAACAGTTGCAAATTGTTTAAAAGAATGTTCACATAGTGTAACAGTTAATACACATATAACAGAACCTAATGCAGCACTCGCAGCATCATTGCAAAATTATGCAATGAATTTTGAGACACATATAACAAATGATGATAATTATAATTATCAAAAATTAGAAACAGTTTCTGAAAAAGTTTTCTGGAAGTGGGCAAGACATATTGGAATTTTTGATCCATCATAGAATTTAGATCCCGTACCAAATGTTAACGATGTTTATTTTGATAATCGATATAATGCAGATGGAAGCGTTGGTGTACAAGATAATACATTGATTAAATGCTTTGGATCAATTGATGCCGGAAATCAGTTATCAACAGAGTTTGGAATGTTTAATGAAACTTATATTAATATTCCAACTTCATGGGGATCAGGCCCAGTATTTATGAAGCATTCTAATAGTGAAAATTTTAAATTAGGAAATTCATATATAGTTGATAATATAGATCATCTTGAAGGCCGTGGTGATTCCAATGAATACTATTCATATTTTCAAGGTTAGGATTATCCATTTTTTGATAAAAAAAGTAATGATACTGGTGAATATGATGAATATTTTATAAATAATGAATATGATGGTTTTGAAATTCTTAAAGACTTAAATCAAATTCAAACTGCATCTAGAAAACAATTTAATAATGATGAAATATTATTTGATTCATATGATGATATTAACATTGATACATTAAATCAATTAAATGTTGATCAACAATTTGAATTTAATACTATATTATTATATTATAGTGTATATGATCAAGATGATTTAGTTAAAACTGCATATGCAACAAATTTATTTGGTGTAATTTTCTTAGATGGTGCAAGACCAAAAGATGATACTTTTTATATTCCTACAATTACAAAGAGAAAATCAACAACAACACAATTTGGTAATAGTTATTCATTTAGAGTTAATCTTAAAACTATGTCAGTATATGATAATACTGATGCTATTATTTAGGATAACACTACAACTAGCGGAGTTAATGCAGTTGAATTTTCTGATGCAATATCTAATATGAATCGAGCAATTGATATTATGAATTCTAATTTAGCAACAACTTTAGCAATTCAAGATCAATATGCAGCAATTATTAATTATTATGATAATTTTGAAGATGACTTAAGAGATATTTCTACATGTTTATATGCATATCTTAAAGGAACACGTTCATCATTTGTTGATACAAGTGTTTTATATGCCAATGAAATTAGAACATCTAAAGCTGAATCAGTATTTGAAAATAATAAAATTATTATTAGAGCACATGACACAACATTAGATGAAAATGGTGATGTTATTTATAAAGAACCAGTTGTTACAATTGCGGATAATGATGTTATTATTCCAGTCATTCATAATACAAGTATGTGGACAACAGATCAATATGTTGTAAATAATATGATAAATGCTGAAGGCCTTGATATTGATGCAAGTCTTAATGAATCAAATGTATTTGTATATGATTGTAAACGAACACTTGATAAAGCATTTAGTGAAAATGGTCTTAGTGTTAGTCTTAAAGTAAGAGATAATCAAGATCATACTGGTTCTCATTCATATAATGAATTATATATCAATCCAGATTCTTCAATATTTAATGTTAATGATTAGTATAATTTAAGATATATGTTAGATGAAAACAATAATGTTAATTACCTTGCAATTATTCCATATTTAGTTGCAGAAGTTAAACATTTAAGAGCGATATTAATTAGTGCCGGTTTGGAACAAGACTTAACTGATTTAACAGATGATGATTTTTATAATGATATATTCAGACCAAATTAATTAGATAATTAAAAACATAAAAATTAAAGGAAGCTTTAAAAAAGGCTTCCTTTAATATTAAAATAAATAACATATAAAAGCAAAATTAGAAAATAAGTTTAAATTATATGGCACAAAGTAGTTCAACCGGAATTAAAGATTTTGTTAAACATGCATTAACAAGCTATTATAAAAATTTTCAAATTAAATTGGCTGATGGCCCTGAATCAACTGATGTAAACCCGGCTATTAAAATTAATAATGGCAAGATTTATGTTCATAATGTTGGTAACTATAATGGAAATATTAATAATTCATCTACATTATAGGAAGTTATAAATAGTATTGGCAATAATGTTAATAGTATTAATTCTGAAATTACAGATATAAATGGAAGAATCGCAAGTATTCCTGGTGCATCAAAAATGATTGCTGGAAATAATGATCTTACAATATAGATTGGTGAAGATGGTTCTACATATTTTTATATTGAAGGATATAGATATAATAAAGACACAAGTTCATTTGCAATTGGAAAAGATGCAAGTGCTGATGGTATTAGTTCTTTTGCAGGTGGATATATTGATGGCTCACATGGATTCATTAATGCACTAGGAACCGGTTCTTATGCATATGGCTATGCAAAAGGAATGAAAGCTATGGAAATTACAGGACAACCGGATGTTTTTGGTGATTCAAGTATATATGCAATTGGATATGGTGCTCATGCAGAAGGATATGCAAACCCAATTTATGATATTAATGTGCCAACTAGAATAGAATTTTATGCGATTAGTGCATCTGGAAATGGCGCTCATGCAGAAGGCGCAATTGGCGGAGTAAATCTTAATAATTTAATATTAACACCATCAGGTATTGGTTCCCAAATACAAATTAATGATAGTATTGAAGCATCCGGAAATGGCGCACATGCAGAAGGTATTGGAACATAGGCATTAAACCATGGTGCACACTCAGAGGGTGTAAAAACGCATGCAACCGCAGCTGGATCACACACTGAAGGATATTCAACTACTGCATCTGGAACTCTTTCACATGCTGAAGGATATGCAACAGACGCATCTGGTCGGATTAGTCATGCTGAAGGCATTAAATCAATTGCTGGTGGAATTGCATCACATGCTGAAGGCGGATATTTTAGAAAAACATCAAATAGAGTTATTGATTATTCTGGCGGAGAAGCTAATGGTGACGGCTCTCACGCTGAAGGTATATTTACAATTACAAATAATTTTGGAGAACATGCCGAAGGTGTAGGAAACATATCTCATAAAACAAGTAATACATATGGGCATGCAGGTAATACATAGCATTCTATTGGTATTGGCACAACATCAATATCATTATCTGAAATAAATGTAACTAGAAAAAATGCATTTGAAGTAATGCAAGACGGCTCTGTATATTTAATTGGTGTTGGATTATATGATGGAAGTAATTATTTAGATGCATCAACTCTTCAAGAAGTTATTAATTCTAAAGGTGGTGGAGGTTCAGAAACAGATACTAAAGATACTGCTGGCACAACAACTGTATCTGCAACAAAAATGTTTTTAATTGGCGCAACAACAACTGGTGGAACACCTGTTACTCATGTTAATGAAAAAGTTTATATTGGAACAGATAATTGTTTATATTCAAATAATACAATAGTTTCTGTTAATGGACATACACATAGTGAATATGCATCATCATCACATGATCATGGAAATTTAACAAATGCAGGTAAATTAACTAATAATCCTACTACAATATCTACTGCAAGTTCTTTACCTATTGTATTAGGTGCAAATGCAGGTGATAATGCATATAGTTTATGTAATTCTACTATACAATTTGATACTACAATAAATGATTAGTATTTATGTAAAAATGGTACATGGCAAACTGTTTCTGGTGGTTCTGGTGGTACAGATGAAAAATTAAGTGTTACATCAACCACATCTAAAGTATATTTAGCAGGTATGAGTTCAACTTCTACAATAAGTACAGGCTATACAAATACTAATGTATATATGCAAAATGGCAATGTAACAGCTATTGCATTTTATCAAAGCTCGGATGCGCGTAAAAAGAATGTTAAACGTGAATTAGATATTGAAAAATGTTATGAATTAATAGATAAATGTTCAGAAATAGTTTTTGAATGGAAAGACAAAGAAAATAGTAAAGAAGAAATTGGTATGATTGCATAGGAAGTTCAAGAATTTTTCCCTGAAATTATTAATGAGAATGAAGATGGATATTTATCATTAGATTATTCTAAATTAACTGTTATTTGTTTAAGAGTTCTTAAAGATTTAATTAATGAAGTTAAAATATTAAAAAATTAGAAATAATTTATGAATACTTATATATTATCAACTAATAGTACTGTTAAACCTGGTAGTAGTAATATTACATACACATATGTTGGGACTGATAATTCTTTTGCGCACCCATATGTTTTTAGAAATATGCTTTTATTAGAAGATAATTATTGTTATGTAGATGATACTATAGATAGTCTTGGCATTCATTCATATATAGGTTGGACAGACCCTAATAGTTTAAATGAAAATGATAAAATTGGAAGCATGAGAGCATCATGGGAAATTGAAGCATACGGGGTTGCAACTATAGCAGAAGCTGCAGAAATTGGAGGCACAACAGGCACAATAGAAATATTTAATAAATTAGTAAATAAAAATGATTTAGGAGATTATAATTGTCAACTTGCAGAAGAAACAACTATAGAATATAATGGAAATTAGTGTGTTAATTATGATGATATTGAAATTACCGAAATAAATCTCAATTATTGTAAATTTACTGCTTTATAGGATAATAGCACAATTAATTTTAAAAATGGTTCAACTGTTGCAACAGCTAATTGTTGGAATCTTCAATTTTCATTAGATGATGGAGAACATTGGACAAATTTTAATGATTTATATGCACCACAAAGGGTTGATGAAGGTAAAACAATATATATAAGACAAAATGTGGATGAATCTGGTGATGCACGTGGAAATCAATCAGACCAAAATTGGTATCATTTTGTTATGACTGGCTCATTTAAAGGTGGAGGTTATTTAAGTTCGATAATAGATGGATAGAATTCCAATGATACTAACAAGGAATTTTCAAGTAATGCAGAGTATATATTTTATAAGTTATTTAGCGGATGCACAGCATTAACAGAATCTCCAATAATAAATTATACAGGTGCAAGCTATCATGGTTATGAACAAATGTTTGATGGATGCACATCATTATCAAAGGTTGAAACATATCAAAAAGAATTTTTGACTATTGATGGAACAGCACACCCACAAGCAACTAATAACTCTTGGTTAAATAATGTTAAATCTACCGATTTATGTGTCTTAACGGTGCATCAAGGAGTAATATCGGGTAAGGGTATATGGGATAATATACTTGAGAAGTATAGAAGTGAATATCCATCATCAACATGCCCATTGAATTGGAGTTTGTACGACCCTGATAAACGTGTTACACTTGATGATCCTACCAATTTATAATATAATAAATATAAAAAGAATAATTAATTTATAATAATATGAATAATTTAACTTTAGAAGTTTTAGAAGAATATGCTGGTATTTTATCAGAAAATCAAGCTAATAAGTTATATGAGTCTAAAACTGGCAAATAGTATCAAAAACAATTATTTGAAGATTCTAATGAGTTAAAACTCAAATTAGATCCTATCACTATTTTTAAAGAAACTAAAATGCAAAAAATACAATTTGCAAATTGGTTAAATGAAAATTGTGCATCACTTATGAATAATATTGCATATAAAATTTCTAGTGAAGGCATTGAATTTAAAACGTATGATAGAAATCTTTATAGAAAACTTCAAGAATCTTTAATGGCTGGAGGTTTTTCTAGTAAGAAAATTGTTGAATTAAGAGATAAAAAATACTAATTGAAAAATATGAGTGTAAGAATTAAGTTAAATAGTAGAAAATTTTTTGGTGAAGGATTATTAATTGGTTCACGTTTAAATGAGGGCGAAGTAACTCAACAAACTGTAGACACATCTACACAAAATGCTTCAACTGATGCTTCAACACAGACTACTCCTAATGCATCAACTGCACAAAATAATCAATAGCCACAACAAGGCCCATCATTAGATTAGCAAATCAATAAAATTATTTATGATGGATTCAGTAACATGGTTCAACAAATTGATGGCAAATTTAAACAACTTCAATTACCAGAAGGTGTTCAAGTACAATGGGTGCAAGTAACTCAACCAAAAGATCAAACGCTTCAATCTGTATGGGCATCTGTTCAACAATTTTTATCTGGAAATATTAAGGCAGTTGCTACTGCATTACAACAAAAACAAAATGCACAACAATCGGCAGTAGCTAATTCATCTACAGTCACACCGGCACAATAAAAATAATAGAATATATATAAGTTATATGGCAAGTTCAAAATATAAATTTGATATGAATATAGGGCATTATGTTCTATTATTAGAAGGTGAAGCACCTTAGGCTGATGGAACACAAGAACAAACTCAAGATCAATAGAATCAAGAACAACAAAAACCACAAGTTCAACCTATTAATCTTGATTCTGAAGATGTTGTTAAAATGCGTCAAGAAAAAGAAAATGTTATTAAACAATTATAGGAAACTATTACAAAGAAAACTAATAACGTTATTCAATGCCAATAGGTTGTAGCCAATTTATAGAATAGTGAAAATGCAGAACAGACTCAAATAAATGATGCATAGAAAACTCTTATTCAAGCAATGAAAGAAGTGTCAGATGCTAAATTTAATTTAGCTAAAAAGGCTAATGAATATGATAATAAAATATATCAATTATAGGCTAAACTTGTTGAATCAATTCAAATAGCGAGAGATACTCTTCCTGAAAAGTATCAAGGACTAAATGAGTCAAACGTTCAAAATGCTAAAGTATATATTACTAAAATATTTGAAAATGACTATCAACAAAGAATAAAAGGAATGATTGATTTTAAAAAGGCATTTGCAAATTCTAATCTTTTATATGGAAAAGATAAAGATGGTTATTTTGTAGTATGTCTTGATCAAGATGATTTAAATAAATTAACAAACACTTTAATTGAAATTGGTTATGATAAAGATGAAATTTATGGTGTTGTTTTAAGCCAAATGTTTGATAGAAGTGATTTAGTAAAAGCGTAATTAATAACTATGGATAAGAAGAAATTATACGAATCAATAATGAGTTCAGTTGCTAAAGAAGTTAAGAAAGCTCTTAATGAAGAATGGACAGAAGAAGATGAAGAAGAAGCTCAAGAAAGAGCTGAAGATGAGCATGATGAATATTTAAAAAATCAAATAAATGATATGATTAATGGATATTCATTAGATGACTTATTAGCTGATTGGAAAGGTGAATTAGAAGATGAAGATGATTCAAGATCTATTCCTGATAGAATAACTGAAACTATATTAGATAATTATCAAGAACCACGTAGATGGAATGTATATGATTATGTGGTTGATACAATTGAAAGCGTATTAAAAGAAAATAATATGATATAATTTTATGAATAAAGAAGAATTAACACAAAAAATTATGAGAGGGCTTAGTGAATCTCTTAATGAATCAAAAGCTCTTGATCTTAAAGAAAATAAAGATCATAAAGCTGCATATAATAGTTTTGTTAAATGGTATAATCGTTGGAAAGAAAAACTTGGACGCGAAGAAATCCGTGCATTAGTTAAAAAGGTGACAAATGATGCGCTTGGGGATAATCTTGATATGATTAATGAATCTAGCATTCCTGGTCCAGAAGATGATCATTTAGCATTTGATTTATTTTTAACATTCCAAAATACACGTGAATTATATGATTTATCAAAACCAATGGTTGATAATTTAGTTAAACATTTAAGAAAAGGTGAAGAATTATCTATTGATATTTTAGCAGCATCTTCTGTAGTAGAAAAATATGCAAAAGCAACTATTGAAGAATATAAAAGATCTGTTGATGGTGCTCCAAGTTTTGTTAATACATCAACAAGAAAAAATCTTAAACGTAGAATTGCACAGGATTTAATTAATGATGCTAAAGATGATTATGCATTTGAATTGCATGATATGTAATAAAAATAATAAGATAATTAGTTTATTAAAAACATAAAAACATTTCACTAGAATGCATCTAAATAATAAAAAGAGGAACCTTAATTAAGATTCCTCTTTATTTTTTACCATAATTTAATAACTACACATATTACTGTAAGTGCAATCCAAATAAACCACCTTAGAATTCCCCATAGAAAATTATGCGGGTAAAATTGCAATCCCTCTGGATAAATTACATAAGATCCATGTTCTCCAGTATCTGTCAATGTTTCACGAAGTTTCATCAATGTATTGGTTTTCTCAAGGGTAGATGTACTATCAGGAAGATTAAGCAACTCTTGACGGGATGCACATAAATTGTTATACCAATACTCAACATCCTCATCAGGTGTTCTGTAAATCACTGATGTGTAGCCGGTTGTATAGCCTTTAGCCTCTGCATACTGAATAGCTGTATTAAGCTCTTTGACTGCCAACTCAACTGTATTTGCATTAGCTGCTCGCTCTAGACGTCCAGAACAATTCTGCTTAAAATCAATACGCTTGTAAATAACTGCACCTGTTCCAACAAGTGCCAAAATTGCTAGTAAAATAATTGTAAATTGTTTCATAATTTTAATTAATTTTGATTTGTTTTAAAGTATAAATTTTATAAACCTCTCCATTATTTCGAGAAATTACAATATCCATTTCAGAATGCATTCCGTGCATATGCCTATTCAAATTGTCATATGACACTTTATATTGATGTTTATCACATTTGTTTTCGACAATAGATCTAATACGATTAATTGCCTCTACCCTATTGTGATAAACAATATTGTCAACAAGTGTATCAGACACAATAAGTTTGTGAGAATCTGAAACAAGACCTCTGATGACCTTTAATTTTTCAGTTTTGACTTTAATGATATATCCAGACATAAATTTATTCCTCTATATTTTTAAGATTAACACCGTCAACTTTATTACAATTATGCTGGTTTAACACGAATAAGAATTTGATCCAAACCTGTACGTTCATCCTTTTGCCACACATACTCAACAATATTCCAACCGGCTTCCTCAATTTCTGATTTAAAAGCCTTTTCAGTATCTTGAGCAACCAGGCATCTGTCAACGTTTACCCAAATGGAAATCATACCACCTCCGCACATATCCAAATGCTCACAGCCTTTACTGATAACCTTGTGTCGAAACTCTGTTGCATTAGTTATTTCCTTTTGAAGCAAACTATTGAAAATATCAATAAGTTCATCAACACTGTACAAAAACTGATTTGCAGAAATTACTTTACTCATAATTTTAAATATTTTAAAGGGTTATTATTTTTAATTTCGGTGCAAAATTAATACTTTTTTCTTAAACTAAAAAATAGAAGTTTATATTTAAAAATCATTCATTGATTCACAATGCCAATCTTCCGTAGTTGAAATCACTTCATTACCTAATTTTAATTCAACCTTTATTACATCAAATGTATCATAATGATCATTCCATTTTTCATTACGAGAAATTTCAATAGAAAGATTTTCCTTTAAAAATTTGATTAATTCATCCTTATTCATATTTGTTTATTTTTTAATTTTGGTGCAAAATTAATACTTTTTTCTTAAACTAAAAAATAGAAGTTAAAAAGCAGTAAAGTTTCACAACTTCACTGCTCCAAAAAAGTTTCAATTAAAAATGAAACATTACATTGTTTCATTATTTCAAGAACCCAAGCTCGTACACCATTGGTCTCATTTTATCTGCAAGTTGTTTATAAACATCTTTAAATTCCTTAAGCAAATCTGGTGCAAATTCCTTACATAATAATTTGATTTGATAGAATCCACAATCCCAATTATTAATTTGCGCTTCCGGCATTATATCATTGAATAATTCTCGATATTTGAAAGTTTTTCTAACAATATCACACGCTTTGTCAAGAACTGCTTGTGCTTCTGGTGTTAATTCAATTTCCTGAAGTTTTTTATAAACAAATCTTTCTGGAGATGTATGTGCATCATTATAGCAATCATCATTATTGTATTCATTTGCAAGCGATTCAATTTCAGATTTTGACATCCAGAAAAATTCATTTTTAATATTTTTTAATGAAACTTGAGAAACAAAATTAGCAAATATAAATGCATCATTTAAAAATTCTTCATATTTTTTATTAGTTTCATCTGGAGCCAAATATTCATCTTTATCATTTATCCAATTTGCATTATGTAATACATGCAATGCATAAAAAGCTGCAGCCTCTTTACAATTTTCTGGTAATGTTAAATAACGACCGCCGGTAGTTCCACTGTAAAAAATATTACTATAATTAAAACCACTTAATGTATTAGCAATAATACCTATTGTATTTTCATTTACATTTGCTAATTTATCATTTGGTTTTATTGGTGTAGTATTATAACAAATATGTTTTATTGTGCGTTTAGGTTTTCCATTTGTTTTTGAATATAACCAATCTTCCATTGATTTTTTGTTATCTTTATTATAAAGTATTTTACTGTCAACAATTTCAATATTTTGTCCAATAACATCAACTACGTTATGTTTAAAATCATTTTTATTTTTAGTTTCTCCATTAGACCATATATTAAATGTAATTCCCCATGCACTAGAAACATTTGCAAAATTAGATGCTTGAAATAAAATACCAGATTTATATTCAAAATTATTCAATAAAATATTTCTAAATTTTATATATGACGATTTTGTTATAAATGATGGCTTACAAAATAATGCAATATGGCAATTAGTAAGATTAAATTTTTGTTTAAATGTTATAATACGATATAAAAATTGATTATAAATTTCATTATATCCATCAATTTTATCTAAAATCATTTTATTTTTAATAATAGTTGAACCATTACCTTTGCCTTCTCCGAATATTGCGCCATTACATGCATACGGCGGGTTTAATAGAAAAACCAAAGGTTTATTCTGCTCAAATGCTTCCAATAATCCTTTTGGCAATTTCTCTAAATCATCATTCAAGAAATCATATTGAAAACTCGTAGCCTCAGGATTATATTTCTTTCCAATCTCTAACTCAGCCTCTTCCAATGTCGAACAATACAACTCTTTGAATCGATAATCTCGTGTCAAATTCTTTGTTCCACAACAATTGTCCCATACCACATATTGATCTTTCCAATCTGGCCCAAGTGCATCTTCAAGCATCTTATGTGCATAGTCAACAAACAAAGTCGGCGTATAAAACTCACCTTTGTTTCGTCTATTTGTATCTTCAATTAATCTGTCACTAATCTCTGCAAATTTATTCTTTTCAACAGGAGAATATTTTCTTGCATAATGACTGAAGAATGCATTAAAGTTTCTGTCATTCACTCTGATATTTCCATGCGGTGTCACTAAGATTCCCTTCTTGCTTGGGTGCATATAAAATGCATCATCATTTGTTATACAACCAATAAAGACACTCACAATATCATTAGCGGAAACTTTCTTCATATCAGTAATAACATTCTTACAGAAATAATCATATATATTACTGATATTATGTTCAGTGATATGCACATATCTTTTTATATTTTCTGACAAATCATTTATCTTTTCAATAATAGAATCAAATTGGAAATTTTCATCAATCTTGAATACAAATGGATTCAATGTTTCATCATTAGAAATTTCAAGCACAAGATCTGGATTTTTCTCAGCTGCGCCAGATGGTGCAGTCTTCCAATCCAAATCTTTATCGAGATACTTGACAATCTCATTAGTGTGCATAATAAAACATTCATTAATATCACCAATCAAAATAACATTTGGAATAATATCTCCATTATTCTCAAATCGTTTCAAATAAAACAAAACTTGAGTGATGACTTTAGCCTGTGACACTTTAGAATTGAAATCATAATCATATTTGTATTCCATGATTAGTTTCAAATTATCTTTAGTGATTAATCCATCACAAGCATAAGGGTGCTCTATTTGAACATCCTTAAAATAATTTTGAAGAAACTCATTGTAAATATCTTCTACCTCACGTTCAATTTTAGAATAATGAACTTTGTCGTAAAATTTTGATTTGGTTCTAAAATGTTTGTCTAATTGCATATTGTTTAGATTTTAATTCCAATATATTATATATTAAAAAGGGGAATATGTTTATCCCTCTTTATAAATTTATTTAATAGTTTTTAGTTTTCCTAATGTATTTATATGATTTTGTATATACATGTTTGATTGAAATATGCAAAAAAATATCTTTTGGCAATGTATATCCATTCATGCGATACCATGTATCATTATATTGGCGTCTTGCATTTTTTATCGTATCTATTGTTCGATTTTGTTCAATAAAATAATATATTGGATACTTTTCATAATTTTCAGCAGATGCTGTTGGACGAATAGTATAAATATTTGTTTTATCTATACCAAGAGATTCTGCGCATTGTTCAGCATCTTCCAAATTTGTATAAAATGTATATATATTTTTAGAATTAAGTGTGTTTTGCCTTCGCCAACCTTTTAATTTTGTAATTTTTCCAATAACCACATCTTTTTTCTTTATTATACTTCCATATGGAACAGTATTATCTTTATTATCTGTTGAATGTAATGCATCTTTATACAATTTAATTGCGTTTACAATTTCAGATTCAGTTCCTTCAAAAATGATATTGTCAAATATTGCTTTCATATATAATTTAATTATTAGTTAATATTATTTTTTAATTACAATGCAAAATTAATACTTTTTATTCAAACTAAAAAATAGAAGCTTTAATTATTTGAAGAATCTAAACCATGTTCAGCTTTATATGTTAACACTTTATTTAAAATTTCTGGAGTGAATTTATGAATTTCTATTAGTGACATTTTTCTTTTCAATTCATTTCCTATTTTTAGATATTTGTCTATTGTTTCTATATTGTTATAGATTCCATATTTCATTGCATATTCTAATGATTCTACACTGTTATTTAATATATTTTTATTATAAATTATAAATCAAAAAGAGGAACTAGTTTATTTAGTTCCTCTTTTAAATTATGCATTCAACATCATCATTCAATAATATATTTCCATTGCTGTCTTTTATTTGTTTTAATACTATAGTTTCTCCAGATTTTAATGTTAATTCAGTTTCATCTGGGTCTATAAGATTAGAAATAATTGTTTCTGCCCAGTCAACATTATCTGGATGAACAACTCCATACAAAATTATATTTTCTCTATTTTGCGAATCTATTGCATTTGCATTTCCTTCTTCAAATGCCCAATATTTTCCAAGCGAATTATGAATAATTGTTTCAACTATTTCAGAATTATTTTTACCATTATAGTTCTTAATATACAATCCTCGCTCACAGTATATAAATCCATCACCATCTAGTTTAAAACTTGTTATGCCTTCTGGAATTTCATCTATAAAAACATTTTTACAATATTCTTCAAAATCTTTATTGTATTCTACATCACCATAATCAATATCATTTTCTTCAGCATATTGTTCTTCAACCCATGATCCTTCTAAAATATTAAATTTTGGGCAATGAAATAATTCAGCTTTATCTATATAATCATATAAATCATGTGGAGATGATATATTTTCATTCAAAGCCTTCTTAACCTATTTTGCAATAGCTCTCATTATAGATTCATATAAAGCTTTATTATTAGTTTTTTTCATGTTTATATAAAATATGTTTTTATAATATACGATATCCTCCTATACTTTTTTTATCATAAGGATAAGAACTTGTATATGGCTCAGGACCATAGTCTTTAGTCCAATCACCAGTTTTATGACTATTAGGTATTTGAGGTTTCCAGTCATCAACGGTGTATCCGCCACCACCACTACTATGCCTCCAATTTGCTTTTGAATACCCACTAACAGCTGGTGGCATATTTTGTTCTCGCATATGATGAGCAAAATTAAACATATTTTCGGTATTACAATACTCAACATTCCAGTTAGAAATATCTTCACTAAAATCAGATGCAGCAAACATTTCACTCATATCATTTACATTATAAATATCCCAATTATGAATCGTCCTATTAAATTTTGACATATAAAACATTTTCCGCATATTTTTACATAATATCTGGATCTCGTTCTGGGCGTACACGATTATAAGATCCACCACCACGTGGCCATTGCCATGAAGATGGTATTGATGGTTTTGGATAACCACTTTTACTATAATTTATTTCTTCATTTTCAATAGTCAAATGATCTACATATACGTTATGTCCATAAACCTTGCCACGTCTATTAACTGTACAGCTTTTTACTTCAGCACCAACAACTTCAGCATCATTACGCAAATATGATTTTCCATATACTTTCGCAGACTAACAAACAACTGATTCATCTGTCATTACAGAATCATCAAATAATTCAGAATTACCTGTAATTTTTGATTTTCCGCTCATATGTGCATTTCCATATACTTTAGCATTATCTTCTACACGAGCATAATCCTCTAGAACAGCATTTCCAAATACGTGTGCATTTCCAGCTACTATTGAATTACCATAGAGTCGAGCATTTTCATCAACAATGGCGTGATCAATGATTTTTGCATCATCATATACCCATGCATTTCCTGATAGATTTTTTTCACTTTCAACAAAACCACCTTTATCGCCCTTTTTAACTCCTAATTCCGGCATATCGGCCGTTGCTTCAATTCGATATAATATATTTGTTACATCATATGGCCTATAAACATCACATTTTAATCGTATAGTCTCATCTGTTAATTTAAATTTAGGACCAAGTTTCTATATGCTTATATATTTTTTCATAAATGGCAAGTTTTTGGTAATAAATTTTACAATTCTTTTTTGTAATTTTTCGTCATTCGTTGCATCACCGACAAATGTAAACCTTTTAGGATTATATCTATCAATATACATTAATGATTTTTCATAATCATCAAAAATAAAACCAACATGATACAAACCTTTATAACTTGTCCAAAATTTAAATTCGCCATCAGAAAATCTATAATTTTCACCATAATTTTCATTTAATGCTTTTTTAACTTCTTTAGCAACAGATGCCATTATACTTTCATATAAAGCTTTTTTATTATCTTTTTTCATAATATTATTAATTATTTTATTTACAATATATTTATTAAAAAGAGGAACTAATTCATTTTAGTTCCTCTTTCATTTTATATTTTATTATTTGACATTTATTTAACATCTAATAGGATAACTTCACCTTTTTCTCTAGTCTTTTTCAAATCAATCACTCTTTGATTAGAACTTCCTCTGAATGCCAAATCAGGATCTCTCAGAGCTAATATAAATGGTCCGTCAACCATAACATCACATTTATCTAAAATTTGTTTTTTAATTGGATGCAACATATCTGATTCATATGTTGCTCCTGAATAAACCCAAATATCTTTTTCAGGAAATATTTCTTTATATTTTGTAATAAATGCTAATAATTCATTTAAAGATTCATCTGTTTGTGAGAATGGATCACCACCAGCTAATGTAATGCCTGATATATATTCTTTATCTACTTCTTTAAATATCTTACTAATAACTCCTGGTTTAATAAGTGGAGTGCCTTGATTATAATCCCAAGTATGTTGATTATGACATCCTACGCATCTATGTGAACATCCTGCAAACCAAATTGTTACTCTATTTCCCAAACCATTCTCAACATCTGGCGTTGTAATTGTTAAAACTCGCATACGCAATTAAATTGTAAAATTTTATTGTTTCGGTTTCTCTCTAAATATTTATTATACCATTAATTATCAAAGTAGTTTTTTGATAAATCAATAGTCTTTTTGTGAATAACACGTTGGTCTGTTTCTGATACTTTGCCATCATTAAATGCACCAGCAATGATAACTTTACCATTTTCATCATAGGTTGGTTTATAATTTCCGGTTAAATATCCAGTTACACGTCTTAGACGACTTACTTTTGGACTACCACATTTAGGACAAACACCAGGAATATAGCCTTGATAACCACAATCTTCACACATATCACCAGCGTTATTTAAATTAACTGCGAAATATGGAATATCATGATCCATTGCATAATCTACAATTTCTTCTAATGCTTCAAGATTATGAATAACTGCACCATCAACTTCTACATAAGTGATGCAACCAGCATTAGAATAACCTGTTAATTGTGATTCAATATCAATTTTTTCAAATGGTGTAAGATGCTTATATACTGGGACATGTACACTATTAGTGAAATAATCACGTTCTTGTCTAATACCATTCTCATCAATATAATATGTGACATTTTCCATATCACCATATTTGTCTTTCCATTTCTTAAATGCTGTATGACATAAAGATTCAGCAGGTGTATAATATACACCAAAATTCATTTTATATTCTTTCTTAAATTCAGCAGTCAAATCATTATACATTTGCTCAATTTCTTTAGCCACTTTCATTCCTCTTTCTTCGCATTGATCACATCCAATTAAAATTTGTAATGCTTCTGCCAAACCAAGTTGTCCAATAACAATAGTTCCATGTTTCAATGCTGAGCGAATTCCTTCTTCTTCATGATAACCCGCCATCGTGTGGTTTTCATACATAAATCTTGCAGATTTCGGAGATTGGCTTGCAATGTGTGCAAATCTTTCAAGCAATTCATCTTTACACATTCTAATGTGTTTTTCAAGAAGAACTTTAAATGCATCAACTAATCTTCTTTCATCATCAGATAATTCGGTTCTTTTAACAATAGAAGCAGTATTACATGGCATTGGGCCTGGATATTGTTCACGTAGTTTTTTATCATCTTCAACCATTTTATCTATAATAGCCAATTGCTCTTGAGTTAATTTACTACGTAATTCATTTCTTACATTTTCACGAGCTTCCATAGCGAGAGTTGGAAGAATCACAGTAATAGGGGCAATATTTCCGCGTCCGTCTTTTTGAATACCAGAAACCATATCATCAGAAACATCATGAAGTCTATCATCAATTACTGCTTGTATATTGCGTTTGTACTCATCCATGAAATTGACGTCGTAACCATTAACTGTTCTACACGTTTTACCTAATGTTACCATTAGCACTGACTATATCTTCAACTTAAAGTTGTCTTCCGCTTCGAATTGGTGCTTATCTCCAATCCTACTCCCTTACATTCATCAGGGATAGTCGATACACCTTCTCTAATTGAGCTTGGCACGGCTTCATCCAATATTCTATATATAACAGTTTAAACTATATAGGGACCTGGCCGTTAGCTTGATTTCTCAAACACCCATAAGCATGGTTCAAAAGATTTTACATGAGCTGCATTTTCACTTACCCATGGTTGAAAAGGCTTCAACCGGCCGTTCATTTCGTGTTACTTTAATTTTCTTCATATTTTTATTTAATTTTTATTTTTATTTTTTAGAATTAAAATCAAAAATAATATGATTATATATTGCATCATATAGTTTTTTAACATATTGATCTTTGTTGTCTTCAAGAATGTTTAACATATTTTGTGCAATATTTTTTGCATATTCGTCATCTAATTTATAAAAATTAATAACATCATTAATATCAATATTATTTGATTTTTCTTCATTATATATGTAATAAAATATTATTAATGATTGATATTGTTGAAAAGTAAAATCTTTTTCTAAATAATTTAAAATATTATTGATATTATTTAAATTATTAATACTATATGTTTCTTTAATTAAATCTGTGATTATCATATAACGATCTTCATTTGCATTAACAATTTTATAATATTTTTTCTTATTAATTTTTTTAAGTCTTTGTAATTGATAAATTGTTTCTGCTAAAAATGCACACTATTCAGATGCTAAAAAATAATATTTGTATTGCTTAATAGTATTTAATAGTTTAATATTAATAATTTTATCATCTAAAGTTGATGTAAGATGATCTTTACTAATTAAATTTTTATTTATAATATACATATCAAGCGCATGTTCTAATTCATGACGTATACCAATATCTTTTTTAGCTATAGCAGCATTTTTAATTATAAAGATTTTATCATTATCTGAAATATTTTCTTCATCTCTATCAATAATGATATAATGTCTATCATCATGTATATCATATATTTTTTTGATATATATTGGATGACATATTTCTTTTTCGGATTTAAAACATTTATAATTAATATTATCAAAACACCACCCAGAATAAACAAAATTTTCAGTGAATTTCATATTAGATATATCTTTTACACAATTTGTAAAAATATAACTAACATGCTATTTTTCTAATAATGAATGCATATATAATTCTCCCATGCATAAATTATAAATATTTGAATCTAATCCACTTCTATCAGTTTTAATAGGTGTAAACATATAATATTATTTAATTTTTAATTTTAATTTAATTTTCTTCAACAACCTCCAAATCTAATAATTCCTTAAGTTCTGGATGTTTCTCTAATTGTTCAATTAATGCATTATAATTATCTTCACTTAAAGAGTCAATATATTCTTGTTTATTCTTCCTGTCAAGATCTACCCACTTTTCATGATTGCTCCAATTAGTTAAACAATAATTTGGATATAAACGCTTGCTAGTTGATTTGAGTGCTAATTGTTTAAGATCATAATTTGGTGTTCCTGGTTTGTCATTAACTCCACGTTTAATTTGGAATATTTGACATGGGAATATTGATGTTCTGCCAAATTTACCAAGTCCTTCAATAGATACTTCAAGAATTGCTTTAGTATATAAACGGCCTTCTGGTAATGTGCATGTACCATAGTTTAATGAAGTAAAAGGAAGCTGGTTGCCAGAACGGCTTTGAAGAGTGTTTAAATTATGGAAGAGTCCTTCAACTGCCTGATGAGCTTCTTTCTTTGTCATATCCATTGCATATCGATATGCTTTTGGAAAATCTTTATACCAACTATCTTCAATTGAAATATTTTCAATTTTGTTTCCTGATGGATTTTTATAAACTTCAACTTGATCTGGTTGTTCTTCACAATAAACTAATCCATCTCTAAAGTGTTTATTGAAACTCTTTCTTACATATGGAACCATTGTCCAATCAATATGAGTTGCTGCAACACCACCAAATTGTTGTAATGATTGAATTTGGAAAATAACTGCTACTAATTGAGATGCAGTATTAATAGAATTTGCTCCACGAACATCAGTTTGTCTTGTATTAAATCCATTCTTTAATAATTTATCAAATGGAATTGATAAACAGTTATGCATACCAACTTCATAACTATCCAAATCGTGGATATAATCTTTATTGTCAATATGATTATCTCTATGTTGTTTTGACATATGTTTTAATGCCATATTTTTTGTTACAACACGAGATGCTTCTCCAATACGTCCACCAAATGATGCCTCATCTAAGTTTGCATTTTGGTTTTCTACATTCTTGGCATTTAATTTCTTTGTAATTTCTTTCGTTAGCCAATTTTTTTCATCTCTAATTTCTTCTCTTCTTTTTCTATATAAAATAAAGGCTTCAGCTGCTTTTATTTTGTTTTTCTTAATGAGGAAATCTCTAATTACGTCTTGAATATCTTCAATTGGCATTACATAATTTTCATCATGCTTTTCAATAAACCTATCAAAATATTCTTTTACTTGGTCAATAAATTTCTCAGGAACTTCCTCATTAACCTACTTATCACTGAAAACCTTTTCAATAACCTTAATGATTTTATCAAATCTAAAATCTTGAATAGTTCCGTCTCGCTTCTCTACTTTCATAAATTTTTATATATTTTTTATTTTTTATTGTTTAATATATGTTTATTTTTAATATAAACATAAAATGAGTTTTAATTATTTGCTATTATTAATATATAAATTTATCTAATTTATAACATCATTAATGTCTTTAAATTTAAATATTTCTAAATAATTTAATTTATTATTTTTTGCAATTTCTCGTTTTTTAACATCTCTTTCTGTCCAAGTTTCTATAGTTGCATGATACATTGTTTTCTTATTAATTATTTTATATCTTGCATCTGCTTTTTCTTTTAATTTTAATAATTCTAATTTATCTTCTTCAGTATTTAAAAATGGCCTAGAATTATGAAACATTGATCCTTGATATTCTATATATAACTATTTGCATGGAACAAAAAAATCACATTCAAATGGATATTCAATTGATTTATAATGATGTATAACATCAGGATATAATTGTTTTAAATATTCATATAATAATTCTTCTTGTTTACTAGTGTTAAATGTCATATGTTTTTTATAAGTTTGCCATTTTTTCTATTTAAAATCTTCAACCTAAAAAACACAATTAACACCATACCGTTCTTGACAAGTTTTTATATGTTTCTATTTAATTAAATCTGATTGAGCTGCATGATTAACACCATATTTTTCCTATGTTGTTTTAACTATTTTTTCTTTGACACTTTTAGATTGCCATACATAATCAACCCCATATTTTTCTTGACAGGTGTCTTTATATTTTTGCTTAGTTTCTGCAGATTTATGTGTTATTGATATTTTTTGTTTAATTTCATTATTTTGACTTATTATATTAACACCATATTTTTCTTGACAGGTTTTTATTGATTTTTGTCTAATATAATCAGTCTATAAACCATAATCTGCACCATATCGCTATCTATTTGTTTCAATAACTTTCTATCTAATTTCTTTTGACTAACTTACATTATCTACACCATATTTTTTACGACATGTTTCTGCAGCCTTTTGCCTAGTATTTTTATTAGATGCACTACATTTATTAGAACAATATGTTGTATATAATTTAGATGGTTTTCCAATCCAAATAACAGGTTTTCCACAAGTTGGACATTTTGGTTTTTCTTCAATTCCCAACTTAATTCTCTATATAGTCTCAGTTCTTGATGTACTGTCAGAAAATCTAGTATCTATATAATTTAAAATAATCGAATTATCAATGATACTTAAAAATTTATTAATCTTATTACTAGAAAATAAATTTTTAATAACAGTATCATTGACTTCGATTATTTGTGCCTATTTTTCTTTAAAAATATTTTCTTTATTTAATTTCATATTAATTTAAAATTAAAATAAGCGAATTGATGAGCCTTCATTAACTTGTTTTTTAACTCCTTCATTTTTGTAATAATCTTCTAATAATTCTTGCTTCATTTTGGGAGTTAAAACTTTACGATAAACGAAATCGTAATTTAGATCAAAAAACTCATTGATCGCAATAACTAATTCAATTGGATTTAACCTCTTAACCTTTAATAGCTCATCCTTAACGTAATTAAAAACGTCTGCTATAGAATCTTTAGGAATTTTAATAACTTGTGTTCCTTCAATTGTGAATCTTCCATCACTTAATGAAGAATCCATAAAGATTTTATAAATGATTTCTGCTGTGTCCTTACGATCAGTTAATAATTCTGGATCATCTGTAGTAGCATAATCATACTAAGACGCTACGTCTTGGTGCACCGACATTGGTGCATTATTATCAAAGTTTAAATCGTAATTTTTCCCATCAAAGTAAGAATTATGGAGTGTCTTCGCAGTGTTTATACGAGCCATAAATTCTTGATGTTAATTTTTATAAATGTATTTACAATTTAAAATTTATTTAATATTTTATTAAATAAAAACCAGATAGTTTTTATTACTATATATGTAGTATATTTATCACATATTTACGCAAAAATACCAGTCACTCATCTAAGTAACTGGTATATACATTATCCAAACAATTCTTCAAGTGGACGGCTTACATTTTCCAATGATGGCGGAGCAATTTCGGCCGGATTTGCATTTTGAATTTGTTGGTTTTTTCGCTTTTTATTTAATTTATCAACTTCACTTGCTGTTGCAGAACGGTAAATATTTGGCACATCTACTGTATCAGGAATAATATCCTCTGATGGATCTTCTGTTAATCTTAAATGATATGGGTCAAAATTAAATTTCTTTTTATCACCATTATGCGGTGAATCACGTAATGCAATAGCCTGTAAATAATAAACATTTGATGCTCTCATTAATGCTGTTTGAATAATACCAAATAATGCGTCAACTGTTGCAATCAAACCTTTAGATTCTGATACATCACTCATCGTTAAGTTTGTTGATTCATATCCATTGCCATTTACTTGAGTAACAGAAATAACAGCCCATTGATTTCTTTGGCCCATTGCTCTTACATCCTCACAAATATTTTTAATCTTTTGATATGAATTGTCTCCTGAATTTCCTCGTTGGTCTCTCATAATATTGATATAATCAATGAAGACATTTTTAAATTTAAATTCATATCCAAATTGTTTTGATAATTCAGCTTCCTTTTTAAGAATAAAGTTTTCAATATCTGATGCTGTTGCACTTGATGTTGGAAATTCTTCAATATAGAATTTTCCTGCAGGCATTATCAAACCATTATGAAAAGCTTGAGCAGCTTGTTTCATTTTATTCTTATCTTTAAGAATTGTTTGATAATCGTCAATATTGATATTAAATAAGTTTGCACCAATACGATTAGAAACTTTTTGATAACTCATTTCCAATGTAATGTAAATTGTGTCGTATCCTTGACGAACAGAATTAGCTGCCAAATTACAAAGCCATTGAGATTTACCAACTTTAGGTGCACCCATTATAACATAAAGTCCCTTCTTAGTAAATCCGCCTTTAAGACACAAATCTATGAACTTATATCCTGATGTATGCGTATCTTCAGCCTTAATTACGTGATTATCAAAATCAAAGAAATCATATCCTTCAGAAGTTGATACACTAAATGTTGCACCATTATTAAATATATTTGATGCTCTATTAATGTATGTTTCGCAATCAGTATATGCTATATTAGTTGGAAGTTGTTTTACATACGCAATTGTATTTTCCAAACCTGTGTAAAAACTTCTAAATTTACCCCATGCAGAAATATTAGTTTTTAGCCAATCATCACTATATTTGGTCAATCCAGATTTGTTATTCCAAAGAGTTTTAATACTATCAAGTGAAACTTCTTCTTTACCAGATATTTTGATTAATTCATAAATTTGTTCAGGTGTAGGTTCTTCTTTATATTTGTTAACAAATTCTTGTGCATAATCAAATATAGAAACAATTGTTGGTTCTGAAAAAAATCTTTTATTAAAATTCTTAATTAATTGTGGGTCTTGTAAAACATAAAAAAACGCTAAAATCTCAAAATATAAATTATTCATCAAATTAAATCTTTAAATTTTATAATTATATGATTATGCGTCATATAGTTTTTATGATAAATATATTGAATTATGAAAAACTACAATAAAATATTAGAAGCTGTCAATAGAGGTATTTAGTTGGCACTAGATGATTTCGAAAATAATGAACCAATTGGTTCATTATCTCAATAGAGTGATGTCATAGATAGTGAAGATGTCATTAAATAGAAGTACGATTTAATGAAAAAAGTTGTTGATTTAGGTCTTCCATCAGGAACTTTATGGTGCAAATATAATTTAGGTGAAACTGCCATAACACTGGGTGGATATTATGCATGGGGTGAAACAAAAACTAAAGAAATATATGATTGGGACACATATGAACATGGATATGGCCCATATTCTTTATATAAATATGTTGACAATTCTGATAATGCAGCCGATGAGAATGATAATAAAACTGATGATCATGCTGTATTATTACCAGAAGATGATGCAGCTACACAAAATATACATTTATATGATTTTAAATTTCATATTCCAACTAAAGAATAGTTTGAAGAATTAATAAATTATACAGTTATTAAATATAAAGATAGTTATGAAGACCCAAAAACTATATCAAATGGTGTATGGCTTATTAGTAAAATAAATGGCAATAAAATATTTTTCCCATTTGGATAGTTGAAAGGAATAAAAGAACAATTCATGGGCGGTTATTATTGGTCATCTACATTAAAACCAGGATTTAATAACAATGCATATCATTTAACAATTGGATCAAATTTTGCTAAAGTTGAACATAATGAAGAACGGTATATTGGCATGTTAATTCGCCCAGTATTAAATTTGAAATAAGTATGAAAAATTATAAACAAATATTAGAAGCTATCAATAAAGGTATTTAGTTGGCACTAGATGATATGGAAGATATAGAAGATAATAGTTCTATATCTCAAACCAATGATATTATTGATGCAGAAGATGTTATTGAAAATCATATAATGATTCGTAAATGGTGTGTAGATTTAGGGTTACCATCTAGAACTTTATGGCATAAATATAATTTAGGAGTGAATCCCGATTATTTGTCAAGTTCTCTTTTTTGGTATGGAAACTAGTATGCATGGGGGGAAACTAAAGAAAAATTATCAAATTAGTTATTTAATTGGGAAAATTATAAATATTGTAACAATAGTCCAACAAGTTTAACTAAATATTGCCCACGTGGAGAAAAATATTAGTGGGTATGGGATTGGTCAGATTCAAATGTTAAGCGTACTCCACCTGATGGAAAATGCAAATTAGAATTATCTGATGATGCAGCTAATGTAACAAATGAATTATGGAAAATCCCATCAGAAAAAGATTATGAAGAATTATTGGAAAATGTAACGAATCAACATGTTATAGAATATAATGGTATAGTTGGACTAGAAGGATTTGAATTTACAAGTAAAATAAATGGTAATAAAATATTTTTCCCAATGATACGAAAAAGCAATCAAATGCGCGCATATTATTGGACAAATCAAATTAAGAAATAGACACCATTTGAATCTATGGCATTTTATATAGATGATTTTGGAGAACCACGAATATTATCAACAAATAGATGTTTTGGTTGTTTTATTAGACCTATTATTAAAAGATGAAAAATTATAAACAAATATTAGAAGCTGTACATCGAGGTATCTAGTTGGCACTAGATGATATGGAAGATATAGAAGATATAAATCCTATATCTCAAACTAGTGATGTCATAGATAGTGAAGATGTTTTACAACATTATGCGTGTTTTTATAGAATTATTGAAAAATTAGGTGTACCTCCAAAATCAACAGATGACACATTAACAGTAGATGAAATTGATAATTTAATTGTATATTCAAAAGAACATAATGTAAAATATGTTCCAAAAGACAAAGATGATTTGGACAGAATTTTAAAACCATTTTTATGGCAGTATAGTCACGCAGATTTAAATTGGATAGATACACGTAAAATAACTGATATGCGTAAACTATTTATGAATAGTGTATTTAATGGAGATATTTCTGAATGGGATACATCAAACGTAAGAAACATGTCTCGCATGTTTGAAAATAATCAAATGTTTAATTGTGATATTTCTAATTGGGATGTAGGTAATTTAATAAATGCAGAAAGAATGTTCTATAAGGCTTCAAATTTTAATTGTGATATTTCTAAATGGGACCCGCATAATTTGGAAAATGGTGGTGAAATGTTTTATGGAACGAATAGTCTTAGTTCAAATATAGATTTAAGTAAATGGAAACTATATAAGTGTAAAAAATTTGGGCATATGTTTACAGAATCTGGATTAACTAAAAGGAGCTTTAAATGCCCAGAATTCTTTCCTCCTAAAATACAAACAAAGGACTAATAATTTAGTCCTTTGTTTTTATAGTTTTTCAAGTATTTTGACAACTGGCCTTGTATTTTCAACTGTTAATGGCAGTTGTTTATTTTTTACTTTATAATCTTCTGGGCTTGCGTGTTGAATCCATTTTTCAAATTTTTCGTAATTTAACATTCTTGGTGATGCCCAATAAATGTGTTGACCAGAATTATTACCAATAACCTTAAATCCATGAAAAGACAAATGCTTAAGTGCAGATATTCCGCCAGGTGTTATTCCGCCTTCAGTAGTTACAATATCACCTGAATCCACAATATCTGATACTGCATCAAATAATATAAATTTTTCTTCATCTGTAAATTCTTTTTCAGAATCATTTTCAAAATGAATAATCCAATCAATATTATGTTTATTACTTGTTAATAAAACAAAATACTTTAATGGGTCTTTTCTTAAACAAATTGCTATACCTTCACAACCAAAAGTTTTTGGGCCTTGGCCTTCAATTGTTATGTTTTTATTTCCAAAAAATTTTCCAATAATGTCTTTAATATGCAAACTCATATTAATACTTTTAATTTTTATTATTTATTGAAAATAAAGGCGTGTTTCACAACAGGCCTTTATCAATACTTATTAACTTGTTTTTAGATTTATACATCACTAAATGCTTTAATAATTTATTTAATTATTATATTTTAATTATTTAAATTGTTTTATATATTCTTCAAAAATTTGAATAGCCTCATTTATATTATTTGAAAATATTTCTAAATAATTTAAATTATTATCATACGCATATTTACGTTTTTGTGGGTCTCTAATAATCCATGTATTAATTGCATTAGTATAATCAGTTTTACATTGTTTATTAATTATTAATTTTTCATATTCTAATGCTTTTAATTTTTCTAATCTATTAATATCATCCTAATTATTTTCATCAAATGGATGAAATCCATGCCGCCAATCACCTTGAATTTCAATATATAAATCTAAACTTTTTATATAAAAATCACAATTAAATGGATATAATTTGGATTTGTATTGAAATTCTATATCATTTATATATTTCTATTCTAAATAATTTTTAAATTCCTATTCCAATTTTGATGAATGAAAAGAATTATTTTTTCTTTTTGTTTCTAATATCTTTTTTTGAATTTCTGGAGATTTCATATGTTCAGAATTCCACTATCTAAATTCATTAGACTATGTATAATATTTAACTCCATATTTTTTTATGCAAGTCTAATATTGTTTTTCTCTTAAAATCCCATGGTTCCATGAAGTTGTCTAACCATATCGTTCCATCATTGTATTTTGCTATTTTAATTTAATTTCGTTAACTTGCATAGAATTTTCTACCCCATATTTTTCTAAATTTGTTTGTTTTATTTTTTCTTTATTAAAACATTCTTGTCCATACCTATCTAAATTAGTTTGTCGCTATTTGTCACGTATTTCTTTATTTTGAGCAGGATATTCTACCCCATATCTTTCTAAATTTATTTGTTTAATTTGTTTTTTAATTATATTTGACTAATAAACATTTTCTACACCATATCGTTCAATATTGGTCTATTTTATTTTGTTTTTTATAATCTCACTCTAATTTGCATATTCAGTTCCATATTTTTCCATACATGTATTTTTTAGTTTTTTCTTTACAATTGGATCATTTGCTGCACATGTAGGACAACAGTGTTTCTAATATCCTTTGCCAAAACTATAGTATTTTAATATATTTCCACATATACAATGGGGGGTTTCATTAATATTATTTTTAATTCTATATAAAATTTCAGATATATTATTAATACTATAATTATCAGAATATCTATTTAATAAGTATTCTAATAAATTATGATGTTTTAATAAATATGACTTTGCTAATTTTTTACAATTAATTCTATTATTTTTAATAAAAACATCTAATATTTCCTAATCTGTTATCATAATACAAAAATAAACATTTATTTTTATTATAATTAGCATTAAAGTGAAGCGATGCTAAAATAAAAATAAATGTTTATATAAATTAATTTAAATTAAAATAAATTATAATTTTATCTACGCTTCACTTTAGATATTAATTATATATATTATTTATTTAAGTTTTGAAATTTTTAATAAACAATTGCAATTTTGCTTGTTTTACATGAAACTATTTTCCAATCCCACATTGTTCCTTTCATTTCTTCTGCCACTTTTTTCTCGATATCAGTGACTGAAACTCCATCAACTAAATGAAATTCTTTTACTTTCTTTACTTTACCAGTTTCAGAATCTTCTTGTTCAACTTCAATTTGAACTTCCCAAAAGCCATATTGCGCTTCTAATACTTCGTCTTTTTCCATAGTTTTCAATATATATTTTTATTATTATATGTGTTTACAAAATTTTTGTTTATTTACATTAATGTATCATCAAATATAGATAATGGTAATAATATAAATAATGTGGCAAATCCATACATTACAAATATAAATTCTAATAAATCATTTACGGCATTACTGTTATATTCATTAACAAATAATCCAATAATACACTCAATGCCTTTACTAATCCAATATATTGGCCATAACAATGTAGTAAATACTGTAATTGCTAAAAAGAATACAATACCAATTGGAAAACCAATTAAACCAACCAATAATTTTTCTAAAAATGTTTTCATATAAAAATAAGCAATTTTTAATTATTTTATTAATGGCGAATCATATATATTCACCTTTTCAAATTTTTGTTTAAATTCAGCTTCCCTATCCATTTCATCACAGTGTGTTAATTCAATTTCATATTTTTTAAATCTACTATCTTTATACACACGTTTTTTCAAATCATCAATATCTAATAGGCCATATCTAAATTCGCCTTGAAAATCATTCCATTTATTTGTTCTATCTTCTTGAACACCATTTGAAATTATTTTTCTATCTTCTGCATTTGTTATAATGCCATCTCCATGTCTTGTTAAATATGGCCTTGTAACATAATGCGCAGTAATATCAACATCCTCTCCATATAAATCAACATTTACCATATTAAGTGCATATAGAATTCCAGTATTTGATGGTGTTGTATCATATCTATCTTCTCCTGTATCACATAATAAAAGACCTTGACCATTTTCAAATATTAAATTCTCATGTGGTGTTTCTGCTAAATTCCATACAGGAATTGTATGATCTGCCATAAACCTACAATCATTTATAAAATGTTGTTGAAGTATTGAAGAATTCCAAATATCTATAAAATTTTCTGGAATTGTAAGTTCTTTTTCGTAATATTCTTTAACTGAATTAAGATATACTTCTGGTTTATCTAATTTTAAAAACTCATCAAATATATATCCAGGAAGAACATTCCATCTTTTAATAGTATTCCATATTCCCATTCCACATGATGCATGACGTCCTTGAAGTTGTTCAGAAATCATATTAGCCATTGAGTCATATGGGGTTGACCACCAGCAATTTCTGTCTCTATATATACGTTTAGGCTTAATTAGCAATTCATTATATTCTTTAACAAATTGCATTGGATTAAGAATAAAATAACGAGAATAATAATTGTCTGCACCATGGTATGTTCCTGAACCAAAATGATGAAATGTCATACTTCCATCTTCAGTTAGAATGGAATGACCTCGTTGCGCTCCACCATTAGTTAATACATTAAGAACTTCTCCTTCAGTATGTTTGGTGTAATGAGCAACAACTGTGCCCTTCCCTTCATCGCCATAATTGGCACCAATTATTATTCTCGCTTTTCTCATTTTACCATTCAATTTCACCATTCTCATTTAATTGACCGGCAGATGTAGAAACCTGTTCAAGATCAATTATTGCAGAATTATTATTAACTGATTCGGTAATACAATCTTCAATAGTTTTAGCAAGCATATTGATTGTAGATGTTTTAAATCTATTTCCAAGAATTTGTCCAAAACTCTTTTCAATATCCTCTTTATAACCACTATAGCAGTTACCTGGATCATCTACTGCAATATGGAAAATATCAAACTTCTTAGATGCTTCTTTATAAAGCTCAGGAGTTTCAATATTTGCCTGTACATGCTCATTAATTTTATTATTTAATCCATGTGTTCCATCTACAGGAATATATGGATTAAGAGGTTCATCACCCATTGTGATAATAATACCTTTACGGCCTTGCTTATCATAACAATCGAGTTTTGTTTTATGTAAGCCCATATACCATGCGGCGGTATAGCTTTCATAACGATTGCCTCCACCGCCATGTTCCATCCAAAGTTTATCCAATGATTCAGCAATACGAATATCACTTTCAAATTGGCTCATTTGAATTGGAGCATCATCAAAGGCACAATCACCAATACCCATAATACAAAATTCAACATCCTTGAATTTCTCATATAGATTTTTCATAATTGTTCCAAGGGCAGCAGCAGTTTCTGCGCATGCACTACCCATGGAACCAGTTACATCTAATGCTAAAATTACAGGAATTGTATTTGGGTGTTCATCACTATTGGCACATTCACGAACTTTAAATTTTCGTGGGTCCAATCCCTCATCAAGTCTACTAGCTCGATAAGTTTGACCAGTTACACGACCGGTATCCTCATCATAATCACGCCCAAGTGATTTAGAATACGTTCTATAACTAGATGCTGAAAAACAACCGCTTCCCATAATTATGCCTCCTTTTCTGTATCAGTTTCTTCTACGTCCTCACCTTCATCATCACCATCAAGTGAGAAATCCATCATACCCTCAAAAGGATTATCTTTCATTCCACCCATCATCATAGACATTGCCATCATATTACCAAGGCCACCGCCGAATCCAGTGTTTGAATTAGTGTTGCCACCACCAAACATCTGTGACATCATCATCATTTTAACGATTTTGCTGACACCTTTGCCACCTTTAACTACATTTCCAAATGGAGAAATAATTTTACCATAGAAATAAGCACTGCCCATAAATACGTGACGCTCAGGAACAACTTTACGTTCCTCCGCATTCTCATAATCAATCACAGTAATAATCTTTTTATCAACATTTGTTACACACTTAGGTTTACCATTAACAAGAATAATATCACCACGCTCAACCTTACTTGTAGGAACAACGAAAAATAAATCATCACCTACATTAAAACAGAAATTAGTTACATTTGTCAAAGTACCCTTATCAACGTGATAAGTTTTGTAACCATTAGAACATTTTACAGCAATATTGCCATTAACTGTAAGACGACACATACCCGGTGCAATCTTACCAAACATGCCATTAAAGGCGTTTTGTACATTCTCAAACATAGTTTTCAAATTTTTTAATTTATTATTTTATTATTATTTTACCTTTTTGTTTATCATATATAAACATCAAATTCTATATATAATATAAACAAAAGACACAAAGTTTCAAACTCTGTGTCTTTTTATTTTAAATTATTAAATTTAGCTATTATGCAAATTCAACATCTTCTTCAAAATCAGAATTGTCTACAGTACAAGATGCAATTTGACGTTCAGGCGGAAGTTCCATCCAAGTGCTATAAAGAATAGGTCTAGTCTCATAATACTTGCAACCAGTTTTATAATGGTAATCCAACCTGATGGCCCAAAGTTGAGGACAATCACGAAGAGGACCATTCCAATCATAAAACAATGGTTCAGTAGTTCCATACTTAGAGCGAATAACCAATGTACGGGTAGTGTCCATATCAATATAACTTCTATGGGATACAATGTTATATTTTTTGATGAGCTCCATTGGGTCTTTGATTTTACTCATATCATACCCTTGTTTCTCAAGCTCATCTTTCTTTTCAAACATTGCTACAATCAATTCAACACCATTGTTAACACCATATTTTCTAAATGCAGTCATGATGTTTCCATAGGTTGTATACAAACCATGAGAATCATGCTTAGTGATGTAATCTTGTACATCACTAAAGAATGTTCGACCATCCTTTTCATTTTCTAAACGAAGAGGAGTTTTACGTTTCTTAAGGACCTCTTTAATACCATCCTGAAGAAATACTTTTTGTAAAGTTCTGTTGTCAAAAAGAGTGATTGTCGTCTCCATATATTTTCAATTTTTAAATTAACGATACAAAAATAATACTTTTTTGCCAATCTAAAAAATAGAAGTTATATTTCATTTAACATTATATTCAACGTTTGATGGTGTAATTGTATATTCAATTGGCTCTCCTGTATTATCAATTATCCATGTATTATAAACATAATTGATGTTTTCTTTTACTTTATTAATAGCTTCATTTTCACTATTAGTATAATTAACAATTTCCTTATTATTAATTGCTAGGTTTTCTGGATAATAATGGAATATTGCACATGGATAATAACTATCATAATAGTCTGTACCAATTTCTAAAACAATCTTTCCAGTTATTGCATCAGTAATTTGATAAAATTTCTTACCACCGTCGCCAACATGATCTTTAATTAACGTAATAATAACATCATGTGGAACAAATCTGTTTTTAATATCTTTTGGTGTAATACCAATTGGAATAAACAAACTGCCATAACTACGATATCCATCATCTGGATCAAGTTCAAATGCATATACATTATTATTGATGATAACATAGTAACCATCTATGTTATCACCAAATTCTGTTTTTCGACTATATTGCTCTATACCGCTTAATCGATGTTTTCCTGTTGGAAGTTTTTCAAACATATATTTAATTATTATTTTTACATTTTTCTTCTAAATTTTTACCACTGCAAAACATTGATTTTTTAGCATTTTTACAATGATTAAAAAATATACAAAATGAATCACAAAATGTACCTATAATTATTATATGTTTAAATATGTTAAAGTTTCACAAATTACTTATTAGTTTTAGTATTCATTTGAATAATGATACCACCACCAAGTGTTCCACCTTGGCCCCATACATACTTGGCATCAAAATTTAAACCAAACCACTCACAGAAAGGAAGATAAATCGTTCCATATATACCACTATGCCAATTGGTCTCTCCAAAATACTGACCGCCTACATAGCCAATACCAAGATATTTACAAATAATAATACCTGCTCGCATATTCCAATATTGTTTTTGATCAAATCGCCAATCTACACAACCATAATCAAATCCAGCAGAAATACCAAATTTAACACGGTCCTTTGCTGGAAAATTATAATATAATTGACCACCAATTTCAGGCTCTATCATACGATGTCCAAATGTGGTATTGCCAAAACCAAGATGCAATGCTAAACCAACATTACCGGGTTGATAAAAAGAATTAAATCGCTCGCTTGGAGTTACACGTTGATATTCAACATTCTCTGTTTGAACATAAGTTCGTTGAACAGTAATGCTGGTTGGGGTTTGTCGAATAATTCGAACATTGTCTGCGCTAATAGTTAAAATACCTGCAAAAATTAAGAGTAAAATAGATAAAATCTTTTTCATAATGTTACTATTTTTAGTGTTGTTTATGTTTTTTACACCAAGTTTGAAGTTTCTCACAAAGTTTGTCAAAATCTTCATCTTGGAATTTTACGATTGCTGCATTATTAGCATTAACATATTCTGCAATAATTTCAATATGTTGTTTTCCATCAGTGTGAAATCCAGACCAATCTTCAAAAGAGAATGATAATTTAAATGAATCATAATTTGCATGATACTCAAATGGAGATGCAATAAAATGATTATGTTCATCAATAATCTTTATAAAAAGATCTATGCCATATTGTTTTACTTTTTCTAACAACATATTTAAAACTCCTCTTCAATATATTTGTGCCAATAATCATTTACAAATGGAGAACCATCTTCTTTTTGGAATTCTTCGCATTTATAAACCCATGCTTTAAAATCTTCAATTGATTGATGTACCATACCAAATCCAATTGGCATATCAATATCATTGTAAAACATCTTACGATATGCAATTTTGCCATCAATAAGTTGCTTCCATTCTCCATCAAGACAATCTTCAATTTTTCCGCCACCAAGAACAAAATCAATCATTTCTTTTGCTGAATGAAAATATCCATTTTCCTCCATATATGCGTATTTTTCTTGTTTACGCTCTTCCTCACGTCTTTTCATTTCAGCATCATATCGTGCTTGAAGTTCTTCAAGAGTCATGTTGCTCTTTTTGTTGTATTTAAATTCCATAAAACGTATTTTTAAATTAACGTTACAAAATTAATACTTTTCCATCAATCTAAAAAATAGAAGTTATTATGCATAAGGCTGAGATTCACGACAACCACAAGAATACCCTTCAACAAATCCTACTCGCGCTGCATCTATATATTGATTTTTTATAGAACGTGCAAGTGCATTAGGACAAGTTTCCTCGGTTTCATATGGAAACACTTTGGCAGCTTTAGCTTGAATATACCTTTTCCATAACTGAAGTTGATATTCATAATTACCATTAAAATTCGGACAACTTTCTTGACAGTCCTTATATTTGCATTCCCCATGATTATGATTATGCAAATGACATTCACCACTATACAAATAACTGCAAATACTGATAGTTGTAATAAGTTTAGTTTCCATAATTAACGCTATTTTAAAATTATGAAATAGAAGTTATTGACATTCAATAACTCCCATTTCTTCCATTTTCTCAAACAATTGTTCAAGATTACAAGTATACCAACGATAATGTAAACATCCACCATAATAGTCAGCCTCAGCATCATAATCCTCGTCTACACAAGCATCCCATAATTTACGATAATCATCATGTGAAATGTTTGGACAGAAGTGATTAACTATGTTTATGTAGCTGGTAAATTCTGCTGGTTCATCTTCATTATCAATTACCCAATGACTTCCCCAACAGTTGCAAACATCCCCTCCTACACACCAACGCTCTGAACGAATTTCACCATTATCACCATAGTTTTCAAGAATGAGTTCTTTTTGTGAATGTGCTACAACAGTATGCTCAACGTAGTTGAATTCATAATCAGGAAACATTTGTCGCAATGCATCTATATCAATCATCTCATATTTTGCATATTTGATGGTTGCAGTTGCAGCTTCAGTTCGATCATATTCACCAGTCTCAAGACGAATTACATCATTTTTCAGGCAAGCCTCGCGATCTTCATTCCATTGATGAATAAAGAATTTTGCCGGAATTTGTTTTCCATTCCATTTCAATTGGCTAATACGATTTACAAAAAAACTTGATATTTTTTGAACATCTTCATTAGTAAGCATCAAACCATCAAAAATGATTTGTTCACCACATGCAAAAGTGCCACAAGTTTCACGAGAAATTTCATAACCATTCCGATCAAAAAAATCGTTAATATAGTTTTCAACTCCTTCACTTTGTGCAAACCACGAATCAGCTTCGATAATATGCGTATAGCATTTGCGTTCATCTTTAATCTGATATGCAAAAGTAGTTTTACCTGAACCAGGAAGACCAACAAGAATATGAACCTCTAAAGGTTTCCAATAATTAGGCATACGCATATGTTCTACCGCCTCATTAGCAATTTTGCGCGCAGCTTCACATTTTTTCTGTTTTGACATACCACGTTTTTTGTAAGAACGGCCAATTTGCATTAACTCATCATCTTCCATAACTTTATTTTTTTAAATTAACGTTACAAAATTAATACTTTTCTATCAATCTAAAAAATAGAAGCTAAAATTAATTAGCCTCTATTTCATTAATATGTTTGTACGTGTTAGGAAGTTATTACCAAATTTTAGCTCTCTTACTTATTGGAACAAATAATTTATCTTTTGGTGTTATTCCAAATACTTCATACCAAGGTGTAAACATTGCAAGTGTTCCATTAACTCTATTAAAGTTTGCAGAATGTTCATTAGTTGTTGTCATTAATCTTAATGATTCATCTGTATTAACACCTGCCCATGTAGTGGCATAACTAATAAAGAAATTCTTTAAATCTTCAATATTCTCTGTTTTTTGTTTAAGAGCATTAAATGCAATTTTTACGCCACCATAATCAGCAAGATTTTCGCCTAATGTTAATGTTCCATTTGCCTTTAGATCTGGAAGAACATCTAATTCATTAAAATGATTAATAGTATTTTCTGTTAACTTATTAAACTTTTCAATTTCTTCATCTGTCCACCATTGATGCATATTTCCATTTGAATCAAATTGACGTCCATGATTATCAAATCCATGAGTCATTTCATGCCCAATAACCACACCAATCGCTCCATAATTTAATGCATCATCCCTTCCATATTGATAAAAATCACCTTGAAGAATTCCAGCAGGAAAACAAATTTCATTTGTTGTTTCATTATAATATGCATTAATTTGGTGAGCACTCATAAACCATTCATTTTTATCAACTGGTTTATTATATTTTTTTTCTTTGTTTTTATTAAAGAAATATTTTGAAATATTAATTGTGTTTTCAAATAATGTCAAATTTTCATCAATTGGCATATCACTATAATCTTCAAATTTATCTGGATATCCAATTTTAATATTGAGCTTATTTAATTTTTCAAATGCAAGTTTTTTAGTATTTTCAGATAACCAAGAATGTTCTGATAATACATTTTTAAATGAAATAATTAAATCATTTACAAGGTTTTTAACATCATATTTAGCATCTTCGCTAAAATATTTTTTAACATACAATTCACCAATTGCATCTGAGAATAATGAACTTACTGCATTAATTGCGCGTTTTTTCTTAGGTTGATCTTTCTTTGCGCCCGTAAGTGCTTGTGAAAATTTAAATATAATTTTACGTGCATCATCACCACAACTGTTTATTCCATATTTGATTACTTTCCATTCCAATAGTGTTTTTAAATCTTCTACATCCAATGTATTAAATAATTTACAAACATATTTAAAATGTTTTTCTTGACCAATTATGATGTCATTTGATGCATCATAACCATATAGACAAAGGAATTTATTTAAATCAAAATTGGTAGCTTTAGAAAGCTTTTCAATATTCTTTTTATGGTAATTTTTAGATGGTTCTTGTTGTTCTTCTTCAGAAGTATAAACCTTTGCAATTTGTTTTTCAATTTTAATAATTGTCTTATATTTTTCTTTGGCAACTTCATCTGATTTACCAAGCAATTTATAAAGACTAATTATATATTTTTTAAATGCTTTAAGAATCTTTTTATTTGCTTCAGATTTTACTAAATAATAATCTCTATTACCAAGTGACAAACCACTTTCCCATTCCCACAATACATTCATTGTAGGGTTTTTAAAATCTGGAGCAATTTGTAAATTAAAAAATAATGACCATTGTTCTTTTGCACAATACTCAATAATTTCTTCACGAGTAAATAAAGAATAAACATTTTTATAGAGGAATTGCTTTAATGGAAGAATTCCATCTTCATTTCGTTTATCCCAATTACTAAAAATCTTATAATAAGATTTTATTTTTTGACCTATTTCAGAATTACCAGGATTTTTAATAATCTTATTAATTCTTTCAAGATTTTCTTCACGTAATATTGTAAATGTATTCCATCTTGGATATTCTGGTAATTGTGGGTGACAATCAATCCAGTGACCTGTAGCATATTTAAAAAAATCATCTCCTGGATTAACTGTGTTATCTATATACTTATTCTCCATAAGCTTTAGAATCAATTTTTGTTATTTATAGTTTTCTTTTTATTATAATATAATAAAATTGGTATCAATGTTATACACGCTATAAATAACACATATAACACTGAAATACCAATACATGTTAAAATTTCACTTATCATACTAAATGTTTTTGTACAATTTGTGCAACCAATTTGCCATCAGCTGTAGGTAATGTTTCCTTAACGGCTTTAACAATAGCCCCCATATTTTTCTTTATTGGCTCAATAACACGTGACAGAACAATATTTTCTACAACAAATTCAATTTGTTCAGCTGTTACCTCAGCAGGTAAAAACTCTTTGAGAACAAGCAATTGTGCATGTTCTTCATTTGCTAATTCAATACGGTCATTTGCCATATATATTTCTATGGACTCTTCACGTTGTTTAATTAACTTTTTAATAATTTGAATTTCATCTGCTTCTGTCAATTCTTGTCCTGCATGTTCTTTGCTTGTTTCCCAGTTCGTAAATGCAGTTTTAATTGCACGGAGTGCTTCAAGTCTCATCTTTTTATGCTCTTTCATTGCCTGCATAATAAGGCCGTTCAATTCTGTTTTCATATTCTTTAATTATTTTAAATTACCATTTTCATCTCGTTCTATATTAAGAACTCGTTTGCCATCTTTAACATCTACTATTTTTAATAATTGTTTATTTAATGCATATAAAAATATTGGAATTTTTGAATCATCATAAAAACAATCATATTCAGTTCCTCTAATTGTATTTACATCTTGAGGATATAATTCATACGCATAATTAAAATATGCTTGGCCTAATCTCCATTCTTTAGGTTTGTTTTGAACCTTTATATGAAGAACAATATTTTTACTATAATCAATTTGATCCATTATTAAAAATTATATTTTGTATGCCATCTTCTGGCTCATAAGGCTTATCTTCAATATTAATATTATGCTCCTTACGGTATTCAATTTCTTTTTCAATAAATTGGTCATACTTGGAATGAATATTAAGGTTTTCATTATAATCAAGAACACCAACCAAATGCAAATTGTTCATTTTATAAAGAGGCACCCAAACTCTATTACCATTTTTATCAAATGTTCCTCGAAGCATTACTTTACGAATTTCTTCAAATGGTGCATCACTAAATACTTGAAGAGATTTAGCAGGAACTTTATTTACAGATGTTCTATAATTTAAAATATCTGGTCCACCATCGAGCATATAATGTTCTCCATTTGCATCATCGTATGCAACATAATCATGATGTCCACGGCTCCATAAGATAGTTCCATCTGGAGTTTGAATACGATTAGCAATCATAAATTTTTCATTTTCCATAATTATTTCTCCTCTTCTATTTTCTTCATTAATTTCTTATATTCTTTAGTTTCTTTCCATTCACCATTTATCTTTTCTTGATATACTACTTTTTCTTTTGGATAACAATCATCACAATATGGTGATATCCAACCAGATGTTATTTTAGTTGCAGGTTTTCCACAAACTAAACATGTATTCCAAGAAATATCTTCATATTTTCTGATAATATCATGCACCTCTTTAGATGCTCCATAATCATACCAATGCAAATATCCCCATTTTTCTTTAATTTGAGTTATTCGATATTTATAAAGATATTTGTCCTTTTTAAGTTGAGCTTTCAATTCTTCACAAAGCTGAATTCCAAATGCTTTTCTCCAACCAGGTTCCAATGCATCAAGCTCTGTAAAAGTTGGAATAAACAATATTCTATCAAGAATTTCACGATCAACCCAAGAAATAATATCATGCCAAAAATGTTTCCATTTATTTGTGATAATTTCAACCCTATTAAAGCAAAATCCATAATTATTTGTATCATTTTCATCTTTAACTTTTACATGAACTTTAACGATTGGGTTTCCGCCAATTGCAAAAATTAAAGATGTTCCAATAATTTCAAATTTATCATCATATAAAATCTTCATTAAATCAACTTCATATTTAATTTTATCTTTTGCACTCCAAATAAAAAGTTTTTTATTATGCTTTTCAAGTTCAACACGATAATCTAAAAATGAAAGATACGTATTATTATAAAACTTTTCACGTGGATTAATATCTCCTTTTTCTTGAGTAGCTGATACTGATATTTCTTGTACAGAATCTTTATATAATTTCCAAATTAAACTGCCTAATACATTTGCACGATGTCTTCCGGTAAATCTATTTCTTGGATATAAAAACGGAAATCTCATGCATAACCAGCATGCTTCCAATGTATGTAAAAATTTATTGCATTTCTTCATAATTTCCTTCATCTATTGGTTTTCTTTCATTTACAAAATCTTCCATTGCTTGGAGAATTCCTTCAGGAACAAATGTCATTCCTACCAATGCTGTATAAAATGCTTGACATAATTCATCTGCCCCAGCATCCCATGATAATTCTTGTGTAATAACACCATGTCCGGTTTTAACCTACAAAATTGTGGGAAGTTCATCTCTATTTCCCATATAATATTCGCTATCTTTTGGCTCCATATTATTAAAAATATTTTTAAATTATATATTTTTTGCAGTATTTTGTTTATTTTTGCAGCATTTTCCTATATCTTTTTTCAATTGTTCATATTCATTTTCACCACCAGGAAGATCCCAAATTCCCATTTTTCGTCCGGCAATACAAATAAACCATAAGTGATTTGCGTACTTTGAATCAGCTTTCCAAAGATAATAATGAAGCATACAATGCAAATCAAATGGCACATATAATAGATTCTCTTTATTTTTAACTAACCCCATTTCAACCTTTTTAGGAATAATATGGTGAATAGTTACAAAATCTTTAGTTAATGTAGATTCTTTATCATTCCTTTTTGGTTGGGTTTCTTTGATTATTTTATAATAAGACTCGTTAGATTTTATTTCTCTAACGAGTTCATTATACTTGGTTATCCAAGGGTTATTATCAAAATTTGGAAATTGAAACATAATTAACGATATACATGATAAAAATTACCGCGCTGGCTCTTTTTAACCTTGCCTATAAGATTACGATTAATTAATGTTGTTTGAGCAACACATCTGGAAATAGGTTGTTCACCTTCTTTGATAGGTTTTGGATAAAAACCTGTATGGGTAGCATCAATTGTTACATAACCACATCGATGAAGTTCATTATACTTAATTGGATATACCACTTCATTAAGTGGAATTTCGTATCCAAAAATGTCCTGCCTTCCGGATAAAACAGGTTTATAACTTTTCTTAAAAAGATTTTTAAAAAATTCTACGATTTTCATATTATTAAAAATTTAAATGTTATTATCTAAGTCAAAGTTATCAAGATATACATATTCACCATCAATATAATCAGGCCCATTATCATCTACTTTAATTTCATATACAAGCACACATGGATATTTTTCGGGCTCCTCAAGCTGGCTAACAATTTTCCCATGATATGGATCTCTGTCTTTCGTATAAAGTTTTACAAAATTTTCAAAATCAAATTTTTGATTAAATAATGTTTTCATTTTTATATCTGTCATTTAATTGTTCAATAACATCTTTACAATCCTCTTCAATTTCTTCAGGTGTCCAATGATGTGGTGGCATTCCAAAGCCATCTTCCATTTCATCTCTATAATCACCAAATATTGGCACGTAATCTCCAATATGCGCATAATCCCATCCAATACACCATTGATAATTGGCTAATCTATGATAATTAGAAAATGTAAATCCACAATGTGTTTCTATATTTTCAATATTATCATAGTGAACTTCAAATAATGGATGTCCTTCTGGAATAATTACATATGCACAATACCATCGATCATCTACATAAACAATAAAATATTCATATCCATTATATTGTTTGCGTTTTACTATTTGAACATCAAAATCCATGTTTAATTGTGTTGTTTATTTTTATCCATTTTTTCTAAAAGTTCAACACCCCAATCTACAAAATTGCATAAGGCTATGCATATTAAAAATAACATATAAAATGGCCAAAATAACATTACAAGCAAGCCATCAATGGATGTTGGCAATGTAAAATGATCACTAAGATTGTAATAATCATCAATATCCTTTTTCATATCATTACAAGCTTTGAAATAATGTGCAACTAACCAAATTATGCCTGTAAGAAGATAACATAATGCTACAAGTAGCCAAAGTTCAAGTGTTGTCATATTTTTAAAGATTTATTTGAATTTCTGTTTGTAAAGCATTTAAAATATGTTGAAGCTCATGAACATACTTAATTTGACACATCATCTCAGTACATTCATATTCAACTTCAATATCTACATACCAATATTCTTTATCATCACACCAAAAACCACGTGATATAAATATACCACGAAGAGTAAATTCATCATGATTTAATGATAATCTGTTGTTAGATTGAAATCCAGCATTAATCAATATTTCTGGAGTAATATCAACAGGCTTAAACTTTGCAATTTCATCATCAGATAATGCGTAAGTTTCACGAGTAACTTGATAATATTTTCTACCAAGTTTATACCAATCACCTATGTGTAATTCTTCAATTTTCATATTTATAGTTGTATATTAAATGATTGAACAATAGAATTTTTAGGTATATAAATAGTACCATGCCATTTTTCTTTTTCAATCGTTCTATGTATGGTATCATTAAATACTAATCGATGATTAGGTTCTTCTATTATTTCTGTTGCATCTATAACAATTTTAGGAGTTACCGTATCAGTACATACAATATCAAAATTGTTTGCATTAACCTCTACCAATTTATACCTATCTTGTGTCAATGTATAAAATCTATATGTTGGAACGCTTGTGCCATTAATTGTTCCACAACCAAGCATAAATGATCCATTCACATCATATTTTGTATTTATACCTATAGAATATATTTCAACCTCATGTTTGGACATAGGATCTTCATATGAAATTGTATATGTACATGCAAATAGGATTACATATATTAAAATTATTATTAATCCAGCGATAATAACATTTATAGGACTCAATAAAATATGTACCCACCATCTACAATCCGTTGCATTATGCATAATCCATATAAAACCTATACATGATGCCACTAAAATTACCCAAAATAAAATGTTTCCAAATATTGTCATAGTATTTTAAATTTTAATTAACGTTACAAAAATAATACTTTTTATATAAATTAAAAAATAGAAGTTATACATTTGTATCAATTGGACATCTAGCAACATGTAATAAATGCTGCAATTCATGCACATACATAATAGGTATTTGTTCATATGCATAATAAAAATATGTATGTTTTGTGCCTTTTAGATGTATTTTTGGTCCAAAATGCTGAGTAGTTTCATAACTGTCATATTCATCATTATACGCCCATTCATTTTTAAGCAATATTTCATTTGTTAGCTCAATTGGCTTAACTTCATAAAGATTAATTTCTTCAGCTTCATCATATTTACTTGGTCTAACAAATAATGTATCCATATTTGTTATCGCCGTAATTTGAACGTATTTATATTTTTTAGGATATTTAAGTTCAAACCAATCTCCAATCATTATATCATCTTTTTCAACTCTAATAGGCATCGTTCCTGAAAGCCCTAAATATAAATTATCTTCAGCAATTTTTGGTGGAAGATACCCATTTACAATTTGAAGAACTTCTGGAAACAAAATTAACATCATTCGCAAAAAATGCCCGGAAGTTCCAACCCAATCAACAAGGTCAATAAATAGTTCTTTTGCGTCTTCTTTATTTTCTTTACAATATTCAAGTAAATCAATCCATTGTTGATTAGAATCATCAATACTTGACAAAAACTTTATATGATCTTGCCATGCATTATATAATTCCACTATTGGCTTTTGGTGGTCTTTGTCAGTTTCTACATGTAAAAAATTACCAGTTAACATATATTTCTATTTTCAATTTTTAAAATTAATCTCGATGTGTTTTTTCATAATACTTTAAATATTCTATAAACAATACAGTTGCAACTGTTGTAATTGTTCCAACGCCTAATACATTTTTAACGATATTTAAAAATACTTTATTCATAACATATAAATACTTTTATTATTTTATAATTTTATGTTATTTTGTTTCAAATAAAAAATGCAATACCAAATTAATGATATTGCATTTAATAAAATATGTATAATAAAATTATGTTGTTTTAACTTTTGCATTAACAATACTTGCTCTTACAAAATCGGTCATACTCATACCATTTGTTGCACATTTTTCATCTAATGCAGTAGCAAGTTTTTCTGCGTAATCTTCAGGCATTGTTGTATTTCCTGCATCAGTACCAAAATACATACGTCCATTTTTAATTGTAATTGCTGTTCCTTGATCTGAAATATATGGCACCATAAACCCATCATTTTCTTCAAATTTGGCAGCGCCGCTTGGAATAGGTTTATTAGCCAAATTATCATATGATGTAGAATCAGATTTAAAGTCTTTATTTGTGAATTTATAATATGTTTGTACCTATTCTTGTAAAGAAACTTCTTGATTTTCAACATCTTCCATTTGGGCTTCAGCTTCAGATGGTTCTGGAATAAACAGTACATCATCCTAATCTATAGAAAATGGATTAGATACACCTGAATATTTTAGTATATATTCTGTGTATTCATCTTTTCCATATTCTGCAAATGCAACTTTATCTGGTCTCATCTAATAATGACTATTTAGTTTAACAGTCTAATAAGAGTTTAAACCAGTTGCACCTTTAGAAAATATAGATTTAGTTAAATCAATAATTTCATTTCCATTATTATCTATAATGGTAGGTTTTTTATCAATTGTATTAGTAAACATAATTTATTATACGTTAATTAATTTTCTAGTTGCAGCCAATGATCTAATTCTTGCAACAACATTTTCAGATTGTGCGGCTCTACCAGATTGTCTATCTGCAACACTTCTCATTGCCTATGTATTAATTGGTGTAAATTTAGTTATCAATGTAGTATTCCAATTTCCAGAATTTTTGGCTTTTGTGCCAGGTTCTATTCTATATGTCTAATATCCAGTTCCATATTCTTTTTGTAATGCGCCTGCATTCATATAATTTATATTACCTGTTGCATCTGTAATATTTTTGGTATATTTGTCAACATAAGTAGTATGATCTGAAGAAGTTGAAATATAGTCTGGTAATACATAGAACTTACCCATACCTCTATTAAACATTGATTGAATAGCATCATTATCTCTTGGCATTGCATGTTCTATTGTATATTCAACAGTGAATCCTTCTGGAAAATCATCAGGACCAAGTTCTTCATCCCAATCAACTTTCATTTCACTACAAATTAAATTTCCAATAACCATTATAGGATTAAGTGGATTTCCAATTGTTAAATGCCATTCACCTGTAGGTTCACCAACAAGAATATTACCACCTGCATTAATTTGTGGCATTACAGTTGCAGCCATCATTCTATTATGCCACATTTGTTTTAAGTTCGTTAATAAATTGGTTGCTTTTTTCTAAGCATCTTGTTTAATTTGCGCTTCATTTCTTGTATTATCAACTGAATCTGCTGCACCAAATACTTTATTTGAAAGATTATTTAAGAAATCAGATCCACCAAATAAATCAGATAAACTGCTTATTGCCTATCCTAATAAACCAAGAGCTGAACCTCCCATTCTTCCAATTAAATCTTTAGCCGTGTCAAAATTAAATGAACCATCACCATTTTCACCAACCTTTTTAAATCCAGATAAAACTGTTGCAAGAGCACCTTTATCGCCTAAAAATTTACCATCATAAATTTTAGCCATAAAACTATCACGCCAACCACCATCATGGAATGGATACATCTATGGGTGAATCATAAATCTATGACCACCACCCCAGAATAATGCATGAGGTGAACACATTTCAAGACAGTTTCCAAGAACATCTAATAATGCAGCCTTTGGATTTATACCACCAATAGCTTTTGCTTTATATGAGCATTTAATATTTAATGATTGTGAAAATTTAATACCTGCATCACGTTTTTTAACAGAATCAATTCTATTAACTGGTCCTTTTATTCTATTTCTAAATGTTGCATCAAATGGGTCAACATTTGCACCTGCCATTTTTTCAAATGCATCTTGTGATGTTCCAATTTTTCCATTTAATGCCAAGTTAAACTTTCCAAGAGATGTTATTTTAGCAGATAACATTGATAATGTATGTTGTGGACCATTTATAACATCACCAATTTCAGCATCTTTAAATAATCCTGTATGATCCCCATCACCTAAGAATTTATCTATAACAGCCTATTTAGATTCACCAGTATCACCATCAACATTCCAAATATCAGATTTTAAATCGCTCCAATTTGTTCCAGTTGAGAATGACATTAAGCTTTTTAATGAATTTCCAGTTTCGCCTCCAAACCATGTTACTACATATGCCAATGGTGAAAATGTTTTATCAGCTGTATTTTCTTTAGATGTTTTATTTACTGATTCTGTTTCTGTAGTGCCTTTAGCATTTTTTGTTTTCTATTCCTAATCACCATACATACTTTCAAATTGTAAATTATCATATGTAGGTACTGTATATCTTCTAAATGTAATTAATCTATTATTAGGAATTAAACCAAAATATTTACAATATACGAAATCTTGGAATGAATATGGTGTTCTGCCCCACATATCTGCATTAGACCATTTAATCAATTGTGTAACAGTTGGGTTAGAAACCTATGTTAAATTTTCATTGCCTTCTTGCATTGAATAGAAACGCCGTTGGTCTCTAATATCATACATATAGTTTGTAATATTATTGCCAGATATTGTAAGTCCACCAACTAACTTCGTTAATGAATATGGATTCATTATAGACTGAACACCATAATTAAGACTTTCAGCCTCAAAATCTTTTGTATCATTTGTTATAATTTTTTGAGTATTTGGTAAGGTTTTTGACTAAATTGTTTTCTTTCCATCTTTTTCTGTTTCAACTGATGTTTCTACATTGCCATCAATTTTCATTGCTTGGAATCTTTCTGCTAATTTACTACCTTTAATTATGCCTTTATCAACAAATGCCTATACTACACCAGCTTCAAGAACATTTGACATATCAGCAAATGCGGTTGCAGCGGTTTTAGATGCAAAAGGTACTCTCATTACGTGTGCATTATCGCCTTTACCTTTTCCATCCTCTAAGAAATATTCATCAATTCTATATAAACGAGGATCCCATGCAGCATGAGATTGAAAATCATTTACAATATCTTCCATTAATCTTGGATTACTTTCAATATCAACTGCACCAGTTTCAATATTTGTAGAAGGGTCTGTTGAAGTTTCAATATCACTTGTTGTTTCTCCTACTGAACCATCTTTTGCAATTTCATCTTTTGCATTTTCACCGGTTGAAGAATCTTTTATTTCAACTTCTTCAACTGTTATAGAAGATGGTCTAAATACCCATTCAGCTGAAGGAGGATATTTCTACATTAATTTTTCTCTATATGTAGATTCAATTGTTACAGGATTATCTGTGTCTTCGCCTTTAACAATCTATGAAAGTAATTTATCCTCTTCATCCCATTCCTCATATTCTTCATCCCATTCCTCTTTATAAATTACATAACGTATTTGAAACTATTTAGCCATAATATTTCTAAATTTATTATCTTATTGGTGATACAAAGCTCATATCATTAGCAGGTTTAGGTGTATCAACTAATATCAATTTGCTTGCATTTCTTACTACTTGACTATACATATCTTGCTTATATGCATCTCCAAATTCATATTCATTCTCAAATAATCTAATATTTGTCATATTAAATTCTGTTTTAACATTATTAATTAATACAGAATTAAATGAGAATGTTTTTATATTTATAGGTAATTTTTCATCCATTATTAAATTATCATAAGTATGTCCAATTGCATCTGTTAATGTGTCCAAAATTATAATTCGTATATTTTTTGGTGTTATTTCAAATGCAATATAATTCCAAGATGATAATTTTAATTTTTTAATATTAATCTATTTCTCTATGTCATTATATTTAATAATAATGCAATTGTCAGTTGTTATATCAAATTTAACTATATTTTTGCCATTATCCTATAATGTTAATAAATTGAATTCACTTTTTGTTTTTAATCTCCATAATCCGGCTTCCCAGAATTTTGGGAATTTCTTATTTGTAATTAAACATTCTGATGTTGGAACTTTTATAATATATCCCGTTGCACATTCATCTGTATCAACTTCACCATTTAATACAATTTGTGTTCCACGAGTTAATGATATTTTTTGGCCATATTCTAATCTTGCATTTGAATTAACATTAATATACCAATAATCATTATCTTTTGTTTGCAAACTTAATTTTGCATTATATGAATTTACTTTATCACTTCCTTTAAACCAACAACTATATACCCATATATTTTCTTTTACTGCAGTATCATACACTGCATCTACTTTATATGTAATTGGTTTATTTGCTTTTTCAAATGCATAATATGCAGCAGAAATAATATTTCTACTTTCTCCATATATATTATCAACTACTATACTATCAATATCAAAATCTTTAAATGGATCTACATGTGTTGTTGTATTATATGCAGTTTCTACATCATTAACTGCATCTGCAACTTCTTTAGAAATAGTATCACCAAATAATCTATCCTGAGCATTTGTAAGTTCATCAATAGAAATTTTGAAATCTTCTGATTCTGCTCTAGAAGCTGCATGTTTCCATTCACCTAATACACATTTCCATGATGTTATTTTTTGCCCTATTGTATGAACAGGTGTTGATGATATAACTTCATATGGGCGATGTAATAATGGAATTAAAACAAAATCTCCTTTTTGTGGAAGTGTATCTTCTCCATATACATTTTTCCATGTAGTTATATCAATACTGATTTCAAGTGTTTCTGCCTATTTAATTCCAAATAAATCAATTGTGAAATTACCAACATTAAAATTTGCATTATTAGATACTACTTTAATATTTTTAGGACATTCATATTGATGCAATGTATATTCTTGCACAATAACATCCTCACCATTATCATATGGAAGTAATCTACACCATACTGCATCTAAACCAATCATTTGTGTTGCAGATTGATTTAAATTCATTATTGTTTGATATAAACTTGCAGCGGTTTCCTATAAATTAAGTATTTCTGCCATGTAATAACATATATTTTTATATTTATTATATAAAAATGACACTATACCTATTTTAATAATAAATAATTAAAGATAAAATAATATAGTATAATTATGGCTGATACCGTACAAGGAAAAGCAGTTTATAGTGGCATAATGAATCGTTGGATTTTTGGCGCAACAGCTGATGGCAGAAAATCTTCAATTTTTAAAGATGGCTATGACGATCCAACATATATGACATTTAAAGTTGAGTTTGGAGAATGGGGCGCATCTGTTTTGGATAGATCAATTGTTCAAAATGGATTAACTGAATTTGGCTTATCGTTTAATGACTATGACCAATTACCAGTTGGTTTATTAAATTGTCCATATGAAGGCAGTAATAACCAAGATGAATATTGGCAAACAAACACAGATTATAAAGTTTTTAATAACACAAAATTTTATAGTGCGTTTCAATATCTTCGTTCAAGAAATGAAGATACACGTGCAAAATACTTATATTATTTTGTTAATGGTTTATATGAAATTCAACATGATTACCCATTTGTATTTAAAAAAATATCTGGTATAAACGAATTAGAAAAATTTGATCCTGTTTCTGGATAGCGTTTAAAAGGGCCTGTAAAAATAACATTAGAGTGTTATGAAGGATTAGATTTAAAAATTAGAACATTATTTGAATTTTATAGAAAAGCTGCATGGGATGATGTATATCAAAGATGGATTCTTCCAGAGAATATGCGTGAATTCAAAATGATTATTTATATTTTTGAAAGACGTGTATTTTAGGATACTGAAATGTTTACAGTAGATGATCAAAAACATATGAAAATGAGTTTTGGTAAATTAAATGCAGATATTCCAGTAAAAGCATATGAATGTATGCCATGTGAATTTAGTATTGGTGATTCAATATCATGGAATGGAGAGTATGGTTCAGCTCTTGAAAATTCAGAAGAATCTTCAAAATTAGTTATTAATGTTAAAAATGTAAAAACATACTTTAAAAATAATTTATTTAATGATGAATTATCAAAAGTATACAATAATAATGGTAAATCCGGTAATAATTTATAGGATAGAATTGATTCCATTATGATATATGATTTAGTCGAAGAAATGGAACGCAACAATGGTAAGATAAATGAGGCTGAGAATATTACAGAATATAGTTCAACAAATTTCACTAATATGACTGTTAATGGAGTTAAAGCAATGTTTTTAGATAAACGAATATTACTTGAAACTGGTGAAGGCAATCTTAATATTAAATCTTATGTATGGGGTAATAGTGCAGCTGGTGCATTCTATTCAGATGGTGATAAAGTTAGTAAAGTTAATGAAGGCCGTAGAGATTATACATTAAGCTGGTTAGAAGATAATACACCATATCGTGGTGGATGGGTATTTTCATTAACATCCGGCCCAACATATGATGAAAACAAATCATTTTGGAGTAATTTAGGTGATAATATTAAAAATGTAATAACAGGCACACGTAGATTAATATTAATGTCTGGTGCAGCAAATCTTCAAATTATACCAAATTGCTTAATTGACAGTATTTTTATTCCACCTCATGTATTTGATGCAATTGATTATTATGATAATGGATTTGGATATTTAAAACCAAAAGACTTACATATGAAATCAAGAGAAATAGATGAATAGAGTTATCTTGAAATTGAAGAAGAACGTTATGTACCAGATCAGAATTTTGGTGAATTGACATCAAGAGATATATCTGAACAACAATATAAAGATATAGAGCCAGAACGTGAAATACCTAAATAGGAATATAAGGATTTAGAACCTGAAAGAGTAATTCCTAAACAATAGTTTGATGAATTATCATCAAGAACGGTTCCAAAACAATCTTTTAATGAACTTAAACCTGAAAGAGTAATTCCACCTCAAGACTTTGGAACATTATCTAATAGAATTATATTACCACAAAGTTTTAAGCCTTTGGAAGAGCCAAGAGATATTCCTAAATAGGATTATCGTAACTTAGACCCTGAACGCAATTTACCAGAATAGAGATTTGAAAACTTAGATCCTGAACGTGATTTACCAGAACAAAAATATAAAGAACTCGATAAAGAAAGAGATCTTCCAGAATAGAAATTTAAAGACTTAGAAAAAGAAAGAAATACTGATAGTGAATTAATGAATTTATTATTGGTTGCTCGTTCATTACCAGGATTCAAAGATTTGACAATTGAAGATGTTAGAAAAATTCCAAAACAAGATTTATTGGAATTAAAAGATGCAGAAGAACGCTCAATGCCAGCGTTTAAAGCAGATCAATCTGTTTTATTAAATTCTGTTAAAGATATAGAAGGCTCAAATGTAAAATTATTAGAATTAGATAAAGATAATAAAACATTTGAAGAAAGAGCATTAGAACTTCTTAAATAGAATTAGGCATTATCTAAATTTGAATTAAGCGAAACTGACAAAGAATCACCAGATGAAAAAGCTGAAAAATTAAAGAAACTAACAATATTCACTAAAGATTTTGTTGAAAATTCTGATAAAGTTAGACAAGCATATGTTAATAATATATTGGAAATGAAAAATGATTTAAGAGAAACAACAATTGACATCATTAATCATCTTCCACAAAATGATACATATATTATTAAAGAAAGAGAAGTTAATAAAGAACCATCATATTTAAATGATGTTATGGTAAGTCAAAATGATATTGACCAAATAAATCATAATATGAAATTCTTAGCTATTAATGATAAAGATGTTGAAAAGCTATCATTCCAAACATTAATAAGTATACAAGATGAATTATCTGATGCTGTTCAACGTTCACATGCAGTTAATGGATTAACAGAAATCATTAAAAATAGTGTAGCAACAAATCCAGATAAATCAATTAGAAATGCTGCAAAGGAATCTGTTATTAAAGAACAAAAGAAAGATAAAATGAAAGTTATATATTAATATAGAAAATAAATAATAAAAGATATAAAAATAAAAATTAATCATGCAAGGCGTATGGCTAAAAATTTAAAATTAATTAAAGGGTTATCAAATAGCCCACTTAAAAAACTAAATGAAGGTTAGGTTTTAAAAAATCCTGACAAATATGTGTTTGAAGGCGTATTTACACAATGTTCTACACCAGATCATAAAATTGTAAATCGTAATGGACGTATCTATATGGAAAACGAGGTGCTTCGCCACCTTGGTTATCTTCGTGATATGATCAAAGAAAACAATGGACGTATTCTTGGTGAATTAGATCACCCTGAAGGACGTTTTGAAGTTTCTATGAAAGAAGCATCACATATGATTACCGATTTATGGTATGATCAAAATACACACTGTGTAATGGGTAGACTTGAAGTTCTTGATACTCCTAATGGTAAAACATTAAAATCATTAATTGAAGCAGGTTTCCCATTATATGTTTCTTCTAGAGCAGCAGGTGATGTTGATACAAAAACAAAAGAAGTTGAAATTGCACAAATTTTTACTTATGATGTTGTTTGTACTCCTGGTTTTAAAGAAGCAAGACTTGAAAGAGTTAATGAATCTTTATTGACAGATGCAGCATTAAAATATATTAATGAATCTGCAGGTCAAAATGAAAAAACTAAAAAAATGAAATCAATTGATGTTCCAATGGAAGTTGTAAATGAAAGTGAAGTATCTAAATTTAATGATACAAAATTAGAAGATGTAACTACTCCTCTTAATGAAGACGAAGAAGTTTCTGAAGAAAATAATTTAAATGATGATGTTAAGAAATTCTTACCAATTATGAATACATCTGGTTCCAATAATACTATTAAGGAAGAAGATGAAACATCTGAAGAAGAAAATAAAGAAGAATCTTCTGAAGAAAATAAAGAATCTGATGAAAATTCAGAAGAAAATAAAGAGGAAGATAATAAAGAAGAAATTGGAGACGACGATGAAGAAAAGAAAGAATTAACCGATGAAGAAAAAGAAGCTAATCGTGAAAAAATCGTAACAGTTGAAGGTTTTGATGCAGATGGCAACAAACTCGGAGATTCTGAAGAAGACAAAAAAGAAGATATTGAAAACATTGAAGGTGAAACTGATGAAAATTCTGAAGAATCATCTAAAGAAGAAAATAAAGAAGAATCTTCTGAAGAAAATAAAGAAGAAACAAATGAAGAAGATGAAGCCAATGAAGATGTAGAAAATGAAACTGCAAAGGCTGAAGAAAAATCTGCTAAATTAAAAAAAGATACTGATAAAGATGTTGCTGAATTAGAATCTATTCTTGCAAGTGTTAAAAAGAAAGAAGAAGTTAAAGAATCTATTATTGAACGCTATCCATTTGCTGGAGCATTAACAGAATCTAATTTTGCTAAATTTGCTGCTCTTCGTCCAAAACTTAAAAAACGTGTTTTAGACTTCATTAATGAACATGAAATTTATGATGTTCAATCTATTAATGAATTATGGATGGCTCCATTAACAGAAGAAAAGAAAGTTCAACAAAACTGGTTAAAACTTGCTTCACAATCTGATATTGATTTATATGTTTCTGCTCCTGTAGAAGTTCAAAATGCTATTGAAGAACAAGCTCAATTATTCCCAATGGAAACTGAAGCTGAAGTAGATGCATTCTGGAATATGACAGGTTTAAGACAACAAGCAATGCGTAAACAAATGAATGAAAGATTAGTTAATGATTATAATGCATTTGTTACAGAAGTTAATGAATCAGTTGAAGCAAATCTTGGTTATGACCCATACTTAATTAGAGCAACTGAACTTATGTTAAATGAAGATGAATTTTAATAAAATATAATTATTAGACTTATGAAACAAGATAATAAAAAACTATATGAAAGCATAATGTCTTCAGTTGCCAAAGAAGTTAAAAAATCAATAAATGAAATATGGATTTGTAGAGCAAAAATTGGCAATGTTCTTGAAGTTGAATTACGTTATGATGGACATTTCTTTTGGCATACACCAGAAGATAGTGATTGGGAACGATTTGAATCAATGGAAGATTGGGAAATTAATATAGACGAAATGCCTGAAAGATTTTTTATTAAAATTGGTGAATAATATTTAAAAAGGAGGAATTTAAGTTCCTCCTTTTATTTTTAATATCTTTGCAAAACTAAAAATACTTTTTCAAGAATTTTTCTCAAATTGAAATATATATGAGAATCTTCCAAATCATCATTTACAAAATCAAAAAATTTATATCCAACAACTTCAGGAACTTCTTTTCCATATTGATTTTCAAAAAATGATGTGCATTTGCAATCATTTATATCAAATTTCTTTTCGCAATAGAAAATATCAATTTCATCTTTTCCATAAGGAAAATTACCAAGAAATGTTAATTCTGTTGGATCAACCTCTATGCCTGCCTCTTCTTTAGCTTCTCTAATAGCAGTATCTTCCAAAAGCTCACCTTCTTCCCAATGGCCTTTTGGAATGTCATATATATTACCTGGAAGGGATTTGCCCCATCCTTGCTCAAGTAAAATTAGGTTAGTACCATATTTACGAATAATTATTCCAGCTCTTTTATTTCCCATAATTTATTTACCTACATATGTTTCAACAAAATCTATATTAATTCCAATAATATTATTATCATTTTCAAAATCCATAAGTGTTGGTACACAATTATGTAATTTAAAAATCATTTCACTAACTGTATCTAAATATGGATCATTTTCAAAAACCAAAGTTTTTGTAGGTTTATCAATAAATGCTAATTCCCCTTCTGATACTATATCACTTTTGAATCCTATACATTTTCTATATGAATCAAATGATTCAATTAACTGTGCACACTTTTCTTTAGATTCAATTTTACATCTAAACATTTCAAATGAAACAGGATGTACTGGATTATTTTTTCTTTGAACATCCCATAATTTTGAAATATCTACATTTGTATAATGATCTGTTTCATATCCACAAAACTCATCATCTTCATCATACATTGGCTTATCATAATGAATAACAGTATAATCAAATGCAATAGGCATAACTATTGAAGTTTTGCCATTTTGATGTTTTAATTTCAATTCCAAATTTTTCATAATTATTTCCTTTATTTTTAACGATGAGGGATTCCACCAGGTGTCATTGCATTTTCGACTATATGATGTTTTTCATATTCATCATTAAACCAAATTCGTGATCTACATATTGGACAAATCATATAATGGCCATCATCACTATCATAAATGTCATCTTTTGTAATTTCATCCATTACTGAATCACATTTTGGACATCTAACTTTACCCCAGTTATTTTCAAGTAGTCTCATATTAATTTATTTTCAATTAAATATTTCATTATATAGTCACATGCATCTACATTATCTAATTCAATGTATGCAATATTATTTTTATCCATTATTTCTTTGTATTTATTATCTAGTCTTTCCGCTTCTTCTTTGGTTTCAATTCTTCCATTTTGTTCGTATTCTTGTTTTCTATGAATAAGAATATTTAAATTATTAAATTTTTTAAATTGTTTTAAAACCAATCCATCAAAATATTCATCACGCTCTCCATAAACTAAAGAATTAAGAAGTGAACAATCTGTTACAATTATATCAACTTTATCTTTTAATACAAATAATTTATGAAGTTGTTTTGCAAAAATGTAAATTTGATCATCCATACAGTGAAATGATTCTTCATATACTTTGCATTTAACCCATTCTGATGATAATTCTACATTACACTAAAGTTTCTTTAGACCATAAAACAATCCAGATGCGGCTGTAGATTTTCCACACCCTGGTCCACCAATTAAATTTATAATTAAAGGCTTTTCCATAATTGCTTTATTTTATTATAATACATAAAAAATAAAAGTTTTCATTAATTATAGTCTTAATTATAGTCATTAATTATAATAAATATATTGAAATATGAAAAACTATAAATAGATATTAGAAGCTATTAATAAAGGCATTAAGTTAGCACTAGATGATTATGAAGATATAAAAAATAATAGTTCTATATCTCAACATAATGATATAATAGATAGTGAAGATGTCATTAAATAGAAATACGATTTATTAAAAGAATTAGTTGATTTAGGACTTCCTTCAGGAACTTTATGGTTTAACTATAATTATGGAGTTGATTGTAAAAAAGTTTTTGAATACAATAAACCTGAGGATTTTTATGGATTATTTTTATCATGGGGAGAGAAAAATATTAAACGATAGTATGATTGGTATACATACACATATTGCAAATATCCTCAAAGAGAAAAAAGAAAATTAACAAAATATTGTAATTTAGAGGAATATTGGCCTTTGAAATCTGATATAGATAATTTAACGATGTTAGAATCACAGGATGATGTTATTACGCATGTATATGGTTCAGGATATCATATCCCTACAATAGATCAATATAATGAATTGTTACAATATACCGAATCGTTTCCAGTTGAAGATTATTTAAGAATTCATGGATTGAATGGAAGAATATTTAAAAGTAAAATAAATGAAAATTAGATATTTTTTCCATATAATGGTATAAAAAGTGGTAGTACATATTTAGGAAAAAGATGGAATGAATGTTTTCTTTAGACATCAAATATATCATTAAAAAATCCTTTGTGCTGTAAGGTATTTCATTTTTATGCTTCAAACGATTCAAATGAAATGAATGGGTGTTTAAATAAAATTGGTTTCGGTCAACAAAGATGTTTAGGTCTAGGAATCCGTGGAGTTTTTAATAAAAATTTAATTAAATAAACATGTTATTAAATGAAGTAGAAGAAATATATGATAGCATTTCGCCTGCACAAATAAATTTAAAATCTTTTGAAACTAAAGAATCTCTTAATCCAAAATTATGGAATGAAAATGGTGAATTAGAACCAAAAATTAGAAAACGCTTATTAACTATTGCTATGGATTTTTATGATTCATTGAATATAGAAACACTTCCTAAAGATATTATAATTGTTGGTTCTAATGCAGGCTATAATTGGTCAAAATATTCTGATATTGATCTCCATATTTTATTAGATTTTGATGAAATTAATGATAACACTGCGCTTTTAAAAAACTATTTTGGTGCTAAAAAGATTACATGGTCTAGCCAACATAATATAACTATTCGTGGATATGAAGTTGAGTTATATGTTCAAAATATTCATGATGAAAATGCAAGTGATGGTATTTATTCATTAATTAAAAATGAATGGCTTCAAATTCCTCATGCAAAAGATATTAGATTAGATAAAAAACTTATTACTCATTAGGCTGCAAAAATAATTAATTTAATAGATAAATATTTAGAAGAACCTATTCAAGATTTAAACAAGAATGATCTAGAGAAACTTTACATTAAGAGTGATAAACTATATAAACTAATATTTCAAAACCGTCGAGATGGAATTGCACAATTTGGAGAAAGTGCAACACCAAATATAGTGTTTAAAGTTCTTAGAAGAAGTGGACATTTAGAAGCATTACGTCAATTAAAATTTAAAATTTATGACAAATTAGAAAGTCTATGAAACTAACTAAACATATATTAGAAGCTATCAATAGAGGCATTTAGTTGGCACTAGATGACATTGAGGATAATGAACCAATTAACCCATTATCTCAACATAATGATGTCATAGATAGTGAAGATGTTATAAAAAATAGAATAGAATTAGATAAAATAGTTGTCGATTTAGGGCTACCATCTGGAACACTATGGTGCAAATATAATCTTGGTGTTAATCAAAATTAGTTACTTAAACCAGAAGATTGGTATGGAGATTATTATGCATGGGGCGAAATTGAGTCAAAACCAAAAAATATTAGAAAAACAAGTTGGACAAATTATAAATTTTGTAAAGCTCTTGATTAGCAAAATCGTCCTATTTTCACAAAATATATAACAAAATATGAAAAAGATCATGGGCATGATATATCATATTTAGATAATTTAACTACATTATTACCAGAAGATGATGCAGCATATCAATATGATAACAGAATGAAAATACCATCAGATGAATAGTTTGATGAGTTAGTTGATAATTTAACAGGCGAATGGAAACTTGGATATAATGGCATTAAAGGATTAAATGGAATGCTTTATAAAAGTGAAAATGGTAATGAAATATTTTTCCCTGCTGCCGGATGTATTTCAATTGATGGTAATGGAATTATTGGACAATCTGCATGTTTATATACAAACAAAATTTCTTCATTAAATTTAAAAGCAAGATATGCCGAAATGTGGGGAAGTCAATTTAGTTGTAATGATATTATAACAGATGTTGATGGATTTAGATATAGAGCGTTATCAATAAGACCAGTATTAATTAAAAAATGAAAAATTATAATAAAATATTAGAAGCAGTAAATAAAGGTATTTAGTTAGCGCTAGATGACTTTGAAGATAATGAGCCAAATAGTTCATTATCACAAAAGAGTGATATCATAAACACTGAAGATACCATTAAAAAGAAAATAGATTTAATGAAAGATTTTATTGATTTAGGTTTGCCATCTAAAACTTTATGGGCTAAATATAATGTTGGAGTTAATCCTAATTAGTTATCTAATGCCAAAGATTGGTATGGAAATTATTATGCATTTGGTGAGATAGAAACAAAAGATGAATATACGTTAAATAACTATAAATGGTATGATGAATCTAAAGGAAGATTTGAAATGTTAAAATATAATTATCAATATGTATTAGATTTAAAAGATGATATAGCAAACTTAACAAATAATAAATTTAAAACTCCAGATAAAGACCAATTTAAAGAATTATTACATTATACATCTCATTAGTTTGTTCAAAATTATAATAGAATATATGGGTTGAATGGTGTAGTATTCAAAAATAATAATGCAGAATTATTTTTACCTGCTGCTGGTCATTATTGTAATAAATAGTTATGTGCTAAAGGACACTATGGATTATATTGGACATAGAATTCTGGAAATCCTGGAAATGCATGGAATTTATTTTTCTCTGGGAGTCCAAAAGATACATTTATATCAATAGAAAAATATTATAAAGAAGATAGGATTGAGTTATCATTAGGTGATAGATGCCAAGGATATACTATTAGACCAGTATTAAATTATGAAACTAACTAAACATATATTAGAAGCTGTTAACCGAGGTATCTAGTTAGCTTTAGATGACTTTGAAGATAATGAACCAAATAGTTCATTATCACAAAAGAGTGATATCATAAACACTGAAGATGTCATTAAATAGAAAATAGATTTAATGAGAGATTTTGTTGATTTAGGTTTGCCATCTAAAACTTTATGGGCTAAATATAATTTAGGTGTTGATTCAAAAAATAATAGAATGTTAAGATTTTCCAAAAATTGGAAAGGCGAGTATTATGCATGGGGTGAAACACAGCCTAATATTGGGTCAAAATGGTCAATATATAAATTTTCAGCTGCAGGATATGCTCAATTAACTAAATATTGCACAGATTCAAATTTTGGAATGTTAGGTTTTAATGATGGATTAGATTAGTTGCTTCCTGAAGATGATATAGTTACAATAACATTAGGAAAACATTTTCATATTCCAACAAAAGAACAATGGGAAGAATTAATAAAATACACAACAACATATTGGACAGATAATTATAAAGGAATCAAAGGTTTAGCTGGTAGAGTTTTTGTAAGTGATGAGGTTGATAATGAAATATTCATTCCAAAATATGAATAGTATACTGATACATGCTATAGTATGTCATCGAATATTTCAAAAATAAAACCATTTAGATCATATATACTTACAGCTTCTAAAGATTATGGGCTTCCAAATTTAACACCAAATTCTAGAGTAGACTTAATGCCAATACGCCCAGTGTATAATTAATAAAAGAAAAGAGAGATTCAATTTAGAACCTCTCTTATTTTATTTAGCGGAAGGTATATGGTCCTTGTGGGTATTCGTTTCCATAATTTTGTAAATTATAGTCGTAATAGGAACCTTGACTGATTCTGGACCTTGACCAAACTTTCTTTAAGCTGCCTGCTACTGTACTTCACTAGGTTTTTAAGGCTTAAATGAACACCCAAACAAGTTTGGCCTCACAGTATACTATGCCAAATTTTTATATTTATTATAGACAATATTCTGAAAAAGTTTATTTTAAAGAATCATTTTTTATTTTTTCTTTAAAATTTGGATCAATTTCTGCAAAAATATCTTTAAACATTTGCTCATATTGATCTTTATTATGTCTAATTTCATCTGGAAGGAATGTTAATAAATGGTCATATTTATCTTTTGCCTTTTCATTATAATTTTCAACTAAACATTTATAGAAATTATAAATTACTTCTGCAAATCTTTTTGGACACCCATTTAATATACTATTTTTAACATCATATATTTCAGAACTTCCATTATCATATGAAATTGCTCCTGTAGCACGTCTAGATTTTGTAGCAAATAATGGGTCAATACTTACTTTATTTTCTGTCATATTTGATCTACCATGAATACATGCAATTAAGGGTTTTATACAAATATTATTATAATTTAATCTTCCATTTTCATATTGTGTTGATGAAATTAATAAAAAGGCTTTTAATTCTGGAAGAATTTCACTTTCATCAAGTTTATTATTTTTATAAGTGAGTTTAGTATCTTTAATAAAATCGATAAGTGTTTTATTACTATGTACAATTTTTAATAATGCATTATGAATGCCTGTCATCATTCTTGCATTACTACTTGATGCTGCACTAAAACTATTTCCATATGCAACTTTTAAATCAATAGGAATTATATCATTTTCATTCTTATTAAACACTGCATCTGGAAATGCCATTGGATTATTGTTGTTACATACATTAACATCTGACAATAATTGAATAATATTAGTTGGATCCTTTTTATTATGTTTAATTCCACTTAATAATTGAATTGTAGCTTCATTTGCATAACCGCCCGCACTTTTAAGAATTGTTTGTAAAATTTGTGTGGCAGTATAAGATCTATCATCTTTAAATTTTGTTTCATCATTTATAGATGCTAACATCTCATCTTCACCATTATTATTTGTATAAATTTCCAAAGCAGTTTTTATATAAAAACCATTACCCATATTAAATGAATTAATATTATTATAGAAATTTAAAAATTCATTATTTGTTGTAATATGTTTTGCAATTTCAGATAAATCAATATTTGAAATTGTTTTCTAATTAGCTTCATTTAATTGTCCCATTATTAATCCAATCTCTGTAATTTTATATTTTTCCATTAGTACAGAATTAAAATCAAATTCTACACTATTAAGATATTGATCTGGCTCATATATAGGAGTCAAATCAATATTGGTATTGAAATCAAATTCTTGTGGTTCTGGCACATCATTAAAATCAAAATCTTCACCATCTTGATCTTTATCAAATAATGCTGTTAAATGATACCACTTTTTATTAAATTTGATATCTTTACTAAATTCTTTTGAAGTATTATAATTTCGCCAATCTTCTTTCTAATTAATCTCTTTCATTGTATCTCTACAATTTTTATATTTATCTTAATTAGACAATAAGTTTTGTTGGGATTTCTGATTTAGGCGCGTTAGAATTATCATCCATTTTATACATTTCTCTATATTCAGGAAGAATTTCACCACATTTAGCACAATACCAAACTGGAAGATCTACAAAAACATCTTCTGTTCCTTGGCCCATTTCCAATCCTGGAACTCTTTTTAAAATAACTCCTTGATTCCAAACTTCGCATCCACATTTACATTTTATATTTGGATATTTAAGCGGATTAACTCGTATTGTATTTTCCATATTATTAATCTATTAATTTTGATGTAACATATAAATCTACTTTTTTAACTGATGGCATATCAAATAATGTGCAATCAATTTCTACATAATCTTTTAAATCATTATTTGCTTTATTTACATAAACATCTATTCCCATCAATTTTCCCATATAATATATGTCAGGTTCAACTTCTTTATATGAAATAGTTTTATCATTATCACCAGTTGCATATTCTGCCATAATACCAGCTGTATAAATATTAACAATAATTTTTAAATTTTTTGCTCCTCGTTCTTTAAGATCATTAACTGTATGTAAAATATTAACTATGGCTTGATCAAATTTCATATATTACTGATTATTTTTATACTTATTAATAATTTCATTAAATGGATAAAGCACATTCTCATATTCTTTAGTAGCTTCACGCATTGAAACTAAATAGTCATGATCTTTTAAGCACTTCTCATAATTTTGTTTTCCAAATGCAACTGCTGCTGTAGCAATATCATGGCAACCATCATCACCTCTATTCCAATCTTCACCAATTCTATTAACTAATACTCTAGATTTTGCTCTAATATTATCTGCAATGTCTTCAATATCATCAACCGTTAATTCTTGAGATTTAACTTTATTCTCTAAGAATCTATAAATAACATCAAAAACTTGATCAACATTAACAGAATATAAAATCTTTTTAAAATCTAATTCTGCTAATAAAGTCCATGTTAAAATATCAAGTGCTTCTTGATATGTTGTTTTTCTCCAATCTTTTACTTCCATAATTATTAAAAAATTATTTTTATTCTTCTATATTATTTCCAGGAATAAATCCAGTGCATTTGTCAGTGCCATAATTTCCGGCGCAGTATTCATAATCACCACATGTATTACATTTTTCCCAACGTGATCTTTTTTCCAAATCTTCTTTTTCTTCCTTAGTCATTGTTTTGTATTAGTAAATTTTTTATATTTTCCATATTGGGTTTAATAAAAGATTTATAACTCTCTTTGTCCATTTCTCTTGGTGCAATTGTAGTTACATTTGTTTTTTCATTAAACTTTAAATTAACAATATCTTTTATTTTTTTATTTATAAATGAAATTGTAATTATGCCTTTATTATTTGTTTTTAATTTAATATTGAAGTCTTGTAAGTCATTTAATAAAAGCTCTTTGGCATTTTCAATATTTAACATGTTGATATAAATACTTTTTATATTATAGTTTATAATTCTTACAAAGTTTTGAAACAAAAAATAGAGGAACATTAAAGTGTTCCTCCATTATTTAATTTTTCCATTGCTGATTTTGGTATTGCCAATTTTTCAAGCATTTTCTATTGTAAATACTAAATATCATTGTCAGCACCATTTAATGCTTCATCTGCAACCGGTGGTTCTGGGAGCTCATCGGTTTTTGCCTTAGCTGCATCACGTTTAGCAGCTACATAATCAGTTTTTTCTTGAAGATCTTCTGCTTCACGCTTTGCAATTACTGCATCACGGTCTGCAGATACCACATCAGAAAGAATAATTCTGGTATTTCCATTAGCACGTTCGATACGGTGAACATAAACATTCAACTTCTCTTGTGCCTCTACTTGGTTCTGACGGAGACGTTCACGAAGTTCATCACTCATTAATGTCTTGTGAATCATACCTGTAAGTACCTCATTAATTTCACAGAAGATACCAAATGGTGTAGTACCAGTAACAGTAACCTCAAGTAATGTGTCTTTATTCTCTTTAAGAGTTGTTTCAAGATTCTTAAGATAAATTGGAACAATTGTACGTAAATATTTCTTACGTGATACAATAAATCCAAACTTAGGATCATAACTTTCAACCATTACTTCCATTTCAGTTCCAACAAGGGACTCATAATCATTAAGCTTATTAGCAGCCGCCATTGAACCTGGCATAAATGCTTTAACCATACCAGCAATTTCAACAACAAAACCACCATTATTAGAAGAAATAATCTTAGCAACATATGCCTTGCTCTTCTTAGTAATTTGTTCTTGCATTTCGCTCATTAATGATTCTACATATCCATCCCAAATAGAACCCTTCTCTACATCTGTTCCAATCTTTGCAACTAATCCCATTTCAATAAATTTCTTATGAATATCTGGGTCATCGAGTAATTGCAAGAATGTCTCCTTTGTAAGGGTTTGGTCACCTATTACAATAGTATTAAAGAATTTACCCTCTTTATTAAGGTCAATACTAATGTTATTAGCACCACCATTAATACTTGCAGAAATATGATTATCATCAATCTTACGCAATCCATCAATCTTAACCAATGTATTCTTTTTAAGTTCTTTAGAAATTGGCTCAGCTTGTTTAGTATATTGATTTAACAAATTTTGTGCATATGATTCATGACAATATACCTTAATATGCTTATCTTTATTTTTTACCTTTTTGTTTACTCGTAGACTTAATCCATTCCATCCATCTTCATATGGAGCCCAATTAAAATCTCCAGCCACGATTTCTGTATGTTTCTTAATAATTTCAGCCATCTTTTAAATAAATTTAAACATTAATAATTAATTACTCTTTGCAGCCGCAATAACAACTTTTGAATTACCAGCATCAACTAAAATACGTGATGCACCGGCAGTATCCATTGTAATTTCAAGAGTTTCAGCTATTAAACCTTTAGTTGCATTAAGGAAGTTTTCCTTAAAAATAGTTGTTGCAGTTTGTCCTTGTTGACCAGTTGCATAATATCCAAGCAAATAATCAAATGATCCATTTGTCTCATCATAAGCATAAAGGCCAAGAACACCATCAACTTCCTTAGAATAAAACTTAATAAGATCGCGAGACTTATCAGCTGCAAATACCGATGCAATCTTAGAAAGATTTCCAAGAACCGCGGTATTAACTTCATAAGTCGAAGGCGATCCAATGTTACATACTCGAGTTAAGAAAGTTTCATCATCACATTTTTGGAAGAATTCACTGATTTGAGAATTCTTTACAGTCATTGTAAGAGATTTTGAATGGAATACTGTTGTTGTAGCTTGATATTCCTTAACAGCTTTTTGTTGTCCCCAATAAAGAACATTATTACAAATATCAAAGTTTACAACCATTTCATGTTCTGAACCATCAAACATTGATACAACATCAATAAATTTGCCAAGAACATTATAAATACCAACCTTAACACGGCCATCTGTTTCGGTGTCATGCTGTACCCAATCAAAATCTACGCCATTATCTTGAATATGACTAAGTTCAAAACCTGCATCTTCAAAAGAAATTTTTGCGTATTTTACTACAGACTTGTCTTGTGGAAAACTTTTTGCGATAAACTCATTTGACTCTAAATCAATCTCTACCAATAGCGAGCCATTAATATCTTTAAAACCCTTAAGCCAGGTAACAAAACCATTGGTAGATCCAATACTCTTTAGTTTTAATTCCATTTGTTAAAATGTTTTTACAATGTTAATAAAAATGTTAATTTAAACTCCTAAATATACATAAAGTATATTTTAATAATTATATGTTCTATTCTTATTTTGTTTATTTTAATATCATTTTAATAAGTGACATAATTCCTAAAATAATAAGCCCAATAAAAATACAAGCTAATACAATAGCAAGTCCACCCCAAAGAGGTGCAGTTACCCACCACCAACTCCAGGATATTATACCACATAATTTTAAAACAAGAAAAATTAAAAATAGAACAGTTGATAATCCTAAGCCACCAGTTGTGACTTCTGTTTTTCTATAAATTTCACCCATATTTTTAAAAAATTAAATTGTTAATAATGGTATAAATAAAAGACACACAAGTCCAAATGTTATACCAATAATCCATAATACTATACCAATCCATAATGGTGCGGTTACCCACCACCAAGACCAATTAATAGTATTTGTAAGTTTCAAAATAAGAAACACAATAAAAAGTGTAAATGCAAAACTCATAATATTAAAATTTTAAGAAAGTAAATAAACTAAAAATAATATTAAAAAGATAAAAATTATAATTATGAAAAACAAAGCCAAACCTCCCCAAAGAGGTGCAGTTACCCACCACCAAGACCATGAAATATATCCTGTCAATTTAAGTGTTACAAACACAGTAAATAAAATTGTAAGAAAATTTGTTTTGCCAGCTGCAAATACTTTAGCAACTTCTTTTAAATTAGAAATAATTTCATTTCTCTTTTCTTCGCCTATTCTCATAATTAATTAAATTTATAATTAAAAATTATAATAATGAAATTTTAAAAAGTTTATAAAAAATAGATAACCAAAATGATTATCTATATTTTTTATATTCTTGATATGCTTTATCTCGTTGTTCCTATGTTAAATATATTCCATTATTTTCTAAATAAAAATTATATATCATTGTAATGTAATTATATTTTTCTCTTATATGTTCTGTTGCAAATTTAAATTTTTTTAAATCATCAATAGTTAAATGCATATATTCACATAATTCTGGAACTATTAATTTGGCAATTGCCATTCCAGCTCTTTTGCAATGGTCTAATTCATATTCAATAAATTCTTCTTTTTCCATTTGTTTATATGCAAAAATATCACCTTGTTTATTACGTATATGTACAAATGTTTTATATAATTCTGGGTTATTCTCAAATAAAACATAATCAAAATCATGAGGTTTAAAATCATCATAATTGCTAAAAAATACTCTGCTTCCAACTAATATTTTCATATAATTATTTTTTGATTTTTTTAAATACACATAAACCTTGATACTAAACTGGAATTATATTAGTAAATGTGTTACCTCTATAATCATTAGTTCTTTTTGTTTCACAATCTACACTCATTTCATTATCATCATAGCTATAATCTGTATCATAACCATTTAATATTGCCACAAATTCAGGTGATGATGTTGTTAATGGAAGATTCAAATCTAATGTATTTGTTAATATTTTACATTCATAATTTAAATCAAAATTACTACTTTTTCCGCCCCATTCATATCTATCCCATACATAACATAACTAATTATCAAATCTTATAATTTGTCCTGAATATTGATAATATTCGTATTCTAATGGTACTAATTCAAGTGTAGCATTGTATATATATGGATCATAACCAGTTAATCTATAATCATATTCAGAATTTATTTTTCCTTGTGTATTATAATTTTCATCTTTTGGTATTTCATTCCAATAATCTATAAATATTTCTGTATTATGCATTAATGAAAATCTTTTAACTGAATCAACGCTATTTGGAATATATGACTATATACATGGTATTGATTCGCTATTATAATTTTTTACACCATTCTCATTATCTAACATTATATTTAATATACTAAATGACTAAATTGAATGTAATATTGTAAAATATAATGTATATGAGCCATTTAAGTCATCAGGTATTATAAATTTTATCTATACTGGTACTCCACCATTATAATCCATTATTGGAATTATATCTAAATATATACATTGTTTATTATCTATTTTCTTTATATCTTTAGTATCAAATGTAAATTTATATCGGCCATTTTCATTATATGTAAATGCAGTTTTGAGATATTTTGATTCATCTATTACAATGTTTCCATTATCTAAAAGTTTATATTCATTGCCCTCTTTAACATATGATACTTCTACACCAAAAACTTCATTTAATAGTTTTTCTTTATAATATGTTGGTGTATTAGTTCCAATTGGCTAATCACTAATAACATATTTATGTAATCTAAAATTTTTGTTTGGAAATCCAATACGTATTGGTCTATTAACATCAACATCAAACGTATATGATAAAGAATATATCTTTTTATTTGTATCACCTTCTCCAGATTTTTCAGGATTTAATTGTTTTGATGTTTCATAAACAGAACCATCAACCCAAATTTTTGCATATAATTCATTTATATTATTTGCTGTATTATACACTGATACATTTAATATATCACCTGCATGTATTTTATTAGCTGGTGTAATTTCAATAAATCCATCACTTTCTGACATTGCAACACCAAATGCAATACCATATGGGCTATTTTGATCTTTATCCTATTCACTATGAATCTAATAGCTTCCAATAACATCATCTAATGTTTTAGATGATGATGCAGTTCCTTGTGCAAGAACATGTCCATGCACATCAACATTTAATGAAACATCTACAGATAAACTTTTATTATATAAACATTCTGTACAATCTACATATATTGAGCTATTTTCAACATTTATACTTTGTATGTTAAAATCAGATTTTGTAATTAATGCAGGTAAATCTAAAATATTATACGCTGGCAAATATGCATCATATGTATCTGCACTTATTTGGCCATTAATTACATCTGATAATTTCATTAATATTTGATCATTATTTCCAGTATATATTTTTCCAAATACTGTATCTTTTCTATTTGCTAAATATGTTAATGCATCACTACCTTTATCGCTTTGATAAATTGATAAAATATACTAATTTGCCTAATCGTCATAAATAATGCTATATTTTAATTTGTCACATAAATATTTAAAATATGTAACAGTATCATCAGATGTTAAAACTGTTGAGAAATTATCATATTCTTTATCAACATTATTATCTGCATTAACTTTTAAATCACCATTAATAACTACTGGCTTATTTGAATCTACATAAAATGCATTATCAGTTGTTTTATATGTCAATGTTAATTGCCCATCTTCAATATCAACATTATCAACGCATTGCATTCTAATCATATCAATATTATCATTTTCATTAATAACATTTGAAACAATATTTAATGCTGCATTTTTATCTATATATGATTCATATGTTGCAGGATCATCTGTATTAATACCAGATAAAATATCAAATCCTTTATCATATGTAGTATTTAATGCTAATCTATTATTTGTTATAAATCTAAAGAAATCTGAACTCTATTTAGCATTAAGTTTACCAACAATTTTAAAATAACTTGTATAATTATTTGTATTACCGCTAGAATAAGATATATTTATTAATTCTAAAATACGACCAGTTTTATCAAAAAATAAATCACGTACTTTATATGGGCGTGTTGTTTTAATATTTAATCCAACTAATGGTAATATATTTGACATAATTTTAGACAACATTTCATTTAAGTCTGAAGTTGAGTCTATAATGTCATAATCTGTAAAATATATATTATTACCATCTTCACCAGTCTATCCAGTTTTACCATCAATACCATATGTGGCAATGCCTGGTGCATAATCATAATTATTATATTTTTGACTTAAAATCTATTCTTTACTTGTAGACATAATTAAATTTTATTAATTTTTACTGTTGGATAAAATATATAATTTTCATAATTTGACACTGTTATTGTCAAAATTACTTCATTATTAATATCTTTAAATTCTGTTTTATAATTTTGGTCAATTTCAAAATTTTGTAATTCAGGCTCATCATATATAAAATGTTCTTTAGCTATTTTATTTCTAATAAGCTCATCATATTTTTTATAAAGAGTAACATCAAAATTACCTTTAAAATTATACAAATTATACAATACATTATTTATATAGTTATTTATATAGATTTTTGAATTGGTATAATTTTTAATATTTTTCCAGTTATCAATAAAATTCTATTGATTCATTAAATAATCATAAAATGTTTTCGTTAAATTAAGCTAAATCTCTAATACCTTCTTCTATTTACTTCTTTCATTTTGTTTAGAAATATTATATTTGGCATTATTAATGTTTTTATTATAATCCCATTTAGTTAATAATACTCCATTATTATGAAGATTTAATACTTTTGAACCAAAGAACATTTTATCATCAACACCTAATGAGTATCCTTGTAAATATTCATATGTTTCTTCTGCTGTATATTGTCTATACACATTATTATCCCAGTTTGTTGAGAATGGACTTCTATAATTCTCAACAAAATAATTATATACATATGTTGGGTTTAATTTACTAAATGTTCCTATTGCTTTACTATATGATTGTGAACTAAATGTTCCAATTGTTTTTTCATATGAATTTGCTAATACTTTATTACTATAATAATTCATTATTGAACTAATAGATGATATTTGGGTATTTCCATATAATGTATCAATACCAATTCTATCTGAAATATTATCATTTAATTCAAAATTGAAAATATTTACAAAATTTGGATTAAATAAACCATTATTAAATTTAACTTTATTTGGTAATAATAATTCTATTGTTAATGGCTTATAATTTTCATTAATTTTAATTGGCTAAATATTTTCTTCTACATCACTTTCAATAATATACATATTAAAATCACTTTTAAATGAATCAATATATGCATTTAACTTATCATTATATGTTGTTGATATTAATTCATCCATTGGAGTATCATTTCTTTTAATAACATAACCATTTTTCTATCTAAAGTCTGCATCAATATTTTCATAATATGTTCCTAATAAAGTTATATCATTTTCTATAGATGAGTCTTTTGCCATATTAAAATTATTATATGCATATACATCATAATTATCATATGTTTTAAAGTTAGAGTCAATTGTAAAATACGCATATCGTGGTTCTTCACCAAAATTTGTATATTCACTATCATAAATATTTAAGTCTATTTCAATAAATGATTTTAAATTTTCTAAATCATTCATTACATATGAAATTGATTTGTTTGCATATATTTTATTATTTAAATATCCAGTATTTTTTAATTCATATGCATATGGAGATTTAAACCAATCATAATCAATATCCTAAATAATATTATCTTTATATGTTTTAATATTTGAATTTCCATAATAATATGTAGATTTATATGTGTGATTAATTATTAATATAAACTCTTCACGTTTAGATATAATAATTTCATTATAATCAGTGTTATTATAGTCATTTATAATAAACACTTCATAGTTATCAAACTCATTAAGTTTAATTTCATTTGCATATTCATTAGATGTCAATTTAAATATAAACTTAATTCCATAAAATATAAATTCAAGTGTTTGCACATACGGGTTATAATATCCAATAGCAGTTTGAATTTTTGAATTTGAACAAAGATATTTTTTAATTGTACCAGTTTTTAACAAATAATCATATATTGTTGTTTCTTCGCCATTTACATTAATTATATCATCTAATGAATCAACTATATATTGTCCGCCCTGTTGTGGTGTATATTTGCATTCAATAAAGTTTCCAACAATATCATAATCATTAATTAATGTATTAACATCCAATAATGATAATGTATCAAAATAATATCCATTTGATTTCCATTGGCAATTAATATGTGGAACTAATGGAATTGTTAAATCAGATTTATCTGTATGAATTGGATCTGTATAATAATTATCCTCATTTAAAACTGGATATGTAACATCATAATTATATAAATCCATTGAATTTGTTGATACCAACATAATTATTGTATCTTCACTAAATTCAATATAGTCTGTTGTTAAATTAATTGATTCAATCTATCCTGCATTATCAGCGTTTGTATACACTATCTTATCATTTAATATTGTAAAACTATTTAATGCAGCTGATGGGATTCCATAAATTGAGCCACTAATTATAGAATATGTTATAAATTTTCTAATTCTAGAATCACTATTGTCAAGCTTAACTATTTCACCAGCTTTAAATGAAGATGATGCTTCTGTATGATGTTCTTCTATAACTTCATTATTTACATAAACATCAATATCTTTAACATCATTTATACCCATTAAAGCAACATTTAATTCCAATGGTGAACATATATTAATTGCATCATTAACTTTTTCAATTTCATATGGTGAACATATAATTGATTTGTCTACATGATATGGTGATATGATTGAAATAAACTCAGCAGCATTTAATGAAAACCTACTTACATATTGTCTATAAAATTCTAAATCACCATTATTATTACTAAATTTAACCATTGGATAATATCCATTAACTGTGTATATTAGTGGATATGCAATCATATGTGTTTCATCATATAAATCCTTTTCAATTTCATAAATATACTTATCTTTAAAATCATCAACATTTATAAATTTAGTAATATTGGCATATCTTTCAAGTGTTTCTTCTAAGCCATTATTTGCATAACCAATATAATGAATATCATAAAATATGTTATTATACTCAATATATTCACATTTTTGAATATTATTATAATTATAATATCTTAATGTGTCATATACTTCAATGTTATTAAGATCTATTTCTCCACTATATGAATCTCTTTCTTCAACAAATTCATTTGACATAATATGTTGGAAATAAACATCTTTAACACTTGATATAATTGATATAGATTCTTCCCCATCTGAACCAACTTTAAGAACATTATCAAATTTTTTAATTGCACTTCCAATTCTTAATATTTGATCTTTTAATGAAGCTGATTCATTTTCGTTATCTAAATCCTATGTATAAAATGCAACTCTATAAATTTCAGTTTGCTCTTCTTTTTCAATTGGGCTTAATCGTGTTGGAATATTAGTCTATACATATGGGCTAATATAATTATCCATATCTTTTAATCTATGGTCATTTGATGCAATAATTTCAAATACTACGCATTTAGATTTATCATTATCATATTCATATTTTGGAATAATGAATTTAAAATGCTCACCATATTTTATCTATTGTGTGAAATCCATAGATAAAAATGCTTTTTCATCTTCTGCTAATTTAAATTTATCACCATCTAATTGCACAATATTTTCATTTGGTTTATTAACAGCTTCATTTTTAGTGAAAATATTTAAATCATCTAATGACTATAAATTTGCTACTGCATTTTTTGTTGATGCAAAGAAAATTCTATCAGTAAATTCTGTGTCTTCAATTACATCTATTGGAGTTGTGTTAATATCAATTAAATTACTTGATGTATCAAAATATTTTAAATTATAATTATTTGCGTTATTTTCATCTTTAATGACCTAATTAAATGTAATAAAATCATTTTCAGTTAAATATAAACCAAAGTAGTTATGCATTGAGAAATCATCCACTTCTTTATCATTAAACATATATTCAAGATTAATGATATTTGGAAATAATAAATTATTTCTTGAAAAACCATTAACCAAGAACATATCAAAATTTTCTTGTGGAGCACTTCCTTCAAGAGTTTGTGTGGCAAAATATGTTGTTTCATTTCTATCAGTCAAAATTCCTTTATCATATGCCAAGCCTTTCCATGTATTTTGACCTTGACGATGATCAACTGAATTTTTATCATTATCCTATTCAATAAATTGTAATGCGCAAGTACCAGCCAAATATTTGATAATCATTTCTTGATATGTATTCAAATATTTGCCAATTGTCGTTGAACGTCTTAAATCAAATATTTTAATGCATTTAGCATCATTTAATAATTGTTTAAATACATCTGAATTTGTAATAGTATTATCATCTGTTTCTAATCTTTCTGAACGCCAAATTGCAAAATAATCTGGAAGATGTTTACCAATATATAAAGGTGCAAGAATTTTCATATTTTCAGAATATAACTTATCTGAATTATATTCTGCACCATATTCATAAATATTTCTAATTTGATCATCCATCTTATGATAGCTAATATGTGGATTATAACTATCAGGATAAATGCCATACATCTCAGTCGCAGGTAGAAATTTAAATATTCTATAAACATCATATGGATAATTGCCATCGGCAGAAATAGCCTAATGACGGTATTCTTGTTTGTTTAAAACTGAGTTACTTGAAATTTTAAATGTATCTAAATATAAATTATAATCTTCATCGACAACAAGCTTTACATTACCTGTAAGTTTTGGATTTGTTCGAAGTAGCATAAATGATTCCATATTAGATGCAATCATCTATGATGATTTATCATATACTTTATACTAATTGATTGTGTTTTTTGTAATATATAAAGGTATTATATATGTCTCAACATCATCTATAAAAATATGTAAATTAAACATATTATAATCTTTATTGCCAAATCCATAATTAGAATCAACAGATATTGTTAATATGTATGAATCTAAATTGCTATATTTAGCAATTATAAATTCTGAATCTTTTAATAATTTACCATTTATTCTAATATAAGTTAAACGGCTATCATAATAACTACCAGTACTAGTAGGGTCAATAATTTTTATTTTAAGATTTAATAAATTTGTAGGAATATCAATAATATCTTCTAATTTAACAATTAATTCTTTATTGTCATTTGATACTTTTAATATGCCATTGATATTTTCAACCATATATTACTATAAAAACATATTTTATTATTTATTATAATAATAGGTATAGTGCCAGTTTTTATGATGGCCATCTTTTTTACAAAATAAATAATAAAAAATTATTATCCTTTATATGGCAGGAAATAGTTCAACATTTTAGTTAAGATAGCAAATGAATGAATCTAATCTTAAACAATGGCAAAATTGGTCAGTTGACATTAATTATGTTGTTAGTCAATTTAATGATGTAGTTCAAAATTTAACAGATAAATTGGAATTAGCCGAAACAACGGCCAATGCGTTATAGATAAAATTAAACAAACTTATAGAAAAATCAGGTGTAACAGATATAAGATATGTTAAACTTTAGAGCGATACTATTAGCATAAATTCTATGAAGAATGTTGCATATACAAAGCCATGTGGTATATTCTCAATGAATGATGGAAATCCACATATGATTAGTATATTCTCTACAAGAACGATAGATGGATTATATGTTAATGATAGTAAAGTTTATACAGCAACACTTGGTGAATATTATAAACCATTCTTAAAAGTTGCAGGTTCTGATGCTGGAACAATTGTTACAATTAAAACAGATAATATGACAAAACTTGGTGATGATATTGAATTATATTTTAGTATTGATCCATCATTATATAATGGTTCTGTCGGAGAAGGATATAAAAATGTTACAAATGATGAAATTGCAAGATTAATTATTAAACCAATATATTCATAGGTTGTAACAAAACAAATTATATCTGTTAATAATTCTGCATTATCAAAAGCATTAGTTAATACAACAGCAATGTCAACTGATGCAATTCCTATAAGTAAATATGGCGCATCAGTTGGTGTTTATTCAACAACAAAAACTATTGCACAACTTGCAAAAAATAAACGTATTTAATAATTTATGAAAGAGGAAACTAAAGAAAAACTAAGTAAAATTAGTGTTAAAGATTGGGTTATCATAGCATTAATTATTATAATAATTTTATTAACATTTGGATTGGCATTGTATTGTCATAAATATTATGATGCAGAAAGATAGGTTGTTATTTGGAATGATTCAACATATATTTATAAAAATATGTATGGCGAAGAATATGCTGCCAAAAATACTTATATTTTAGAAGCAGAATAGTTAAAGAAATATAATGAAGAATTATATGCTGAATATAAATCATTAAAAGACCATCCAATAGTTATTACTAAAACTAAAGTAGTAACTAAAATTGATAGTGTTGAAACGGTTCCATATGATATTCAATTTGAAGATTCATTAGTTAAATGGAGCTGGGCAGCATAGGATAAAGATTATTACAAAATTAATGGGCATTCAAGTGTTGATTTAACTGATACTAATTCACCATCAACTATGATAGATAGCATGGAAATGGATGCTAAGCTTACATTAAATGTAATTGATAATGGAGAACAATTGGCAGTTGTGGCAAAAACAGACAATCCATATATGAAATTAGATTCAATGCAAAGTGTAGTTATTGATCCAGCCGAAAGTCCAACAATGAAAAGATATTTTAAACCAAAACGCTGGGGATTAAGTGTTTATCTTGGATTAGGTGTTAACTGTGGGTATGATCCAATTAATAAAGGTGTTGGATTAAATATTGGCCCATCTGCCGGTATTGCTGTAACATATGATTTGATATAGTGGTAATAAAATAAATATTAAAATTAAAAAATTTGAAAATATGAAAGATACTAAAAAACTTTATGAACATATAATGGCTTCTGTTGCTAAAGAAGTCAAAAAAGCATTGAATGAAAATAAAGAGGATTATTCAATAGCTAGAAATATATATGATATGGTTACAAAGGCTGATAGTGGTAATTCAATGTTTTTAGATGTTGCATTACGTCAAGAATCAGGTTGGTCAACATATACTTTATTTTCAAAAAATGTAATTGGACAAAGTAGAGATAGTGCTGAAATACTAAATTTTTCAAATGAATGCTTTGATGGTGATATTATAACTGATTCAAATGCTGCTATTATTAGAAAACTTACAGAAATGGAAGAAGATAAAAGTTGTAAAGGATATATTGTATTTGAAGAAGAACCGTATCTAAGAGGAAAAAAGACACCTGTATATAAATTTGTTATTAAGCTAACAGAAACTGGTGCAAACTTAGCTAATGATATAACTAATAAACGTGATGCAAGGCGAAATAGCAAATATGATAATATAGACTAGTTAGAAAAGAAATTAACAGATCTTAATGTTTCTGGCAGAATGTCTAAATTCTTGTCTAAGAAATATGGTATTTCAAATTATGCAATTGAAGATATTAAATTTATGTGTAAAGATTTTGCGCATATGTTATTAAGTTATGTTGAGCGTGATAATATGGATTATGGAGATTTTGAAGATGATGATTGGGATGTAACCAAATATCCAAAGCATAAAGGATATGGACCTATGGGATTTGGCAGACATAGTCTTGTAGATAATAAAAAGGCAAGAGACATTAGCAAAAGAATAGAAACAACAGTATTTGAAATTTTAGAAGACATAAAAAAGAATGATAAATGATATGAAAAATACTAAAAAACTTTATGAACACATAATGACTTCCGTAGCAAAAGAAGTCAAAAAAGCAATTAATGAGGGCGAAGATTATAATGAAGAAATAGATATTCAAGGTGATACCGAACGTTGGTGTGATGTAATTGATGAATATTTATGGGATCAAATTGGTGGATCAGCAGATGCAAATACAGTATTAGCGTTATTTTCAACATTAGTTTATCTTGATCAATTAGATGATGAAGAAGTTAAAGATATTGCAGAAGCAATAATGGAACAAATTGACAATGATGAAGAATTTGATAATCCACCAGTAGATGAAGTATTCTTTGAAGCTGTAGCTGAAAAAATCAAAGACAGTGCGGAAGATTGGTGTGCAGATGTAGTAAGAGATTGGAAATTAAATCAATAATAGATATGAATAAGAAACAATTATATGAGAACATTATGAAAAATGTTCAAAACGAACTTAATAAAGTTCTTAATGAAGAAAAAGAATTGTCTCCATCTGAAAAAATGGATGCTTGGCATAATGGTGAACGTGATGAAAACATCAAAGCATGTGGAGCAGATAAACTTAAAAAATATAAAGCTATTTGTCAAGCTAAAGGATATGATGCAGAAGTTGCTGCACTTCAAGCAGAAATTGATAAACGTGGTTTAAAGGAATCTGCAATTTTTGAAAATGAAGAACCAGATATTAGAGAAAAATATGGTGATGAATTTGCAGATTTAATAGGAGATATAGATGATGGCGCTAGAGAAATTAATACAGAAAAAGATTCTGAAATTTTATTTAGCGCATTGGTTCCAGGATCTGGTAATGCTGATAATTTAGGTGGTGAATTATTAAGAGCTGCTGAACGTATTGCATATCGTTATTATAATGATGGCGATAAAGCAGGCGAAGGTTATGGCAGAGAAACAGTTAATCCTGCAGTTAGATTTATGTATGCAAATGTTACTCCTACTACAATGGATAATCCATTATGGAGAACAGTTAAAAAATTCTTCAAATTTATTGAATATGGAAATTCAATAATGGATACTGAATATGAACAATTAACCATGATTCTTTTACGTCAAACAGTTCTTTATATTATTCAAAATAGATTATGGAATGTTCCTAATAAAGAAGATATGTGGGATTATAAAAATGCTGAAGAAGATGTTGATAGAGATGAATGGGATGAAGAAGATTGGTAATTTTATTTTAAACAAAAATTAAAGGAGAAACTTAAATGTTTCTCCTTTTTCTTTTATGCTTCAAGAACTTCAATATCTAAATTATATTTCTCAAACCACTCTAAAGCTTGAATAAATGCATCAAATATATTTTGATTACCAAGCATAAATGACCACATATTTACAACTTTGCCTTCGCGTTCAGTTTCTAAAGATGAATATACAATATCAAATTTGGTCACTTTAAAATATCCTGTCATATCGCGATATCTAATTTTGGTCGGTAACATATTAAATACATCACCCAATGTGTATTCATCATTATCTACTTTTAGAATTCTATTAATTTTTTCTACTTGCTCTGGAAGAGCTGTTTCAATCATTCTTTTCATAATTTATTAATTTGCAAAGTTATTAAAATAGTTTTTAACTAAGATAACAGGCGTTCCTTTATCTCCAGAACCAGATGTTAAATCCATAAGACTACCAAGTAAATCAACATATCTACGAGGTGTTGTACCTTGTGATGCCATATTGCCTACAAGATTTGCATCTTTATTTTTAATTTCAGCTTTAATAGCATCTGTTAATTCTTCGCCATTTAAATCTTTAAATTTATCATCAGCGAATGTCTTAATCTTAATTTCATTTGGTGTTCCTTCCAAACCTTTAGTATATGCTGGAGAAACAACTGGGTCAGCCCATTCCCAAATGCCACCTACTGGGTCTTTAAAGCATCCATCACCATAAACCATTACTTCTACATGTTTTCCAATTCTATCAAAAATCTCTTTTTGAATATCTTCAACAAGTTTTTGTGCTTCAATTGGTAATGGGAATAATTTAATCTTTTCTTCAGTTGCTTTATTAGAACCAAGCAAACCATATTCATTATTCCAACCACTGAAAAGAATTGGTGACTTCATAAAATCTTTAAGTGTTAATTGATCACCTTTTTCTGGGTGGCAACGGCAATCAATAAATGTTTCTCCAAATTCTACACCCATCCATTTTGTTCCAAGTAAATAATATTGTGGTCTTTGGTATTGATAATTCATTTGATTCTTATGCATTTCAAATTTACAATTCTCACTTTCACAAAGTTCACGATAATATTCTTTAATATCTACGCCTGTAAATTGGTTAATGCCCTCATTAGGATTTCCTTGTTCATCGTATTTACCATCATACACAATTGTAATAGAATCAGCATAACGTGCAAATGCTTTAAGAATCATTGAGAAACGATTACGTGACATAATAGGAGAATAAAGAACCAAATTTTTTGAAATTTGTCTATCACCAAATTCTTTATAATGTGACATATAATACACAATTTCATCAATTGTTACATAATTGCCTTGAGCACGTGCAACAATAGATTCTGTAATTCCAATTACATCTTTATCATGAATATCAAATACTTTATTTTCAAATGGCTCTGGAATGCCATCTACATATGTAGTCATAGCCTCAAGAACAGTGTCAGAAACGATTTTAACAAGGTCATCACCTTGACGAATAATAGGTAACTTAATACCAATACTTTGTACACCTTTAAAATTATTCATATATAATTTTTTATTATTTTTTTACAATTTGTACATGATCATTTAATGGGTTAACATATACTTCTGGAATATAATCATAGTATTCATCATCCCCATATCCATAATTTGCTTCACGAATAATAATGGGAAGATGTTGAGGAACATTTTTTAGCTCATTAATAAATTCTGCTACAGTTTTAACTTTATTTTCTGCTTTACTCTTCATTTATTTTATTAATCATTTTTGGTTTCTTTGTAAATACTGCAGGTAATGTACCAAACTTATTTACAATATTCATGATAGCTGATAATTCATCATATGAAAGCATAAAATCACGATTAGTTTCATCATGATCACTTGCATAATGAATTGAAATATCAATGCCTTCTCCATTTGTCCATTCAGTTACTTCAAGCCAATCACCTTCATGACCAAATATAGAAAATTTACCAAGATCTACATTAGCGGCTTTTCTCATATTAACATCAGAAATAAGATTTCTTTGTTCAATACAATATTCACATGTTCCTGGTTCTTCTTTACTTTCTTCAATTTCATCAAAAGATGTTCCACATAATTTACATTTTTTAACTTCTTTTGGCCCAATGCCTTCTGCCATTTTTGCCAATTCCATAAATTCATAATAAAATGATTCATCATTAGGAACAGCTTTCGTTAATTGATAATCAAAATATATTTCTGTTTTACCATTTGGGAACCCAACTTCATATCGATATTTTTTATTATCTAATATTTTAGTAATTATTCCAAGATTTGGCACTTCTTTACTCATAATAACTTTTACAATATCGCCAATACAAAATAAAGGTGTATCAATACTTGGAAATTTAATAGCATTATTATTAAGTTTTTCTTCCTCTTTATTAAAATTTGGAATATATCCATAAGGCCCACACACAGTATCTTCTTTTTTGTAATGTTCTGCTAATGCATGAAGATCTGCAAATAATAATTCATAACTCCAAAAACAATGTGTTTCATATTTATTATTATCAAATATTACACAATATCTCTTACGCGAGTCATGAGTAAATGAATGAGTTATTATGCCAGGTTTTCCGGCATAATAACCTTTTTTTGGTGTTACTTTATCACCTATTTTAAATTTTTGTTTAGCCATAATTACTTACTAAGTCTTTCAATTTCTTCTTCACAAAAATGAATATTATCAAGTTGACTTTTACGTTCATCACATGCTTCTTTAAGAAATGTTTCCCAATGTTTAGAAACTTCTGAACGATTTAAAAATCTATGATAAACCTGATATTCATTGCCTTCAATAATTGCACGAAGTTGTTCAATAACTGCATCCGTATTTCTTAAATCACGTTTGCGTTGAACAATTTCACAACGATAAGCTGCAATTTCTTTACCACGTTCTACATCAAATGTATCATGAGGACCGCATTTTGAATAGCCATAAATTTTTTCGCCTTTAGATACAATCATGCATGTTACTGACTTTTTCTTTTCGTTTACAGTATATACTGCACCATTAATTTCCTTTCTTGTTGTTTTTTCTTTACGTTCCATAAATTAATTGTTGTTAATTTTTGTTTAATTGTTTGTTTAATTTAATTATTTCCTCAATTAATGTTTCTCTTGGAAATAACTGTGTACTTATATTGTTTAGCCAATATCCTTGGTCAGATTCTAAATATACTACTTGACGATATGCATTATAATCACCAATTTGCCATTCATGTGTATCTAATGCATTAATAATTCTCTCTTTATCTTTATTATCAATATTATTTTGTTGTTCAATATGTTCTCTTAAAAAACCAAGTTTCATAATTATAAATTTTCAAATTCTTTTTCTAGTTGTGTTTTTTGATCTTTGTGAAATTTTAATGCAACTTGTAATGCTTCTATTGGAAGCTCCAAATTTGATATTTGAACATTAGCTTTATTATCCATAACAGAAATATGAGTTGTATGTCCAACAATTTCAGAACACCCCTCATATTTTTCGCTTTTTTTAATTACATCATTATTTATGGTAATGTTGTTTTTCTCCCAATAATCAATTATTTTTTCTAAAACATTAATATTTGCATTGCAATGATTAATGCCAGCTTTAATACTTTGTGCTTTTTCAAATTTGTCTTCTTTCATATTATTTAAAATTTTAATTTTCTTCAATAAATAGCTCTACCAAATCATGAGAGTTTGGCCCAAATATAATCATTCTAAGATTTTCCTGATGAAAATATGGAATATACCCGCCAACATATGTAAGATTCATTCCTTTATATTTTATATTATGATATTCATGCTTATCAGTAACAAGCACATATGCACTATCATCTAATAAAAGTTTTAACATTTCTTTATTAATGATAGCAAAATATTTACAATCTTCTACTCTCATAATTTCATTTCCCTTTCTAAATCTCTTTTCTTTATTGTTTCTCGCTTATCATAATTATGCTTACCCTTGCATAATGCAATTTTAAACTTTATATAACCTGGGTCATTAACAATAATAGCAATAGGAATAATAGTATATCCATTTTGTTCAGAATCTTTTTTAAGTTTCTTTAATTCTTTTTTAGTTAACAAAAGTTTTCTATCTATATTCTCCTCACGTGTATATACAATATTATTATATTTGTATATGTAACAATTTTTAAGAATAAGTTCACCACTTTTATTAAAAATACAATATGATTCAGATAGATCAACCCATGTGGCTCTGATAGATTTAACTTCAGAACCAATTAGTGAAATGCCAGCTGTATATTCATTTATAAAATAATAATTATGCTTAGCCTTTCTATTCTCAATATATCTAAATTTTGTATCTTTCATTCTAATTATTATAGACAGATAAATACAAAAGTTTTGAGATTTATATGAAAATAAATATAAAAATAAAATTATAAATACATTTTTATGGCAATTAATAAAAATATAATTAAAAATAAACCTGTTAATTTATGTGGTGTTCCTGAACCAAATCCAGATTATAGTTCAGCACCAATACCAATGCATTGCGAACAATGTCCAAAACCAATAGTCTATAATTCATTTGAAGAAGCAATGGCTGCATGCGAATTGTTTTTCTTAAAACCTGGAAAAACTCATACAGAATACTATAAAGATGATAATGAAATACATTGTGTAATAGCAATTGGAAATATATATCAAAATAGAAGACATTTATATTTGTCTGATACTGGAAATAAATCGGCTATTGAACAATTTGAAGAATTGTTCAATACAAATGAAATTCAAGACGTTTCTATTAATTTATTATTTCAATATATAAATGCTGAACCAATTTCAGATGCTTCTATAGAATCTTTGTTTCATAATGATATATACACTATTAATTTATGTTGTTATACAAAAGGCGGATGTGTGCAAATTGAAGATGTTTATGATGAAACAAGAGTAGCAGAATGCACACCACATAATGAATATAAAACATATGTTGTTGGTGATGAAGCGATTTTAACTGCAATTCCAAATAGAGGATATAAATTAAATTATTGGCTTTTAGATGCAAATTATGATGAACCAATTTATAATACATTTGTTAATTATGTATTTAATGAAGAAAGAGGAGATATTAACGTAATCGGAACATTAAATGATGGTATGGAATAGGCACCAATTAAAAATGGTTATACTGCAATATTTAGCAAATTAATGGAATTAAAATTTGATACATCTGTTTTGAATGCCGATATTGCAGATAGTTTTGATGATGAACTAAACATTTCTGGTGATATTTATGAAATCTTTGATGGAGTTGCATATATTGATAAAGGACAAAATGCAACAATATTAGCAGAACCTGCAAATAAACATCATTTTATATACTTTGTAGTAGATTCTTCTATTATATCTGAAATTAATCCATACACTATTGAAAATTTCACAGAAAATCATACTATTACTGGATATTTTGAAGAAGAACGATATAAATTCTTTGCTGAACCAAATATTGCAGAATATGGAAATATAGAAGTTACATATACATTAGATGGCAGACCATATGCTCCAAAAGCAAATACTGTTATTACTGGTGTGAATGCTAAATTAAATGCCAGTCCAAAAGAAAAATATAAATTCAATTGTTGGCGATATGGTGTTGAAGAGGAACATGTTGGTGAAATTTATTCATTAGATCAACAAATCGATGTTCTTATTGATGAAAACAGTGTCAAATATTTAGTTGCAGAATTTGAAAGAATTCAAGAATATATTTTTGAATTAAATGTTCCTAATGTAGATGAAGGTATTGTTACTGATAATGAGTATAATTTGAATAATGGAAGTATTATTGGCAATGATAATTTTGGCGGTATTGCATTTGATTCAAACACTCCGACTGACTTTAGCACAAATTATATTGAAGCTATTCCAACTGAGACAATTGTTGCAGGTTGTATATTAGAAATCAAAGGATGGATAAAATCTGGAGGTTCTGATCCACTTACTAAAAAATTAAAATTCAAATCAATTAATGGAACATATAAGGATGATATGATATTTGAACATCATAGAAATACTGATGATGTTACAGAAGAAGAAATTGCTACATATACATATGTGTTCGACGAAGATATTGAAGGATCCTTATTTATTGGTGTAGACGTAAATACAATAAGATTGCATAGTATCAAAATATCAAAATAACTAAAATGAATGAATAATAAATTTATGGAAAACAATAAAACAATTTTTGATTGGGAAAATACTGAATTATATACAAAAGAATTCAAAGAGTGGATTTGGAAACTCTTTAGAAAAGTTCATGCAAGAATTGGACACGTTGAAGAAAAATTAGCATTATTAGAACCAATAAAAATTAATGGTGAAGAACCAGTTGGTGAACGTTCAAATAATGAATTTGTTTCTGTTAGTGTAACAAAAGAAATGGAAAATGTAAATCTTAAATCTGAAGTTCAGCTTGCAGAGAAAGTTGAAGATGCATCTCTTCCAGATGGTTATATTCATGCAGAATCAACAGGATTAGCCAGTGATGGATATGTTAAAGATTACATTGAGGCTGTTTTCAAATGGGAAATAGTAAATGTCTAAAAATAATTTTGAAATATGAAAGAAAATATAAAATATTTCGAAACACTATAGGAAACTAATGGGTATTTAATTAAAGATATTCCATTCACTAGTTATATTAAAGAAAAAGGATAGGTTTTATTTAATAATACACCGAATAAAATGTTAGTTATTTAGAATGGATAGGTTATTGTTCATGAGGTTGTTAATATAGTGTTTAATACTTTAGCTGAAGCTAATGGATATATTATTGAAACTATTCCATTTAGTTGTTATATTAAAGAGAATTAGCAGTTATTAGAATGCAATTAGGAGAATTGCAAAATAGTTGTTGAGAATGGAGTTGCTATTATTAAAGAAATGAATGATATAATTAGATATACGGCAACAAGTAAAGTTGAACCGTATCAATCAAGTTCTTTACCTGCTATTATTTCTAATGATTTTGATCCAAATACCGGAAAAGGTGTTATTAAATTTGCAACTGATATTGAAAGCATTGGAACTAGTGCATTCAATCAATGCACTAGTTTGACTTCTGTAACGATTCCCAATAGCGTCACCAGAATTGGAAACTATGCTTTCTATGGTTGCAGCGGTTTGACTTCTGTTACGATTCCCAATAGCATTACAAGCATTGGTTATAATGCTTTCTATGGCACCGGTTTGACCTCTCCTGTTTATAATGCACATCTCTTTGCGTATATGCTACCCTCTTATTCCGGAGAATATACCATACCGGATGGAATAGAAATCATTTCCAGTACTGCTTTCTATAGCTGCAGCAATTTGACTTCTGTAACGATTCCTAATAGCGTCACAAGCATTGGAGAATTGGCTTTCCAGTATTGCAGTGGTTTGACTTCTGTAACGATTCCTAATAGCGTCACCAGCATTGGAGAATTGGCTTTCTTTGGTTGCAGTGGTTTAATATCTATCTCATATACCGGAACAATATCTCAATATAATTCTATAACTAAAGGGAGTTATTGGCATAATAATGTTCCAGCAACAGTAGTTCATTGTACAGATGGCAATACGCCAATCTAATATTATAAAGTCTATTCAGATTGGTTTCTGAATAGATTACTAAAAATAATAAAAATAAAATTTTTTAATAAAAAATTATGAATTATAAACAGTTTATTAGATCAAATTCACTAGCTGCTTTGTTTATAGAACCTGAAGCGGGTTGGGAAGCAGTTGCAGATGGTGATATTAAACAACTAGAACTTATCCCAGATAGTTCTATTGCTAGTGAGTTTTCAATCATATTTGTTAATGATGCATCATATGGTAATTATATATGGACCGGTGGATATATTTATAATACTGCAAATGGAAGTGGTGGAAGTAGTGAAGGACATATTTATAATAAAGAAAAAGATTCATTGGCAGAAGGGACTAATGGTAGTATTGGAGAATTAAATATTGCATCTGGAATTAGAAGTCATGCTGAAGGAAGAGGAACTGTTGCATCTGGAAATTATTCATAGTCTATTGGTGAATATACTACTGCTTCTGGATGGGCATCACATGCAGAAGGATATGAATCTGATGCAACCAATGATTATGCACACGCAGAAGGATATTATACTAATGCATCTGGTTAGGCATCGCATGCAGAAGGAAATACGACAACTGCATTAGGTCAATCATCACATGCAGAAGGAATTGGTGGTAATGTTACATTATTTTAGGTATATTGGAAACCAGAATTTGGTAATACTAGATTATATTATGATAGTATTAGATCAGACAGGTCTGCATCAGACTCAGCTTATAATTTCTTAGCTGGTTCAGATTTTCAATCTGATGCTTGGATTGGTAATTCAGCTTCAGATATTACTGAAAAATATAGAATAGAAAAAACTAATAAATTTGCTGGATGGATTGGAAGAACATTATACAATGCAGACGGTTCAGTTTTAGGTGTAATTACAAGATTCCCTGATAAGTCTCAAGGCAAAAGTGGTAGTTGGTTTGAAATAGATAGAGCTGCACAAATACCTTCAGGCACATGGGTTTCTGCTTATATAAAAACTGGTGCAGCTGGTGAATCTTCTCACTCAGAAGGATATTTATCAGATGCTGCTGGCAAATATAGCCATGCTGAAGGTGAAAGAACTCGTGTTACTGGAACAGCAGCCCATGGTGAAGGAACAAAAACTCAAGCATATGGCGCATATTCTCATGCAGAAGGTGAACAGACACAAGCACTTGCATTTGGATCACACTCTGAAGGAAAATATACACATGCAGAAGGTGAATATACACATGTTGAAGGATATGATACTAAAGCATCAGGTTTATATGCACATACTGAAGGCATTCATTCATCTGCACAAGGCGAAGGCTCGCATGCAGAAGGATATAATTGTACTACAGATGGAAATACTTCATATAAAGAAACTAAACATAAAGTAATTTTAGATTCAATAAGTGATCAAGCAATAACACTTAGATATGTTGACGAAGATGATTATGATAATTTCGTAATTTATTTTGATACTTTAAGAACTATATAGTTAATAAATCCAAATAATAGACGAGAAAAAATTTATTTAATAAATTGTGTAGTAGATTATACAGGTGATGATTATATCTATTTAAAATTAAATTCTGATATTAAACAAGGTGCTTCAGTTATTGATTATGATCGTGGATATACAATAGGCGCAACATATGATGTTCTTAAAGAGGTTACAACAGTTGCTGCACATGCAGAAGGTAAAGATACAGAAGCAGCTCAAACTGCATCACACTCTGAAGGTATAAATACAAGAGCTGATGGAGATGCTGCACATGCAGAAGGTATTGATTCAAAAGCGTTAAGCAAATATGCACATGCAGAAGGTGTAAATACATTTATAAACGAACATTCAGAAGGTTCTCATACTGAAGGATATGAATCTCAAACAAATTCAATTTATTCACATGCTGAAGGTTGGAAAACATTTGTACAAAGTAGAGAAGAATTTGTAAATAGAAATGCAAAAGTAAAAATACTATCATACAATTCAACAACACACCATATTGTACTTAAATTATCTGAAGGTGATTTTTATTCTTTATGCTGTACATTTGATGAAAGAAAACAATCAAGTGTATAGTTGAAACCAATTGCAGATGAAGGTGAACGAATTAAACTTCATAATTTTATTGAATATTCAACAGATTATAGTAACGTTACTATAGAGTTGGCACCACGCTATGATGTTTGGGGACCAGGTGAAAAAGAAGATCAAAGTGGAATAAAAGGTGACATTAGTTACAATATATCTGATTATCCAAATGCTATATTCCAAGTTAAACGTAATGAATATTTTGGATTTGGCGCTCATACAGAAGGTGGTGAAACATATACTGAAGGAACATATGCGCATGCAGAAGGTGAGCACACAAGAGCGTTAAAGCAATCAGCACATGCTGAAGGCTATTATGCAGATGCATCCGGTGAATATTCGCATGCAGAAGGTGTAAAAACTGAAACTAAAAACTATGCGGAACATGCACAAGGATTTAGAAATGTTTCGCATAAAGCATCTTATGAATATGGAAACAAAGGAAACACACTATTTTCTGTTGGTGCTGGAGGAAATATAGAAGTTTATAAAGGTGAGCCAGAATTTATCGGATATTTTAAAGGTACTGAAGATTGGTCAGATCAAGTAAATTGGCAATATTATTCAGGAAGTGATAAAACAGCACTATTAAATTATTGTTTAATTACTGAAAGACATGAAATGCCTACACCAGATATAGCAGATATTGAAAATTTAGTTGGTAGCCAACTTTTCTCAGATGATGAGAAAAAACAATATCTTGGAACAGTTATTGCGGCTGCTCGATATGATTAGTCTGAACCTAGTTGGGCTTCAGCAAGAATTTATTTAGCATTAAACAAATATGTCGATGTTACCATTGATCCTTATAATGCATTTTCTTGTTGGAGAGTTGAAAAATCTGATGAAACTGAATTTATTTACACTGGGGGTGAAGATCGTGCAAATGCATTAGAAATAACACAAAATGGTGACATTTATGTTAGAGGTGCTGGTAATTTTGATGGAGACAATATTAGTGAAGCACAAACATTGCAATAGGTACTTAAAAATGCTGATACAACTAATTTAATTCCATTATTTGAAACTATTTCTGCTGCACTAAATGATTTAAATGATAGATTAATTGCATTAGATACTGTGGTTTCAGCTACTTTAGTTAATCATGAAAATAGACTTCAAAATTTAGAAACTAATTATGAAATTCCTGAACCATAATCATAAAGAATTTAATATAGCCCATTTTCAAGGAACATCTTCTGAAGTATTCACTAAATTTCTAGATGATATAAAATCTAGAAATTTAGATGCGCTTCCTGATGATATAACACTTTTGTCAATCTGGACAACTGATGAAAAATGTATTCTTTATCAACAATTAAAAAATAATAATATTGAAATTGTAAATGGATATATTCCAAGAGAAGAAAAATGGTCAAATCCATATAAAATCACTTGTATATTAGAATCATTAAAAAATATAAAAACCAAATATACAATAATTTTAGATGGTTATGATGTTGTAATTAATTCTTGGGATCATATTATTGAAAAGTTTTTAAATTATAATGCAGATATAGTATTTAATACATCAAAAAATAATTATCCACCATATTTTGGTGATGTTGTTGATACTGGAAATATTTCTAAATTCAAATATTTAAATGCTGGATGTTGTATTGGATATACAGACAAATTGATTGATTTTTATAATGAAGTTGCAGATTATTATGAAAAACATCCTACAAATAAATGGAACAGCGAATAGTTAATAGTTAGAAGCGTTTATTCTAAATATTGCAAATATTCATCTGACTATAATTTAATTAAATTAGATTTAGATTGTGATATTTTTCAAACATTTGGACAAATGATGTATAAAGAAAGAAAAGATTATATTATTATATATTAAAATTTTTAAATAAAAATGATGAAAGAAAATATAAAATATTTTGAAACATTAAATGATGCTAATGGGTATATAATTAATGATATTCCATTCACTGGTTATATTAAAGAAAATGGATAGGTTATATTTAATAATAAACCTAATAAAATGTTAGTTATTTAGAATAATAAAGCAATAGTTCATGATATAGTTGATGTTATTTTTGAAACATTAAATGATGCAAATGGGTATATCATTGAAACTATTCCATTCAGTTGCTATATTAAAGAAAATTATTAGTTTTTAGAATGCAATTAGGAAGATTGCAAAATAGTTGTTAAGAATGGAGTTGCCATTATTAAAGAAAGAGGTGATATAATTAGATATACAGCTACAAGTAAAGTTACACCATATCAATCAAGTTCTTTACCACGTATTATTTCTAATGATTTTGATCCAAATACTGGAAAAGGTGTTATTAAATTTGCAATAGATGTCACAAGCATTGGAAGTTCTGCTTTCTATAATTACAGCAGTTTAACCTCTATTACTATTCCCAACAGCGTCACAAGTATTGGATATCGTGCTTTCTCTAACTGCAACAATTTGACCTCTGTGATGATTGGTAATGGTGTCACCAGCATTGGAGATAGTGCTTTCTATAATTGCAGTGGTTTGGCTGGAGAATTAGTCATTCCAGATGGTGTCACCAGCATTGGAGATAATGCTTTCTATGGTTGCACCAGTTTGACCTATGTAACCATTCCCAACAGCGTCACCAGCATTGGGATTCAGACTTTCTAGGGTTGCAGTAGTTTGGCCTCTCCTGTTTATAATGCTCATGTATTTGCGTTTATGCCGACTTCTTATTCAGGTGCATATAATATTCCAGATGGTATTGAATCAATCACATATGGTGCTTTCTCTAGTTGCCGCGGTTTGACCTCTGTAACTATTCCAAATAGCGTAACAAACATTGGAGATCTTGCTTTCTATAATTGCACAGGCTTGACTTCCATCGAGATTCCAGATAGCGTCACAAGCATTGGAGGGGATGCTTTCTATAATTGCAGCAGTTTGTCCTCTCCTGTTTATAATGCGCATGTCTTTGCGTTTATGCTAACCTCTTATTCTGGTGCATACACTATTCCCGATGGTATTGAATCTATTGCAGGAGGTGCTTTCTATAATTGCAGAGGTTTGACCTATGTAACCATTCCCAACAGTGTCACAAGCATTGGATATAGTGCTTTCTTATTGTGCACTGGTTTGACCTCTGTGACGATTCCCAATAGCGTCATAAGCATTGGAAATAATGCTTTCTGGTCTTGCAGTGGTTTAACCTCTATCTCATATACTGGAACAATATCTCAATATAATTCTATATCTAAAGGATTAGATTGGCATTCTGGTGTTCCAGCAACACAAGTTTACTGTTTAGGAGAAAATCCACCAGCTTATACACCAATTTAATTAAGTCTATTCAGATTGGTTTCTGAATAGATTACTAAAAATAATAAAAAATAAAAATAAAAATTATGACAGAACATATTCAACTTATTAAATCAGAGGCTGATATGCCAGGTGAATTAATTCCAAATGCAATTGTTATGAATGGCACTAACGAAACTTTAAAAATTAATAATGTTATTACTAGTTTTAAAGGTGTAAAAGAATTTGCAAGTTTATTTGATGCTGAAGAATTAAATCATTATAATACTCGTGGTGCAGTGTTATCATACGATAATGGTATATTTAAAGCATGGAATGGTGATCCAGACAATCTAGAATGGCAATTTGATGAATTTCCAGAAGGATTGTGTGTAGGTGCTACAGATACATCTGCATATTTTAGATATCCAAATGATGATGATAATTATTCAGATAGTAATGGAATGCTCTTTATCAATGATGAAAACTGGATTGGTAAAGATAGTGAAGGAAATAATGTTATATTATATGCTGGTATTCCTACAACACATGGAACACCTATTGCAGTATGTCTTGGTAAAGGATTATGGCATGTTTTAAATTGGCAAGAACGTGATGCCGAAGGAGTTGTTACATTTAAAAATCTTAAATGGGCAACAAACGATACCGGAGTAGATCATTTATATAATGATTTTATTATGGGCGCATTTAGAACAAACGATGGTGCTAAAGCAAGTAAAGCTATATATCAACATGCGTATCTTAGTGAATCTCCATTATTCACCGCTGTTAAAAACTTTAATTCCCCAGGTGGAATAAATGTTCCTGGTGTAGCTGGGCGTTGTTTTGTTCCATCAATTATGGAAAATTTTGAAATTTGGAAAAATCTTCAAACAGTTGATGAGCAACATTATAAAGGAAGTTCATTAAATGAAGAATATGATAGTGATCATACTGGTATAAATTTTAGAAGTAAATTATGTTGTGCTGTGTTGTACTCTATTGGCCACGATTATTGGTCTAGTTCTTAGTATAGCGATTACACTGGAGCTTACAGGCTAGGCTACGATGGTTATATGGACATTAGCAATAAGAATGACGAGTATCGTACTTTCGTTTGCCTACACTTTGGCGACGCGTTAGCGTCTTAATAAATAATAAAACTAATTTTTATTAATTATATGATTAAAAAATTGTCAAAATCACAGGTTTACATAATGTTTTTAATGTGTCTGATTCTGATCTTGATATAACTTCTATAATATAAAAAAAGATGCGATCAGAAATTAATCAAAACAGCATATTATTTTTAACTGCAAGTGAAGATACATCATATGGTTATCTAGATGGAAACAAATATATTTGGACAATGGGAACATTATATCCAACTAACAGTTATGATGAAATTATCAAAGATAATGAAGAAGTTATTGCAACTTCAATAACAACAATGGCAAACACTTTAGGATTAAACAGTAGCCTTAATGTTGAATGGAGTGAAGAATCTGGTTTAACTGAAGATACTATTAAAGCTGCTATAGAGGACATTGCAAAAAACAAACAAGATGTATTGATAACTGGTCAAAATATTTCAATCGATGCTTCTAATAATATATCTGCAGAAGGATATGTATTTAATATAATAAATGGTGCATTTGCAGAAAAATATAAACAACTTCCAAATGAAGGTGGCCAAATAGTATCAAATATTATTAGTCAATCTGGATCACATGCCGAAGGTTATAATACAGAATCTTTAAATTACGGAAGTCACTCTGAAGGATATAAAACTAAAGCATTAGGCGTAGGTTCTCACGCAGAAGGACAAAGCACTGAAGCAACTGGAAATTATACTCACGCTGAAGGCTCTTTAAATGTAGCTTCCGCCTTGGCTGCTCACGCAGAAGGCTAGAGTTCAACTGCTTCTGGCCAAGGTTCTCACGCAGAAGGTCTTCGAACAGTTACATCTAACACAGTCGCTCACGCAGAAGGCGAATCAACAACTGCTTCTGGTCAAGGTTCTCACACAGAAGGTAAAGGCACAACAGCATCTGGTTTATTATCACACGCTAAAGGCTTTAATTCAACGGCATCAGAACAATGTTCTCACGCAGAAGGCTATAATACTTCAGCATCAGGACACTCATCACACACTGAAGGTTCTCGTACAATTGCATCTAATGAATGTGAACACGCGCAAGGTAATTGTAATGTATCACATAAAAATTCAAATACCTATGGTGATGCAGGAAACACAATAGATTAACTTGGTATTGGACATTTATTGAATGATGTTCCTCAAAGAAAAAATGCAATTGAAGTAATGCAAAATGGTGACTACTATTTATATGGTGTAGGTGGTTATCAAGGAACTGATACGAAAGTTCAAAATGCTTCAATTTTAACATTACAAGAATACATTGTATCACTTGAAGCACGTATTGCTGCATTAGAAGGTAACACTCCAGTATCATAATTCAAATAATGCATAATAACAAAATAATGGGATTCCAAAAGATTCCCATTATTTATTTTTCATTTGAACAAAAATATATAAAAAGTAAACATTTATTATTCAAAAAATTAACGGTTCAGATCATCTATTATATAGATCTATTTCCAGATCCATTTGATCTGCTTCTAGATAATATAGTATATTTAGTGGCATTTTTCTAATCCTTCTTTAACAGATATGTATTTATTTAATATATTTGGAATACTAAAATCAACTTCTTGATCTGGATTATCTTTATCTCGTTTTTTATCTGTTAATACATATGCTCGTCCATATAAATCCGCAAATTCTTTAATTGTTATTTTTTCCGGATTGACACAATTATACAATCCTCCATTTTTATTTCCGGCTTCTATAATTCCTCTTACTGCATCATCAATATATGTAAAACATCTTGTATTTTGTCCATTATTATATAATTCAACCCAATCTAAATGTTTTAAACACCATAATAAAGTGTCTTTTCTTGGTTCTGGTCCATATACATTATGAAGTCTTACTCCTGTTGCATATGGTGCATAAATTCTTGCAAAATCTTCATTGAATCTTTTGCTTAATCCATATAATGAAGTTGTGTTATTATTATTTGCGGTGCTGCTTGATGTATAAACCAGTTTAATTCCACGTTCATTACATATTTTAGCAAGTTTAACAAACGCTATTATATTATCTTCAACAATTGCATCTAAATCATTATTAAATACGCTTGTTTGTGCAGCCAAATGATAAACAATATCTATATTATACAAATTAATTAAAAATTCTATATGATTGACATCCATTCCGTGTTTTTTGTCGACTTCATATATATTTGATGTTGGATATGATTCTCTAAGTTTTTTAACTAATTCTTTTCCTATAAATCCATCACTTCCAGTCACAATAATATTTCTTTTTGCATTGTCATTTGGCATCATTATCAATTCAGTATGTGAGTCATTAAATGTGCAATCCAAAACACCCATTGACTAAAATATTTCACATTTATTATCTATTGTTATGAATTTTTGATTTGGATCATTAGAATATTTTTTAAATGCATGACGCATTATAAATTGTTCTGAATTTTTTAGATTTTCAATATTTAAAAACTCTAATGATTCTTGATAGAATTTTTTAAGTGCTTCTTTTTTGCCTATACAGCATCCTGCATTAAAATATCTATATGGTCCTAAATGAATTCTATTTGGAATGCAATCAATAAAAACATCTGGATAATTATTACATGATGGATTATATATAATGTCATAACCAATCCTTAAATACTTATCTACTATGTCATCTAGATGTGTCAAGAGAACATCGTAGCCATCTAAAAATAAAACATATTCTTGATCTATTTTTTCTAATGTATCTAAGAAAAATCTTATTTTATTTGGCATATACCATTGCTGTGTAGTATCATAATCTTTTGGAACACAATTAATCAATGGAATATTATATTTTTTGCATTGTTGAAATAAACAGCAATCTTCGTCAGAAGTCCATGTAGAAATAATTGCCAATTTAGATTTATCATAATTCGCATTAACTTGATGCTCATTGAAAATCATATCAAATGTTCTTGGAAGTTGAGATTTATTCTATCCATGAAAATGAAGAACATTTGGATAAAAATTATTAAAATTTGTTATTTTCATTATTATTTTTGCATAATATTTTAAAATTATATGTTATTTATAGATAAATGTTTTAATAAATATATTGAAAACAAATTGAAATAAACGAGTTAATAAAAATATATTTTTTAATTATGGCAAAGAAGAAAAGAAAAACATGGATATCTCGTTTATTTGATATGGATGATTCTACCGTATCAGCATCAACTGTCTTTTTATTTTTAACATCATTTATTGCATTATTTCTTTTATTAGTTCCAGCCGTTGCAATGCTAATTGAAGTTTATTTTAATCATACTATTGCATCCGATATTTCCGGAATGGCAGAATATATTGCAGCTGTTTGTGGAATATTTGCATCTGGTGGAATTCTGAAAGGATGGACAAATTATACAAATTATAGATTCAATAAAAAATCTAAAGAGGAAATTGCTCACAAATTAGAAAAAGAAATAAAAGAAGAACTTGAAGATGAAAATGATTCAGATGATGAAGAACCTGAATTAGATGCATAATAAAAAGGAACTCTAAAATGAGTTCCTTTAATTTCGTGGATCTAGTGGGATTCGAACCCACGTGTTACATATGTTCCAACCTGCTTTCTACATGTTTAGTTTGATTTAATTTTCGTATATTGCTAAACCTCAAACTAGCCAACAATATCTTAAGCTATTATAATTTCAAATTTGTTTAATAGCATCACAAATTCTAATATCCAATATTTCTGCACCACTATAATCAATTCACCCTTGGATTATGGGTTTGAGTGATGTATGGTGAAATTACCTTGTAACTTCATTAAGCGTGATCTTACTGTACTTCAGATCAAGCAGCCATAGCGTATTCATCTTCGCCATTTATTATTTTCAAAGAACATTTATTAGACGCATATCTTTATGGCGTCACATGCTTACAAATCAAAATCAATGCAGTCAAAACCAAATAGACCCATAATTTTAATTTATATATTTATTATAAACAAAAACTGTAAAAAGTTTCAAAAATAAATATAAAAATAAAAATTTATTTTTGAATAAAATGAATAGTTCAACAAATGAAGTTTTAAAAAGAACATTATCTACTACAAATGCACATGTAGAATTAGATCATATGACTACAATGACCGAATAGTTGGGTGATGTTTCTATTGATGTTAGCGCATATTATGATTATGATAAAACAGAAATTCCAGCGGATCCAAGCATATCTGAAGAAGATATAGTTAAAATGCGTCATACACATTTATATTTAGAAAGTAATAATTCTTCTACATATTTTACAGATATGTTTCAATATTATATAGATAATAGTTTATATCCAACCACAAATTTTTTTAAATAATTAAAATATGTCAAAAAAATATACAAATAAAAGTAAATTATTAGGAAAGATTGGCACTGAAAATTATAGAGTATCAAATTGCCCAGTACATTTACCTAAAGAAAATGTCAAGTTTTTTATGGCAATGCAAGATGCAGGAAATAAAGATCCATTTTCTTCTAATACATGGAGTAATCAAATTACGCCTGATTGGATGAAACCATTTCATGAATCTGTTGTATCTGCAATTTCTAAAGGAATTAAAAATGCATTAAATGAATCAAATGGTCTTGTGTCTGAAGAAGAATGTCTAAGAGCAAATTTGGTTTGTTTATATGATCATTCAGAACAAAATAATTTCTTTATTATTAAAAATCCTAGTGTAGAAGATATTAAAGAAATTGGAACATTTCATGATAGATATTATTGGCATAAAAAGGATACAGACGATAAAAAAGATCGTTTGATTGCTGATATGATACAATGGGCGTTTTATAATATTAAATTAGATGGGTTAACTAGTATAGAATATGATGATGAAAATGTTAATTTATGTAGTTTTGGTTTAAAAAATGATGAAGAACTTTATAAATCTGTATATAAATTATATTTAGATAAAGATTAGTGGGCAGATAGTTCAAAATTATTAGATAGATTAAAATATGTTTTAAATATGATTGATCAAAGTGTATTAAATAAACGAGATCATTATGGTTTTGGACTTGGTACACGTTTGTCTTTCATTGAATATTTTTTTAAAGAATATAAAGAAAATTTAGAACGATATAATACAAAAGACGATAAAGATTATTATTTAAAACGCATAAAAGAAAAGGAACAAATATTGTCTTCATATGATTCATTTAAATCATATATGAAAGATTAGGTTAAAAAATCTGTATGTGCTGGTGATTCTAGTAGTGCTACACTATTATTGAATTTAAAAACTGAATAGATTTTTGATCAAGCACCTAAAACAATAATTCATTTTATAAAAACATTTCAAGAATATAAAGATGAAATGTATAAAATTTTAACCGAAGATCATAAATTAAAAGAATCTCAAGAATTTGATTTTAATTCTTTATTAAATGAATCACAAGTAAATTTAGCAATTGATGATTTTGATTATAGTGATGCATCAATAAATAATGTAAAATCTGATATAATTGATGTTAATGATGTCATTAAACATAGAATTGAATTAAATAAATTTAATGAGTTATGTGAAAAGGTAAGTGTTTTCAATATCACTTCTAATGAATTTTATCAAATTTGTAAATTACATAATTAGTATGGTTTTAAATATACTGTAAAAGCAGGCACAGATGGCAATGCTGAAGAATTATCAGAATTAATTGAATACATTACAAAAAATATTGATACAGAAGTTGATTTAAACTGGATTGATGTTACTTAGATAACTGATATGTCTTATCTTTTTAATAAATCATAGTTTAATGGTGATATTTCAGAATGGGATGTTTCTAATGTAAAAGATATGGCACATATGTTTGACCAATGTGCATTTGATGGAACATTCTCAGATATTTCTGGGTGGGATGTTTCCAAAGTTGAATGGTTTGATGGAATGTTTTCATATTCGCCATTCAATAAACCAGATATTTGCAACTGGAATATGAAAAATGCTCATAGTACGACTGGAATGTTTACTGATTCAGTATTCTGTCAAGATATTTCAAATTGGAATCTTCCATTAGGATGTGATGTAACTCATATGTTTAGCGCAGATTTCCCACAAAGTTATAAGCCAAAAGTTATTAAAGACATAATTAAAAAAGCTAAAGACGAATTCGATGAAGATGTTGAAGATTAGGAATCATTTGAAGATGAAAGAATTCGTAATGGATATGATGATGACACAGATGATTCGTATAATGATGAAGATGATTCAGATGTTAATGAAGGATTTGTATTTGAAGGCGAATGTGCAGGAGATTGTGGTGGTGTTTCAGGATCTTATAATATACCAATGAATACTGTTGGTGTTGGAAATATTGTTCCTGCTGGTACACCCGCAATGACAGGATCACAACAAGCAAATGATTCTTAGAATGGTTCTGGTGATATTACCATTCCCACATCGTCGAAGAAAAAATCAAAAACTAAAATAAAAGAAAAAGAAACTTTATACTTTCCTATCGCTGTCAAGAAATAATTAATAATTAATAACTAGAAAAGGATTTATCTTTCCGTTAATTACAAGTAATTATTTTAGGACTCCGCGACGAAAAGTTTTTTCGCTGCAGTGTATTAATGAAAAATATTAGTAAACAAATATTAGAAGCTGTACATAGAGGTATTCAATTGGCACTAGATGATATAGAAAATAATGATTTAAATAATTCTATATCATCTAAAAATGATATCATAGATAGTGAAGATTATATTACAAATAAAATAAAGTTTGAAAAATTATCTAAACAAATTCATAAATATTTAGATGATTCATTATATACAAGTGAAAATGAAAAATTAACATAGGCAATATTTGATATAGCAGAAATATGTAAACATTTTCCATTTAAATTTAAAGTTTCTACAGAATTTGAGCTTATATATATTATTGATGTATTAATAGTTAATGACCCTGAAATAAATTTAAATTGGGTAGATACATCTAATATAACCCTTATGAAACGATTATTTATGAATAAAAAATTCAATGGTGACATTTCAAAATGGGATACATCTAATGTAATTAGTATGGATAGTATGTTTTATGGATCTACATTCAATGGTGATATTTCCAAATGGAATGTATCTAAAGTTAAAAATGCTAATCAAATGTTTGCACATTCAGATTTTAATTCACCTATTGGAAATTGGAAATTTAAATCATTGCAATCTGGCGATGAAATGTTTTGGGGAACAAATTTTAACCAAGACATATCAGAATGGGGTGATTATATATCAAAAGATGAAACAATAAGAGATTTATTAGTTGGTGCTAATAAACTTAGAAAGTATAATAGGCCAAAGGGCTATAATATTTAAATAATAAATAATAAAAGAATTAATTTTAATTTATGGAACCAAAAGAAAGAACAGAGAGAACAGCTTATCCAAATGGCCCAAAGGTTAGTGTTGCATCAGTAAATGATGGAGGCGATAATCTTGGTCAAGATTTTAATTTGGATTCTGATGATACTAATGCTGATACATATTTTGAAGGTGGCGATTTAAATTTTGAAGATGATAATGCACCATCTACAGAAGATATTGAAAAAGCTGAAGAAGAAGTAAAGAAAATGTCTGATGAAGAAATTAAAATTAAAGCATTAAATCAAGCTGTTAATGTTGCAAAATTAATGTCAAATGTTGGAACAGATGATGTTATTGAAATTGCAAAGAAATTAGCTAAATTTATTAAAGGATAATAATTAAAGAATAATAAAAAATATATCAAATATATTATGAACGTTAATTTACAAAAGTTTATTGAAGAACATATGCTTCCAAAAAATGAAAAACCCCTAAATGAAGGTGAAATGCTTTAGGAAGATGTTCTTAATGAAGATGATGTTAATGAAGCAAATGAGTCAAAGCCAATGACAGAAGAAGAGCTCAAAATTGAATCATTAAAAATTGCTACTAATATTGCAAAGTTGATGTCTGATGTAACTACTGATGATATTATTACTATTGCTGATAAAGTATCAGGTTTTATTCGTGATCACCAAATTGGTTCTGAAGAAACTAAATCTGAAGAATCAGATGTAGCTGCTGATTTAGAATTACCATCTGATGAAGAAAGTTCTGAAGAAAAACCAGAAGAATCATCTGAAGAAAATAAAGAAGAAAATTCTGCTGAATAATTATAATGGCTAAGAAAAAGAAAATAGAACATCCATTTACAGTTGTTTATGTATATGCTCCTGAACAATATAAGCAAGCATATATGGAAGGCAAAGAAATTCCTCGAGTAAAAATTGGGGAAACATATGCTGATGCAAATGATTGTCAAACCTGTATGGAAGCTTCTATGAAAAGAATTAATCAATAGTCAACTTCTTTTGAAGAATATAATTATTTGCTTCAATGGTTTGTATTTCCATTTAAAGAAGGAACTGATATTGCTATTAGAAAAATTCTTACTGAAAACATTTATCATTTATCATCGTCTGCTAAGATAGATAATGTTAATGATATGAAAATTAAAAGATATGGCGAAGATAAACGCCAATCTAAAATTGGTCAAGAATTTGCATATAAAGTTTCTATTGCACAAGTTAATACGGCAGTATCTGCATATAAATTAAAAGCAAAAATGGAAGAACTTATAAATGACAGAGGAATTGATCCTGCATTTAAAGTCAGACTTCGAGGAATTATAACAGATATGCTGGAGAATCTTGATGATGTTGTTAAAGAATCTAAGGATTATTATGTTGAATTAAATGATATTGAAGATAATCATATTATTCACAAAAAACGCTCCAGATTCAATTTTGAAGAAGATAATATAGATTTTAATTATTAAGTAATTAAAGTGTCCCAGAATTAAAATAAATGCTATTAGAATTGATTTCTAATAGCATTTGTTATTTTAAAATTCAAAATCAAACAAATCTTGTGTTTTTTCAAAAACTGAATTAAAATATTCAGTATTTTTATTGTCCTGTAAATAAATTAAAGTATTTCCAATATTATTTTTTCTAATATAATAATTAGTTAAATTATAATAATCTTGTAATTTTTTAGCAACCGTAGGTATAATATGTTTATTTCCATTTATATGTATAACACAAATATTTTCTGGATTTACTACATTTTTGATACATATTCCATAATTATAATTTTCTACAGTAAAACAAAATGCATAGTTTGAATAAGTGTTTTTAGATCTAAATACATAATTACTCCAAAACATTCCACGTATGTAATAATCATATAATTCCTTTTTAACTGGAATATATTTTTCTCCTATATTGTCTTTGCTTTCTGGTGTAATTCTTAATTCTAAATAAAGGGTTGGACATAAATTATGATGTGCATATTGCATATATGCATAACCATACTCTGAAAATTTTTTATTAAACCAGTTTCTAATAAAAAACCGTTCGCCCTCATTATATTGGGATAACGTAAATTCTAATAATAGAATATTTTTACTAAGAAGTTCTTGACCATGTTGCCATTGATTCCAGCAACAACAATTTGAATGTCCAATGAGAAAGGCCTTTAAAGGCGTGTCAATTGTTTTTAAGTTTAGTTTCTTTTCCATAATTTTAAAAATTTATTTTTATTAAACAAATTTTAAACTTATATTACTTTACAGTATTTCATATAAGCCTAAACTTAAATATTATAGAATAAAAAATAAAAATAGTTTTAAAAATGCAATTAGAATCAGTTTCTAATTGCATTTTTTATTTTATAAATTTCCATATATTATCAAAACCTAATTTAATAAATGGAAATTGAAATCTATAAGCAAGATGCAAATTAAAATAATGTTCAGTTTTTGAATTCCCGTAATGAAAACTTAAATGTTTCCAATTATCTTTTAATGGTAATGCATGCCAATTAAATCTAATTAATCCATGTAAAAATTTATATTCCATCATAATTCAAATCCAAAACCAAGATTCCATCCAAAGTTTTTTCCATATGCAAATTTTTCACAGCCAATATCAAATAAATTAAATCTGATACCAGCTAAAACATATGCATTTATAATATCATTATTGAAAAAAGAATAGTTAACAGAACATGCTAAATTATTCAATGCAAAACCTTCATGTTTCTTTTTTACAGGATCATAATATGTATACATTGAAGGATTTGGAGAAAACCCTAATTCTGATTTTATTGTCCAGTTTTCAATCTCATGAGTGTATCTGAAATAAACATAAGTTGAATATAGCTTTTTATAAGTATTTGCGTCTTTTTCTATTTCTTCGCTATTGCCTGAAAAATAATCACCACCACCAATCATAACAGCTGCACCAATTTCTAATCCATTATTTTCTTCCATAAACATTAATGGCCGAATAATTAATTCAACTTCATCTTGAGTTGATCCTGCACGTGATTTATCATATGCAAAATTAAAATATTTTGATCCACCAAAATAATAAAAATGTGTAACCTTTGCAGTAACCCAATCACCAGGACATGTATATGATAAGTATACATCAATTTCTGGAACTAAATGATAAAAATCTGAATATACCCCAGATCCAACATTTACCCATGTTCCTACAGTTACACCATATGCAGAAAATTCAAGCCAAGGTTGTAAACTTAAACCACCTTCAGCAAAACCTCGCCAAGAATAATTGGCTACTGCTTCTGCACCTCCAGATAATGAAATATGTTCCCAATCGTGTGAATACATTGATAAAGAACATACTAAACATATTAAAGTTATTAAAAATTTTTTCATTATATTTTGTTTTTATTTTTTATTAGCAAATTGAGAATTTAATGGAGTAATTATTTGTTCAATTGGAGGTTCTTCCACCTTTACTTCATTTGTTATATTCTTTGTATTTAAACAATGATTTGGATTATGCAATTCTACTTTTAGTCCTTCAAATAATTTTTGAAGAATTGTTTCTTCAATAACAACTTCAGGAACCAACACATTTTCAAACATATGTTCAGTTTCACATATTTGTCCTATAATAGGAGCTTTTTCTTTTACTACTACGCCTTCATCTGTTAATGTTTCTCGTGTAAATACTATTTTATATTTTCGTGTTAAACCCATAAATTATATAAACTTAATTTTTATAGGTAGTCTTTACCATTTTCTACAATTCTCCAACAACGGTGATCCCATATATTGAATGGTTGAATATGCATACAAAATTCCTCTCTACCAGTTTTTTCATCTAATACACACCAATAATCTTGGTCAATAAAAAATGCAACTCCTTTGCATATGCCATAAACATCTTCACCTATTTCATTTTGAACTTTTTTACCAACCCATTTTTTAAGTGTACGTCTATGATAATTATATACGCTATTTTTACTTTTTAAATCTTTATCACCAGCTTTTAATCTATCTTTAAATAGTTCATAAAGTTCTTTTGTATTAGTGACTATACAATAATATGGACAATTATAATATGAAGAATATTCTCCATATTCCTTTTTTAAATCTTCACGTTGCTTTTTATATTCTTCAACATGTTCTGGAAATTTCTTACAATATTCATCAAATTTATCACTATCATCACATTCCATTGCATTAATTTCTGCTTTTTCTGCACGATTAATATTAGCAACTTTTTCCATGTATTCAAAGTGCCTTTCTAAATATGCTTTAGTTTTTTCTTTAAATTCCTGAATTGATACTTTTATTGCGTCCATATTATTGATTAAAAAGGTTTTGTATTAAAATAATCATCAAACTTTTCTTGTTCCCACCAATCGATACTCTCAATTAGGCTTTTAATAGATTTTTCCATTGCTTTATATGATCTAAATGGTTTTTTGCTTCTTAGCCAAAATAGATATGATGGGTATGTATCACTGCCATCTGCAAGAATTTCCCATTTTCCATCACTATAATTTCTATTTACACATCTAAAAAGTTTTCCAAGCCTAACAAAATCATTACAAAAGAAAAATATCATATATCTTTCTTTTAAATGTCCACAACAACTTTCCCATGTTTCTACACCTGTTAACGAGTTAAGTTTTTGACATAACTCAACACATTCTTTATCCATATCTTCAATTGGAAGTTCTATTTGTCTATCATTTATCATACATTTAATATTTGTTTTAATTGTTCTATTTCAATGTCAGATAATTTAGAAACAAATTTTGACATTTTGTTATATATTTTTTTAATCTCATTTTTCTGCTTTGTTTTTTCTTTTAGTATTGGAGTCATTTTTTCTTTATATAAACGCTTTGTTTTATTATAAATTTTAAAATGTGTTAACCATTGTCTAATTTCCCATTTAAAATTTACATCTTCAAATATATTGTGATCTTTATAGAATTTAGATTTTAATGCAGTATTAACAAACATTTCCGGAAAATCTTCTGGAATTTTTACATATGTAGAATAGCCTCTTAAATATTGCCAATGGGTATTTCCATATTTTTTTGCATCCATACATGGTTTAGAAACACCATTTTCATCTGGTTCAAAATGACATAAAAATGTTCTAAATGTATAAATTTCACGAATGTCATCTTCATAATCCTTATAAAATTTTAATTCCCAGTTTTTTCTTAAACCAAATACAATTCCTTCGTTAGCAAATACAAAATTGCAATTTGCCTCATAATAGCGTTTATTATTTTCATCTATATATGTATTAATAATATCTTCATATACTACTGTTTCATCTGGAATAATATCATATCCATCAGCAGATTTAAATTCTTCGTCAATAGTTTCATTAGCTTCATCTCCAGATAAACATATTTCATTTATACGTGTTCTATCGGCATAGCTTTTGCTTTGTTCATTATATGCTGGATCCTCTTCAATGTAATAAAAAATTCGTAATGCATATTTGCCATACATTATATATGCACCAGTTTTATTAACATATGTTTTGTATTTGTCAGATATATCTATAAGTTCAAAGCCACGATTGATTATCGTGACTTCTTTACCAATGATTTTTTCAAGATATTCATCTTTTCTAAAATCTGTATGAGAATTGTTTTTATTAACTACTTTAACTTTTTGTCCAATTTTGTATTTATATGTAATTTCCATAATTTTGTAATTTTTTGTACCTCGAGTGGGATTCTAACCCACAACTCCCATCTTAGAAGGATGGTACTCTATACAGTTGAGTTATCGAGGCATTTAATTTACTTTATATAAAAGTTTTTTCTTTTCATTATATCTCCAAAATTCACAATGTAATTTATTGATTATATAATTTTGCCTGTTTATGTCTCTTTGACATAAAATATTTTCATCTACATTTTCATAATGTGTAGATTCATCATATTCAAATGCAATATTTAAATCTTTATCATAACCATCTAAAAAATATCCAGCTACTTCTATTTCCCCACCATTTTCTGCATGCTATAAATTCCAATGTTTTTCTTCATTTAATTTATTAATATATTCACATCCCCTTTTAGAATACCTACATTTATATTTCACTTTGCATGATTTAAGATATTTTATAGTATTTAATCTTATTTTTTCTTTTTCTTCATCTGTCCATTTATGCCAATTTTGTGTCCATTTTCCATTAATATAATTTTCTTTTCTTTTTTCTACCTATTTTTTAACTCTTTCATCATTTTCAGATGTTAATCCTTTATTCCATGCTATATGCCCTACTGTATGTCCATGATTTCCAGGATGAATTTTTCTATTTGGGTTTTCTTTACATCTATTTATATGAAATGTAATACCAGATTTAGTAGATTTTATTTCATTATTACAATATGGACAAGTATTTGTAATTATCTCTTTAGTTCTTTTTGATATAGATTTAGTAATATTATCACACACTACTTTATTCTTTTCATAATTTGGATTTAACTTGCAATGTGTAGAATGTCCAGCCAATTTATATTTAGATTCAAATTCTTTATTACAATATTTACATTTAAACATAAAAATAAAATAATTTTTATATTTATTTCTATGCTCTAGTCCATTGAGCTACCGAGCCAAGTTAAATTATCGTTTATAAAATTCTCTAAAAATATCACTATGAATTTTTGAGGTTTTATTTAATTCTTTTTTATATGCTACAATTGCAATACCTGCACCTAATACAAATAAAAAACCAAATGCTATTCCAAAAAACATTAATGCTTCCATCGTTAAACAAATTTATTTTTAATTATTATAATTATAAAAAATTAAAAGTTTAGGTAAAAATGCATTTTGTACATTCATTATGGACTAAACCTCTAATAGCTAATAGACGAAATATAGAGTTTAAAACATCATTATTAACAACTACATTATGTAATGCAGTTTCTGTTGCATGGGTTAATCATTTAGGTGGAAAAATAAACTTATATGCAGATGGTTTAGGAAGAGATATGTTAGGATTTCTTCCTTATGATAATATTTATGAATTACATGTACCTGTTCATATACCCGTATGCACATGGGCATGTGGAAAGTTTTTAACATTAGAAAAAATGCCATTAGGCGATGTTCATATTGATGGTGATGTTTTTCTTAAATCTGAAAAACTTATTGAATTGTGTTCAGATAATTCATATGATATGGTTGTTCAATCAATAGAAAATGATAAAACAACACTTAAAAAATACTATTCAGCCGTAAGAGAACTATTAAAGAAAAATAATATTAAGCCAAAAACATGTTCATTAGAAGAAAGTCCATCATATAATTGTGGAACAATTGGATTTTTTAATAATGAATTAAAACAAAAATATTTGATTGAATATTTTACAATGCTAAATAACATTATTAATAATAAATCATTATTAGTTGATTTAAATAAAAATTTAAATGCAATTCCTGATTTAATAATGGAACAACAATTTCTTTATGAATTGGCTACACCATATAAAGTTAATAATCTATTAGGTGATGCAGAAACAATGTATGATAATGCAATTAAACTTAACTATCAACATATTCTTGGAGGATTTAAAGAACAGCAATTGGATAAAATTTTGCAAGAACTTAAATATGTTGATGAAAAAATTTATAAAGAAACATTAAAATATATTAACTTTTTAATTAATTTTTAAAATTTAACATAAAAATATTAATGCCAATAAACTTAAGTTTGTTGGCATTTTTTATTAAAATAAATATAAAAAGTTATGCGATAAAAAATAATTTTTAAGAAAAATATGGTATATAAAAATTTAGGTTTGCCTGCTACATTAATTCATAGTGTTAATGGCAAGAAATATACTTTAAATGGAAAATTATTGGCAGTTAATGAATCTTCAAAAACATGTACAATGCAATTTGGAGATAAGCAAAGTGAAAATATTCCATTAACAGAAGTATATTTAAATGAAGCTGCATTATCAGATCTTATTAAAAAGACTGGTAAAAAACTTAAAGATGTTGCTGGCAAATTATGGGAAAAAATTAAAGGAATTGCTAAAATTGTTGGTGGTTGGTTAGTTCCAGTTGATCAAGATGGAAATGAGTTAATTCAATACATTAATAACCCACTTAACTTAGCAGTAATGCCACTTCCTTCATCAATTTCATATGCTCCATCAGAAAGAACAATTGCATTATGTGAAGAAAATGGTGCTAAAGTTCGTAACACTGGTTCATTAGATGAAGCTTTTGGATCATTAATTGATAATGATAAAAGCCAAATTGAGACTTATTGGTCAAGAGTAATGAAGGAATATGTTAAAAATGAAAGTTTAACATTAAGTGATACAGTTAAATTGGTTAATGAATCATATTATCAACGCGAAACAATTGATGGCACAGAACCAATTAATGAAGCGGTGGTTTCATTAAAATCACCAAATGAAAGAATGTATGGACGTTTTGTAAATACAAATGAATTAATTAAATTAATTACAGACAATATTTTCCACCAAATGCATCCATTATATGTTCATAAAAAAGGTGATAGTTATGTAAAACCACTTTTAATTTGGGGTGCTCCTGGTATTGGCAAAACAGCCGTTATTAAACAAGCTGCTAAATTTATGAAAGAAAACTATAATACCAAGCTTGATCTTGTTACTATGGCATGCGGTGGTATTAAAGTGGATGACTTCAGTTTGCCAGATACAGCTAAAAACCAATATGGTCAAGAAATTGCAGTTGAAATTCCAAAAACATGGTTACCTGTATATGATATCGATGGTTTATCAAAAGAACAAATTGAAAGACTTGATGCTTTTTATAATAGTGGTAAATATCGTATTAGAGACTTTATGTCAGATGACCTTAAAGATAGAAAAGATAAAAATGGTGAAAATGTTTTAAGCTTGGAAGATAATGGTGTTGGTGAATCATATGATGGTGGTATTTTATTCTTCGATGAGTTTGCTCGTTTACGTCAACAAAAAGTAATGGATGTAATGATGACTCTTTGTGGTGATAGAACATACCAAAAAATGATTCTTGCATCAGGTTGGTCAACAATTGCAGCTGCAAACCGTCTTACAGATGATAAACTTCCTGAAAATAATGTAGACTTCCGTTCTTTATGGGGTGAAGCAATGAAAACTCGTTTCACACACTTAACATTTGTTCCAACAAAAGTTGAATGGTTAAGATGGGCAAGAGAAGTCAATGAAGATGGATACCAAAATGTTGATGAATTAATTTGTAAATTTATTGAAAAATCACCAGATGGTGTTTGGTATGATGCATTAGACTTTGGTTCAAGAGAAATTGCAGATCCAGATGTTGCAAGAATTCTTGGTGTTGATGCATCTTCCAAAGGCGCGAAGGGTGGTTCAAGTTCAAATGGAACATGGGGTACTAATGATTTAACACGTGATGAATTAAGAAAAGTTTCTAAATACAATTCAGATGTAAATGCAAATGTTGATAACATGGAAATGATTGCATGGAATGGCCGTACATGGGATCAAAAAATCTCACGTGTATTCTTAAGTGGTTTACGTCAATTATTCTATGGACATCCAGATTGGTACGAAGATTGCTTCTCAACACAAAAACGTGTTCGTGAATTAAATGGTGGTGCAAGTTCAGAAGAATATATTGTTAAAAATATAGATGTCAATAAATTAAAAACTCAATTAAATAAAGTTCCAAGAGATAGATGGTTCAATTGGACAAAAGGTATTTATGAAAAAATTGATCCAAGCCAAAATTCAAGAAATAATGATAGATATGATTTCTTAATGAAATATCTTGGATATATTATTGAATCTGAAACAGGTAAAGGTGGTGTTCCAAGTAAAGCATGGGATCATTATAACAGTATTGATTCAGTTATTGATGAAATTGATATCCGTGAAATTTATAATAAAGGACAACTTAGAAGCACAGCTGCAAGAAGAGATGATAATATGTTATTTGATACAATGGCAGATTATAGTCAAGCAACAGCTGTTAACTGGAAATCTAATATTGCAAATGTTGATGAAGTTATTTCTATTGTATTAGATGCACTTCCAAAATACATTACAGTTGATGAAATTATTAAAGATCAAAAACGTATTGAGAAATTTGCAGGTAAATATGCTGCTACTCCTGCTGATTTACAAATGTTTAAAGATGAATATACTTTGCATTTAACAGATGAAAATGGAAAAGAAATTAAAACTGTTCCAACATTATTCTCAAAAGCACTTGAATATAATGAAGATCTTGAAGAAAGAGTAACATTTGTATTAAAACAATCAGGTGTTGCTAAAAAACTTGCAAATGTTGCAATGTGGATTTCAAAAGTTGCAATTCAAATTAATCAAAATACTCCTATTACAGCTGCACTTGGTATTGAAGGTGAAGCAACCGATGGAACACTTGCAGATAGAGTATATAAGATTATGGAAGGCAATCAAGAAGCAATGGCATTCTATGAAAAAGATTCAGAAATTAGAAAATATAGAATCATGGATCCTGCAATTGTAATTTTGAAAGCAATGAGATTCTATAGAGAATCACAACAATAATTATTAAAAATAATTAAATTTGAATAAAGGCATATTTTATTAAAGTATGCCTTTATTTATGTAAAATAAATATAAAAAATATTAAATAGAAAAATATGTCATCTATATTTAATGGGCAATTTGGAAAAAATACTACAGATGATCAAAAACGTACATATCAATGGCATGAAGATCAAGAGACACGATCAAAATACCAATATAAAGAAAGATATAAAAGTATAAATATTTCCAAAATATTAGAAGATAAAATTCCATTAACAAGTGGTGGATATATAACAATTAAACCTGCAGCTATTGCAGATGATGTCAAGTTAATGATGGATGAAATGAGGCGAGATCCAAAATATGAATTTATTAAGCCTTATATTCAAAAACCTGTTATTTGGACATATGAAATAGGTGCAGCATTAACAGATGGTATTCGTATTTATATGTCACCAATATTTGCAGCAACATTACTTAGTTCAAATCCTAGAACTGGTATGGGTGGTAAAGAAGCAGATGAATTTTGGAATAATTTAAATCCTACCGAACAACGTGATTCTAAAAACCGTGCACAATTCAGAATGATGAAAACTAAATATGTTAGATTTGCAATTATTCATGAAGTTTATCATATCATATATAATCACGTTAGACGTGGTATTCTTAAATATGGTTCAAATCCAACTAAACAAGAACATGATGTTGGTAATATTTCAATGGACCTTGAAATCAATAGAGATATTGAATCAACTTTTCCAGATTTAAGAGGCTCAACAGAAAAAATTGGTGCAATATGGTATATGCATGAAAAATTCTTTAATAAAAATGGTAAGCCATTTATTAAAGATATTTGGGAAGATATATGGGATGATTTTATGAATAGAAATAAAGATTTTGATCTTTCTGATCCATTTGCAAATGAAGGAGCAAATCCTGTTCAAGAAGATAAAACTAAACAAGGCCCATTTGCAGATGGTTGGAGAAAAGCTGTTGATGCAATTAAAGGTAAAATGATTGATCCACGAACATTTAATATACCGGGTGGCTCTGGTACAATTAGTGGAAATATTAAAGACGCTTTAGACCAAATATTTAAAGCTGCCGCTGAAGGAAATGGTGTAGAAGATGAAGACTAAAAATAATAATTAATTATTATATGAAAAAAGAAAAGATTAATACTGATAGATTATTTGGAAAGCCTTTAAACGAAACAGACATTTATTAGGTTCCACCAACAGATGAAAATGGAAATGTTCATATGTTTTCAATTGATTAGCTTGCTGCAATTTATGAAGCAATGAAGCCATTATTAAATGCATAGGAATTATAGGATTTTAATGATATGTCTCCTGAAGATTAGGAACAATATTTAACAGGCTTTGGTGCAAATATATTAGAATGGAAAAAAGCTAAAGAAGCAGCAAATGATCCTGACTCAGACGAATAGAAACCTGGTATGCCAGGACAACAACCACCAGAAGATGGTTTAGACCATTGGCAACCAGTAAAAAAATCAAAAAATAAAAGTCAACAAGGATAGCAACCAAAAGGCAATAAAGTTTATTCAGATATTCAAGAAGAACTTGATAAAATTGAATAGGAAAATCAATAGGCTGAATAGGATGCAGAAAATAGTAACAATCAATCTGCTGATAGTAGTGATGCATAGGATATTGCAGATAACGCAAATGATATTGCATCTTCTGCACAAAAAATGGCAGATGCAGCTTAGGCCGCTGCTGATGCTGCACAAAATGCGGCAGATTAGGCAGATGAAAATGCTCGTGATTCCGGCTCACCAAAGGATGTAAGAAATGCTGATAGATCTTAGAATTCAGCAGATGCTGCATAGGATTTAGCAAATCAAGCAAAAGAAGCAGCTGAAAGAGCATCTCAATTAGCAAAGGATGCATAGGAAGCTGCTGATAGAGGTGATACATTAGAAGCTGAAAGAAAAACTAAAGAAGCGTATGATGCGGCTAAAGAAGCATCTAATAAAACTAGAGCCGCATAGATAAATGCAAAAGATGCATTAAATGCAAGTAAATAGACAGCACAAAATCAACCTGGCCAAAATGGTCAAGGACAATCAGGTCCAGGTCAAAATGGTCAAGGACAATCAGATAGTGATATTAATAATATGTCTGCATAGGATGCTGCTAATGCTGCTCAACAATCTGCTACAAATGCTCAAAATTAGGCAAATCAAGCATAGGCAGCCGCTGATGCAGCATAGGAAAAAGCAGATACATCTGGAAGTTCGGCTGATTAGGCAAAAGCAGATGCGGCTCAATAGGCAGCCGATAATGCTCAATCAGCTGCTGATTAGGCATAGGCCGCTGCTAATGCTGCTCAACAGGCAGCCGACAATGGAAATACATCTTCAGCACAACAATAGGCAAAAAATGCAAGAGATGCTGCAAATAGTGCTCAACAATATGCTCAGTCTGCTCAATAGAATACTGGACAATCTGGTCAACAATCTTCACAAATGTCAGGAGGCGAATCAGGTCAGAAAGGACAAAACAGTGAATAGGGTTCTGGCCAAGAATCTAATTCACAAGGCCAAAGCCAAGCTGGTTCAAATTCAGGTCAATTAGATCCAAATGGACGTCATGGATAGATTGGTAAACCTGGACAATAGGGCCAACAAGGACAACCTGGTGATATGGATGATGCCGATACAGACCCAACATTAAAAAAGGTTGATAATAAATTTGACCAAAATGGCGAAATTGTTCATAAAAGGCCTGTAAGTCTTGATATGCCATTTGATGGAAATGATTTTGTTGCAAATGATGAAGAAATGAGAGAAAAATGTCGTGAAATGGCAGAACGTGCAGGTCAGCCACTTGACGCAGATGATTATATTTCTCCACAAGAATATGCTACAAGAAAATATCAAGAAGCAAAATCTGCATTACAAAAATGGAAACAAAATACACCTGGTTCTGCTGGTAATCCTCCTGGATATCTTACAGAAGTAATGGATAGATTATTTGCTACAGAAATTGATTGGCGTGATTTAGTTCAAGAATTTATGACAGATAAATCACCTGAAGATATTATTGATGTATGGTCTAAACGCCGTATGGGATTGCCTGATACACACCCATTCCATAGAGGAAGATATTTGCATCCTTATGAAGATTTTGAAGAAAGAAGATCAGGTATTGCACAAGTATTCTTCTTAGTGGATGCATCTGGTTCTATGGGTGTAACTGCAGGTGATGGCAGAAATATATTTGAACATATTATGTCAGAACTTATTCAAATTGAATTATAGGTTAAAATTAAACGTTCTGCATATGCAACATTTAATGCTGGTCATATTTATAGAGATGATATTTTCACTTGGACATATCAAGATGCAATGGATGAAGAATCATTAATGGAAGAATTTAAATTACCTTCTGCTGGTGGTGGAACATCTGCAATAGAGGGTATTAAATCTATTCAAGAATATGAAGATGTATATAGTACAAATGACCCATGGACATTATTAATTGTAGTAACTGATGGTGGTGACTATTATGAAGGATTAAAAGATATTTGTAAAGACCCAGAATAGGTTGAACATATGTTATGGATTATAACAGCCGAAGGCGAAGATTATTTTAAAGGCAGAATTAAAGCTTTAGGTGAACAAGGTGTTCCTAGTGATCATATTGTATGTGTAGATATTAATAAAGAATGGGGTGTAGATGAAGAAATGGTTAAAAAGAGCAAAAGATAATTAATGCCACATTTATATTAAAATAAATAATAAAATAAGATAATATATAAAAATATATAATATTTTAAAATGAAGAGAAATTTAAATGAAAATGCACATTTAGACGAAGGTGTAAAAATTTGTGTATCTGAAATTCGTAATGATGATCAATCAATGGATTGCAATGAATTAAGAGATATCTTTGTTGAAGAAGGTGCTGAAGTAGAAGGCAGTCATGGTTTTTATGATGGTGCGCCTGCAACATTCATGACAGTTTACAATTTAAATAAAGATAGAGTTGTAGAAATTCTTCAAGATTTTTTAAATGCATCTGAAGATGTAGCTCCAGCAGAAGACTATATTCAAGAAGATGAAGAATTAGAAAACGATTTTCCTGCATATGAAGACGTTGAAGCTGAAAATGATTTAGATCCTGAAGAAGATGCATTAAATGACGAAGCATTATTAGAAGGTGATAATATTCTTGATGATGCTAAAGAAGAATTAAGAGATGTATTATCACGTATAGATGATGAGATTTATCTTAGTTATGATGGAATTGTATTGGATACTGTTTTATCAGATGACAATTTAACCGTATATTCTATTGATTCTGATGGTAATATGGAAACTAATGAGGAAGATATTGTAAATGCATTTGATTTAACAGATGCCGATGATATCTTTACATTATGTGACGTTATTAAAGATGCTTTAGAATTTGATGCTCAATATCCTGCATATGATGACGTTGATATTGATGACGATGAATAGCCACGATTTGAAAAAATGAAACGTCATGGTCGTCTTGATGAAAAGAAGAAAAATGATTGTTGCCCAGGTACAGGTAAAGTAAATGAGGCTGAAGCAATTGATGCAGTATTAACTGATATTGATGCACAAGTTTTAAATGAGTCTAAAGAAGCTGAAGCTAAAAAACAAAATGCATTAGAAGTTAAAACTTTAAAAGCATTATCTGAAAATCAACATTCATTACATTCTAATATTAGTTATAATGGCAAAACATTTGATAAGATGACACTTAAAGAGTTAAAGAATTTATATGAAACTGTTAATGCATCTGTTGAAGAATTAACTAATAAAACACTTAATGAAAGTGCAATAGATGAAAAATTATTAAACACAATTAATAATAAGAAACAACTTCTTAACTATCTTGATGAAGAAATTACATACAGAACAACTCGTATGGAATGCTTAAAGAAACTTAATGAAGATGGCGCTGAAATTTCTGATGAAGAATTAAAGAACTTATTTGGACCAGCACAAGGTGAAGAAGAAACACCTGCTGAAAACAAAGAAGAATCATCTAAGGAAAATAAAGAAGAAAGTTCAGAAGAAAACAAAGAAGAATCATCTGATGAAAATTCAGAAGAAGATGGTGAAACTGTTGAATTATCACGTATTGTAATTACATTAAAAGATTCTGAAGCCGCAAATGATTTAAAACAAGCTTGTATTGAAGCAGAAATTCCAGAAGATGCATTTGAATTAGAAAATGTTGAAGAAGAATCAGCAACTGAAGATGAAGAAAATTCAGAAGAAAATAAAGAATCTGATGAAAATTCAGAAGAAAATTCAGAAGAAAACACTGAAGAAAATGCAAATGAATCTTATGAATATGCTAAATATGTTAAGTATTTAATGGAAGGTGAAATTCCTACAGAAGAACAACCTGCAGAAGAAGCTCCAGTCGAAGATCAACAACCAGAAGAAAATGCTGAAGAAAATTCAGAAGAAAATAAAGAATCTGATGAAAATTCAGAAGAAGATGAAGAAGATAAACAACCTAAATTTATTTTAACTAATACAGATTATGCATCTAAATTAGCTAAAGTATTAGAAGATGTTTATGGAATTTCTAAAGAAGAATTCGAAGAAATGGTTGGTGGTAAAATTGTAGAAGAAGATTCAGAAGAAGAAAACAAAGATGAAAATTCTGAAGAAAATAAAGAAGAAAGTTCAGAAGAAAATAAAAATGATGAGGAAGAAATTGATCCATCAGATTTATTTAAAAATCTCTAATATATGAATTACAAGCGCATCCAATTTTTGAATTGGGTGTTTGCTCGTTTTTCAATTAGTTTTCATTTTTAGAAGGAGTGGCTTGTGAAAGTCATTCCTTTGTTTATATAATAAACAAAACAATATATAAATCGTATAATAATCAAGATATAGTGTTTTTATGATAATAAATAAACTGAAAAATGAAAACTAATTTTAATGAAGATAAATGAATTTATCAATATTGCTAAAGAATTTATTATAACACAATATAATAGATTTATTGTTTTTGTTAAAAATGTGTTTAATAAAAAACCTAAAATAAATAAACAAACAGATAACAATGACATTCATATTGTAAAAGTTAAAGTTAAAAATGTCAAAGTTAAAATTAAATGAAAACTAATTTATAAACAATATGGCACAAACTAGATTTTTTCAACATTTAAATGAGAATGAAAGTGATTTTCAAAAAGTGACTACATTGGAATATATTGATAATTCTGATGGTTTTTCTATGTATTATTTTAAAGATGGATCTAAATGTAATAAAACTTATATTGCACCTGTAAATGCTAATTCAATTGAAGGATTTGAATTTGCAGAGGTTACAAGTCCTGGTAATGTATGGAAACTAAAAAAAGTTATTCCTGTGCAAGAAAAAAGGCAAACAGCTGTTAATGCAGATGGTGTTTTAGTAGAAGCTCCTACATGGGAAGAATTTACAAATAGTAAAGCAGAACGTAAAACACGCGTAGATGTTTTAGGAAAACCATTAAAGGTTGATAATTATGAAATTCCAAATGATAGTGATTATTCTGTACAAGCTTATATGGATGCATTAAAAACAAAACCTAAAACTGCACCTGTACCTGCGCCTGCACAATCATTTGATTTTAATAATGATACACAAAAATCTGCAAAAAAAGTTGAAACACAAAAGCCTGAATTGCTTAATAAACTTGCTGAAGTATCAGTTGTAGATGATACAATGTATATTTATATGGATCCATTTATAAAAAATGTTAAAAATGTTGAATTTATTTTTGAAAACAAAAATCGTTGTGAAATGACAGCCGATGAGTTTATAGATAATGCATTAACACCAAAAGAAGAAAAAGTTGTTGAAAAAGTCGTTGAAAAAGAAGTTGTAGTTAAAACATCTGATACAGATATTGATCTTGGAATTGATAATGTTCAAAAAGGTTTATTAGACAATATGATTGATATGTCTAATAAAATGGAATGTGCAATTGATATGGAATTAACTTTAAAACTTCCACCATCATCTGTTTATAAACTTATTAAATCGGTTTATCCTGAAGGAATGGATAAAGGGTTTGTTAATATTCTTGCAAATAGAATGCAGGTTAAAGAGCTTAAAGAATCTGTGGCTGAAGGATTATTAGCATTTTATGACGATGAATATAATAATGAAGATTCTAATAAAAATAATGGTAATGATTCTAATATTACCGATACTGTTAAAAAACCAGGTCGTAAAAAATAGACAGTATAATATTTCATTATAAATAATAAAAATCATTTTTTAGTTTTATTAATGAATACAATATATATGACATCTGATAGTGAGAATAAGTTGAGGTCAATATATACAAATTTAAAAAACTATTATATATTAGATGTATAGTCTTTTATAAAAAGTTTAAATTTGGATATGAATAAACAAAGTAGTATATTCATTATTAATGATGAAATACAAACTTTAGTGAGTTCATAGTTGAAACTTAAAAAATATAAAGGTGTCATATATATTAATCATCATTTATCAAAAGAATTATACAATTCATTTAAACTTTATTTTTAGAAATGTGGAGAAGATATTAAAATTGTCTTAATTGACAATGGATAGTTTCCAAAGCATTAGGATATAATGGATATATTTGATGAAGTTATTTTCTATGAAAGATTTAGAAAAAATAAAATCGTAGAATTTAATGGTTTTGATAAAAATCAAAATGACGTCATTAATAATATTAATATGGATGAAAATGATTTAGGCGATGAATAATGAAATACTTTACATTTGAATAGTTTAGTCGTTCTGATACAGCAAAAAGGAAAAATATAGATAATTCTGTTCCGTCTGATCTTAGACCACATGCTGAAGAATTAATTAATAATATATTAGATCCTTTACGTGATGCGTGGGGTAGTGATTTATATTTAACCTCTGCCTATCGTGGTTATGCACTTAATAAAGCTGTAGGTGGTTCTACGACATCTGCACATTCTTATGCGTATGCAGCTGATTTAGTTCCAAAAAATGGAAAAACTCTTGAATTTAAAGAGTTTGCAATGAAATGGCTTCTTAATAATGGAGTCAATTTTGATTAGTTTATTGATGAATATAGTGGAAAAAGTTCATGGGTTCATATAGGTATTCGTAATGGTAGTGGAAATTAGAGAAAACAATATTTAAAATACCTTAATGGAAAATACACATCAATTAATCCAAATATATATAAGCCTGGTTCTAACTCACAATCTTCTACGTCATCTGCGTTACCAAGTTTTGGTGGTTCATCTTCTAGTTCTTCACAATCAACAGGAATTAATGTTACTGAAATAACAACCGGTGGCAGTACACAAACTGGTAGCACTGAAGGATTATTAAAAGGTCGTTCAGTCTATTTAAAAGATATAGATTATGAAGGCATTAAAGCAAACGATGTTTTTGCAAAAGATGAATCAGGTGAGCCATTGCTTGATGAAAATGGAGATTTTATTATTTCTGACGCATATTTAATGGATGGTGCAAATGAATCTGAATCTGATGCTATTGAAAGCACTGATGAATTAGATCCAGAACCATTTGATTTTGATATGTCATCTATTACTATTGAAAATACTGAATAGATGAAAGGCATTCAATATAATGCCGATGGTTCATATGTTGTTAAATAGAGTAAAACCATTCAAGAAATAATGGCATTAGTTCAACAATGGTGGCAAATGATTCAATCTTTAAAGAAAATTGATTTTAAACATATTTAGGATTCAATTAAAAACGTAAAAGCAGAGACTGAAAATGCAGAGACTCCATCTATTAATGCAATGGTTTATATGAAAGCAGCATTCGATATGTATGGACATGCATATAGAGAAGGAATGACTTGCCCAATTTGTGGAAAGAAAGCAAGATTTTTACCACCTGGTGGATATTGTTCCATTGAGTGTTTGTTAAAAGCTGTAAAAGATAAATCACTTGCATTTCTAATGTCTCCTAATGATAAGTATGGTTGGCTTCAAGAAATTATTGATCAATTATGTGCGGTATTGGATTTAACAAATTTATTAATTAATTCAATAGTATTAATTCCTGACATTATTAGAGAATTGGCATAGCTTCCATAGGAATATAAAGATTATGTATAGGCAAAAATTGCTGAAGGGTTTGCAGAATTATAGGAATTAATTCAAAAAGCAATGGTTAAGAAAAATGAATTGCTTGCAAAAATATTAAAACCTATTAATTTTGGTATTATTGCAAAACCTGTTGCAATGGCAATGCAGGTAATTGAAGTTATTAGAAATGCATTATAGGTTGCATAGGAAGCATTTAATATGGCATTTGATGTTGTTAAAATGATATTAAGTAAATTATCATTACCAAGTGTTGCACCAGGATTAGTTCTTCCAGCAGAATCATTTGCGTGGTCATTAACTCCAAGATCATTTATAAGCCCAATGCCATATACATGCCCAGATGCAGGTAAAATATTTGTGGTTTTGCCTGGTGGCAGCGGTGCACCTATACAGGGTTTAAAACCTTTGTTGCCATCAGCACTATAGGATCTTAATATGGAATCAATAGATTCAGTAATTTAGGGATTATTTCCACCATTAACGCCAATGGATTATTATTTAGAGCCAGAATTATTTCAAATAAGATATCTGTTCAGTGATCAAAGTGATTTAGTTTTTTAGATTAGGCAACAATTAGAAGATTTTTTAAGATGCGGTCCAGATTATCTTCCAAAATTTGAAAATTTATTACCAATTAAAATGTTTACATTTGGAAAAGGCACACCTAATGAAATATAGATTCCACTTCCAAATATGGGATATTTATGGTTTTTATTAGGATTACTGGATGCATGGGCACCTCATAGCCAATCAATGGTAGGAAGTATATTAAATCCTGCAATATAATAAAAGGAATGCACTAGAATGCATTCCTTTCTGTTTATATATAAACTATTACTATTAACTCAATACCCAAGTTCTGCGCCTAAAGCTGACATTACTAATGATGAAGTCATCAATTTTCCTAAAGTTCCATTTTGATCAATGCCAAGTATCTTACAAATTGCTTTCATAATTGCCGGCCCAATTGTTGCACCTGCAACACCACCAAGAAGTGCAGTAAATAACCCTTCATCCATCACATCGTCTATTGACTTTCCTTCTTCCTATGCAATTGCAGCCGATTCAACAATATAGTTAAAAAGCTTCTTTGCATTTTGAACTTCTTTTACTGAAACTTTACTTAAATCTACTCCTTCAAATAATTCATTAGTTGCATGTGAATGCTAAATCATAATAACCTTTATTATTTTTATTATTTATTAAAATAAGTTGTTTTTAGGTTTCTTTTTTCCGCCAACAATTGTAAATTTTTTTGTTGGTTCTTTTTGTTCAGCTTTTATAATTAAATCTGGAGCTTTAGATAATTCAAGATTTTTATGTCCACAACCTGGACAAAATGTTGCTATTTTTGGATCTAATTTCATATTATTTCTTAATTTGTTGAATATTATTCAAATTAAATTTTTTAAGCTTAAATTCATTATTACCAACAACTGAACAATTAAAAATAAAATTATCTTTATCAAATTTATGAACAACACATCCTTCATAAAGTTGATCATCTTTATCTGAATGCCATCTATATTTTGGCCTAAGTTCTTCTACTGGTATATCTAAATCAATACCTAAATTTTTTGCATTTAATAAACGTCTAGATTCGAAATATGATTTTTCATTTTCTAATTGTTGTTTCTTTTCTTCTTTTTCATCTTCCAAATCTTGAATATCTTGTTCTTCTTGAAATTCTTCTTCTAAATCTTGCATTAGCATTTGTTCTTCAAGATCCACATTGTCAATATCATAGTTAATATCATTTACGTCCATGTTAACCCATATTATTAATTTTCTTTGTATTTATTTCGTTTCATTTTCAAAAAAGTTATCAGTCTATGTGCCAATAATTATTCCTAATAACTTTATATTCATATACATTCTGTGTATTATAGTCAATATCATCATTTTGTTTATCACGAATATCAGAAGGATCAATATTTTTATCTTCTTGAATAACTAATGGAATTGATGGAATATATGTATTTAATTCTGGTTTATCCATTGGAGCCCTGTATAAAGGCCCATCAGCAACCCAAAGAAATTTATCAATAAAATCCAAATAATATTCCATTCCTTTTCGTGAAAGAGCATACATTGATGTAGTCCATAACCCAACACCTGGGTGTTTTACCCACCATTTAGACTCATCCATATAGTCTTTAATTCTTGGATCAGCCGTAAAACCACCAAATTGAAGAATATCAAAATCTTCTGGAATATTTTTTAAAAATTCTTCCCATGCAACATGATCTTTTAAAAATCTAATATCATCTTCCATAATAAGACAATATTCATATCCTTGGTCATATGCTTGTTTAACCATTGAATAATGATTATGCGTGCAATCATATTCATTAGGTTTTGTTAATTTACCTAATTTATTTTGATTTAGAACATACATCATCACTTTATTGTATTTCGAAAATGGTACAGTTGTTCTAATATCAAGTTCTTCTTGTGTATATAAATCTTCTAAAAGACCAAAATCTCGAAGTTGTTTAAGCATTAAATCTCTCCTATCCTTACGAGTGGAGAGATTTAACATAAAGATATGTTGAAATTTTGAAAGTAGTGTATAGTAAATATTCATTTCAAGACACTTTATTTTAATTATAATAGTTCAATTATTTAAATTGTTTAAATTCACTAGAGTGTATCTAAATTATAATAGTAATTAATTTAATACTACCATATAGCTTTAAATATTTCAACTACATTATTTTTAGTATCATCAAAAGATTTTTTAACAGTGTTTTTTATAACTGTTCCTGCCTCTTTTAATTCTCCTAAATCTGATTTACTTAATTTAAAATCAGTTGAACTACTTTTCTTTTTAGCAAATTTTCTTCCGCCTGACATATATTTTTCTTCTAATGTCATATCATTAGATATTTTTGTACTCATTATAAGAGACATATGTTGTTCACCATATTTATTGACCAATTTATTCCATTGTTTTTCAGTAAATACTCTATTGCCAATATTATATGTCGGGTGTTGTTCACTATATTGATTATCATAATAAACCTTTGTTGTATTTTTACCATCTGAAACTATAAAATATAATACCATTTCATATACATCATAACCAACATTTTTAATTGTCCATTTTACATATGATGTAGTATAATTAATTTTCTTTTTAGTATTAATATCTGTTTCATATGAGTTATTATAAAAAGGTGCATATGATTCTTCTAAGAACATTCCGTATCCATTTGTTGCAAAAACCAAATTTGTTCCAATAAGAGACTTTAAATAATTATAGTGTTTTTCAACAATGAAAGGAAAATTCTCCATATCAATTCGTGTATATTTCTTTTCACCATTGCATATATATTTAACTTTTTCTCCTGTATTCAAATCAGTTAAATATAATACCCAATCATCATAGTCTTCAATACGTTTAACATCATTAACATAAAATCTATGTCCTTCTATCCAACGTTTATGCGTACCGGCAACCATACCATCTAAATAATTAAACGCATCATATTTATATTGATTTGCTGTATACATTAAACCAAAGTCTTCTTTCCAAAATCTGTCATAATCCATAAAATTATGATAGTGCTCTATAGGTTGATCAAACAAATCAGTATAATTTGAACCGGTTAAAGGAACAAGATATAATGTTTCACCTTTTAAAGATGAAATGTTTTTAAACTGATAATTTGTTTCTTTGTTAAAAGACGAATTTGCAAATACACAAATAATATTTAAACAATAGACCGAAAAAATTAAAAAAAGGCGTTTCATAATCGTAATCTTTAAAATTAACGATACAAAATTACTAATATTTCATTATATTAAAAAATAGAAGTTAAAATAACTCCTATTTAAAAATGTTTGAGGCCATATTATTTCAATGGCCTCAAACAAATATTAATTGAATTACTTCACCTCTTTAAACTCTACATTATCCTTTTTAGATTTTGTATGTTTTACAGGTTCTTCTGTTGAAGGTGTTTCAACCTCTACTGGAATTTTTGATTCCTCTGGCTTTGGCAACGATGTTGTAGGTTGATTTTTACCAAGAAGATTCAAAATTTGAGGTTTAAGACCATCATTAACCATGCTAACCATTGGAGCAAACTTCTCAAGCCAAGTCTTAGCAAATTCAGCGCTTGTATTCTTATCACCATAAACTGTAACATTGCCAAGTTGAATATGTTCAAGAGTCTTAGATTGTGCTTCAGCAATACCCTTCCATTGATCAGTCATCATATATTGAACAACTACCTCAGGATTTCCACCAGCGGTTTCAACCATTTGCTTAAATGCAAGTGCTGGTGCCAATGCAATTTGTTGTTGCTGTTCAGCCTCTGCCATAAGAGATGCTCGTTTACCCTCAGCTTGTGCAAGCAAAATAGATTTTTCACCTTCTGCATCTGCAAGTTTCTTTTTACGAATTGCTTCAGCTTGTGCTTCAGCCTCTTTCAAAATTTTTGCAGCGGCTGCTTCTGCCTCAAGTGTTGCAACAGCCTTTGTCTGTTCAGCTTTAATTGTTGCTTGCTCTTTTTCTTTTTGAGCCTTAACAATCATTGTTGCTTGTAACTCGGTTTCTTGAGCTTTAGCCTTCATTTCATTAACTTTCACTTGTTGTTCTTGCTCAGTTTGTGCAACGGCCATTCGAGCTTCAACCTTTGCCATACCAGTAACCTTTTCTGCTTCTGCCTCAGCCTTGCCTGCTTCTGCTTTTGCTTTAGCAACATCAATAGTTGCGGTCTGTTCTGCTACACCTGCCTTTTTATTAGCCTCTGCTGCTTTTTGACGGCGTTCAGATTCATATTCAGCAATGCTTGCTTGTTTCTTTTGAGTTGCCTCAGAAATCTTTGCCTCTTTTAATTGTTCTGCCTCAGCTGCTTTTGCTTCAGCATCAGCCTTTGCTTTAGCAACATTAACAGCTGCAATGGATTCTTGCTCTGCTTTTGCAGAATCAGCTTTTTGACCAGCAGTAGCAACTGCAATTGTTTGTTCTGCCTCAGCGTCGGCAACACCTTCAGCACGTTCCTTTTCAGCTTGCGCCAATTGAATTGCCTGATCCTTACGAGCTTGTGCAACTGCAACCTCTTGTTCCTGAACTGTTTTAGCAACTGTTGCCAATTGTTCACGCTCAGCCTCTGCAACTTGAATTGCTTCCTCCTTTTTAGTATTGGCAATTTTAATTTTACCTTGCTTTTCTTGCTCTGCAATATCTGCTTCTGCTTGCGCCTTTGCTTGAGTTGCGGCTTTCTTACCCAAGTTTACAATATAGTTTGCGTCATCATCAATATTAGAAATATTAATATTAATAATACCAAAACCAACTTTATTCAACTCCAACTCAATCTTTTGCTTTGCATTCTCAAGGAACTTATTACGGTCAGCGTTAATTTCCTCAATAGGCATTGTTGCCATAATAGCACGAGTTTCACCAATAAGAATATCCTCAATTTGGCTATCCATTGCTCGTACATCAGAACTTAAGAAACGAGCTGCTGCATTTTGCATAAGGGTATCAGTTGTTCCAATACCAGTAATCAATGTTACAGGAATAGTTACTTTAATGTTTTGTGAAGATAGACCTGTAATATCGGCTTTAATCTTGTGAGGTACTAAACTCATCATTTTATATTCCTGGATAACTGGCCATACAAAAGTACCACCGCCATGAATAATTTTTGATGTAAGGATACGATCTACAGATTTACCATTTTCATCAAATGATTTCTTTGTGCCAGCCTTACCAAATACTACAAGAATTTGGTCACTCGGGCAACGACGATAGCGAGATAAAATCCAAATAGTTGTCAAAACAACCACAAGTACAATAACTGCTACAGTAATAAAAATTGATACATTCATAATTTTTAAATATTTAAAAGTTTATAAAATTTGTTATACATAAAATTTTCCATTATCAGCTGATATAATAATTACTTCATCGCCAAGTTTATGTTTTTCATTCAATGAATACACTTTAATTTCTTGACCATTGAAATCTGGAATATTTACATAATATGCATTTTCTTCATCTGTGCATACAATTGAAACTACACCTTTATGCCCAATAAAATCTTCTGGTGTTTGACCAACAGGTTCATGCCGTAATTTGAGCAATAATATTCCTATATAAAATAGAATTACTGTAAATGCAATTCCAAGTACAATAGCAATCAAATAATCATACCAAACAAGTGTACCATTATATGATACTAATGACAACCATCCAGCAAAACCCATTAAGAAATGAATAATTCCTTTAAATGATAGAATATCACCCCATGACAAATCACCAAATCCATCACCATCAAAGTCAATATCCGTATCAAAATCAGTTCCACCAAACATGGCAATAAAAAATTGAATAAGGAAAATTGAATAGGCTATAATAGCCAAAGAATAATAAATTGTTGTTAACATTATTAATTAAATTTAAATGTTAGTAAATAATTTAATTTGTTTAAAATATAGGTTTATGCCAAATTACACAAACCTATATTTTATATTCATTAATTTTTAAATGTTTCACTTATTATCTTTGAGATCATTAAGAAAATTCCAAATTTTATTAATTACTTCATCATGTTCTTGTATCTTTTTATTAAGATCCGTATGAATATCAGTAATTGCATCATTAACAATCTTAACAACCGGCTTAGTAACAGGAGTAGTATACTCTTTTTTAGGCTCAACATATTTATCAAGTTGATAGCTATAAAATTCTTTATAATTTGATACATGAACATTTAATTTGCTACCAAATCGTACAAGATACTTAGTTTTTGTACCACTATCACATCGATGTCGAATAATTTCATCAATAACTCCATGTGTGCCTTTCAAACTGCCAGTTTTAACCACAACTTTATCACCAACTTTAAATTTATTTACAAAGCGCGGTTCAGATTTAACTGTATCCTGTGGTCTAAATTCAACCATTTGAATAGGATTGGTTTTTGCCGGTTTTTCAGCATCCTTTTTTGTATCACTTTGCTTAATATCGTCATTTACAACATCTGCAATAACATCCATAATAGAATTAAATGTTAAACGGCCATCCTCATTAGCATTAAGAATATTATAAATGTCATGAAACATTTCTTGTGTAATGGTATAAATTTTATCCTGACCAAGATTAAGTTTAAATATTGTAATTGTAAATTTAGACCCTGTAAAATTCTTACGATGCTTAAGCATTACTGCATAATCCTTTGTCAATTCACGATAAAGTGTGCATTGTTCAGTTTCACACCAATGAGGGTTCTCAGTCTTAACATTTTTCTTAAGTTCATCAACCAACTTTGACACACCTGATTTAACAGTTTCCTTTGCATCATTATAGGTCTTTTTAAATTTGTCAGAATCCTTTGTAAATGTTTCAACCTGATTTTTGGCAGAATTATAATAATCATTTACAATATCCAAAAAATCATCTAACTTATCTTGAAGATTTGCATTTTGTGCAATATCCAAAAGTTGTGAAACATATTTACGAACATTTTGACAGCCGTCTTTAATATCATCAATTTTAAAATTGAATACTTTATTAAGCAATCTCATTTCATTTCCAGCAAATACAGCATATTGTTTATCTTCATAAACATAAAGATCATGTTCACTAGTATAAAGAATACGTTCAACACCAACACATTTATGTACTAATACATTTTGATATTTAACTGTTGAATTTTTACCAGCATTTGGCGTAGAAGGGGTAATTGTAATTTTTACAATAACTGGGTCATTTGGATGAGATTTGCTTGCAGCATATCCAAGAATAGTGTTTTGATCACGACCCTCACTTACATTTTTAATATATTGATCTGTTGAAATAACAAGATCATAAGTACCATCTTTTTCCTGATACTCTACTACATATTTAGGTTTAAATGACATGTAATCTAAAAATTTCTTTGCCATAATTTTAAAAATTTTAAGTTTATAATGTTAATTATTTTTTCTTATCTATAAATGACCAAGTTGAACAGTGTCTAAAAATTTCTGGATTTGCATCAGTAAAATCATTAAAATCAATTTCACTAAGAGGAATTTTTACACCCGTTCCCATGTAATCACAACTAATCCATGCAAATTCTTTTTCAAGATTTGAAGTATTTACAATAATAGGATATCTTACATGAACATTTTTCTCTTTAAGCAATTTAAGCACCTTTTTATAGGTTTCATTAGATTGCTCAAGTTCTTCAGCATTTAATTTTTTAATCATACGCTTTATAAATTTATGTTTATAATTTCATTTCGCTTTATTATTATAATTAAGGTTTTAAAAAAGTTTACAGTTTTTTCAAATAAAAACAATATTTTGGTTTTGTACTAAAATATTCAAATAAAAATTTAAGGCATTTAATGAAAGTAATTATTATTGAGGGGCCTGATAATACTGGTAAAAATACATTAATAAATCATGTTTTGGATAATAATGAAATTGTGAAAATTATTCATTGCAGTAAGCCAAAACAATTGGACAATGTTTTATATCATCAATTCATTTCATTTAAAAAATTAGCTGAAGAAGCAATTAAAGATTATAGTTTAAATTCAGATGAGGTTTTAATTTATAATCGTTATCATATTGGCGAATATGTTTATGGTCAATTATATAGAGATGAAAATCCTGAACAAATTCTTGAAGTAATTCATCTTATTGAAGATACAATATTAAATGCAATTCCTCAAGATAATATTTCATATATTCAATTGTTATCTCGTTCAGCAAAACTTTTACAAAACAATGATGATAATAAATCTTTATCTAATGCAAGACTTGATTTAATTGAAAAAGAAAATCAATTATTTAAAGAAGCTTTTGAAAAATCAAAATTTAAAAACAAACATATAATTTATATCGATAAAGAAAATACAGATACATTTAAAACAAGAGAACAAATTATTGACGAATTTGATATTTTTACAAAAAATGATTAATAATAGTTTATGTTAAAAACTGAAGATATTAAAAATCTATTAAAAGAAAAATATAAAAATGAAGAATTTAGAGTAACTAAATCTGGTGTAAAAACTGTTGAACTTCAAGGTATTCAGTTTGAAGCTGATAAAGATTCTATTATTCGTGAACCAAATTATGATTATGCAAATAGGGAAATTCAATGGTATGAATCACAATCATTAAATGTTAATGATATTCCAGGTGGAGCACCAACAATTTGGAAACAATGTGCAGATGTAAATGGTGATATTAATTCAAATTATGGTTGGATGATTTATTCAAAGGAAAATGGCTCACAATATAATAACTGCGTTTGGCAATTAGTTAATGACCCAACTACAAGAGAAGCTTGTATGATTTATAATAGACCAAGTATGCATGTTGATGCAACATCAAATCATAAACATGATTTTTGTTGTACTTATGCAGTTCAATGTTTCTTAAATGAAGTTAATAGATATCACACATCGCCAGATGGTGATAAAGTTAAAATTGGTTTAGATTATTATACATTAGATTATATTGTATATCAAAGAAGTTGTGATGCAGTATTTGGTTATAATAATGATGTTTTATGGCATACATATGTACGTGATAAAATGCTAAAAGATTTTAATGAAATGGGTTTAAATGTTAAAAAAGGCATAATAAATTATAATTGTGGCAGTTTACATGTTTACGAGAGACACTTTAAGTTCTTAGACTAATAACTTAATTAATATATAAAATGAAGGCTAGAAATTTAATTTCTAGCCTTTTATATTTTGCATAATGAATAATTTTTAATTCATTATGCTGCAAAATACTGCATAATGAATAATTTTTAAATCATTATGACAAAATTCTTTGCTGAATCAAGTTCATTATCTGTACATACCAATGTATGTGCTCTATTAATACCTTGTAAACTCAATGTTTCCAAACTTGGATTTACTGATGCCACAATAAACAAATCATAATCATTTAAACTTGTTGCATCCTTTAATTCACCTGTAATTGTATTATAGTTGTCAGTGTTAAGATAACGTGTACAAATTACTGCATCCTTAATTTGGCGATCTGTATACTTTTCAAGCTTGTGTACAAAGGTGTTAATTTTTTCTTGATTTTCTGTTGTTGCTCTTACGATAATTGTTTTCATGCTTCATTAATATAAATTTTTGATTTATATATTATATGTTGGTATTTTAGAATGTTTCATTTTTTAATAAATATATTGAAAATAAATGTATTTTATGAATAAAAAACAATTATATGAATCAATAATGTCTTCTGTTTCTAAAGAGGTTAAAAAGGCTTTATTAGAATATAGAACAAAATCTGTAGATACATATGATATAAATCTAAAAGATGTTGAATAGTATTTAAAAACTACATTACAACAATGGATTTATGCAAAAATTAAAAGTATTCAAGGCTTACGCTATGAATTTTGGAGTTGGGGTGATTCTGGAGCAATATATGTATATGTTGGATCTATATATCCTAATCAACCTATAAATATTACTATTTCTAATAAATCATATTATAGAGATATTCGATCAGACTTACAAAAAATACAAGATTACCTTAAAGATCATAAAGAATTTCAAATAACATCTTCTAGAATAGCAAGAGATCAACGTTTAGAATGTAGATATTTTGTTGAAAAAGATAAAGATTTATATGATGCCATACAAAATGCAAAGAATAAATTTGAACAAGATGTTGAAGAAGCTAATACAGATGAATTTGCACCAACAGAAAGAGATTGGATTAAGATGGTTGGATATATGAATAATCATTCAAATCCAGAACGTGTTGCAAAATCTTGTAAAGAACCAAGAAAAATTGTTGCAAGATATATAATTGCTAGAACTCTTGGTTGGGATGAAGCTGCACATGAATTTAAGTATAAAATTTTATCCGAACATATTTTAAGTGAAGCTCAACTTGAAGCATATAGAAGAAAATATGCAACATATAATATTCCAGATGATATAAAGGAATTAATAGAAGATTTTAAAGAAGCTGATGAAACTGGTGGTTTAAATAGAAATATAGAACATGCTGATATATTGCCAAATCAACTTAAAAAATATATACATGATAATATAAACATTAAATCTTATACAATTGAAATTCCAGAAGATAAAAATGTAGTTCCAATTAAAAAGACTGGAAGATATAGAAGTGGATTTGGATATAATTATATTCCAGTTGGCAATGCAAAATGTGTGATTTTACATATTACATTAATAAATGGACAAACTAAAGATTTATTATTTGTTTATAAACATAATAATAATAAACAATGTTTTATTACAACAAGAGATTTATATAATATATCATATTTTGATAATAATGATTTTTAGGGAGCAAATCCAAAAACATCAGCATATACTCTAGATACAATTATAAATCAATAAAATAAAAGGTTGGAAATTTTCCAACCTTTTATTATGCAGAAAAACTTATAGTTCCAACCTCATTTTCCAATTCACATACAGAATCTGTACATGCGCACCATTTTCCGTGTTTAGCAGATTCTTGTAAACAATCTGCTGTAAAGTTTACTCGCCAAATATCAGTATTGCCTTTTTCATTAATAAAATCAAGGCAACATTGAACCAAACGGTCTTGAAGTTCCCTTGCAAGATTATTAGCTTCAGGATTTTCAAGCAATTCTTGACGTCTTTTAATGGCCTCTGCTTCTCTTTTGCAGATTTCATCATATGCTTTTGCTTTTCTTTCTTCTAATGTCATAATTATTAATATTTTAAATTTTAACTAAGCAATAAACCAACTATTACACCAATAATTGCGCCAATACATCCACATCCAATTATTAAATAATTGCATATAGCCAATCTGGTATTTCAAATTCAATTTTCATACTTATTTTTTAATATATGCATAAAGTAAAGTTAAACCTTCTTTTTTTAATTCAGCAGGAACCCCAATATTATTCAATACACGAGTATCAAATGCATGAGTAATAAAATGGCAACCATGTGCAGTATCAACTGCTTTAATAATATTTCCTTCTGGATAATCAGATGCTGCATAATTAATTTTATTATATGCAAGTTGGATTTCAACTGGGTCCTGAGTATCTACGTCAATAACCCAGTACTTATTATCTTTATCACTGCCGGATTTCATAACAGCTGAATCAAGCATTCCTTTAAGAAGCATTGAAGAACCGCCGTTAACTTCATTTTTAATATTCTGCATTACAATAGATTGCAGTGCAAAAAGAACATTAAGAATTGGTTTTGGATTTACACAAATATATGCACGACATTGATGTTGTTTGCAAAGCTCGATGATTTCTTGTTCACGCTTCTCAAAATCTTCCATACTTTGAATATGATAAGATTTAATAGTACGCTCAATGTGCTCATCATTATCTTTTGCACGCATACAAACCCAAACCCAAATAATGGTTTTCTTTTTAGGGTCAAACTCTAAAAAGGATTTAATTGCTTTAAAATTGTTAATTTCTATCATAACTATTAATTATTTTTAGGTCTAAATGATACATAATAAGAACCATCTACAATTTCATTTCCAATTGTGTGTCTTCCAAAGAAAAATTTTCGATAAGTTCCAATTATACAATTTCCAAGAATTTCATTTTCAAATAATTCTTTATTTTCATCAAAGAGATAAAAATCTCCTGTATGAGAACCACGTGGAGTTTTAATACTAACATAAGTAATTCCTAAATTCTTTAATGCTTCTTCACATTCCATTGTTGCACCAATGTGCCAACCTAAATTAGGAATTTTAGTATTTACATGGATTTCTTTCATAATTACAATAATGTTCCTGTAAATTGGCCAACAGTAATATCTCGACCATTGAATTTAGCAGTTACATCACATTTATATCTATTTGATAATTTAGACATTTCTGCTTGTAAATGTCCAAGACTGCATCCAGGCGCAGGTTCTACATGTATTTTACTAATGCCAGGTATCATAATTATTTAAGATTTTGTAATTCACGTTTTCTACGTTCTGCACAGTATTTACAATTGCCTTTGTGGGAAAAATATCCATATCCACCATAGCCAGTAGAGATTGAACCAATAAGATATTCGCAGCTATCAATAATTACAACTCTAACGTTAAGATCGTCATATACTCTATATACATCATTTGTTTTTTCAACTTTATGATATACATTAGTATCAGGCTGTTCACTGCAAGAAATCATTGCAAATAATGCTACTAAGATAAAAAATTTCTTCATATTATTTTGATTTTTTAGTTCTTGTTTTCTTTGGTTTTTCTTCTATTTCACCTTTAGCGATTTTCTCAGCTTTTTCTTTTTCTTTAGCCTCACGTTTCAATCGGCGTTGTTCATCACCCCAGGCTTTTGCACGTTCAACGAGTTCTTTATGTTTTTGCTCAGCTTCTTCAGGGTGTTCACGTTCCCAATTAATTTGGTCCCAAACAAAACTTCCATAACCAAGTTTCCAACTATGATAATGAGGACACATTAAAAACCAATGGCTATTACCTTTATATTTTTCAATACATGCACCTTTCATTATGCATGTTTTCTTACATACATCCTCTTGAAATTGAGGAACATCGCTAGCTTTATAAAAGTCTTTATTTGCCATATTATTCTTCAATAAGATTCATTTCTATGAGCATGCTATATAATTTTTTCAAATCACATGCATAGTATCCATAAGAACAATATCCACCATAATAATCAGATTCGCCTCGTTCCTCTACAGTTACAGTTTCACGATAAAGTTTCTTATATTGAAGCATTGAAATGTTAGGACATACTTCAGTAAGCAAATCATCAAATTCTTTAAATTCGCTTGGTTGGGCTTCAGCACTAATATTACCACTAGCACCAGTATAATCACCCCATGTCCCGCCAAGACACCATTCTTCACTTCTCATTTCATCTTGTTTCATCCAAGATTCACGTATTTTAAACAAAGATTCATACTTATTCATTTTATGTACCTCCATTTCTTTAATTACAAATTCAATTTCACTAAATTCTTTAGATAGACCATCAATATCAGGTTTTTCAAATTCTGCATGCTTAATAGTAATATGTGCCTTACGATCTTGTTGACGAATGCTATCATTATATAAACATGTATCTCTATCTTCTTTAAAATATACAAATTGAATTTTAACATGTTCACTATCAAAAATATAATGTGTACATTCATTATAAATGGCTTTAACCAATTTATGTTGTGTTTCATTGGTTAAAAATAATCCATCTATAATCCAATGATTATAATTTGCATTATGATGTATAATTGAATAGCAAAAACTTGAGTCTCTTAAAACATTTGTAAAAGATCTTTTCTCACGTTTAAGATAATCTTTATCAAAATCAATGTAGCATGTATTTGAATTAAATGTAGATAAAAACTTTTCACCATTATTGGCACTTTGTGCATAATGAGTTTTACCACTACCAGGCAATCCAATTAAAATTTCTACTAATACTTGATTTTTCATAACTATTCAATTTTTAAATTAACGATACAAAATTAATATATTTTATTTAAATTAAAAAATAGAAGTTAAAAATTTAAAGGTGGAATTGCACCACCTTTAAATCAATTTTCATCTGGATTTTCTTCACCATATCTTTCTTGCATTTCATAATCTGATGTAACACCTTTATCCATATCTTCAGCTTCCTTACCAAGGAATTTCAAACATTTAAGTTTGAATGCTTCTGCTACAGGGTCATCATTAATTCTAAGAACGATACCTTCACGAGGAAGTTCATTTTTACACATTGGTTCATTTTCTTCCATTCCAAAGTTTTTATCCTTTTTCATTCTAGAAAGAACATTTTCATTCCAATGATTTCTAAGATCCAAATCAGGATAAAGATCTTTCATTAAGCCATTATACAAAATTGTAATTGGTTTAATTTTTGAAGCATCATTAGTATTATTTTCTTTATCACGTTTTTGAAGTGCAGGAATAAGAGTATGCAATGTATAATCATGTACATCTTGAACATTAAATTCATATACATCCCCATTTTCAAGTACATGTTTAATACGGTAAATCATTAAATAATTATCACCTGTTTTACAACCATAGTCATAAACTTTTCCACCAAGTGATTGGATTCCCGATGTAGAATTTGTTACATATCCACAAATTTCTCCATAAAATGTCATTCCTTGAGGAATAAAATCTTTAAGGATTTTGTAATATGTTGCCCAAATATCTACTCCATAAAAACCTCCAGACTTGCCACCATATTTAAATCTAAACAATGATTTAAATTTATCCCAAAAAGTAATTTCTGGTTCATTTTGGTTTTTACGTTTCTTTTTCTTAAACATTGATTTCAATGTGCTTGTAATATGAAGCCACCATGCATAAATTATTTGGTAAATAATTGCAATCATATTTTGATTTTTAATTACACCACGAGAGCTATAAATTACATCATAGCCTTCAGTAGTAAATTGCAAAACTTTAGGCAAATATACAAAAGCTTTTTCATACAAACCACCATACTTAGGTTTATGAACTTTTACATTACCAAAAATCGCTGATGAACCATGTTCCTTAACGGTAATTGATACTGAAGTTTCAGGTTTAATTCTATTCATTGAACGTTGAAGTTGTTCAGTATCATAATGAAATGCAAATTGTCCAGGAATCATACGATCATATTTTTTAATTTGCTTTTCATGACGGCCTTTTTTAACTCCACCATTTCGGCCTTTTACTTCAGGAACATATGCTTTTACAAACAAACGTTCACCTACAGTATCAAAATCTTCACCAAGATGTGCAGACCAATCAAAATTTTCCAAGTCTGCTTCGTATTCACCCATTTGGTATGGAGAAATAAGATAACCCATTGACATTACACCACGAAGTTTCTTCATACGAACACGACAGTTCTTACCAAAATAACCTTTATTAAGATTCAAATAATGTTGAATCTCTTCTTCAGATGCATTTTGTTTTCTCATTTTTTCCAAATGAGGACCTACATCTTGATAATTTGAATTAAGTGTGATATCATCAAATTGATTAGTTGAAGATAGAAACAAACTATCAAGTTGACATTCATTGGCTACATAAATCATATAGCTTCCTGTTTTAACCAAATCTTTACGAACTACGATATCTCTGCCTTCAACCATCACTGTGGCAAGAAAATCGGAATTTTCAATTGGTGTCAATTCACCAATTTGAACAACAGTTGCACAATATTCATGTGACATGTCTTTTGATTGTGATAATACATTTTCCATAATTTTAAATGTTTAAATTTTTACTAAAGTTCGAGTTTCTCCGCCACCAGCGATATTTCTATCGCAATTTTATTATTATAAATATTATTTTATTTTTGTTTTTAAGGCAATATTTTCCATTGATAACACCACCATTTAATATTGTATTTTTCTTTAAGCCAATCCCAATGGGTTTTTACTGATTTAAGAACCCCAATCTTTTTGTTTGCAGTACAATAAATAATTGGTTCATTTGGCAATTCTGGAAAATACACATCTGCATTTTTCCATTCTAGTGTTAATATAAAATTATTTTCCATAATTTAAAAAATTAAAAAATGGTGACTCTTTTTCAAAGCCACCATTTAAAAAGTTAATTAAAATAACTCTTCGCTTTTTGGCTTTTCTTTAGTCTTTGGCTTTGTTTCTTCTTCATCCTCAATAGGTGTATTATCCAATGCACATAATTCATTATAGTATTCATTTTCACCATCGTGGAAGCAGTCATCAACCATTTTTTGTGCAATAGAACGTGCATCACAATTTTTCTTAAATGCATCAAAAATCCTATTGCGTAACTCATCATACTTTTCTTTATTACTTGCAAGCTCATCCATTTGTGCAAGACATTCATCAAGATTTGATAAGTCCTTTTTAATGAATACACCAAGTCCTAATTCAAGTGCTGTTTTATTTAGACACTTTGTGTTTTCATCATACATACGACATGCATTACCTGCATTCCAATCTAACAATGGAATTGAACCCATTTGAATAATCTCAAATACTGAATATTCAAAATCATCTCCATAACATCCATCAGTTTTAAGATGGAAAAAGTCACATCCAAATGCAGACTTTGCAACGCATCTCATTCCTTCTTCACGTTTATATGCATCAAATACATAACACCAACCTTTTTCACGTTTAGGGGTATCAAGCATTGGATCATCATATGCAATACCATTTTCTTCTCTCCACTTTTTATCTGAAGCCATTATACAAGCCTTAGATGGAAGACGGTTTCCTTGCTCATCAAATGAATAAAGCAAGTCAGGAATTGTAGATACATTAATTGTACGTTTAATACCACGCATTTCCAACTCATAATCATGTGCATAAAATTTATCACGACCACGAAGTAAACGAGTTGGGTCTTTAAATCCAGAATGACGACCAAGATAAGTTATTCGACGTAATTTCTCATCAAATGGAACCCATTGTTTCTTATCTTCATCTGAATAATTATGTGGAAGAATTAATTGAACAAAACGTTTTCTAAATTCTTCTTCACCACACGCTGCACAAATTTTTTGTGCTACCATTGCCTTTGGTGCAAATGTAATAATTTTATCAAATGCCAACCAAAATTCTGAATTATGCAATAGTGGTCCATAATATGCAGCAAATCCCAATACATTATGATCATTACATACAATTGCTTTTCTTGTAGTAATTTTATTCATAACCAAATCCATCCAGAGATTATGATATTTTTCATCTGCTTTTTTCTCCATAATGGAATTAATGATAACCAAATCAGCTTCATTAATATGATTAACTGTATTTTCAGAATAATCATATTCTACGGCGAATGGAATGCTTTGTGTGCCACCATCCATCTCAGCCTTTTCATGTGCTTTTACATAAATAACTTCAACTTCATGGCCAGCAAGCTTCAAGCCTTTATTTAATTCTATAACATATCGGGTTACACCAGAACCCTCAATGCGTGCCATCAATTGTACAATTTTCATATATTAAAATAAACTTTGTTTTGTTGCTATATTAAGTACTTCTTGTTTTGTATTATCTTGAAATGCTACATTAGAAGTATGTTCTCGATTATTATATTCCCAATTATTCAAAATGTTTACAACTTGAGAAACAATAAATTTCGCTGTGTTAACTGGAACATTTTGACCAATTTTTGCAAGATTTGTTTTATCTCCATATATAATAAAATCTTCTGGCATACCCATTAATGAAAGATATTCCCTTATTGTGCAAAATCTCTTACCAGTATAATGAATCATATTAGGTATTGATCTAAATTGAACAGATGGAAAATAATCCTTAAATACCCATGCATCTTCGCCATAATAATTCAAACCTTGTGAAGTTTTTTCAAAGATATGTTTAAAATACTTTTCAACCTTTGCCTTTTCTTCATCAGTGTATTTATCAGATTCTTTAACAAATTTCAAAAAATCTTCAAGTTTACCAGTTTTCATTATATATGTTATAATGTTTCTTTTATCTTTTATTTCATCTGCCCAATTTTCACCATAATTTTTAACATTATAATCAATAGCTGCGTAATTATGAATAAATGATTCTACTGGTGTTTGTTGAGGAGCGTCCTTTGATATTGATTCAAAAAATTCTGGAATAAGAATAGAATCTTTTTCATAACCAAACAATGGTGGTTTTTGTTCTGTGTTTTTTCCTTGCCATTGAGTAAAAATAACAAATGTTCTTGGTCTGCGTTGGCAATTATGATGAAGAACTGTATCTGTTTTATAATAAAGAACAGAATATCCTGCATTCTTTGCAATATCCTCCAATGATGCACGAACATCATCGCCTCTGTCACCAACCAATGTAGGTGCATTTTCAAACACATATACTTTAGGTTTAATAACATTTAAAGTATAATATGTAATCCATTGCATATTACAATTTCTGGATTCTTTTGTTTCATTAGCAGCTTTAGTAACAACTGATAAACCTGAACATACAGGAACTGCAACAACTAAATCCATATCTGAAAAATCTGGCAATGGAACATCATCTTCAAGTCCTTTTCGTACTTTTAAATCAGTTGAATGAATGTCCATATCAAACATCTTTCTATTTGTTATTTGATAATATGGAACTTTATATCCATCCTTTGTAGATTTAAATAACCATTCTCTTAAATTATATTCATTACCTGCACCTGTTATAATAGGATTATCTTTATCACCAGCTACAGTTATTGCATCAAGCCCATCATACGATAAAATCCATTCGGCTTGATGGCCAATGGCTTTTAACGCTCCTATATACATTCCGCCTGTTAATGGTTGAATACATCCCCATTTAATTTCTTTTGACATATAATATTTTATTTTCTTTTTCTATATACAAAATCCAAAAATCGTTTAATTGGACAAATTTTTTCTTTTGGTTTTTCTTTTTCGACATTGTGATATGATCCACGATTACATACATTAAAAATATGTGGTGTGCTATAACCAGATACATCTAAAAAGTCATCAGATAAATCATCAAACATATCTTCCAAATCATCTGTTATATCATCAATCATATCATCTATATCATCTATTAAATCATCTACATCATCCGATAAGTATTTTATATCATCCATATCAGATGCATAGTATTTATTTGATTTAATTTTATAATTAGATGAAAATGGTTTACTTAAATCTTTATATTTAAAATGTCTATATATCATTCTTTGCAAATTGCAACACCGCCTTCTGGTGTAGTTACAACTAAATACTTTGAATTACCAACTTCAATCTCATCTACGCCATAACTTGCAGTTTGGCCATTTACAAAATACTTTCCATAGTTACGATATGGAACAAATGATGTAAATAATACTATTACAGTAAATATTACACAAAACCAAATTAAAAACTTTTTCATATTAAATGTATTTAAAAAATCTTTGGCGTTTTAACTCAACATCTGTTATAAATTTAGTACAACTGCATGTTTTAGTTTTTTCACAAGTATCGAATAACTTGCATATTTTACAATATTCACTTACCATAATAATCTCCGTAAAAATACTTTAAACCATTTGATTTAACATAATTATTATATAACACTTTTAAGTGATGTTTATTAAAATACTCTTCAGGCGTATAACCAATTAAAGGCTTTTCTACATCTCCAATTTCAATATCTTTTAATGTATCGAATACAACTAAAACAAAATTGGCAGTGTTTTTATGAATTTTTGGATGAGTATTTTCTAATTTATTTACCAACCAATTATACTCTTTTTGATATGAAAAATCTTTTCCAAAATATGCTTTAGCCGCACCAAGCCAATCACATATAAGTTCTACTGCATATTTATATGGCATTTCAATACATGTTGTTCCATTGTCATAATTATCTGTCCAATACTCATAATGATGAGGATTGCGGCCTTTATGATGTTGCCATGCCAATGAATAACCTTTATCCGCTTTACATGCATTAATTGGAGAACTTGAGCCTTGATAATATTTTACAGACTCCCAAAATTCAATCCATGAAAATTTGGACATATCATGCATAATACCTTGCCAATAAAGACCAGCTTTAAAGCAATAATATGCAACCCAATATTTATGAATACAAATTTTCTTAAAATGCAACCAAGTATTTTTAAGCGTTATTTTCATATTGTTTATTTGTTTTATTTAAAATTACACGTATTGTTAGAATTATAAATTTTTTTAAGTCTGTCAAATATGTAGAAAAACCATAATGGAGTAATATATGCATCATCTTCTTTTACCAATCCCAACATTTCTCTATAAGTATCTAAATTTATAATTTTAAATACTGTATCAATTCCAATACTTCCAAATAATAGCCATGCAATTGGTGTTAATACTATCAACATTGGTATTGAAAATGCCCAGCAAAACACTACAGTTATAAGATACAAAAGAAAACCTATTATACAATACAATGTAATTAAAATTCTAAATAAAAAATTTCTTATCATATTAATTAAATTTTTGAAGTTTATTTAAAATTTGTTTATATGCCAACTCATCATTAGATGTTATTGGGCGTTTAATTTTATTCTTAAGCTTCCACCATTTAATGGTTTCTTTAATAAGTTCATCGCTTACGTTAGGAACTTTACCCTTAAGCATTAAAATGAACGAATCCTCCATTTTGCTCTCTTCAACAAGTTTTGCATGAACTGATTCAAGCATTGGCATTATATCCAAATAATCTGCACGGTTAACTCGGTTATTAAGATAATATTCAACAGTTTCAAGATCTAATGCATCATAATTAAGAAGTTCACGTTCATCGGTATATACTTTGAATGCTATACGATTTTTACGTTCAGTTTCTCTCCACCAATCACTTTCTTTAGATGGCATATATTTGATAACAAATTCACCAACCGAATTTTTCTCGATATTATATACTCCAGTACTTGGTCTAACTGGCAAACCCCAATCATCATCTCTATTACGATTCCAGGAATAGAAACGTTCATCAAATCTTTCTTGAGTTCCAGCCACATAGTTTTCAAGGAATAATACACGGGTTCCAACCTTAATATCTTTATTAACTTCTTTTACAAACTCCCAATAACTTGGATGTCCATCAGTTAATTTCTTAACTCCTGCATCATATATAAATTCTATATAAGGAGAATCCAAACCATCCGTAAATAGATTAACAGGATTATGAGGAGCAAGAACATCAGAACGATCAAGTAATCCTTGAAGCAAACAGAAATTAAATTTGTATCTGTCGATAAAGTCCTCAATTTGTTCTTTTTTGCTTGAAGCCCAATAATGAGTACCAGACTCTTCCAGTTCATTAATAAGTTTTTGAAGCTCATCTTGTTTTGGGAACAAATATGGATAGATAATCAAATCTGCCCAAATACGATATACATTATCTCCATTACGAATAATAATATATGTTTGTTTATCTTCCAAATCTAATTCATTTCTGAAATATGGGTTATGAACAAAATGATTTCCAATTCTCATGTCTTTACCACGTTTGCCATAACGACGAGGCCTAAATACTCGAATACCCTTTTCCGGCAAGAACAAATCAATATGATTATCACGAAGAAGCCATTCATCAAATTGTTCAATTTTCGAAAAATCAAGACCACCATCTCTCCAATCACCTACCTCTTCATCCATGTATAATACATCCTGGAAGAAATGAATAGGTGTATCAATAGGTGCAGGCATTCCCTCTTGAATTTGAACAATATCCTCGTTAACACCAAGATACAATTCAATTTGTCCAAGAACTCGTTGAATACGTGTTATTTTTCGTTGAACAATAGCAATTGCTTTTTCGCAATCTCTACGAATAATATCAAATTTTGCTTGTTGTTCGGCTATACTCATTTTAACAATCGCCAATCGCCGATCCAATTCCTCTTTAAGAGCTAACGTACTTTTTTCAGCATTTACATACGTCATTTTAGATGACATACTTACCAATGCAGTAGAGTTGTCATCATTCTCATTATCATCAATATCATATTTTTTAAGGAAATCGGTGTCTTTACCCATAATAGCATTTGTAGCGCCATTTATGTATTCAAGCAACTCTTCTTTATCCTTAAACACAAAATATTTACGACCATCTTCATTGCGATCCAGACTTAATGCTTTAATCTCCCATTTGTAATCGTGTCCAAAACCATCACCAACTTGGCATTCTTCACCAGTGAATGGATTAAATCTAACAGCTTTTACATCAAGATGATATGTATCGAGTTCTACCTCAACCCGTTGATTATCTTTAAACTCGATTTTAGTATCTTTTACCGGTTCAATGGAAATAATACGATAGCAGTATGGATCGTGCCATTGCACATCCACTATATAATTACCTGGATGGATTTCCTTTTTCCACTCATCTGGATGGGTTTCACGAGCATTAGCGATTTGACCCTCAATTGTTGTTAAATCTCTACTCGTGTATTTTTCAATTCCGTTCTCCATAATGTAAATCTTTTAAATTTTGTGCAAAATTAATACAAAACTATTAATCTAAAAAATAGAAGTTATATTTTATATTAATTCCAAATCCTCTTCGGCCCAATTAAGCGCAGTTAATCTATGAGTAAATCCATTTTCATAAAAATCAAAAATATCTCCCCTTTTTCTATGACGAATTTTACATTTTAAATGTGTTTCTACTTCATCACCCCATAAATCGCGTGACCACCAAGTAAAATCTATTGGTGTATTATATGGTATATCTTTACCATTTATATCTTTTAAACCTGTTAACATACAAAAATTATCTATCTGCCCATGGGCCAGATTTTTCTTTAAATTTTACACATAAATCATTATCATAACGATTATATGTTACATCAAAACCCGCTTCAGTTAACAATTGCTGTAATCCATCTTCATATGGGATTACAGTAAAAGAATTATTCATTAATCCTTGTTTAATTCTCGGTAATGCTTTTTCAAAGGCAATTTGTGCCTGCATTTGTTCTGCTATTGTCATCATATTATTCAAGTAATTTGCATTCTTCTTCACTATATAATGAATGGAGTTTTTCTAACCACCATTTAGTTTTTACTTTAACAGATGGACGTCTTTGACCTTTAAGTAAAGTACTGCGTTTAAATACCACACCTTCTTTGACTGTTGGGTATTTTGCATCTGCCTGTGTCCAATCATTTTCCTGTATATCTTTAATAATTTCAGCAGTTAGAGGGCCTTTATATATAAGTTCAGGTATTTCTATACCACAGCCATTAAATATTGTGTAATATTCTTCTGGTTCAATATATCCCTTTTTCTTAAGAAATACATCTGTAAGAGCTAATCTCATTTCATCACCTTCAACATGCTTACCAGCAAATGAATTATCTCCATACCATTCAAACACAAATGTTAATTCATCTACACCATTAAAGACTTTTTTCTTTGCAGAATTTTCTTTAATGAGTTTAGCCAAAATATCTTGATAATTTGAATTATAAAACCATTGAACAACTGGTCCAAACTGTTCACTGTTTTCATCTACAGTAACAGTACGTGAACCACATGGGCCAAATGTTTTCTTGCGACAATTATATGCCACAACAAAATTTTGTCCATCTAATTTATTAAAACCCCAAACAATATCTCCTTTTAAAGAGCCATCATCTTGGATTCTCGGTATACTATCGTAATGTTTCATAAATTTATTCTCTTTCTTTTAAACAAGCTTCCAAATCTTTAATTATGGTTTCATCGCTCAAAAGACAGGTTTCTTGCGTATATGGATAGTACTTATGTTTACCATCAAGAGATTCAACATAATACGGTTTACTTGGATCTTTTCCATTGTTATATCCATTAACTACTCGGCCTACTTTCAATGTTCCTTTTACATCAATAAGAACAATGTCGCCATCATTTAATACAACCGGATTCCATCCAGATAATGATACAAATCGTTTCATATTAGCAATATGGTAAATTATAGTATTTGTTTAGTTTATAATTATACACATTTTCCTGTAAGTACGCCCAATATAAGCATTTTAAATGTGAAAGAATTTTTTCATCTTTAATATTATCTTCTAAATGCTTAAAATATTTTGAATTTAATTTTTCGATAAATGCATCTCTATAATATTGTCTAACATTTTTTGGAAGACAATTATAGTACATACCAGTTTCATGAATTATTTTAGAAAATATATTAACAAACCAATATTTAACAGATTGATCTTCTGTATGTAAAATAATATCTTCACACACATCTACAATATATTGTCTTGCTGTATGTTTTCCTGTTAATGAATCAAAAAGTAAAGTAGCTTTATATTTTTCTGATTTGCCTATTAAACCTCGTAATTGATTAAATAATGAGGATATAGTATTTTCATTATAATTTTTAAAGTTCTTTTTCATAATTATGCTAAAATATTTTTAAGGCGAAAATAACTTTCATTAAAAAGATTATCATATGCATCATAATATGGCTTAAATAAATCCATCGTCCTAGCCCATCTAAGTGAATCTTTTTGACGCTCTTTCTTTTCATATTCTTCATAAGACATCTCAGGATGAAGTTTATTCCATTCCTCGATAAATTTATCATGAGAATCTTTATAATATACATATGAATCTTTAGGCTCAAAATATGGTTTAGATATAGATTGAACAAAATCTCTAAATTGAGCAGTTATTTTATATACATCATAAAATATACCATTTTTATTAACAAACTGCTCATAAATATCTCCAAGTGTTATAGATTCTCTAATAACATTTTTACGCTCAATACCCATATCGCCTGTATGTTCAAATGCCCAGGTATCAAGATAATTTCTTACTACAAAATCTTTACCAAGTTTTTCAATAAGAGCATTAAACTCTTTAATTTGTTTGTTGTACGTCATAATAGTATAAACTGTTTGTATTAAATTGTCCTACCCGATTAATTGAACTAAATGTTCCTTCCCAATCTTGCAAAGGAATATTATGTTGAAACAAATCATTAATATGATTCATAAAATAGATTTCATATTCACAAATTTCATGATCCAACATAATATCATTTATGCATTGAGTATTTAAATATTGATGTGCTTCTTCTAAATTAGAAATAAACATACCAGTAAAAAATCCATGAAGATGATGAGTTTGTGCAAATGCAGACGCCCAACACCAAACACCAATAATATTTTGAGCATGAATTAAATGTACATTATTTTCATGTATAATATATTGGCCAGAATCCAAATTAGGATGAAGCAAACCATAAGATGTTCCATGACCACAAATAATTAATGTGTCATCTTCAGTTATTAATGCTTCTTCTACTGCATCTTCATAATTCTCATCATCATGACAAATTACAATTAACCGGTCAATATGCAATCCTTGCCACATTGCCTGTAGCAAGCCAGTATCCCGATCACCACTATTTGCATATATTACTGTCATATCTTATTATTTTATTAAATATTTCTTATATGTTTCAAAAATAGATAAAATGTTATCTCTTCCAGGAGGATTGCTTGAATGGCATTCATAATATGGAAATTCAAATCCATAATCTTCTATAATATCACATATTTCTACTGCAACATTATATCCTGTTTTTTCATCATCACTTATGTATGAGCCTAAATCATGGTCAAGACAAAAACAATTAACATATTCATTTGGATCTTCTTTTATCCATTTATTGCTCCAATCTACCCATGCATCATATGATTTACACCATACGATTTCAACATCATGCCCATCAACCAAAGATAAAAATTCCTTTGGAACAACTTTATTCCAATAAGTAAATAAACTCATTGGATCACGTTGATCATCAATCCAAATTACTCTGTACTTTGTCTGCTTCATTATTGTCAAATATTTTTAAATTCATAAGTTTTTTAACTAATTCATCTGGAATATCTTGAAAATCAATCCAGTCCCATTTAGCTATCATAAATGAAACCCCATTTTCTCGAGGAGTATCATATGCATCAAATATTCCATTCCAAACTTTGCTACGTTGTCTCCATTGTCTCCATGTTAAATTTGGATCAGGATCGCCTTGGTCACCATACCAATACTCATCAACAATGGTCATCAATAAATCTATATTTTCATCTTTTCCATAACCAAATTCTGGACCAAAATAATTTCCATATAAATTTCCATGATATGGATAAATCATTACTTCAAACGGATAATCAAGTTCTCCTCTTAATCTAGCTTTTTCTGTATCATCACCAATTCTATGAAGATCCCTAACAATTTCAAGTTTAACTGCTAGTAAATTCATTTCAGTTGGATCATTTTTATATTTTATAATATCTTTTTTAAGATAATCACTCATCTTAGAAGCCAACCCATAAAAATTTTTATTAAGCAATGAATTTGCCATATTTTTCAATGCTTGTTTTCTAATAGACTTTAATTGGTCTAAAGCTTTTTCAATACTTTTTGTACGAAACTTAATTCCTGTGTATACAGTAAAACTCATATAATTAACATTTTTAAATTTTATGATGCAAAATTAATATATTTCTATTAAATTAAAAAATAGAAGATTCCAATTATTATATAAAAACATAGAAGGTTGTTTCACAACAACCCTCTATTTAAAATCTTCTAATATTAACAAATTTAATATGATTCAATATTAAGATCATGGAAACATTGTGCAATTTCCGTTTGATCACCCATTACTTTGCCAGCATCGTCACTTACTTTAATACAATTAACCATTGGGCTATTTGCATTCATTCGACACATTGTAAGTTTCATTACAATATTCTGACTTGGCGTATTGGTATCACATGTAAGATTAGTTCCAATACCGGCAGAACATTTAATTTTGCCTTTGCAATAATCAGCAATTGCTTTAAATTTTGGGAATGTTAATGCATTAGAGAATACAATTGTTTTGTCCTTTGGATCAATTCCCTTAGATTTATAAGCTTCAATTGCCATTTGGGTGAATTCATACTCATCACCTGAGTCATGACGAACACCATCAAACAATTTTGCATGCTTCAAACTAAATGTATCGAAGAATGCTTTACTTCCATAAGTATCTGTCAATGCAATACCAAGAGCACCATCATAAACAGATACCCAATCCTCATAGGCTTTATAGTTTGCATTGCGATAACCAAACTGTGCGCCATGGAACATTACCCACTCATGAGCAACAGTGCCAATAGGCTTCATATCATACTTCATTGCAAGGTGTACATTGGATGTTCCTACACAATAAAGTGCATTTTCTTTAAGACGTTTTACAACGGCATCCTGAACGGCATAACTGAAACGACGACGAGTACCAAACTCACTAAATACCAATCCATGCTCATTGGACAATGCAATTTTCTTATCGAGACGAGAAAGTACATCAGCCATATTAACGATATGAACACTATTAGAAATTTCAGATACAATTGCAAGACATGCAATCTCCCAAAGTGTTAAACTATAAAGTTTATCAGCTGCAGTAATATGCAAAATTTGACTATCATCAAGCCATGCAGTTACTTTAGTTGAATCAAATCTAAATCCACGAAGCCATTCCCAATAGAATTGAGGAATATATGTAATATGATTTTTACACCAATAAAACTCTTCGTCAGTAAGACTTAAATTTTCAAGTTCTTTAATACTTTTGATAATTCTATCCAATTCACCACGAGTTCGTTTAACTCGATTTCGGTCAAAAAACTCAAATACACCTTCAGCTTCAGGATAAAGCTTCATGTATGCATAACTCATACTAAGTTTGTACAAGTCAGTGTCCAAAATACTTTTAATTACTCCCATATCTTATTTTAAATTAAAATGTTGTTCAATATATTCATATAATGCTTCTGGAGTGTTTTCAATAATGTTATCCAAAAGAGCATCTTTCATCATTTTTTTAATTTCACCAATTTGTTTACCTGGTTCAAGATGGTATTTCTCCATAAGATCATTGCCAGTTACGCATGGTTGGAACATACGAACATAATCCTTATGAGCAATATCTTCAATACGTTCCATTAATTCATTATATCTAAATTGGAAGTTTTGTTTCTTGTTTTCGTTCTTTGTCGTAATATCAGAATTAGCAAGAATCATCAATTCCTTGATATAACCATTTGCATCATTAACCAAACGACGAACACCTGCATCGGTTACTTCATCTCCACAAATTGCTTGAGGACGCATATGAAGTTGAACCATAAGAGCAGTAAATTTCATATTTTCATCCTGAGGCATTTTTAACCGTTTAAATATAGATTCCACCATCTTTGCACCTACATATTCATGATTGTCAAAAGAATAACCATTGTGGGCATCATAATGACGTGTAGGTATTTTACCTATGTCATGTAATAGTGCGGCAATACGAAGATATACATTCTCAGTTTGTAAACAAACACTTCGTAAAACATCTAATGTATGCCAATAGATATTTTTATGTTTATCTGTATATCGAGGACCACACTTACCAGTAGTATCAAGTGCATCCACTTCAGGCAAAAACTTTTTAAGTAATCCAGTATTCTTTAAAATCTCAATGCCATCAGCTGCATAATCTGAACTCATAATTTTTAAGAATTCTGTCATAATACGTTCAGCTGAAATAATATCCAAACGATCCAAATTTTTTACAATTGCATTATATGTAGTTTGTTCAATGCCAAAACCAAGTTTACATGCAAAACGAACTGCACGTAACATACGCAATGGGTCATCAGAAAAAGTAATATCTGGATTAGTAGGAGTTTTAATAGTACCAGTTTTCAAATCTTCAATACCACCAAATGGATCAACCAATTCTCCAAAATGATCACTATTAAGGCAAATAGCCATTGCATTAATTGTAAAGTCACGACGAAGTTGGTCATCTTGAAGAGTGCCTTCCTCAACAATAGGTTTACGACTACCACGCTCATAAGATTCCTTACGTGCTCCGACATATTCTACTTCAAAATCACCAAATCGAACCTGTGCAGTTCCAAAGTTTTCAAAAATAGACAATTTAATATTTTTGAAATTAGTTTGTGTTTTAAGATATTGCTCAAAATGACGAGCCATTACTTGCCCTTTTCCAACTACAACGACATCAATATCGTCATTAGGTCTGCCAAGAAGCAAATCACGAACATAACCACCAACAACATAACAAGGATATTGAAGGTGATCAGCCACATATTTGATATTGCATAAAACTCCAAAAACTTCTTTATTTCGTTTTTGAATTTCTTTTAAAATACTTTCTTTGTCTAATTGTTTTAACATATATTTTTTCAATTTGATGTTGCAAAATTAATATATTTCTATTAAATTAAAAAATAGAAGCTAATTATTTTAGCTCCTATTCATTATTTTGTTTCACATTATGTATTAGATTACATTAATTTGACAAGATCTCATTACTTCAAGTGCAGCCTCATGTTTTTCAGGAGTAACACCTGCACAGCATTTACTATCTACTGTAATCTCCGCAAAATCATATGTAAATGCTTTAAGAATAAGTGCATTAGATACTACACAAATATCTGTACAGAATCCACACATTTCAATCTCCATAGGAATAGGCTCATTTTGATGGTCTTTTTCCAAATTCATAATACACTCAGGCAGAGACACATGATTCTCGAAAAATTCTTTCCATTGGCCAACAAGTTTCTCCTTAATGCGTCCACCCTCTACAGAGCCAAAAGTAAACTTAGGAATAAACTTGATTTCCAATCCTTGTTTTGCTTTTTCCATTGCAGCATCTTCAATTTGACTAGTTACTCGCCAACCACATTGAATTTCATATCCTTGATCACATATACAATGCTCTACTGGAAGCTTCTTGCCCTCACGGGTTTCAAGATAATTATTAAAATGGGTATCCATTGTCAAGAAAATAGCATCACCATCAAATGTCAAAATCTTGTCTACAATATTAGGCACTGCTTTCTGCGCCTCTGTATTTTCTAATGTTCCATAGATGAAGTCATTCTGAGCATCAACTACAACCAAAACTTTAATCTTGTCTTTCATAATTAAATTAATGTTTTTGCTTTTTCTAACAAATCTTTAAAACAATTCATAAACTCCTCTGCCATTTCTTGTGTCGGGAATGATAGCATTGTTATCCAACCATTATAGCATTTGTTAACTGTGAATCCTTCAGACACTGTAGAAACAATACAATATTTAGGATTTTTATGTGATGTTTCTTTACTCCAATCTGGACGCCAATTGTCAATCCATGCTCTACGCAATCTAATTAATCGACCATATGCAATAAATGCATCTGCATCATCCTCGTCAAAGCCATGCGCAAAATGAGGATAATAATGCATATGTTTTTCAAATGGATAAAAATTATCACAGTAATCTTCCCATGTTTGAGGAACTTTAGGTTTAGGATTTAATTCCTCTTCATCAAAAACTTGAAGAGCAAATTCTTTTGCCTGACCACCAGCTTTATACATTTTTTGAGCTTCCTTAAGAGTAAGCCTAATGCATCTTTCTACTATATCAGTGTCACCATATCGATTTTTTACTACATTATCGTCAACTATAATTTTAGATGCAATGCGTTTAAGTTGTTCTGCTGACTTAGAATCAATATCTTTAAATGGACTTTGATCAAATTCCAAAATCACTTTTGGCCAATGTCCATTGCGTTTTGTATTTGTGTTTTTCTCACATTTTTGAATTTCATATGAGTAATAAAATCCTATAGCGCTGCCAACATCAACTCCATACACACGACGCTCACCATTTGAACATGAACTATCAATTACTCCAATTTTTCCAGTTTTATTAACTTTAACCCTGTCGCCAATTTGAAATTTTTTTTGTGCCATAATATATTCATTTTAAAATTTAACGATACAAAATTATTCTATTTCTATTAAAATAAAAAATAGAAGTTAATTATTATAACCTCTATTTAATATTTGTTTTAATTTTAATTACCAATTATCAGTAATATCTTTAGTTTCTTTACATTCATTGCATTTAATACTTACACTGTGTCCTAACCCACCAGGTGTAATTTCATATGTAAATTGTTGTCCCATTGCAGAGAAAAATGTTTTGCCTTGTTCAGCAAATTCTTCTTTATGACGATGTGCATTTTTAAATTCCATTGCTGCTTTAGTTTCATTATCAGTCAATTCAAAAACTACATTGTTTTTTCCATTTTGATAACATGGTTCTAAATCAACATTTTTTCCAGTATTTGGATGTCCGCATATTGGGCATTTCCATGCATATTCATCATTTGCAACCTTTGGCATTCCAAATTGAGCTTCTGACTCACGTAAATCTTCAATACTTGCAACAAAATCTCCATTACAATGTTCACAATGACATTTGTAATATGTCATATAATATTCCTTTTCTGCCTATTCTAATGTTCTAATCATATATAATTATTTAATTTTTATTTAATCCCACCAGCCTTCAATACCAGCACCATCATTAATTTCGTCCCATATTTTTCTTTTTAATTCTGTTAATTCTTCTTCTGGTAATGTTTGTGGGCCAGATGTTAATTCTTTAATACGTTTTTTATATTCTTTTTCTTTTTCTTCATAATCTTTGCCAATAATTAAATCAAATATCTTTTTATAATGAAGTTTACGTTCTTTTGCCAATTCTGTGTAGAATTCTTTACTTTTTTGCTTATGTTCTTTTGATTCATCACCATGCATACAAGTAGAACCATCAGCATAAAGAGTTACTTTACCAGACGCTATTAAATCATAACCTAAACGTTCTCTAAGTTCTTCTTCATAATCACGATCAATTTCAGCAATAAGTGCTTTCATCGCAGAAATACATTTATTACGTTCTGTTTCTTCTGTATTACCATAATAATCCAAAGCATTTGCCAATTGTACAATACCAAATTTAAATAAATCAATTTGATAATGATAATCAAATGAACGCCAAGTTTTAAGAACTGGCTGAAATCTTTTCAAATTGCTAAAATACCATTTAGTATTATACCACCAATCTCTTAATCGATAATATACGCTATATTTCCAAAAATCTTTAAATTTTTTTGAAAACTTTTTATTTTCTTCATCCCATTTCTTTTCTTGCCAATCCCAATATTCACGTGGGTTATTCCATTCTTGAACAACCTCTTTGCTTTTTATAGGATCTGGTTTTTCAATTTTATCCAAACCCATTCGTTTAATAGCTTTTTCGCTTAATGCATGACTTACTGGCATAATATTAAAAATTAGTTTATTTATAATAGGCTTAAATGACCTGTTAGTTTATTTAATGATTCACTTTCCCATGGGCCAATTCCTAAACATGTATTTGTTGGAATACCATGAAATTCAGTTAAACCTGCATCTGTTATTAATGCATGAGGAATATCTAGTTCTTCACATTTTTTATTTAATTCTAAAAGTTGTTCTTCATTATCAATACCTACAACAATTTTAGTAAATATTCCATTTAACCAATTATCCAATATACAATCATCACCAAATTCAACTTCATATCTTGTTGTAAATTGATTGTTAGGATATTCACATTTTATTTTACTAAAAAATTTTAAAAGTGAACCCAAACTTGCGTGACAACATTGTGCAGCAAATTTGCCTTTTCTAATTCCATGTTCACCTTTTAAAAGGTCTTTTCTAAATACTATTACTTGTTTTGTTTCCATAAGTCAAATTTATCAATTGTTTCTTGTCCATACTTTTTCCAATGGGCCAATGAACTTTTATTTAATTTTATATTAAGTGTTGGGTTGTTAATAATATGTCTTAAACATTCTCTATGAATATGATTCAATATATTTTGTATTTCATGCACATAATTAAAATTTATTGAATCATTAGATGTATTTGGATGAAATTCAAATCTTCCATAATAAAAGTTTATACGGCCATATTGAGTATCAAAATAATAATCATAAGGGTTTTCATTATATGGTAATGGCCATCCCTCTTTATTATACTTATCTATTTCTGATTGAAAAATTACAGTTTGATGATAAGTACTATACCTACCATTTTTTATAATTTCTTCTGTTACTTCTATAGGTTCAATATTATCCAGCTTTTCAGTTATTTTATTACCATTCTTGGATAATAATGTAACCCTGTTTTTACTGGCAATAATATCTTCAACTTTAAGATATTCTTTATTGCCTTTAATGGTAACATAATTTCCAGTTTTTAATTCAGATGCTTCCATAATTATTTAAGATTTTTACACCATTCTTTTTTCGCTATAAATACACCAGCCTTTAACATTCATTTTTTCATTTTTCTTTGGACAAAATACATGTCGTTTATCATCTTCAATAGGTTGAGCATGTACACAATGCTGGCATGTATCATCATCCCATCTATTATGGAATTTTTCGCATCCGCATCTGCCCTTAATATATTCTTGTCCTTTACACCTGCCACTTCTAGCCTCATCACAGTACTTACATTTAGGATCCATAAAATCCTTTTCTCCAATAAGAAAAACCTCTGGAGTGACATTATCAAAATGTAATCTATCCATGTCGTCTTGAGCATAATTACCCATACGCACACGATTCAACATATCTAATAATTGATTTTCATATTCTTTACCAATATTTCCCATGATATCACGCTAAAGTTTTTAATCTTGTAAATAACAAATCTTTATCACCCAAACATGCTACGGCTGTAATGGTATTATTTAAATCTGGTTCTTCGAAGAAACTAAAGTCATATTCATGTTCTTTCATTTCTTCAATCTTTTTATCTAATCGGCAATTAAGATAAATTAAAGTTGTATTTAAATCATACTCACCTGGGTGTTCAAGAATCCATTGTGCCAAAGCATGTCCACCTTGAACAGATGCATACATAGGTGCTAACCTACGATTGCATAAAATATACATTCTTTTTTCTTCCATTATTCTATAGGTTTTATAAACTTAAGTGTTTTATATGTGTTTATTGCATAATTTGGTATATTGTCAAATGTATATACACCATTCCCATCTGGTATACTTGGGTCTGAATAAAATTTTATATTTTCTGGCAGTTTTTTAATATCTATCTATAATATTGTATATTCATTATCATCAAGATGTTCAGTTTTATCTCTAAAATCCTAAAGCATTTTCATTATACATAGTTGATGATCTGATAATGCATCAGTTTTTGTTCCCATTAAATATATTCTATCTGGATAAGAAAATACATTATTTTTATGTTTTGGAATTAAACCATTTTTTAAAATTTTATTTACATTAATAGAGGGTGTTGCATGATACAAATATTTATATGTTTTAATTATATCTGTAATATCTTTTGCAAATTTCTATTCAAAAATTATAATTAAAAGACCTTTATAATGTCGAGGATTTAATAATTTATAATATCCACATGTATTCATAAAATGAATTAATTCACCAACTATATTTTTCGATGTATTTTCATCTAACATAAATACAATTTGATTATTTAAAATACCATTATTTCTACGCTTTGTTATTTCAACTTGAAAATCTTTTAAATCAAATTTTCTACATGCCAATTCTTTAACTTTATTTATATCATATGATTTAATTAAACCTTCATTTATTTCATCTTTTAACATATTCTCATATGATAATATATTTGTTAATATTTCAGTTTTTAAAGATTCATCTATTTTTTCTAATTTTCCAGATGAACCTGATTTAAATAATTCTTTATTTTTATGATATTGTATTATTAAATTTTCAAGTTCCTGTGTAGACATTTTTACTAAAATTATTTTTAATATAATATTATTTTATTTTTATGAAAAAGTTTAAAAATATCATAAAAATAGAGGACCGATTTCTCGATCCTCTATAATATAATGGTTTTTAATTATTAAAATCAAAGACCACGGCAATCAACGAAGAATGTAAGGTATTGAGTTTCTGGGAAGAAACCTGCGTCTACCAATGCATAACGTGATTTAATCATGAGTTTTGGAGCCATTGTACCTTCAGCGATGATACGAACAACTTCGGCCATGATGTATGGGCAGAAATGAACACCTGGTTCGTCTTTTGCACCTTTACGTCCAACTAATACACGAGTATCAGAAGCTTTCATCAATGGGTCTACGTAAACTGTTAAACCACATACTGTACCGATTGGGTAAAGTTGACCTGCAGTTTGTTTAACTGTATTTTCAATTGGTGAGAAGCTATAATGTGCATCAGATTGTAACAATGTAGCAACACGGATGTTAGTTACAACGAATGTAGCAGCACCGTAACGACCACGTTGTTGGATCCAGTTAGAAGCAGCTAAGATATTTGTGAAGATTCTCTTGATGAGAGTGTCACGGTTTTCGAAGTTAGCGCCTTCAATAACACCCATAGGCATTAATGGAAGTTCAACCATTCTTTGAGAAGCGTAACGTTGTTCAGCATCAATATATTCACCTTCAGGAATAGCAAATGCGCGTACTTCAGGATCAGCTGTTTTGTCGAATTTTTGGAAAGTCATATTTAAGCAAGCTTCAAGACCTTCAACTTCAACAAGTTTAGCGTGGTTCTTCCAACCAAGAGCAAATAAACGAGATGTGATGTGACGGTTGATAGTTTGTGATAATTCATTAACACCAGCGTTTTCAACGATCTTTAATACATCGATACCCCATTGTTTTTGTAAGTCAGAAACTTGTTCTTGAGTTACTGCACATGCAACTTGGATTGTACCAACTGCAATGTTCTTTGTGAAGAGTTGTAATGAGATTTGACGAGCAGGAGTTAATTCACCTGTAGCGCGGCTCATTGGTTCATAAAGAACTGTACCATCTTGGTATGTACCAGCCCAAGCATCTTTATCTACTTCACCAGCACCAGTAAAACCAAGAAGTGAATCTTCTAACATAGAGATTAATTTAGGAGCTTTAACTGTTAAGTTTACATCACCTTCTAATTCTACGTCACCATTAGCGAATGTTTCGCCAAGAGATTGGTCACCATTAACAACTTTGAACATTGGGTCACCATCAATACGACTCCAACCAATAAATTCAACTGTAAGGTGTTCGTCTTTTTCAACTAAAACTGTACCAGCTTTTAAACCAGCTTCTTCAAGTTCATGTTTAACAATAACTGCTGGTTTTGCATCAGAACCTTCAGCAAGTACAAGAGCAGCTTTAAATGCGTGAGGAAGACCATATGCTTCAAATGCTCTATTTGCAACAGTATTAGCTTTTGGTGTACGAGCACTATGAATGTATGCAGGATTTGCATGATCAGCATCAAATGCAGGAGTTGCACCATATGGTTGTTTGCTACCACTGTATACATAATCCATATATGGAAGAACACCACTAGGACCTGCAAGAGGAGTAGTATTTACAAGTTCAAAACCAATAGTTTTAGCAGCAACTTTCATTGCTAATGGAAGAAGAGCTGGGAATTTATCACCAGAACCAAGGATTTGGTCATCAGCTTGTGCTGAACCAGACATAGCAACACGTGATGGAGCAACTACGTTACCAACACCAAGAGTGTTATAAAGGTTATTATATGGAGCATAAGCACCGCCAAATTCAGAGAAGTTATTTGCACCCATTACTGGAGCAGCTTCGTTTAAGGATTTAGCTGTATTGTGAGCTAATTGACTCATCCAAGCTAATTTTTCTGGGTCCTTAACACCAGTTGTACGTTCGATCATTGGAGACCATGCTTCATTGATCATTTGCTCTGCGTTTTTAGCAACAGCTTTTTGATTGTTTACTTTCATATTATTTTTTCTAGTTATTTTTTATTTAGTGTGTTACCTATAATAAAGTAACGGATAATCATTTTTCTAACTGTTTAACTAATTTGAATCAATTTAATGTCCTTATTTCGTAAATTTAGTTTCTTAATACTCATAAATTACGTTAAAATGAACGAGATGTGTTTTTGTTTCTTACATTACTCTTTCATATTAATTAATTTAGAAAGACAATTATGTATATAAATTTTTATTATTTATTTTTCAATTTTTGAACATTTCTGCAGTTTGCTATAATTATGCATTTTTATTCAACTGTTTCGCTATTATTGAATATATCTTCAAGGTCAGATGCTAATTCTCTAACAGCTAAAAGATTTAATCGTTCATCATTAGTTGAAACACAAAGAACTGCGCCAAATGCTTTACCATGAATGTCTTTAAGATTTAAAATTGCATAAGATTTAGCATTAACATAATCCATTTGTTGTGCTAAATATCTATCAGCTTTTTCAAATTCAGCGTGATTAAAGTAAAGTAATTTATTTTTACCAAGATCTTCAGAAAGAAGAATGTCATAACGTGCAACAATATCATCGCGGAATTTTTCAATTGCAACATATTTAGATTTATCTGCAGCAACTTCGAGAGTCATATCAAAACGACAGAATTGAATTCCAGTCATTACATTTTCAGACCCATTGTGGTATTCAATTAAGAAAATATATTCTGCGCCAGTTAATTGAATATATTCTTGCATTTTATGTTTTGCAAGAGCATATGCTTGTCTAGCATTTTCAAAATTAATTTTATGTGCAGCTCTATTTCTTTCATCTCTGTTATCCAATGAACTAGTTACTGCTTCAGATACCTATTTTTGAGAAAATGCATTATTTATAATTGTTGTTACAAATGGACTAATTAAAATCCATATAACTGCGAGGGCAAAAAGTGTTTTAAACCACCATTTTTCTCCCCATTTATCGAACACTTTTGTTAAAAAATTCTCAGATATTTTTGTTTCCATTTGGAGTGTTATGTTACATTACTTTCTTTTTTTATTTATTTTAATGTGAAATGATAAAATTTAATAAATAATATGTATGGAAAAAGATTTAAATAAAACAATATTAGAAACCGTATCTAATGCCATATAGTTAGCATTGGATGACTTTGATTACAATGAAACAGATAATCAATTAAAAGATTATATTGAAGCTGATGATTCTACTGCAGATTTTCAACGTCATCTTGGTCAAACATTAATTACATAGAAAACTTTTATACATGAATTATTAAAACGTTTACCAAATGTAGACAAAAAAATGTTTGCACCATTTGGATTTGTTAACTATAAAATAACAGGAAATAAAAAAGATTGGCCATATATAACGTCATTAAATAACAATATGGCAGAACGAATTCGTGAAAAATATTAGGAAATGTTAGACACTAAAGGCTGGACAACATTATCTGGTTCACATACATTTTTTGAATTAATTCTTATTAGAAATGATATATTTAAAAAATATCATATATATGATGATAAACAACCACGTGGTCAAGATGCATATAATGCATTTACTTCAAAATCATCATATTGGTTTGATTAGTTTAAAGGAAAATATAAAGAATTTAATGATGCATTAGAATTATTAGCATATTATCACCCAAAATTAAAAGAAACAATAAACTTTTGGATAAATTAGATTTCATTATCAAATGATGGTGCATTCATTGCAGTAATGTATGATGTATATGATGTAGATCTTAATAAAAGTAAACGAAAAGTTGAAATATTTAGTACATCTAAAATTATTGGTGAAAAAGGAATAGATTTAAAAGAGGAAAGTACAATTAAACGTAAATAGACAAAATTCAAAAATTATTTGAATAAGATTAATATTTTAGATGAAAAACTTCCAAAATTATTTTCACAAACAACTATTAATGGGCATGTTGCATTTAGTGTATCTGCAAATTCTAATATAGATTTTGATTATAGAACACGTTGGCATGCTAGAGCAAATGAAGCATATGAATTATTTAGAAAATAGTTTGAATATACAAAAACATTTGACACAATTTTATATATTAGTCATTTAATGATTAATTGCTTATATATAGAAGACAAATATCATAATGGAATATATGATGAATTACAATCTAATGGTATAAAACCATATATATTAATATCTAGTAAAGATGGAAAATATTTAATGGCATTTTATAATATGTATAAAGATTATAAAGAATATAAATTAGTATGTGCAATTATAGATAATACCAATTATGATATAATGCCAAAAGAATATTTAAAAGAAATAGAATATAATCCTATTAATTAAAAAAGAGACTCAATTTTAAGAGTCTCTTTTTAATTATTCAATTTTAATAATTAATCATTAAAATTTTTATATTTTTCTTCTAATGCAGGATCATCATTATTAACTTTATCTGTTAATCGTGTTTCTGGATTAATATCAAATGTTGCTAATCTTGGAACACCAAGTAATGTACTATTTATAGTGCTTCCTGGAAGATTAATCAAATACATTGGGTCTGGCTCAATTTCATCTGGGTCTGCATCATAACAAACACCATTTGATGCAACAATTGTTAACATTTTGAGATTTCCATCTCCATCATTAACTACATTTGTTACTTGAGCTTTCATTCCATTTTCTTTAATAATAACCCAGTCCATAGGTTCATAGATAATTTCTATATTTTCTTTATCTATAACAGATTCTGATAATTCATTTGCTTCTTCAACTTCTACAGATTCCTATTGAGGTTGTTGCATTGGTGCCAATGGATTATCAACACCTGCTTCAGAAGATAATTTTTCAACTTTCTTTTCAAATTCTCTTCTATCTTTGGTGCCGTTTGTTATATCAGCCATCTTTTGTGACAATTTAATATCACCATTAGTTGTTAAACCTGGCTTTTTAATTTTGGCTCTTTCTAATAAAAGCGAATCAATCAATTGATAACCATCTTCTAACAATGAAGTGTTTACATAATCTTGATCCTATTCATCAAATGCTTGTAAATCTTCTACAGCATTTTCGTTTTCATTAATAGTATATATCAAATCATCGAAATTACCATAGAAAACTTTATCACCAATTTCATATACAGCCATTGGCTCTTTCTGCCTCAACAAATCAAAAATTCCAAAGAATTTAATTGATTCGTTTTTGGCAGATTGGACCTATGTTATTTCAACTGCATTACCTGCATTTTCTAATGCATATTCATACAATTTGTTTATCATACTATTAATTAATTATTTTTCAGATTTTACATACTCAGCTTTTAATTTCACAAATGCTGCTCTTGCTTCATTTAATGAAATTTTACCAGATGTTTCAACAGATTCATTTTTTTGTTGTGGTTGTTGTTGATTTTGTGCTGGTTGTTGAGCAGGCTATTGTTGTGCTGGTTGTTGAGGTTGAGCCTATTGTTGAGGTTGAGCCTATTGTTGAGCAGGCTATTGAGCTGGAGCCTGTTGTTGAGGTTGTTGTTGAGGTTGAGCCTATTGTTGAGGTTGTTGATTTTGTGCTGGTTGTTGAGCAGGCGCATTATCTTCTGTTAATGATTCTTCTATATTTTCATCTTCAACCCCTGGTTTTGGAGCTTCTTCTTCAGCTTCATGTTCATCTGTTGCAGATGTGTTGTCATCATTAAAATTAATTTCTTCCTCATTATCTTTAGGTTCTTCAAATTCAATATTATCAGCAGGCTTATCAATAACTGTATCATCAACTTTATATGTTGGAGTAATTACATCTTCTTCATCTGGTTCATCTTCAACACCTTTGAATAATTCAGATGCTTTTACGGCTTTAGGTTCTTCTTCAGTTGGAATTACATCTTCAGCTTTTTCTGCTGGGTCTTCAACTGGAGCAACTTCTGCTGGAGTATCTTCTTTTGCGGTAATTGTTAATGAACCATCTGGCTCATCTTTAAAATCAAAGTAGCCTTCTTCATCATCCTTTTGAAGTTCATCAGATGCGTTATCAACTGTTTTTGCATCATAATAAACATCATCATAATCTGGGAAATCTTTTTCATCTGAATTAAATGTATTAGTTGTTTCTTCTGGATTAGAAGTTACTTCTTCAGCTGGAGCTTCTTCTGTTGGGATTTCTTCAGTTTTTCCACCTTTGCCTTCAGCATCGGCTTTTTCAAATTTATCATTTGATTGAATTGAAGATACCATTGCATTATATAATGCTACAGGAATTTCACCAGCTTCAATAACTGGAAGATGAGTTTCTTCATCAATATAGAATTGATATGTTTTAGAATCAGTATATAAAGTACCATCAGCTTTAACCATATCAGTCATAATTGCAATATTACCGGTTCTGAATAATTCACCAGTTTTAAGATTTTCATCAAATGCAATATTTGCAATCTTATAACCTTCTGGCATTGGAACAGACATTTCATTTGATTCAACATCGGTTACAGGATTAACTTCACCTTCATCTTCTAATGGTTCTTCTTCATCTGTTACTACAGGAGATTCTGTAGGTTCTTCTGTAGGTTCTTCTGTAGGTTCTTCATCATTAAGAACTTCAGCAAATGGATCTTTTTCTGGTGTTTCATCTGGAGTTTCTTCAGATGTTTCATCAGAAACAGGTTTTTCTAATTCTTCTGCATTTGGCTCTTCATTTTCTTTACCATCGCCATCTAATGCATGATGAGACATATTAACTTCTGTATTATCCATTTCATCGCCTGGAACTTCTGAACCACCTTCAAGATATTGGTCAAATTCATCATCAGATACACTTAAATTTCCACTTTCTTGTGATAATGGTGCAGATAAATCAGCTTTTGCTGCATCTACATCTTCAGCATCAATAGGTTCATTACTCTTTTCAACTTCAGTATTGTCGTCTTGAGTATTTTCAGCATTATCTTCTGTATTTTCTTTTTCATCATCTTCAGGCTTTTCATCCTTATTATTTTCAGGATTAGTTACCTTATCAACTTCATCTTGCCAATCTTTATATTCTTTCTTAAGTTCATCAACTTTATTTTGTGCAGCTTCAATAGCAGCATCAAGTTTCTTTTCACTATCTTCAGAAATATCTTCTTCTTTAGCTTTCTTAAGTTTTTCGATTGTAGCTTCATATTTAGCGATTGATGATTCATATTCATCTTTAGTTTCATTCAATTTCAAGTACATTTTATCTTGAGATGGAATTAAATCTTCAAACAAATATGATACATTAATACCCATATGGTTATTAATTAAGTTACGACATTGAATTGGATTAACATTATGATAGAATGTTGCATTTAACATTGCTTCATTAACAGCATTTACAAAGATGTTTCCATTTAAATTGAATAAATCAACATGAATGCCTTCATCTTCATTAAGTGCAATATGTTTACCAAAGTTAATATTTGCAATATTATCAAAGTTTTCTGCTAAACATGATGTCATAATAAAGAAATTATTATCAAAATCATATTTAAGTTGCATATTGCCAAGATCTCTTACAGATTCAATAGATTCTTTATTACCATTAATATCAATGTAACTCTCATAAATATTAGCAATCTTATTATTTCCAACTAATGTAATATGGTCTTCATTCATAATTACACGAGGATCATTAACTAATTGGCATAATGCAATGAAGTTTTCTGATAATTGTGGAATATATTCTTCTGAAAGTTTAGCAAGAGTATTGCCTTTCTTTACATAGAATTGGCCATTAGCATTGAATACACATTCATTCTCTTTAATATATTGAACTGGAGAATAGATATTAGATACATTAGCATGTTCTTTAATGAGTTTTGCTCTATCTTTAATAGTCATTGTAATATCATTTACTAAGAATGATGGTTTATTGTTAAAGTATTCAAGTTCTTCCAACATTGCTTTGCAATATGGGTCACCTGCAAATGAAACTAATGCAGCTTTTAATTGGTTGCAATTAATATCTGTAGGATTTTTAATAAATCTGCATGCATCCTCTTCAATTATTGGAATAATATAATATGAATTGGTTGTATACATTTCTTCAAGAATCTTAGTAATTGCAATTGAAGATGTATTTTCTTCTGCAACTTTTTCAAGACGTTTAATTTCTTTATCAACAGATTTAAGATAATTGAAAGGAGTAATATTTTTAATAAATCCTTCATATAATCTTTCTTCATAAAGACCTTGATTTAAAGCACCTTTATATTGTTCAAGTGTTTCAACCAATTTCTTATTAGTTTTTGCATCAGAATTCATAATATTTTTAATAGATTCGCCTAAGCAAATTCCATTAGCATTAACTACATTATCAAATACTAATGCAGAACGTTCTGCTTCTTCTACGGCTTTCATTTCAGCATATTTCTTTTCAGCATATGCATCAATTTCAGCTTTAGCATCTTCTACTTTTTGACGAAGTTTATCTTCTTCAATTTTACGTTGAATTTCATTAAATTTAGAAGAATTGTCAAATGTAGAAATTTGTTGTGGTTCTAATTGTGCATTTGGATTAGCAATTACAATTGTTAATTGTGGTGCAACTGGATCACCGGATTGTTCCAATACATCTACAGCATTAACTAAAATAGCTTTTGATTTAGCATCATTAGCCGCGAGATAATTTGTATATGCATCTTCACACGCGCATTTTGCTGCATCATCACAAATACATTCCATTAACTTATAAGTATTAAGTTCTTTACCATAAGTTGCAAGATTTGCATTCATTTCATTAATAACATTCTTAACTGCTTTGTTTCCAGATACAAAATTTGAAAGGCCATGACCAAATTCTTCATACAACATAAATTCTTTGGTTGCGCCTTCTGCTAATACTTTTTGATATTCATTTAAATAATGTGATAAACGTTGATTTGAACCAGCGTTTGCCTCAAGCAAAGTATTAACATAAGATTGAATCTTAAAGTTGTCTAAAACAGCTTTTGTTTCTTTTTTTGCCATAAATTTTTCTTTTATTTTTATATGTTTTTATTATAGTTTTTTCACTATTTTATTATTTATTATTAATAAAAATGGCCACTTTTAATAAAAAGTGGCACAAGTTATTTAATATCAATTAACTAGCTGTAGTTAAAATACGTTTATAAATTCATCTTCATCCTAAAAAGCTGCCATAATTTCAGGTCTATCATGGTCTCTGATAAATAATTGAATCTTTCGAGATTCTATTTCTTTAGGATATATAAAGCATTCCATTTCAATAGGGCGTTCAGTGTCTAATGCACCATTTAATATGTTTAATTTAATATTTTGTTCTTTTATTTCATCATTAAATTCATATGATAACACTGCATCAATCTATGTTTTTTCTGTCTAATTGTTTAATAAGAAACATCCTTTGTTAATAACTACACATGTATCTTCTGTTATTTGTCTATTAGGTAGTGCATAAAATTTGATTTCCGGCTGGCTAACTATCATAATATCATCATCCTATGGAATAATAATATCTATTTCAGGACTATTAACAAAGTCACCAGAAATACTCATATGACAACAATTATGGTTATCTATATTATTTAGTATAGTATGGTATGTAGTGTCTCCAAATTCCTTATATAAAATATCAACATATAAAAGATCTGAATAATTATAAAAATATGACCATTTTAATAAAATATTTTCTAAAGCAACAATATTCATTTTATCAATATGTTCTGCTTCAATATACCCATTTTCTTTTATAGTATCTTTGTCATTTAATGTTGTTTTATCCTATAATGTTATTCCTCCACTAAATCCTTTTATATTTCTTTCTGCTGGCATTTCTGTATATGGATCAAATACCGGTTGATACGTTTCACATTGCAAACCAAAACTTAATTTAACATCTGCACCATCTTTTTGTTGAGCACCCATAGTATAATTAGCAGTTTTATTTTCCGTTAATGATTCTGGAAAACCAATTCTGCATGGAACAATTGTTCCTTTATAATTAATATGGAATGTTTTGTTTTTATAGAAAAATTCTCTGTAAGCTTGTTCTATTTTCCACATTGTGTTGACAGTATCACAAGCAATATTAACAGTAAAACTCATTGTTAATGGAATAGAATAAAGGCAGGCAACATATGGTTTTAATTCTCCATTAATTCTTTTTTGAAATTGACCCATAACAAATCTGTTAGAAATATTTCCTGATTCGATATTAGTTGAATCTAAAGAAATGACACCATAAGGAATTGGTTTATAATCCCCATTCACTTTTTTGATTCCCATTGAAGTGCATTCATCATCTGTCCAATTCATATAGTTATCTTGAATAAACTTTTCAGATGTGCCAGAACCACCAGAAAAATCAAAGAAAAATGGAACTGTAACTTCCTATGTTCCTTCTTCAGTATCTTCCCAAACTTGAGTGTATTTCAATTTTTGATTAAGAACACGAAGAACACCCATAATTACAAGACGTGAAAAAACATCTGAAGTATTTCTATTTTCATACAATTGTTTAGCAGTTATCTATGTTTTTGACATTATATATAAAATACAATTTTATTATTTATTATGCAAAATAAAAGGTACCTCTTTTTTGAAGTACCTTTTGCTTATATTAATATGAATCATCAAAGAATGAATGTTTAATAGTTTCATCTGTTCTAAAATCTATATATACAAGTTGAAATTCCCATGATACTTTACGATGTCTTTCTAACCATGGATACAGACCTTCTTCATTTGCATAATCTGCTATTCTATCATAATCATCTTTATTAATATATATATTTCCCAATTTATCCTGTATACCATATATTTTAACTATACCCCATAATCCAGATCCTAATAATGCATCAAGTTTTTTATTACTTTTATTTGTTAATAAACTTGGTATTTTATAAGTACCATCAAGTTTTAACCAACCATCTTCAATACCTTTTTTCATTTCTACATATGACATTAATTTATTACTAAATATAAGTGTATCTTCAGGATCAATATCCTCGTTCAATGCCTTCTTAACTTCTTTAGCTACTGAAGCCATGATGCTTTCATATAAAGCTTTTTTATTATCTTTTTTCATATATTTTTTATTATTTTTTAACTTACTGCATCAGCAAAATCCTTTGCCATTTGTTTTGCATCATCTAAAGTTTTAGCAGTCCATGCTTTTCCTTTATATCCGCAATCGCCTTTTTTAATTTTAGAACCAATTCCAAAACCGTAAATTGCTCTATGACTCCATCCATACCATTTTTGCTCTTTTTCTGAAAAACCAATAGAACCATTATAAACTTTAGAAATTCCATGCTTAGCAAAAAATTTCATAGTTCCTGATGGTTTCCCATCTGAAGGAACTGATGTTACATAAGCACCAGTGGACTTATCAACATATTCTTTATAATGAAAGCCTGGTCTGGTTTTTGTTTTAAAATTTTCATCAAAGAACTTTTTAGACATTATTCTTTCTTCATTTAAATATGCATATTGTTCATTTAATGTTTTTTCTGTAGAATTAAAATCAAAATCTTCAAAAACATTTGGCATTCTAGATGCTGCATAATCATGAGCGATTTCCATATCTCTTGATCTAAAATAATCTTTTTGAGATAAATCATTAGGTGTATATCTCATTAAAGACTATTTAATTGAAGAACCATCTAATGGAATAGTGTCTTCAGTTTCAAAATCTTGAACATAAACAAATTTAGGAACCTATTCATCACTTCCAGGAGTCCAATATATATATTTAATCATTCCACCATGTTTCTTTCCATCATATGGACAATACCCAGTAACATAATCACCAACAAAATGTTTAAATGATTTATTCTTATCTTCTGGCCCTGGATCATTTCCTTTTTGACATAATGAAAATGATAATGGTTTTATTTCATATGAAAATCCTGAACAATTATAATCCTATGTAGAAGAAAAACCAGCAGTAGCCGCCCAATCTTCATTAAGCGGATTCATTATCTAATTAGGATTAACTTTAATTATTTTTGGATTATTATTCATAAAAAATTATTTTCTTATTTCCCAATTCACTCCAAATTCTGCCATTTTTCTTTTAGCAGATTCTAAACCATCTTTAAGACCTACTTTATACCACTATTCTTCTCTTTCAGTTTCAAATGAATACGGCTCAACTACATGCATTTGCTCAATTTCATCTGCATCCATTATATATTCGCGTTCTGGAGTATTTTCATTTAATGCCTTTTTAACCTCTCTGGCTACTGATGACATTATTGATTCATATAATTTTTTCTTCTTTTCCATGATTATTTACTCTCTAATTTGCAAATTCTAAATAGGTATATATATCTATGAACTATCTCTAAGAATCCAGACAATAAATTTCTGCATCCTTCATATTCCATATCATCTTTATGAAGTTCAAACCAATTAACTACGCAAACTTTTAATTCATTAATTAATTGAATTGGATCATTTTGGATTGGAAGCTCAAGTTTTGTTATTTCATCACCATTAAATTGACCAATAACTGATTGGATATTTTCAGCAATAGCATCTTTAAATTCTTCCAATTCATCTCCAAAATCATCAATAGTTTTATGATATGACATAGAAAAACTTGCCCAATGAAGTTGTTTAAATTTATCAGCAAATGCCATAATTTTTGCAACAAATATAATATCTTTGGAAATTTCTTCTTTAGGCTTTCTATATTCACCATCATGAAGATCAACAAGAATCTATTTAACACCTCTTACATATTCAGCTTGTTCAGGTGTTATTTGTTGTGTAATAGCCTTTACAGCTTCTTTATTTAATAATTGGTCTTTTGATATAATATATCCCATTTTAGACAATAATAACTTTATTTTTATTATTTATTATTAAAATAATGATTAGAAATTTACATAAAAAATGGGCAAGGTTTGATAGCCGTAATTGACAATGGTTTCTCTGGCATTATAAAATTGACCAAGAACTTGAGTGGCTATTTCTCTTACCCTAAAAACTTTTAATTAGTTTTGATATTTATCTAAGAAAAAACAAAATGCGTATAAATAACATATAATATTAAATATGTTAGACATATCATAAATTTTGTATAAATTCATATTTTAAGACAATAGTTATAAAATATTTTTAGATTTTTTATAGAGTGGTTAAGCCGGTATAATTAAGATGAATCTATTTTATATTAACGTTTTAAAGAATTATTTTAAGATTGATGGAGTTGTTAAGCAGGCATGAAGATTAACTAATTTCATTTAAAGCTAATTATCTTAGTATGAATATTATAAAAACAAATTTATAGAGATATGAAAAAAGAAACTATTGAAAAATTATTTAAAAGATATATTAGCATTTTTGATGATGTTGTTAATTAGACAACAGGCACACATTTAGATCAAACTATAGTAAATGAAATAAATTCTGAGGTTGATTTATTATTTAAAGAATATGAACAAATGAGCAATTTAACAGAATTTAATTCATTTTCTGAAAAAATTCAAAATATTATTAATAAAGTTCTTAAAGAATCTAAACTACTTAATAAAGCATTTATAGAAAAGGAATTACAAAAAAGATTTAATCTATTTGAAAGTAATCCATTTGTTTATATTGAAAATGAAGTCAATAACACTATAAACAAAATTATTCCAAATACAAATGGTGATTACTATATTCCTGCAAATCCTTATTTAGAATCTATAACACGTAAAGGCTATAATATTATATTTAGATCTAATAAAATTAAAGAACATATAGATAAAGTAAGTGCAAAATATAAAACTGAAAGGGATTTAATAATTAAGGAAAATGAACAATTATATGCAGTATCAGTAACAAAAGCATTACAAGAACTTAATGATTATCCTATTCAATTCTGTAAAGAAACATTTGAAAAATATTTCTATGATAAATGGGATAGTAAATTATTAGTATTGCCAAACAGCATAAAAAATTATATTCTTATAGATGCTATTAATCTCGGATTAAAACCTCATACAGAAGAATATGAGAAAGCGGTAGATTTAATATTTACATCTAAAGAACAATTTAGACATAGCATTGCAACTACTAAATGGGATTATTTAAATGATCTTAAATATAATTTTATTAATAAAAATTTGGTATCCAGAGTAGAAATTATTAATTTATTCATACAAAGTTGGGAATCATTAATTTTTAAAAATGAAAATTTATCAAAAAACATTAAAAATGATTTGTTAAGAAAATATAGTATTATATTTAATAACATTGATAAAATTTCAGATACATCTATTATTAGATTTTATGTGTTTATGAATAATTTTAATGGTGGTGGGTCCTATAAATTATTAGACAGATTTGTAGAATCACTTGCAGATAATTCATATTTAACAATGATTGCTAACTTAGTAAATATAGAATTAACACTATTAATAAATGAATTAGAAACTATTAAATTTGATAAAGAACAAGGCGGATTTATTTCAAATGAAAAGAAGTATTCTAATATAATTAATGAATATTATAAAATATTTGGTGATACTAAATCTTCTAATGATAAAGAAAACTTTTTCGGGGTATCTGATGATAAATCATTAACTAAAGAAGAAAATGAACAAGTAACTAAACAATTAATTAAAACTAATATTTTATATTCATTAGTTGAAACATTTAATAAACACTATAAATTTAAATATATGTTTGAAAATATTAAATCAAAAGTCAAAAATATTATAAAAATTAAAAAGTAAAATTTATGGATATTACAGGAATTTTTAGTGAAGCTTTTTGGTACATTGCTCCTATCCTTGTTACAATGACTACTTTCTTAGCAGGTCTTTTTAATCAAGGCGTAGTAGAAAAATTTGTTCCAGAACAACATCGCGGTTGGTTAAAACAACTTGTTGCTTGGGTATTTGGTGCAGGTCTTTCTGTAGCAGCATGGGGACTTAAGGTTATTACATTTGGTAATCCAGTATGGCTTGGTGTAATTGCACTTTGTGTTGTAGTTGGTTTATCTTCAAATGGTGTTTATGATGTACAATTCATTCGTAATTGGATTGATACATGGTTTAAACCGGCAGCTGCACTTTTAAATTTAAATAAAGAAGATGCAGAAACAATTGAAAAAGATTTTGTAGAAGCAGTTGCAACAAATAAGTCAGTTGAAGAAAAACCACTCAAAGTTAAACGAGTAAGAAAAACAGAGCCAGAAAATACCAAGGCTTAAATTAATAAAAGGAATGGTAAATAAACCATTCCTTTTATTTTGCATACATGCATGCATGTATACATGTATATTATATTATAATATTGTTTACACGTGTAGAGTTATTCTATTTCTTTAAGTTTATCTAAAACATGTGGAATAATTGGATTCCTAACACAATCTTCAGCTGTGAATTCAACAGTTCCAATTTTTTCATCATCTTTAAATATATTTAATGCTTTCTATAATATAGAAGTTTTTCTATTTTTAAGATCTATCTAATCTACATCTCCCATTATAACATATTTGCTATTCTTACCAATACGAGTAATGATTGATTTAAAAACTGACATTGTTAAATTTTGACATTCATCTAATATAACAAATTGGTTATCTATATTAATTCCTCGTATATATGCTAATGGCTGAACTTTTATTTTTCCTTCAGTTAATAATTTCTTTCTCATTGATTCACCAATTAACTTATCGATATTTCCAGTGTAACTTAATATAAAAGGCTCGAGTTTCTCTTGAGCGTTTCCTGGAAGATAACCAACGTCCTCTCCTGGAAGAGGAGTAACAGATTTAACTAATGTGATTCCATCAAATTGATTTTTTTCAAGATACTTAAGGCCTTGCCATAAAGCTAAATATGTTTTTCCACAACCAGCTGGGCCTACACATATTGAAATTTCTGATGAATTAATAGAATTTAAAAATTCCTTCTGTCGAGAATTCATACATTTAATCTGTTTAACATGTAATTTCTTTTCATCCTCAACATACTCAAGCTACTGCTTGGTGTTTTTAATTTTCTTAGTTCTACTCATACTTAATATAAAAATTTTAATATTAATTGATTGTCACTACAATCAATTTTAATTAATAATTCTAAATTCTTTATATTTATTTTATTTGGCATTTTATTTGGCCAAATTACCATTTCTTGTGCGAAAAAACTATATTTATGTGAATAAATATAATATATAAAACAAATAAAACCACGTAAGAACAAATAGGTTCTTGCAACTGGTTTTAGATGTTTAGATTTAATGATTTTTATTTTAAGTTTTAAGTTTATTTAAGTATTAAGTTTTTTAGTTATTTTAAATTTTTAAGCATTAAACATTTTTAAGATTATTTAGTAAAATTATTAGATCGAAATTTATAAAAATTAAATTATATTTTACAATGCAAACGTTAGATGATTTTTTTAACATGTCAAAACCAGTTGTTCAAGAACAACAATCAGCTCCATTGACGGAGTTTAGACCTAACCCTAAAAAGGGTCAAAATGGAGTATTTGAAGCAGTAGTTCGCTTCCTTCCAAATCCAAAGGATCCAGCAAACAAATCTATTATTACAAAGTATTATGCTTATATTGAGCATCCTACTACACAAGTAAAGAAAAATATTGATTGCCCATCTACTGTAGGACAACCTGATCCAATTCAAAATACTTTCTTTGCTCTTCGTAATGCTGCAAATCCTGTTCTTCAAGAAAATTCAAAACAATTTTCTCGTAAACAACAATCAGTATCACTTATTCAAGTAATTTCTTGTAAATCTGATCCAAGTCTTGTAAATAAGATTTTGGTTTGGAAATATGGTGTTAAGATTTTGGAAAAACTTAATCAAGAAATGAATCCACCTATGGGTGAAGGACATAATCCATTTAATCTTTTCACTGGACGTCCATTTAGTGTTCAAGTAAAAGAGGTTAGTGGTTTCCCAAATTATGATGCATGTCAATTTTTTGATTTACCAGTTGAGCAATCAGGTATGCGTATCACCGTAAATAATGCACAAGGCCAACCACAAGTTGCTGTAGTAACAACTGCAACAATTGCAACTGAACAAGGAAAGGCAGCAGTATTTAATTATCTTAAGGAAAACGCACCTGATACTGATAAATATGAATTCCATCCTTGGACAACAGAAGATACAGAATTTGTAAATGAATGTATTCGCATTTATTCAAATCCTCAAGCTTCTATCCAAGCAAGAGCTGCCGCAGCAAATCCTGGTATGACACAAGTTGCTACTCAGCCAATGGCTGCACAAACAGCTGCTCAACCAGTACAAGTTCAACAACCTATGCCAATGGCAGGTGATGGTTTTAATACTTTAGGTGTTGGTAATATTGGTGCAATGCCTCAAGCAGCTCCACAAATTCCACAAATTCCTACAATGGGTTTAGATAATGCAGGTGTTGCTCCAGCAACTTCAGCAGGATTCCAACCTACAAATATTCCTGATGTAGATGCATTATTAAATCAAGGCCAAGCTGAAAAGAAAGAAGCTCCAGCAATGCCTTTAGATTTAAATGATGTATTGAGTGGACAAATATTATAATTATGATAATTAAACTATCATAAGTAAATCCTCCTATTTAAGAATGGTTCTAGATTTTTTCTAGAACCATTTATTTTTAATAAATATATTGAAAATATATGTTTATATTATATGATAAATTTTATTCCTGATGAAGAAATTAGAAATGATTTAAAAATATTAAATGGTGCACCAGATGTTCAAACAAAACGTGAAATTGGTGCAAAATATGGGTTATCTCCAAAAGAATGTACACAATGGAAGCATGTTGCACAAAAAATATATGAATATTTAAGAACTGTTAGAAATTAGAAAACAGACTTCACAAAATAGGATGTTTCTGATTTTTATCATTTAACAGATGATGCTCAAAAATATGATAAAATATATCCATTTTTATTATTAGAATCAAGAGCATTTATTGAATATCTATTAAATCATATATACGCATATTTAATTGCTAAAGGAGTTAAACAATATACATTAGATCATATTGACACTGTTAGATTAACCCGTGACATATATGGCAGCGCTGCAAATTTATTTCATCTTGAAAGATACAAATCAATTAAAAAGTATTATGATGAGCATTATGGCCATAAATAGTCATAGGCTCAAAGTAATAACAAATTATCTATTGAATTATAGGGGTTATTCATAGAAGAAACATATGAACAAAGAATGCAGCTCGAGCAGATTTTAGAAAATTTTATTAATGAATGTTATGATACTTATGTTTATGGAAGTTCTGAATATATAAAAATTTATAAATTAATGAATTCATATATTGAAGAGCGTGATAAATTAAGTGGTGGAAAATATCGTCCAAGATTACATGAATAGTTGCCGCCTGAAGTTATTAAGCTTAATGGATATATTAATGAATTACATTTATTATTATATACATATAGATATTTTTCACCAGATTGTTCTGCAACAACGCATATAACAAAAGAAAATAGAATAGAAAAATCAATTGAATATTTTAATAAAGTTTTTGATAAAGCTCTTAATAAAAGTGTTATTAATAAAATTATTTCATCAAATGATTTAACTGATATAAATGATATAAAAATTAGTGAATTATAGAAATCTGATTTTGGATATTATTTTATTATTTCATATAATGATAATAAAATATATCTTAATTTTGGTTTGCAACATGAAAATCAAAATATTGATAACATGGATGATCTTATTAAAAATTCAAGACATGTGCAACATTTAAATTACACAACATTAATATACGAAATAAAAGTTACATCCAAATTATATAAGAAAAAAATAAATGAATCATTTGATTTTAATAGTTTAAATGAGAATGAAATTCATTTAAATATTGATGATTTTAATTTTAATGATGAAAATCATAACGCAGATTCAAATATCATTGATGATGAAGATGTCATTAAAACACATATAGATTTTTGGAATTAGTTTGTTGATTTAGGTCTTCCTTCAGGCACATTATGGTGCAAATATAATTTAGGTGCAAAAATTGAGAAAATTGATTATAAAGATTGGCTGGGTGATTATGTTCAATGGGGTGATATAATTCCAAATACTGCCAAAAAAACAGGATATTCATATGTATGGACAACATACAAACATTCAAGAGGAGCAACAAATATGTTAAAAAAATATATTACTGATACAGATTATAGCGCAAAAAATCCAGATAATAATTATCATCCATACTTAGATAATTTAACAAATCTTCTTCCAGAAGATGACATTGCAACATAGGAACTTGGCGAATATTTTCATATTCCAACTAAAGAATAGTATGATGAATTACTAAAAAATACAGAAACTTCATGGAAAATCAATTACCAAGGAGTTAAATGGCTAGATGGCAGAATTTTTAAAAGTAAAATAAATGGTAATGAAATATTTTTCCCGGCAGCAGGTGTTAGAAAAGAATTAAATTTAAATGGGTCTGGTGATATAGGTGAATATTGGACATCATCATTAGATGAAGCATGTAATTCATTAGCTCATGTCTTTCATTTTAAAGATGGAAGCTATTTTATAGGAACTGATCCACGAGCACTTGGACATAATATAAGACCAGTATTTAATAAATAATATGAATATGAAAAATTATAATAAACATATATTAGAAGCTGTTCATAAAGGTATATAGTTGGCATTAGATGACTATAATGATAATGAAGATATTATTTATACATCAACAATGCCAGATATTGCTGGAAATGATAATATGATAGAAGATACTATAGATTTTTATGTGAATAAAGTTGATTTAGGACTTCCATCTAGAACATTATGGTGCAAATATAATGTTGGTGTTAATATGCATGAATTAAATGATGCTGAAGATTGGGGTGGCAATTATTATGCATGGGGCGAAATATACCCAAAAAGATCATATGGATTTTTTAATTATGAATATTCTAAGTATAATGAAAATCAAACCGAAGACGATTTAGATGTATTAACTAAATATTGTAGTGATTTCAATTTTAGTCATGATATGACAACAGACAATTTAGTTGAATTGGAAAGAAGTGATATGCCAATAAAATTAAAATTACGTAAAGGTGACAATATAAACAAATATTCAATGCCGACTTATGATCAATATAATGAATTAATAAAATATACAACATCTAAATATGTTAAAAATTATAATGGAATTATTGGATTAAATGGAAAATTATTCACTAGTAAAATAAACAAAAAATCTATATTTTTCCCAGCTGTTGGATATATGAATGATAATGAACTTCATTATGATGCAATGCAGGGTGGTTATTGGACATCTACTGTAGTTAAAGGCATGGATGTATGTGCATGGACATTTTAGATACATAAAAAATCAGATACATTAATAGAAAATAGTAGAGTTGTTGGATTTCCAATACGATTAATATATAATCAAAAATAAACAAAAATAAAAAACAAAGTTCTCTTCCAATATTATAATAATTAACCAAATTATTTAAAAATGGAAGAGAATTTTAATTTTAATTTAGATACATCAAGCTTAACAGCTGCAAATATATCTCAAGAACAATTTGAGGATGGAATTCAAGAAAAAGTTCAAATAATTCTTGATAAAACATTTCCAGAAACAAAACAAAAAAGAGTCATTAGAAAAGAATTAACAGGCATAAAATTTGCTTGTCCAATTTGTCATGATTCTGCATATGATCCAAATAAAAAACGTGGTCATATTGCATTTAGAGGAAAACATGCAGGTTTATACACATGTTTTAATAACTGTGGGTCAATGCCACTTAAAAGATTTTTTAAATATTTTGGAACAGATTTATCTCTTACAGATATTAATTACATTTCAACTAATTATACAAATCCTGAAGCAAATTCTCAAGAATTCACAAATAATTTAACATCAAATGTTATTAATAAAGAGGAAGCGTATAAATGGGCTATTGATAGAAATTATATTAGAGATATTCTTGGATTACTTGATATTGGACGAGAAACCACGCCAACAGCATGGAATTATTTGATTAATAGATGTCAATATACAAATCATAATAGATTCTTATATAGTGACAAATATAATCAAATTCTTATTTTGAATTTAGTTGATGATAGAGTTCTTGGAATGCAAATTAGAAATTTATCACCAAAACCAGGACAAGCTAAATATTTGACAATGAATATTGAAAAAATGAGAGCTGCAATGCTTGGTGATAAAAATCCAGTTCCTGAAACTATTTCAAAATTATCATGTGTATTTAATATATTTAATGTTGATTTTTCAAAAACATCATTTAAACCAATATTTGTTACTGAGGGTCCATTTGATGCATTTCTTCTTCCAAATGCAATAGCATTATCCGGTGCAGGAAAAAACTTTGCAATGCAATTTCCATTTTGGTATGTTTTTGATAGTGATGATACTGGTAATGAACATTCAATTGAGAAATTAAGACAAGGCTATAATGTTTTCTTATGGAAAAAATTCTTAAATGATTATAAAATTCCAGATATTAATCCTTATATATCTTCTGGTAATAAACGAAAATGGGATATTACTGATGTTAAAAAGTATTTTAGAGATTTAAAAATGAATCCAAAAATATTTTGGAGCCAATATTTCTCAAACAATATGTTAGACGCATTAAATATTTAAATGGAACAAACAAAAATGGTTGTTCCATTTATTTTTTGTATTTAATAATAAAATAAATAATAAAAGTATATTTGCATTGTAGTGTTAAATGTATTTTTGGTAAACGAATAACTAAATAAATATAAAAATAAAAAATTATAAATTTAATAATATGGGTAAAATTAGTTTAGATTTAAATTCTTTTAAAGCTGCCGGAATTTATACTCTAGAAGTTGACAACACTGCCAGAATGGCAGATGCCGATGTTGATTCTTTACGCATGTTAGTTGGTTTCTCTAATAAAGGGCCTTTCAACCGTCCTGTTTTATTGGAAGAAGATGCTGACAGACTTCGTGTATTCGGTGATATTGATACTAAATTAGAGCATAAAGGATGTTTCTTTAACAGAATGTTAAGAACCTTATTGTCAAATGGCCCTGTTATTGCACTTAACTTATTGGATGTATCTACAGCCAATTCTGGTCCTGACCAAGTCAATCTTGCCGTATTATCAATGGATGCTGCTACAGCCAATCCAGCTGTTAGTGACCCAGAAAAATATGGTGAATATGACTATTTAGCAGATTCTATAGATAGAATTATTTATGGAACAGTTAAAGGTGATAACCTTCCTTATGTTGGTAAAGCACCATATGCTAGTGTATTTAATAGATCACGTTTCTGGGTTCCAGATAAAGAATTGTTAACAGCCGAAGCTGCTCGTAATTTAGGAAAATCAGAAAATGTTTCATAGTTCTCTTTTGAAACTGCAAACTTACTTAACTTTGCAAATGTTGGTACTGAGGAAATTTCTATCTTAGTATTTAAACCGGCTAGCATGCCAGGTTATGAAGTAACTGCTGAGTCTTGGTTTGGCGGTAAAGAAAATATTCCATTTGGTTGGATTCGTCCATATGATAATATTTCTGATTACTTCCTTCAAGTAGTTTGTGTTAAGGGTAACTGGACAAATTATCCAGTTCTTTCTACAGACCCAGTATGGAAAGGCTACTTCGATAAAAAAGGTATTAAGAAGAATAGAGTTAACCAATTCATGAGTGCAGAAGGCATTACGGTTTTAGGTTCATGGACAGGATGTATTATTCCTGACTTTACTGATAAACAAGGCAATATGCTTAACCTTGAAAAGAAAGTTAATGCCGCTACTGAAAGAACAGGTTTGTTAATGTCATTCAATAATGATTTAGCAAATGTATTAACATATGACTATTCAGGTGCAAATGCAACTTCTAGCGATCCAGATTCTGGATGTTGGGGATTAGACATTGATAGCAATGGTGAAGTTGAAGATTTAAATGATAAAGCTGAATACATTGTTGATATGGTTGGACATGGTGCATTTGTTCAAAAAGATGAATAGAAACAAAAGTGGGATTTTATTAGTCGCGCATGTACATTTGTAGATGTTAGTTCACATACTTATGCATGGAGTAATTCTAGAAAGAAATATACTGAAGCAAAAGTTAATTTATTTGGATTAATTAAAGATACATCTGTTGAAGATGTTTCAATATATACAAGTAATGCTATTCCTGGTCCTGATAATACTAGCGTTGCAGATCCTGCTGCAGTTTGTCATGGCAAATATATTCCAGCCGTAAATGATTTCATTAAGCCTGGTCCACTCGATACAAGTGTTAAACTTACTAAAGCTAATGCTGGTGAATTAGTAAATCATGTATATTATGAAATATCACAGTCTGGAACAATTGGAAATGCACGTAATTTATATTTAGATGTTGAATATGTAAATATTAGTGAAAATGTTGTAGATACAAGTGCATACTTTATTTTAGATAATTCTACATTCTGTTTAAATTATACATTAAACACTTCAACATTTGGAACAGAAGATACTTACATTGAATCTATTGGTGTATGTCCAAATTTATTTGTATTAGATCAATCTGCACAAGCAATTGCTCCATATTATGGTATTAACTTCTTATCATATAACTATGTTGCAAATGCATCTGATGGTGTTAATGAAACTATTTCATCTGTTAAATATTTCAGTGATCCAACTCTCTGGGTTGATGAAATACCAGTATCTGATGATACAAAGAATATATTCATTATTACAGATGCTTCACAATGGACAGATGCTAAAGTTAAACTTGGTGATTATGTTCATAATATCACATATAATAATGTTCCTGGTGAAACTGAAGAATATCAACTTATTCCAGGTTTGTCAAGAGTAATTAGAAAACAATTTGTTCAAGTTAACAATGGTGAAATTACTTACCAAGGTAAAACATTTAAATATGATGGCGCATATGATCAAGCATCATAGAAATTCTGTTTAGTTGTATGTACATCACCAGTTCTTATTGAACAAGTTGATAATAAAGATGTTATTACACGTCAATTACCAATTTCAGATGATAAAATTTCTGGTTCTTTAAGATTCATTCCTATGAAGGGTCTTACAATTACTTCTCGTCACCGTCCAGGTTATAAAGAAGATGGTCAACCAGATATTGAAAAAGGTATTGAAAAAGTATATGGTGTATTAAATGACGAAGGCATCAAACGTGGATTGATGAATGATGCAATGGTTAACTTCCGTTATATCATTGACTCAATGTCCTATGGTTTAGATGCAGAACTTGGTGGTAAACGCTGGTTATCAATTACTGCGATGGATCGTCAAAAATGTACTGCAATTCTTAACTTACCATCAGCAAAACAATTTGCTGTAAGTTCAAATCCATATTTCTGCAATACATATAATCCTGGACAAGAAGCTCGCCCATCAATGAATACTAAATATATTCCTCTTGGTGGTAACACTGAAATGGGTTCAACAGTTGTATTTAGTCTTCCTTCAGAAGAAGATGGTGCTAAATTTACTGCATGCTTCTGGCCACACTTATTATACAAAGAAAATGGTAAAGAAATTGTAGTTCCACCAGCAGCTGATGTAGCTAACGTATTGAATCGTAAATTCAATGGTCTTAATGATCCATATGCAATTAGTGCAAACCAAAATGGTATCTTATCAAGTAGATATCTTGCAGGTCTTGAATTCTTAGCCGATAAAACAGATCGTGAATATCTTGAACCATTTGGTGTTAATACAATCATTAAAGATCAAGGTTCTATAATGATTTATGGTAACCAAACAGCTTATCAAGCAATGAAGTCAGACTTTAACAAACTTCATGTACGTGAAAATCTTAATACAGCTGAGATTGAATGTGAGAAAGTTCTTAAGAAATATAACTTCTTATATAACACTCCTGCAACTCGTGCTAATATTGTTCAACAACTTACACCAATTCTTCAAGCAATGCAAATTGCAGGTGCATTAGTTAAATATGACATTATTTGTGATGAAACTAATAACACCCCTGAAGTTATCGAAGCCGATACCTGTGTAGTTGAGATCAATCTTTGGATGAACCACGGTATGGAGAAAATTGTACAAGTTTATACACTTCAACGTTTGTCAGATCAATAATTCTAACAAACATAATAAAAAAAGAGAATCAATGAAAATTGGTTCTCTTTTTATTTTTTAATTAACTTCTATTTTTTCATTTAAATAAAAAATATTAATTTTGCATTGAATTTTAAAATAAGTTTTTATTATGAAAAAAGAACAATTAGATTTAAATCAATTAAAACCTAAAATTTTTAGTGATAAAGTAGCTGTTGTTAATATCCATAAAAGAGTTGGTAAACATAAATTTGTTGATATAGGGTATGGTTATTTTCCAGTAGTGGTGTTATATGTCGATGATGGACCTGATATGGGTGATTGCACAACAATTAGTGTTGTTGTTACTGGAAATTCTATTAAACCTTTATTTGATGTTATACGACAAATTGAAAAAGAATATGGTAAGGTTGATGTAATTTCAAGTAGTATGGGCGATTGGTCATATCATCAATGGATATATAGAGATAATAAAGGAGGTTTTTCAAATAAAGGTCCAAAAAAGTCTGATGGCCAGCGTAAACTTAAATATTTACAAGCAGAACATCTTAATAACACAATAAAATAATTAAATTATGAAAGATGTCAATTCAAAACAATTAGTAACATTTAGTTATCATGGAGAGCCTATGCGTAAAATGACAAAAGCTCAAATGAAAAAATATATTGAGCATCGAAACGCATGTGAAGAAATATATAAAGGCCTATTAACTACTCATGTTTTTGATGATGCAAATTCTGATAAAGAAAAACTTGATGTTTTAATAGATATGTGTTGTGGAATTCAAACTGAGATTTGCCACATGGCAGATAGCATTAAAGAATATGCAAAAAGTGCCAAAGAATATTCAAAAACAATGACACCACAAATGTTTAGAGACGCAATGCAATTTGTTAAAAATCATTCACCAAAAACACAAGATGGTAAATCTACAGATGAAAAGAAAACAGAAGATAAATTTAAAGTTGATGTTTTTAAACATAGCTTTAAACGAAATTTATGTCAAACCTTTTTATCATTTGGTAAAATTACTGTCCCTGATGAAAAATCTATTGAACTTCAATTAATTCCATCTGTACAAACAATTGAAAATAAAGAGCTTGAAAAAGATCTAAAAATGTGTGCAGGTTGGAGAGATATTATGGATAGCCAATTTTATCCTGAATATCGATTATACGCAATGGCAGCTGAACATCTTTCTCATGGCGATTTGGATTATGCACGTTTTAAAACACTTGTAAATTATCATCATTATGGAGCGTTAGATCCCAAAAATGAATTTTTTAGAAATTCATATTCAAAACCATTAATTCAATTTATGGATGCATATAAATTATGTGAAAAATACGGGTATGAAGATTTTTTCAGTGAAGTTAAAAATTATTTCTATGAAATGTTTATGAAAGAACAAGAAAATGAAAGTGAATGTGCATAAACATTTAAATTGAAATTGTATAGGAGAATCAATGAAAATTGGTTCTCTTTTTGATTTATAAAAACTTAATTATGTATTAAACATATAATATATAATAAAAATATGTGTTTGAAACATGGGAATAAAGGAAATAGACGTTAAGGCATCACACATTTTAATGATTTCAGATATTCATTTTGGTGCTCATGTTAATTCAGAAGAGTGGCAAGAGAATATGAAAAATTACTTCTATGGGTTCTTTATCCCAAAGATAAAGGAATTAAAAACAACCCTAAAAGAAGATGAGAGAGTGATTCTTGTTAACCTCGGTGATACTTTTAATGACAGAAAAGCAATTGATATTAATGTATATAATTTAGCAATTGATATATTTGAAGATATAGCTAAAGAAATTGATGTATATACATTAAATGGTAATCATGATTTAGCTAAAAAGACTAATGAAGGCAATACTTCTCTTAGAGCAATTCAATATATTCCTAATGTGACTTTAATTACAGATCCAACTTTATTGAATATTAATTATGAAGGCGGGAAACATACTAAGATTATTGCAGTTCCATTTTTAGGTGATCATTCTCAAGAAACTAAATATTTAATGGAAAATGCAAAGGCTAAATATGCATTTATGCATACAGATTTAGCAGCAATGAAATATGATAATGGAATGCTTATTACAGAAGGCGTTAATACTGATGTATTTAGTGGTATTGTATATTCAGGACATATTCATAAACGCCAAGAAACAAAAAAATGTATATATGTAGGTTCTCCATATCATATTAGTAAAAGTGATATTGGAAATCAAAAAGGATTGTATTTACTTAATCTTAAAACTAATAAACATGAATTTATTGAAAATCATTATAGTCCAATATATCATAGTTTATTAATGGAAAAATATATTGAAATGTCTATTGGAGAACGACAAGAATTTCTAAACAACAATTATAATTATATTATCATTAAAGAAGAAAATATTCCAGAATATAAAAAGAAATTTGATATTTATAATTTAGGAATTGGAACAACTGCAAAATTTGTCAAACCTGTTATTAATAAACAAACTCTAAGTGTTAATGTTGATGAGAATATAGAATATAAAGAAAAAACAATATCAGAATTAATAAATGAATCTATTAATGATTTAGATGTTGCAGAAGAATTCAAATTACAATTAATAAAAACAAGTGATCAATATTTGAAAGAAGCTGAAGCAGAAATTGCAAATGACTAATGAAAAATAAAGGAACCATTAATTTGGTTCCTTATTTTAACTTAAAAAATTTTATTTTAATTCAATATTTAAATAATTTGCAACTTTAATTAAAAATTTATTTGCGGCTGTAAGAGCATTTATCATTTTATTTAAATCAATATTATTATAAGCCACTCCATTTTCCCACTATATATTTATGCTTTTTATATTTTTTCTATAATTTGTATAATCAATATTAATTGTAATTCCAGCCTAATATGCATTTGAATTATAAATAGTATCAACCTTATATCCAACACAATCATATATACCATTAATTACTATATCCTATTTTACAAGCATAAAATTATCATCGCTAAATACTTTTTTCTTAGGTCTATAATACGTTATACGATCATCACTATAATTTTCATTTAACGTTTTCTTTACTTCTCTAGCAACAGAAGTCATGATGCTTTCATATAAAGCTTTTTTGTTATCTTTTTTCATATATCATTTATTTATAATTTTTTACCATGTTGTTTTTTTACCAGACTTAATCATATCAATAAAATATTGTTTATCTTCTCTTGGGCAAGGTTGATTAACTGCATCCGTATATCCACAATGCCAAGCCATCCACTGAACTAATTCATTAAACTATTGTTTAGTATTATAATGGATATGAAGTTTATATGAATATCTTCCTTCTTCAATTTTTACATTCATTTTATGATTAACCAACCATTTAACATGATTTTCAGCTGCTGCCATTCCATCACTAAATTCACCTGGTTCATAATTATCTTTTGAATATATGAAATCAGTTGTAAAATCGCCTTCCATTGGTTCTTCTCTAGTAATTTTTTCACCGGTTTTTCTCATTATAAGATTAACATCCATTTGAATTCTTCCTTCTGGTGTGTCTTTCCATAAACCTGTAGCATCAAGCGCAGCTCTAATTGCTTCTGGAGTTCTTTCCATTTCACCATTATTAATCTTTAATATAATATCTAATTTTGCTGGTTGTTTTGGTGTCCAGAATTTTTTAGGATCCATATATTGACGAGCAATTCTAATACGTTCTGTATCTTCTTTAGCTTCATTTACAGAATCATTTACAGAAATTTTATTAACTTTTTGAATTGCAATTCTTGGCGCTTGGCCTAATGAATTATCAACATCTAATACATTTGCATTAACTAATAGAGCAATAACTTTAACAACTTCTTCATGTGTTTTGCATGTAATTCTTACAGACCCTGCACCATAATTATCAAATGCTGGTAATTTGCTAGATAATTTATCTAATACAGATTTATTCATACCATCGCATCTAACTAAATATACTTCACCTGCAATTTCTTGTTTTTTAGGCTCAATATCATCAACTTCATTTAAAGATTGCTTAACTTGTTTTGCAACCTATTCCATTATCTTATTATATAAATCTTTATTATCTTTTTTCATATTACTTTCATTTAATTTTATGCAGGCTCTATCATATCTTTTTCGCCTGGGCCGTACCATTTATCTATAAGTAATTCAACACCATCTCGTGGTCCAATTATTTCAACTTGGCTATAGCCATGAATTTTTTCAAATGAAACTTTGCAACCAAATTCGCCAGCATCTTTAATGAATTCAGCAGTATCAGATGGTTCATCTTCAACAAATTCTCCACAATATTTAACCATTGGAGATGCTTCGCCTTCATTTAAAGCCTTTTTAACTTCTTTAGCGACAGTTTGCATTATGCTTTCATATAATGCTTTTTTGTTATCTTTTTTCATATCTATAAAATAAACACTTTATTTTTATTATTTATTTTAGAAAACAATGCATCATTTTTTAATATAATATTTAATAAAATATGCAGAATAATTATGAAATTTAAAAGTATAGAATGGAAAAACATTAGATCATTTGGTGAAGAAATTCAAAGAATTGATTTTAATGATGGTGAATTAGTTTTATTAAAGGGAATTTCTGGTTCTGGAAAATCTACAATTCTTTCATTACCATGCATTGCATTATTTGGAAAAACACCAGGTTTGACAAAATCTGCTGTACATAATCGTATTAATAAGCATGGATGGGTAAAAGCTGTTATTGAAAAAGGTGGCCATGAATATGTTATTGAACGTTCATTCACCCCTAATGATTTACAGGTTTTTCGTGATGGTGTTAATATTAATTCATATGGAACATCTTCTGCACAGGATTATATTGATAAAGAGATTGCAGATATTCCAATTAAAGCATTTTCTAATATGATTTCTATTTCTATGAAGAAATTTAAATCATTTTTAACAATGTCTCCTGCAGATAGAAAAGAAATTATTGATAGAGTATTTAATCTTGAAGTTGTTAATATTGCATATGAAAAAATAAAGAAAGATGCTCGTGAAATTGGAAATATGATTAATTCTAATAATAATTCATTATTTCAATTAACACAAACTTTAAATAATGCAACCTTTGAATTAACAAAGCTTCAAGAATCTGATAAATCTTCAGAGAATCAAGCTACTATTAATGCTAATAATATAAAGATTCAAAAAGATAATGATAATATTAAAAAGCTTACAGATGTATTAACTGAACATACTAAAAAACAAACTGATGCATCTAATATCATTAATTCTATCAAACAACAACAATATGAGAATAACTATAATATTCAAGTTATTCAGCAAAAAATAAATCTTTATTCACAAGATAAATGTCCTACATGTGGTATGTCATTTTCATCTGAGTCTATTAAAACTTTAAAAGGACAACTTGACAATTTATTAAATCAAAAATTAGAAATCACTAAAGATCTTGAGAAAAAGGCAAAAGATGCAAATAATGATTATAATGCAATTACTGAATATCTTGGAAAATTAAATACTGCAATTTTCCAATTAAATTATGATATTCAACAATTGACTGCACAAAATAATGCATTATCTGAACAGCTTAAACAATCTGCAGAATATCAAGGAATTAATAATATCATTAATAATACAACAACTCAAATTAATGATATTAAAACGCAGCTTGAAAAAGATTCTGCTAAATTAAAAGAACTTCAAATTTTAACAACTGTTTATTCTATTGATGGTGTTAAACAAAAAGTAATTGTAAATTATCTTCCTATTTTAAATAAAGAAATTGCAGAAGGATTAGAATTAGTTAATTTCCCATATCAACTTGAAATTGATATGAAATTTGAACCACATCTTAAAGAACTTGGAGTTGAATTGACACCAGAATCATTATCAGATGGTGAAGAAACACGAGTTGATTTAATAGTTCTTTGTAGTTTATTTAAATTATTGAAGAGAAGATTTCCATCAATTAATATATTATCTATTGATGAAGTTTTATCTTCACTTGACAATGAAACGTCTGGAATGGTTCTTGATTTCTTAAGACATTTTGCGCAAGAAAATAATCTTAGTTGTTTCATTGTTTCACATACAGATTTATATCTTGATAATTTTAATAAGATTATCAATGTTGAGAAAAAAGGTTTTTCAAGAATTGAAATAACAAAAGCAATTAACTAAAAAATACTAAATATATGGAAACAAAATTGATTGAACAAAAAATTAAAGTTTCTGGATGGAATGAAATATATGAAACAACTATCAAATATCCAGAAGATTTAGAGTTTTATTATACTGCTGATGAAATTGGCAAATGTAAGCATATTGAATGTGAGCATTATTATGCAATTTTTGAAAAATCTAGATATTCTGAAGAGATTATTAACAAAATTGTAAATAGTACAACACATATATCAAAACGAGAATTTGGTGATTATATTATTTTAACAGTTACTGAAGTCCATAATGATACACCACTTCCAAATATTAGTCGGGATGAATATTTCAAAAAATATAATATTGATTTTTCAAAATACACCGCAGTATTATATACAGAAGATATGTATGTTGCAAATCTGGCTAGAATTGTTAATTTTAAAAACCCATATAGAATTGATACATTAAGTATCACTACAAAAAATTTATATGATAGTTCACGAAAAATTTTACAAATGGGAAAAGATACAATTGAGCTTTCTGCAATGATGCTTGATACATCTTCACAAACTTTTTCTAAATATAAAGTAGAAATTCTCAATAATAATGAAGATGGTGATATTGTATGGAATATTGCATTACGTAATGCTATGAAAGAATTTGGTTTTAACCCAGATATTTTAGATCATGTCGAAGATGAATCTAAATATGATTTAGATTTAAAATATGAAAAAGTACATGAAGCAATTAAATTATGGAATAAGATAAAAATTGAACAATTAGAACAAACAGATATGTAATGGAAACAAATGATTTAAATTATTTTAAACAAAAAATATATGAGATTTCTGGAGTTCCAAAATCTAGTTTAGAAAAAATTGAAGAAGAATCATTGACACGAGATGAAGCTATGATTGAACGCAAATTTGAAAAATTCATTGAACACTTAATTAAAACAAAAAGTAATAAAAACATATAATATAAAATAAAAATTATCAAAATTACATGGCAGTTTATAAGAGCAAATTTATAGAAATTGATCCAGATACTTGTTCTAAAGAAGAACTTTATGAAGCTATTAAAAAATGTGAAAATTTATCAGGTTATTATGAAACCAAGCAACTTGCAATTAAAACATTTATTAATAGTGTATATGGTGCAACGGCTAATAAGTATTTCGTTGGTTATAATGTGGCTGTCGCAGAATCAATTACGCTTCAAGGACAGGATTTAAATCACTATTCAGAGAACTGTGTTAATAAGTATTTTAGAGGAATTTTTCAATCACAAGAAGAATATAATAGAGAAATTTATGTTCCATTATTCGAGTGGATGGAAAAATATGATATTGAAACAGCTAATGATTTTTATGCAAAAAATCAAAATAAAGAATGGGTTTTAATTAAACTTCCAATTGATAAAGATATTATTAAGGGTGGGAATATTAATGAAGACACAAAGAAATTATTGAAAAAAGTTTTCGTTAAAACTTCATTTGGACAATATCTTGGAGAGCCTTATGAAAAAATAAAAGGATTTGAAATTAATAAAGGGAAAATAACTCCAACAATTCCATTGAATACTTTTGCATTAAAAGCAAAAAATTCATTAGATTCAAAAGAAAATCCATTTGCATATATGGGAAAAACCTCTTATTTGGAAGATGACCCAAGTTGTAGTATGACCGTTGCTGGTGATACGGATAGCGCAATTTCTTCAACAAAAATCTATTTAGATGATTTTCAAAAAACTATAGAAGATGCATTTATCAAATGTAAATTAGAAAATTTTGATATAGTTTTAAAACTACAAAATGGCCAAGAAGTTGTTCCAGTTAAAAATCATACAACAAAGACAGTAGATCCAAATACATTGGAATTAATTGATAGGCCTATTAATTATATAATGAGGCACAAAGTTTCAAAATCTAAATTCAAAATTAAATCTGAATCTGGAAAAGAAATTATAGTTACAGGAGATCATTCATGTATGGTTTATAGAAATAATGAATTAATTTCAATTAAAGCAAAAGATATAAATCCAGAAACAGATAAATTGGTCGAAATTATAAAATTACAAACTAAGCTTTCAAATATAAAATTAGTTGAGCAGCTTGAAGATTTTCAAGATGAATATGTTTATGATATTGAGGTAGATGATACACATACATTTTTTGGAAATGATATATTAGTGCATAATTCAATTTATGTAGAGTTTGGTCGTATTACAAATTATCTTAATATAATGGATATTTCAAAAGCCACAAGATTTATTGTTGATATGTGGAATTATGGTTGTGGACCATATATGAATAAATGTTATGATGATTATGCAAAGAAATATAATTGTGATGTTAATCTTCAAAATCTTGAGCTTGAAAAAGTTGCTGATACAGCAATTATGACATCTAAAAAACATTATGCAATGTCAGAATGTTTTAAAGAACCAAATATCTATTTAACACCTGGTGAGGAAGTTATTTATAAAGGTTTGGAATTAATTCAAGGTTCAACACCTCCATTTGCAAAAGAATGTCAAGATAATTTTATGAGATATGTTATGAATTGGTATGCAACTCATACAACATCTCCTGAATTTGATGATATTTTTGCGCTTCTTAAGAAATATAAAGAAGACTTTATTAAACAAAACCCTGAAGATATTTGCAAAGGTGTATCAATTTCTGATTATGGAAAATTTATTTTAGATGATAAAAATAATTTTGTATTTGGAGAACATTGCCCAATCCATGTTAAAGCTGCAGGAATTTATAATTTCATTTTAAATCAAGAAAAGAATAAAAAATATAAAATGAAATATGAATCTATTAAATCAAGAGACAAAGTAAAATTCTATAAAACAACAGATCCTAATTATCCAGTATTTGGATTTGTTCCTGGAAAATACCCATTAGAATTTGCATTACCAATGGATTATAATCAACAATTTGAAGATTTGGTTTTAGCACCATTAAATAGAATTATTGAAATTCTTGGGTATCAACCTCTTACTTCGGATTTATGTTATGTATCATCTTTATTCTAAAAAATAGAAGCAAGTTTGCTTCTATTTTTTATTATCTATTTTGAAACGCGTTTCAAAATGTATTCTTGTTTTGTCATGAGAAGGTAAAATTACTAAAAAACTGGACGAACATTAAATCCATTGTAACGAATACTGCCATTTATATAAACTCCTTCTTCATTGAAATATAAGTGCATAGCGTAGTTAGGGTAGTCAGTATAAATACTAGAAGACCAATAACAGCCTTCTACACCAACGCTGTTCGAAACGGATTTACTGCAGTAACCAGCGGCTGGTAAGAATATATATTTAGAAGAATCTAATTTATTAATAAATTTATAACCATTTACACCACTGCCATTAAAATTTCTTACCCATTTATTATTAGTTTCTTTAATTAATTCTTCAAAATCTGCTTTAGTAGGCATATGGAATTTAAAATTATATAAATACATATTCTAATAAACTGGATCATCCATAAATTGAAGTTCAGTTAAATGGTCTTCTTCATTATATTTAATTAAATCTTCATCAAATTGGTATGTTTTCCAATTATATCCATCAGGCTTGTTTGGAATAATTTCGCCCCAAGCGTAATAATCTCCATACCAATCTTCTGGCTTAGATAATTTATTAGGATCTACACCTAAATTGTATTTGGCCCATAATGTGCCTGATGGAAGACCTAAATCAACTGTATACTTATTTAGTTCTATTTTATTTTTAATTACATCACTAGTATTAATTACATCACTAGATACAGAACTATTATCTTCCATATCTTCATAATCATCAAGTGCCAACTAGATACCTTTATCAATAGCTTCTAATATTTGTTTATAATTTTTCATTTAATTTCTATTAAATTTAGGTCTACAAAATATTGGGAATTTTGAAATATTATCTGCAAATCCTCTATAAAATTCAACGCTTGATACATCCCAATTGGAAATATCATGTGACATATTAGATTCACAAAACATGTATTCCATATCTTTAACACCTGAAACATCCCACTATGATAAATCCTAATTAAAGCTATGGCATTTATAAAACATATATGACATATTTTTTACAGATGAAACATTCCATTTTGAAATATCACAATTAAATCCAATGCAATTTGAAAACATACCTTTCATTGTTTCAACATGAGATACGTCCCATCTAGAAACATCAAAGTTAGTTGTTATATTCATACGATAAAATAATTCTGACATATCAGTTATATTAGATACATCAATCCAATTTAAATCTGCATTTGCATCTATTGTTGCAATATATGTAATAACTTTTTTTAAAACATCTTTATTTGAAAATTGGTATTGAAATCCATATTTATTTGATAACTGTGCTAAATCTATTAAATCATTTTTTGTTAATTTAACTTCAAATAAATGTTTAATAGTATTATCAAATTTATCTTTTTCTATTTTATTTTTAATAACATCCTTTACATCGATGATATCACTCTATTGAGATATAGATTTATTATCTTCCATATCTTCATAATCATCAAGTGCCAACTAGATACCTCTATTGACAGCTTCTAATATTTGTTTATTAATATCCATGATCTCTTACTATTGATGGTATATATTTCTTTTTTATATTACAATCATCAAACATTCCTGATGTTCTTGCTTTCAAATCTATATTCCAATTTGAAATATCCTAATTAAAACTATGTGCATCTCTAAACATGCAATTAAAATTATTAACTCCTGATACATCCCATTCTGAAATATCTTGATTAAATTGAGTATTATATTCAAACATATATCCCATATTCAATACATTGCTGACATTCCAATTTTTTATAGAGTCATTGTTAAAAAATGATTCTGCGAACATTGAAAACATATTAGAAACTTTAGAAACATCCCATTTAGAAAGATCACCATTAAATCTGCAATCTCTAAACATTCCTTCCATTGTTCTTACACTTGATACATCCCATTCTGAAATGTCTCCATTAAAATTAGGTGCATAATTTTTGAATAAATTACTCATATCAATAAGATTAGATACGTCTAACCAATTTAAATCAGCATTATTATCTATTTTACATAAAAATTTAATTACATTACATAATGTTTCTTTTGCAGTAATTGGATATTTATACCCAAACATTTTAGATAAAGATGCCAATTCACTTAATAATTCTTTAGTTAATCCTCCATATAATTTATCAGATATTCTATTATTTAATTCTATACTATCATGATATCCAACATAAAACATTTTTAATAATTTTTTATGTCTAATTTTATCTGCAATACAATCTCTATTAATTGTAATAATATCATTAGTTGGTTTTGATTCTTCATTATCATTAAAATCAAAATCATCTAACGCCAACTAAATTCCTCTATTGACAGCTTCTAATATTTGTTTAGTTAATCTCATTAAATTTAATTTTATGGGAATTTTGGTTTATATTCATCTTTTATTGGGCATCCATTTTCCCATATTAATTGTTTATCTACCACATTGGCAACATTCCAATTTGATATATTCTAATTAAATTCTTTATTAGAATAAAACATCATTTTCATATCCATTACATTAGATACATCCCATCTGCTAATGTCATTATTAAAACTTGAATATTCAAACATTTGTTCCATACTTTCAACATTAGATACATCCCAATTAGAAATATCTCCAGTAAATGGACAATCATAAAACATACCAAACATATTAGTTGCATTACTTACATCCCATTTTGAAATATCACCATAAAATTGTTTTTGTGCAAATAATGTTGAAAAATCAGTAATATTAGAAACATCTATCCAATTTAAATCTGCAAAATTATCAACACCATCCACATATACACCATCCACGGGCTATTTACCAACAATGTAATCAATAATCTATTGTAATTGTTCTTTAGTTTTAACTTTATATTTTATTCCTGTATATCTTGAATATATTTTTATCCATAAAATATCAGATATTGACATTTTATTAGTCGCATCAAATTTTTTATTTTCACTGAATGCTTCTTTTTCTAATCTACTAATTAATAAATGTAATTTATGTCTAAACTCAATATATTGATGATTAACATCAATAACATCAGATTTAGGTGTTGATGATTCTATATCTTCAAAATCATCAAGTGCTAACTGGATTCCTCTATTAATAGCTTCTAATATTTTATTATTTTTCATCATCCTCTTTAATATTTTTAGGTTTATACTCATTTTTTATAGGACAATCATCAAACATATATTCGGTGTTTTCTTTATTTTTTATTTTCCAATTAGATAAATCCTAATTAAATGATGATGCCTATAAAAACATTCCACTAAAAATCATGCCATTAGAAACATTCCATTTTGATAAATCCTAATTAAATTTAGATGCTCCCCAAAACATTGCACCAAAATTTTTAACATTAGATACATTCCAATTTGAAATATCTGAATTGAAATTTTTGCATCTACAAAACATCTATTCCATTGTTGTTACTTTAGATACATTCCATTTTGAAATATCTCCAGCAAATGATGCCAATATATCATTTTTTGCGACTCTTGCACCTATATCATAGAATAACATTCTCATATCAGTAATATCAGATGTGTCTATCCAGTTCAAATCACAATCTGGACCATATTTCTTTATTGCTTCTTTTAATAGATTTTGTAAGGCTTGTTTTGATTTAACTTTTCTATAAATTGTTGTAAATAATGCAATATTTTTTTCATACTTTGCTTTTAGCTAGTCATCTAAATGACTTTCTAATTTATTATCATGCATATATCTAATAATATAATATTCCTCCATAGTCATATCTATTAATGATAAATAATGCTCAAGATTCTTATTTATAATTTTATTTGCATTTGGACTAAGAGAATTAAGATCTTTCTATTTAATTGCCTTTATAAACTAATAATCTAATAAATCACCAGCGCCTGTATTGATAGGCAAATGACTTGTATTTGTATCTAAATCATTAATATCATCTAACGCTAGCTGAATCCCTTTATTAACCGCTTCTAATATCTATTTTGATAATTTCACAACTAAAACATATATTTTTATATTTATTTTTCATAAACATATTCCTAAATTATTATATAATTTATAGAAATAATATGCGTAAAAACTATATGACGCACATTTTTATAATATTAAATTAAAAATAACGTTAAGCTAAATTATATGATTATAAATAAAGAACAACTTGATGTAAATGATAGTAATGGTAATCAAACTAAATTATTGGTTATTTCATATGTTAATAAGGAAGGTAAAATCTCATATCTAAAGTGGAATATTCCTCAATCTGAAATGTATGAATGGGCTTATACAAATAGAGCAAATGCTGATAAGCCATTTGTTGCATATGATTTAAATACAAGACAACCAATTATTGATGAAAAAACTGGTCAACAGAAAATTGTTCAATGGAAATCATATGATAATAAATTCGTTAAAAAAATTCCAACAATTAAAAATCTTTCAGAGGGTAGATTAAATGAAATTATTAATAGTTGGGGTGTGGTTGCAGATCCTTTGTTTGAAGCAAATACACCAGAAACTTGGTTTTGTGATATTGAGGTTCAAGTTTCTCCAGAGGGATTCCCAGATCCAGATTCTGCATCAATGCCAATTAATACAATAGCAATTACTAAATTTCCAAAGACTATAGTATTTGGACGTAAGCCTCTTTCTGAAAATGAAATTAAACAAATCCAAGAAAATATCAGAACATATTCTACATTAACAAAAGATTATGAATTTGAATATAGATACTTTGAATCAGAATATGAAATGATTGAAGCATTTATAGAATTCATTAAAGATATTCCCGCAATTACTGGATGGAACTTTTTAGGATATGACTGGAAATATATTAAAAATCGTTGTGATAATCTTGGAATTAGAGATTTAATTAAAATTTGTCCAACAAGGTCATTTACAAAATTTAAATTAAATCGAAAAAATGTAATTGATGTTCAAGTTCCATTACATAAAATTATTTATGACTATATGTTGGTTTATCGCCAATGGGATAGATCAATTGAAGTTAAAGAAAGTGATAAACTTGATTGGGTTGCAAATAAAGTTCTTAATATTAAAAAGGTTGAGCATGAATGGGGATTTGAGGAATTTTATAGAGACCATTATATGGAATATGTATTCTATAACTTAATTGATACTATATTGGTTGAAAAAATTGATGAAGTTCTTAAAACTGCTCAAATTTGGTATATGTTAGCAAGTGAATTAAGAGTTTCATTAAATGATGCATTTTCAACTGTACTTCCAGTAGAAGTTGTAATGACAAACTTTGTATATCCACAATATAAAGTTGTCCCAAAGAAAATACAAAATAATAATGATGAAGAATCAGGAGATTATGAAGGTGCATTTGTTTGGCCAACTCAAGCCGGTATTTATAAGTATATTGGAGGTTTGGATTTCGCATCACTTTATCCTACAACTCAAAGACAATTTGGAATTTCTCCTGAAACATTCTTATTTAAAGACCCAACATATCAACCAAAAGCAAATGAAATTAAAACTTGTAGTGGAGCAGTATATGTAAAAAGAGAAGATGCAGTTCTTCCAGCAATTCTTACACATTACTTTGGAAAACGCAAAGGTGCGAAGAACGACCGAAAAATTGCTGACACTGATAAAGAAGTGTTATTACAAATATATGAAAAAAGATTTGGTAAATTTGAGGATTAAATGACACAACATGAATTAGAATTATATAGAAAATGTGTTAGAAAAAAGTCAAAGATAAAAACACGTTCTCAATATGAAGAATCACATGAATATGATAATAATACAAATGAAAATGATTATGACTTATGATTTTTGATTATTCAACATTTAATAATTTGGTTTTTATTGGAGATGTTCATAATAAATTTTCCAATATAGTTGAACATATGTCTGAATATTCAGATACATTGTTTATTTCAACAGGTGATATGCATCTTGGTGAAAGATCATTTGATTTTGACATCGAGAGATTAGAAAACATTGAATATAGTTTGTCCATTAATAATAATATATTAATGATAATAAGAGGAAATCATGATAATCCAAAGTACTTTAAAAAGAATTCTACATTTAGAACTTTATTAGAAGAAACCGCTCCTCACATTATATTAATTCCTGATTATTCAATTATAAAAACTTCTAAATATAATATCTTATGTATAGGTGGTGCGCGTTCTGTTGATAGAGTTTTTGGAATAAAAGACATAACATGGTTCCAAAATGAAAATATTCAAAAACCTGATGATAATTTCTTCAATCAAAATAATAATATAGATATTATAGTTTCTCATAGTGCACCATTATTTGCAGAACCATTAGAATTTTCAAATGAATTAAAACATTATAATTCATTTATAATAAACGCATATTCTATATATGATGCAAAAATGAAAAATGATATTTATAAAGAGAAATTATTATTAAAAGGCGTATATGAAAAACTAAATAATAAACGACATATTCAATATTTAGTTTATGGCCATTATCATAAACCTTTAGAAACACGATATAATAAAACAAATTGTGTAAGTTTAGGGGTTGGTGAATTTAAACAAATAGTTTAAATAGATTTAAAATATATAGAAAAATTTACAAAATATATGAATGGAAACTAATAGAAAGATTCAATTTACAAAAATTAGAGATGTTAAAACTCCATCTCGTGCAAATTCTCATGATGCTGGAACCGATTTCTTTATTCCAGAATATTCTAAAGAATTTTTAGAAGATTTAAAAGCTAAAAATAAAAATAATGAATTAGGTTATATTCTTGAAGGTGATGATGAAGAAAATCCAAATTATACTTTAAGAATTGTAATTCCTGCAGGTGAACAGATTAACATTCCATCTGGAATTAAAGTTAATATTCTTGATAAAAATACATATCTTGAGGCAAATAATAAATCTGGTATTGCATCTAAATATCATTTAATTATTGGTGCATGTGTAGTAGATGCAGATTACCAAGGAGAAGTTCACCTCAATATGTTGAATGTTGGAAATTATGAAGTTGAAATTACTTCTGGAATGAAAATTGTACAATTTATTCATAAGTATTATATTGATACAGATTGGGAAGAAATTTCAGTTAATGAATATAATAATTTAGATAAGACATCTCGTGGAGATGGAGGCTTTGGATCAAGCGGTATAAAATAAAAATATATAATTATGGAAAAGCGAGCAAATTATAAGGAAACAGGATTATGGATAATTAAAGACAATGATGGCTTATATTTATGTACAAAGAAGCCATTTAAAAATTATTATGGCGAACATGAAGATGCATTTACATGGTGTTGTGAAGGTGATTTTATGAAAGTTGATGTATCTAGATATGGTCTTTTTAGTGATATGAAATATTCTTCAGATCCACAAAGAATTGAAATTGTGCCAGAGTATGTGTTAAAACAAGATACTGTTGCTGAATAAAAATTAATTATATATTTATGAAATTTAATAATGGCAAAGAATATAATTATTTAAAAGTTCTTATTCCACTTGATGTATTTGAATATAGAGATATTACCATTGGTGTAACATATTATGAAGAAGGGATTGAAGATTTTCTTACAAAACACCAAGGTCTTCAAGAAGGAGACTATTTAAAATTAGTTATTGATCTTCAAGAAGGATATGTTTCAAATTGGCCAAATAATTGTGCAGTTGATTTTCATGATTATAAAGTTGTTGACTGTGGAAAATATGCATTAATGGAGCATGAAGATGGTTCTGGCAATTATCTTGAATATGAAAGTTATGTTCCAAATGTTATTGGTGAAGGTGGTTGGGGAGATTATTTAGAATTTGAAATTGATGATTATTCAGATATTGTTGATTGGCCAGGATTTGATGAAACTGACTTTGAAAAATTTATGGATGAATATAATGAATGTCATTAAGGATTAGAAAAACTAATCCTTAATTTTTTCTTATAATATATATAAAAAATATGTTTTAAAATATATGGCAAAAAAGAAAGAAGTATTAAGTGAAGGTACTAGTCTTCCAAGTGTTTTTGACTTAGTTAAAAAAGTTGATGATAGTGCTGAAATTATAGCCGAATCTGCATATAGCAACGTTAAGGAATGGATACCTACGGGTTCATATATTCTTAATGCATGTATGAGTGGAGATTTATTTAAAGCAATTCCAACTGGTAGAGTTGTAACTCTTGAAGGTGATTCTGGCGTAGGTAAATCATTCTTAGCTTGTTCTATTTGTAGAGAAGCTCAAAAAATGGGATATACACCAATTTATATGGATAGTGAAGGTGCTATTGATTCTGCATTTGTATCTCGTCTTGGTGTTGACCCATCTAAATTAATTATTAAACAAGTTTCTACTATTGCAGAAACATCTCAATTTATTGCAAATATTTGTGCAAGTTTACAAGAGCAAGAAGACAAATATGGTGAACACCAAAAAGTTATCATGGTTCTCGACTCTCTTGGAAACTTAACATCTGATAAAGAGCGTGATGATATTATGTCAGGAAACAATAAACGTGATATGACAAAAGCACAAGAAATTAAAGCATTATTCCGTGTAAATGCTACACCTCTTGCACGTTTGCAAATTCCATTGATTGTTAACAACCATGTATATGCAGCTGTAGGTGCATATGTTCCAACAAATATTGGTGCAGGTGGTTCAGGTATCAAATATAATTCATCTATTACAATTGAATTATCAGCTGCAAAACTTGATGATAAAGATAATGAAGCTGCTGCAGCTAAGAAACAAGGTGCTGATACCACAACAAAGAATGGTGTATTAGTAACTGCTAAACCTAAAAAATCACGTATGTGTCGTCCTTATAAAGTTAAATTTCAAATCCCTTATTTTAAGAAACCAAATGCTTTTTGCGGATTAGAAACATTTATGAATTGGGAAAATGCTGGTGTTGTTAGAGGAAATATATTAGATGAAAAAACATTTAATAAATTATCTCCATCAGAACAAGATAAATTAACACCTTATGGATTTGAATTTAATGGTGAAAAATTATGGGCAAATCCAAAAGAAACTGCAAGATCTATTGTATGTAAACATTTAGGCTGTGCGGTTCCAATTTCAGAGTTTTTTACCGAAAAAGTATTTACAGATGAATTTTTGCATTATTTAAATGATAATGTTATACACCCAATGTTTGATTTACCAGATCAAAATTCATTTGATGATATTAAGGAAATTGAAAATTTAATTAAAGTCGGTGAAGATATACGGCCAGAGTCTGAAAATTAAAAAATAAAGATAAATAATAAAAGTAGGATTTAATAATTCGCCTTACATTTATTATTTTATCTTATTTAATAAAATTTATAGTTCTTATATTGAAAGGATGAAGTAAGGCGCATCTGAGTAAATGTAAGAACTAATTTTTATTATTATGACAGATTAGTTAGCTTTAGAAATTATAAAAAATGGAACACGATTATACAATAAAACAATTTCTAATAATTAGGAATTAAAAGAATATTTGGATAATAGATATTCAGATATTCCTAAAAATATGTTTTCATATAAAGAAGTTTTATATCGTATAGAACATAATATTGAAATTCGTCCAGTATGTAGAGTATGTGGAAATCCTGTAGCATTTATTGGAGACAAACCTGGAAAATCTATTAATGGATTTAGAATGACATGTTCTCATAAATGTCACGGGCTAGATAAAATATCATTTCAAAAAATGATATTAACAAAAGATAATCGTTCAGATGAACTAAAAAGGTTAGAAAAACAAAGACGTGAGAAAACTTGTATAGAAAAATTTGGTGAAAGAAATGTATTTATTGCTAAAAAAGATAAAATTAAAGATACAATGAATCAAAAATATGGTGGATATACATTGCAATCAAATATATTAAAAGAAAAAGTAAAAAATACAAATTTAAAAAGATATGGAGTAGAAAATGTTTTTGCGGCTGAACAAATAAAAAAACAAATAAAAGATAATAATATATTAAAATATGATGTTGAGCATTTTAATAAAACAGAAATTGGAAGAAAATGTTTATCATTAATATCAAAATAGACAATAGAAAAACGAAAAATTACAAATTTAAAAAAATATGGAGTAGAAAATATTTTAAATAATCCAGAAATTGCACAAAAACGTTTAAATACATTAAGGAAAAATCATACATTTAATACTTCGAAGATAGAACAACAATTTAAAGAATATTTAGAACAAAATTATCCAAATGATTTTGAATATCAATATAGATCAGAATTATACCCATTTAATTGTGATTTTTATATTAAATCATTAAATCTTTATATTGAAATAAATGGCTCATGGACACATGGTGGCCATGCATTTGATGAAAATAATTAGGATGATATTAATAGATTAAATGAAATGAAATCTAAAAATTCAGAATATTATTAGAATGCTATTAATACCTGGACTATTAGAGATGTAAATAAACGAAATATTGCTAAAGAAAATAATTTAAATTATTTAGAAATATTTTCAAAAAATCCAAATGTTGTAATTAAAACTTTTGAAGACACAATTAATAAAATATATAAATAAAAGTTTTATATGTATAAGCTTTCATTAGATGATTTTGATGATATAATTAGTACTAATAAATGTAATAGTGATTATATTGAAAGTAATCCATATATAGAAGATCATATAAAATTTGATAACTTAATTAACATATTGAAGACTGGAATATTATCACCAGAAGAATATGAAGAATTTATGAAGTTATCAAAAAAATATAAATTAAAAATGTCTTGTGGAAATCAAAAAAATCTAATGGAAACAATAAAATGCTATAATATATATAAAAAATAGCAAAAATATAAAAGTATGTTAGTAATCAAAAAATAAAGGAGGAATTATATTATTCCTCTTTTATTTTTCAAAAATAAAATTATATTATCATTTATGGAAAAACATTTAGTTATTAATCTTATTGGTGGACCAGGTTGTGGAAAATCTACAACAATGGCTGGATTATTTTATAAACTAAAGAAACAAGGCGTTAATTGTGAAATGGCAACTGAATATGTCAAAGATAAGGCATGGGAAGAAGACTATAGAACAATGGATGATCAAATTTATATTATTGGAAAACAATTCCATAGAATTTCAAGATTAATTGATAAAGTTGATATTGTTATTATGGATACATCATTATTGAGCTCAATAATATATGATAAGAATAAATCAGATGCACTCAAGAAACTTTGTATAGAGGCATATAATAGATTTAATAATATGGTATTCTTTATTGAACGAGGAGACACTTCTTATCAAACATCAGGAAGAAGAGAAAACCCAGATGAAGCAAATGCAATAGATGTTGCATATAAAAAGTTAATGGATGAACTAAATATTCCATACATAAGTATGTTAAACGATGATTCAGTTGATTTAATTATAGAGAAATTAAAAGAAACAGGATATATAGAAAAGGGACTCAATTAAGAGTCCCTTTATTCAATTAAAAATGTTTTAATTGGATGATATATTTTTCCTTCTTCTAATTCAGATTTATATCTATATTTATGTTCAAATTGAACAGTTTCATCATTAATAAATTCAAAATGTTCATCAGAAAAATCATCTACAAATCTATTATCTTTATTATATTCTGTTGTTTTTCCAAACACTTTTAATGTTAATCCATTATTTATAAATATTGTTGGCATTGCAATTTCAAAAAAACCATAATCGCCTTTTTCATAACTATCACATAATATACTAAGAGCTTTATTAGAAAACCTATCTATTGGATTAAAGCATTTACATTTAATATTATTTGTTAAATTAAATGATTTTATCCATAGGTAATCAGCAATTGGTTTCCAAGTTGTTTGCCAATCTCCTAAATCATAATTTATATGTGTTGTATATAAATCAACATCTTTATGGTTTTTATCATAATATGAAAATAAATCATACCAATTTCCAGTATTATAAACATCATATTCTATTAACCAATAAAAATTATATTTTGGATGTTCTTTATAAAATGACATAAATGAATATTCCATATTATGTCCATAAAAACCCATTGGATGATTAAAATAGTATTTATGAAAATGTAATCCAAGATTTTCACATTTTTTAATATTAAATGTATAAATGTTTAAATTTTTAGATGTAACTTCTCCTTTTTCACTATTAAATAATATCCATAAGTCATATTCATCCGTATTTTTTATATCATTTAAAATTTTTGCAATTTGATGCTTTATAAAGTCATTTGCTTGATGGCAAACAAACATTATACAGTTTTTCATATTAGTTTTCATTTATTTTTAAAATAATGCATCTGAATTAAAATTAAATTCTGGTTGTGGAATTTGACGAGATTTTTTAATTGTTTCTGTTACACTTTCTCCAAAATCTCCATATGTTTTAATTGGAATACCAGCCTTTCTAGCTTTTTGCATTTTACCACTATTAGAGTCCAAACTATCTGTAATTAAAACTTGAATCTCTTTCCAGCTTGATACTTCTTCAAGATTTGGGTGTTGCTGTAAGAATACAGATTTTGTTTTATAACCAAATTCTTCAGGTGAACCAGTCAAAATAACTTTAATTTTTTCAATACCATTATCTTCTTGTTCTTCTTCCTTAAGATCATCTAAATCTAACTCCAATGCATCTATGGCTTTCATTACTAAATAATATTGTTGGCTATTTTTATTTAATGCCCATTCATAAGATTCTGCAGGTAAAGAACTAATTGAGTATTTTTCACCTAATAAAATTTTAGCACAAACTTCAGCAGACTTTGTTCCACATAATTTAAAGTTAAATGATTTAATAATATCAACCAATGTAATGTATCTTACATAATTACGCATGTTTTCAACGTAATTTTGTATAGATCTTCCATCACCCAATTTGTCATAAATCAATCTATAACCATCTTCATTCATTACAAATAAGATATTAATTAATGGGTCATAAGTGTTCTTGCATGCATCATATATATCTTTAGCTGCAGCCGGTCCAATAGTATTAATGTTTAATGAACCCGCAGAATTAATGAATTTATTTTCATTTTCTTCATCTTCTTTAAATTCTTTCATAAGATGTAATGAACCAGAATTTGGGTCTTGCCTTACATAAGTATTTTCAGGAAGATTCATATTATTTTCTGCTGGCATATGTTTTGTAATTTCATATACAAATGGAATAATATCACCAGCTAATGAAATTCTAACTTGTGAACCAATACCACACTCATTTGCAAGAATCCAATTATAATTATGTAAAGATGCTCTATTAATTTTCTTTCCATCTGGCATTGTGATAGGTGCAACAATTGCTGTTGGAAAATATTCTCCAGTTTTACCAGCACGCCATGAAATATCAATAATTTCTGTTGCATTAATCATTGGCATAAATTTCATTGCAATACAATCAACTGGACGTCCTCTACTTACATTATATTGACGTGCAGAAACTTCAGGCTTAAATACCACACCATCTAATGCATATGGAGAATGCTTACGATATTCATCAAAGTCTTTATAGATATTTTCTAATTCTTCTACATTAAATTCATCAAAATTATAGAATCTTGTAAATGTAGGAATTTCACCGATATGACCCAAATAGAATTTTAATTCTTGGAATGTATCTTCATTTGGGTTCATCCAATCAAGTTCTCTATATTCGCCTTCAGAAAATACACGATAATCATAGCATACAAAATGAAGATCACGGCCAACTTTTAATTTTTCTGGAGTAACATCTTCATATTTTAATCCAAGAACACCTGCTACTAAACTACGTGGATTAGTATACATTTCAGAATATTCTTCAGTAAACTTATCTTCTGGAATAAGAACTTCACCTCTAATACATAATAAATCTTCTGGTTCTGTACAGAAATGACGAACTGCATCATCAATTGCAGCCCAATATTGTGTTTGTAATAATGGTTTAAACCAATGTTTAATATCAGAACCCCATTGTCCATTACCACGTGTAGCACATGTTCTTAAATATGCTTTATTATTGACATTAGAAAATTCAAGACTAAAACTACAGCCATCAAGTTTTGGAGATGCCTCTATATATTTACATCCATTTGATTTTCTAAATGCAGATATAATTTCATCTGCAACTTGTTTCCAATTTATAGAACCATCTTTTTGTTCCTTTACTTGGGTTTTTCCAAGAGAACCCATAAGAAAAGCATGCTTAACTGTATAGTTTCCTTTTGCAGAACCAATGTAACTTTTATTTTCTAGACCAGCTAATCTTTCAAGCTCATCATATTCAGCATCTGATAAAATTTCTTCACCAGAATTATAATAAGCATCTTTAGCTTTATCTAATAATTCAATCATTTCGGCATGTGACATACCATCAAATTTTCCTTCAAACATCATCATATTTTGAAACAATTTAACATTTTTATATAATATTTATAGGTATTTTTAATTAAATAGTTTTGAGAAAGAAAAATAAACTTCTATTTTTTAGTTTAAGAAAAAAGTATTAATTTTGCATCGAAATTAGAAATAAAATAATTATGAAAAATCAAAAATTGCCAAAATGCAAATCAGAAACAATTAATGAAGTTATTAATGCAATTAATCAACATTATGGCTTTACACAATTTGAAATTCAATGGGAAATTTCTCTTTCACAATGGGATTTAAGAATTAGAGAAATTTCATATAATCCGTTTATACATGTTACGAAGGACAATCAAAATATTGTTTTAGTTGATGTCGTTTTTGGAATACAAATTAATATTACAGACCCAAATTGGAAACAAATGCTTTTTAATGCTATTGACATGGAGCTTAAAAATAATCAAAAAATAAAAAATGAACGTGAAGCAAATGGTTTCAATAATATACTTAGAGCAGCAGGTTTATATGAATTAATTTAATAAAAACTATATTAATATGAAAGAGTTTATTGTATCATTTACAGATGAAAAAGGTGAGGGACAAACACAAACCTTTTATAATCTCATGAAAGCAAAATCTTTTATGAAAGAAAATCCAGGTTCAACCGGTGTAATTTATAAAACATGGTCAAATGGTGATTTTGAATGTGTAGGTGTAATTACACTTAAAGGAACCAATAAAACATTTGTAGCAAATACAAAACAAAAACAAGAAAACTATAATTAATTAAGAATATGAATTTTGACGCAAACAAAGTAAAGGACCAATTGGTACAAGGTATTCGTGATTGGTTTGGTAAAAATGGTAAAGGATGTAAAGCAGTAATTGGTTTGTCTGGTGGTAAGGACAGCACAATTGTTGCAGCATTGTGTGCTGAAGCGCTTGGCAAGGAAAATGTACTTGCAGTTAGTATTCCTGGCAAAGAACAGGGACTGAATGATGCTGATGAGATTGCAAAATATCTTGGCATTGAACTTAAAGTCGTACAAATTAGTAAAGTAATAGATGCTATTAAGTTTACTTTATATTATAGCGGTGATACTCGTCTGTCTGACCAGGCTGAACAAAATATTCCACCTCGTGTTCGTATGTTGATTTTGTACGCAATTTCACAATCTGTTAATGGTCGTGTAATTGGTACATGTAATGCAAGTGAGAACTACATTGGTTATTTCACAAAGTATGGAGACGGTGCTTCTGATTTTGAACCTATTGCAGAGTTGACTGTGCATGAGATTTATCAGATTGGGGATGCACTTGGAATTCCTAAAAAATGGGTTTATAAAACCCCAGATGATGGGCTTCCTCACAGCTGTCCTGATGATGAGAAGTTTGAGAAAGAAGGTTTCAATTATGAGAAACTTGACAAATACATTCGTACAGGCACCAGTGGTGATGAACATGCAGATGAGGTAATTGCACTAAAACATGAAATGAATCTTTTTAAAATGCGAATGTCTGATACAATTAAATTTTGAGTATGAGAGATTTAAATGAAAAAATTATATCATGGTATTTAGGTTTATTAAGTCTGGAGGATAATAAAAATACTCCAGGCTTAAATCCTAATTTAAAAGCCAAACTTGCACACTTGCAAAATGAACATATAAAACTTCTTAAAAAGGATTTGAGAGTATGGTATAAAAACCATGATGAAGACCCAGATGTAAGTAGTGTTCATTTTCATTCAGGTATTAAGCCATTTACCAAAAAAGATTTACATATTAAATGAATTTTGTTATTTACATTATAATTTGCATTATCATTATTGGATATATTATCATACAAATTTATAGATAATTATGATAGAGATATTTGAAAATTTAAAAGAAATAAAAGGCTATTATGATAGAGATTGGGTTAGAATATTTCGTCTTAGTCATAAGCCGTATTGTCGTTCAAAACAATTATCTATTAAAGATATCAAAGAACAATCTATAACAACATATCCAATGATATGTTTTATGCCAATTTGTCTTTCAACTGATATATTAAAAGAAAATGGGTTTAATATAACTAATATAGATTTAGGTTGGCTATGTACATATAACTGTAAACTTATAAATGCAAATGGTTGCGATGAAAATATTAATATTCATATAAGATTATCAATTAATGGGGATGCATCTATTTATATTTTTAATGATGATGAAGTATTAGTTTCATTAAAAATCAAATATGTGCATGAACTTCAACATATTTTGCGTTTATGTAATTTAAGTAAATTTGCAGATTATTTAGAAATTAGTGATGATATGCAAAATAAATTGAATGAATCATTAGAGAAATCGTATGAGGATTATCAAAAAAGACAATCCCAATTATATGCAATAAATGAATCATTAGAGGAATCATATATAATATAAATTTTTATAACAAATATATTTAATTATAATATATATAACAAAAATGTAATTTTTCAAATAGTGAAATTTTTCTAGAATTTCTTGAATAAATAATATATAAAATTTATATTTAATTTTCTTGCAAGTTATAAAGATAAAATATCAAACTGACTAGTCTTCTAGAGAAACTATTCTAAACTATATGAAGCAATATAGTTCAGTTTAGCATTTTATCTATAATAGATTTGCAGATGGTTTTTCATAGAAACAAATAAAAGAACAAATTAAGAATTTAAACAATATTCAATTAATGAATTCTTGGTTTATTCAATGTGCTTTTTATGATATTCCATAGAAAGAAAAAGTTATATTTGGTGGCAAGAAAAATTATTTTGACAGACTTAAAGGCAAGATAACTAAAGAACAATTCAAACTAAATAAATTGTCTTCAATTTATTCTATTGGTGAAATAGTTAATAAGTCAGTCAAGTCAAACAGGTTTTTTCATCTAGAACAAGAACTTGATAAAATAATATTCAAACCAAACAAAGACACTAGAATTCAATTAAATTTAATTGGTGTTGGAAATAGAATTTCAATTCTAAAGAAACTTTATTAGAAACAAGAGAACAAAGAAATCAAGATAGGTTATAAACTAGACTTGAATTATATTTATATTTGTTTTGAAGAAACTGATATCTAGAAATTTGAAACAAAACAAATTAAGAATAGAATATTATCTTTGGATTTGAATCCAAATTATATTGGATGGTCTATAGTTGATTGGAAATCAGAGTCAGAATTTAAAGTTATTAAATCTGGAATTTATTCTATTAAAGAACTTAATGATAAAGATTTTAATTTGAAAGGCAAACATTATTCTAGTGAGTCTAAAGATAGAATTTATTTGTCAAACAAAAGAAACTATGAAATATTATAGATAGCAAAAAACATAATCAATAAAGCAATCTATTATAAATGTTAGATAGTTTCTATAGAAGACTTGAAAATTAATTCAGATGACAAAAACAAAGGAAATAAATTCAATAAACTAGTTAATAATTTATGGAATAGAAATGCTTTAGTTAATAATCTAACTAAGAGATGCAATATATTCAATATTAAATTATTGAAAGTCAAGCCAGAATATAGTTCATTTATTGGAAACTTTCTCTATAGAAGTTTAAATCTTCCAGACATGATATTAGCTTCTATAGAACTAGGAAGACGTGCATACGAATATTATAATTAGTATATTAGTAGAAGTAAAGAAATAAAGAAAAATATAGTTAGACCAAATTTGACTGAATTTAGAGAGTTATATCTTAAGTCATTGGAAGAATTTGAGTTATAGCCAATTTATAAAGATTTGATTGAACTATATTATGAATTCAAAAAGTCTAAACTTAAGTATAGACTTTCTATA